TAGACAATGATAAATTTGTTTATGGCCAATTTAATTTCAATAATAAAAATTATACTAATTTATTAAAGAATCTACTTAGAACTAAAGAAAGCGCTTTAACTTATAGAATTAAGATTAAAAATAATCGAGTATTTCTCCAAATCATATACAACTTTGAACATAACAAAGATTTATGTGTAACTAGAAATAGTTATGGAGCAGTAGGAGTAGATTTTAATAAAGGTTTTGTATCGGTAAGTGAAACAGATGAATATGGTAATTTAATAAATACTTTTAATATAGATTATCAATATAGTAAAGGTAATCAAACGACTAACGATTTCCAATATATAGCAACTAGATTAAAGGATTATTGTTTAAATGTTGGAAAAGATTTAGTTATAGAAAAGCTTAATTTTACTAAAAAGAAAGATAATTTAATTAGTAAAAGAGGTAAAAAATATAATGAGATGTTATCATCTCTTGCTTATTCAAAATTCGATTCTATTATAACTTCTAAATGTGCTAAAAATAGAATCTTTTTACATAAAGTTAATCCAGCATGGACGAGCTGGATAGCAAAACAAAAATATTGTCCTAAAATGAAACTAAACATACACTCTGGAGCTTCTTATGTTATTGCTCGTAGAGGTATGTTCTTAAAAGATGAAGTAAAATAACATAGTATTTCTGCTTAACCAGAATAAGACCAAGCGATTGATGTCTGGCTCTGTGTGGAAATTCAAATTAAAATAACTTTTCATTCTCTTTGAAATTGTGATTCCCCAGTGGTGAAATGGAAAAGAGAATGAAATTAAAATGTTCATCTGATTTTAAGATGAAATAGTCATTGTGGTCACGGACGAAAAACAATCTTGAATTATAAGGTATTTACTATTCTATAATTCTTGTACCGCACTACAAAAGTAACCTGACTTTTAATGAAAAAAGCAAGTTGTTGCTATGAATAGAAAAGTCAAGCTTATTCTATTATGAAGCTAGTCTTAACAGAGATTGACTTTGAGTTAAAGCATCAAGATTTATTTCAATTACTTTATTAAGTTTCTCTGACACAAAAACACTGTTACGAGGGAGAGTCGTGTTGAAGTCGGTATAATCCATTTCAAAAATGAGATTATAAGTAAGACCTTCTAACACTGGATTTAGAATTGTTCTGATAAACGATTCTACTTCTCCTGCTGTAGCAACAATAGTTTTACTATATGTTTCATTTGTTAATTGTGCTGTAGTTTTATCTAGTCTTTGAATTGTAGTGTAAAAACCATCTCTAATATTAAGTCTTACTGATTTAATAATAGAGCTCAATTCATAGGCTAGATTTACTTTAGCCACAATTCTATTTTCATTAGTATCTTCTAATTTATGAATAGCTAGATAAGTATTTACTACATCTTCACTACTTAGAAAAATTCTATAATTTCTTTTAAATCTATATAGTAAAGAAGTGATTGAGTAATTATTTAAGCTATTCTTTGTAAATACTTTATTAGTAGCTAATTTAGATACTGTTTTAATAAATTGCTCATTTCTCTTTTCTTTTCTATAATCATTAAAATTAGTTAAGATACTCTTTGCAAATTCTTCAGTGCCTGAATAGTTACCATTTTTAACGAGTGCTCTTCTTTGGATTAAAACAACATTATATCTATCATACAGAGCAAAAGCATTTTGGACTACTTCTTCTAAAGAAACTTCTAATTCATTAGATAAGAAAGCTGTTTTAACTGAATTGTTAATAGCTCTAAATCTTTGGAAGAATTTTGCTACTTTTTGTAGTTGTTTTTCTTTAGTTTTATTCCAATGAGTAGCATTTTCCAAATCAGTAATAATATTAACTGCTTCTTCTAATCTTTGAATTTGTTTAATAGCTTTTTCTGTATGAGTTATTTTTTTAGGTTTTTGTTTTTCTTCATCTAGGTTTATTTCAGAAATAAATAGATGAACGAAGTTTAAAGGCCTTTCTATTAAGTCATTACCGCTTCTCAAGCGTCTAAAATTCATAATATAATTATTATGAGCGTGAGTGGAAAAGAATTTAGCTACTTTATTTCTAGCTTCAGCATATTGTTTTTCTCCAACGATACCTCTCAATCGAAGCTCTTTCGCTAATTCCTCGTGATTAGCTGAATAATAATCTTTATTTTCCGAGTAGACAGCTGCGACAGAATTAGTAGGATTTACATAAGTTCCGTAGCCATGACCATAATTCAATCCACATTCAACATAATAAGCTTCTTCAGCAGCTTTATGAGCGCTATTGATATACTTATTACGTTTAATATAATAGAATCCATGGTCTCTCTTAAATGTACGGTGGTTATATCCCACATTACCTTTTAGATTACGAATTTCAGAAATAATTGCTTTTACTTCTTTATTCTCTAAAGGCTCATTTAATTGTCTGTTAAATGATTTAAGATTACTTGTAATATTGCGAGTAAATCCTAAAATTGTGAGCATTTTGCCCCGACCTTTAAGAGCCTTGGCTCTATAGCCTCTAACAATCTCATTTCTTCTTTCATCTTGTTGTTGTAGCAATCTTTTAACTTCTGAAACATTTTTCAGAATAGATGCTTTACTACTTGATAAAAGTTTGTGAGGTGTTGAGGATAAACGATACAACTTATCGAAATCTTCCAAAATTAAATCTGTATGAGATAATTGGTTTTGAGTTGCAATTAACTCATCAAGAATTGAGGAGTCTTCGATAAACATTTTAACCTTATTGTACAACCCGCTTGGCAAATCGCCACGGAACAAATCGACAAAGTTGCTAATTGAGATTAAAAAATCTTGATAAGTGACTTTGTCTTTTTTTATTCTAAAAGCTTGTACAACGGCTTTATTTTGAGGTGTATAGAATTTAGTTCTACAACCTGGCACACTCATTTTTTGCATAATACTTTGTGTTGTATTAGCGGCCCCTTTCTTTTTGTATTCTTCGGGAATGTGAGTAGTTAAACCTAATAAATAAGTGAAAATATAACTAATTACATCTTTAATCTTTTTTAAATGGAATTTAGTTAATTGCGTTAGTTTAACAGGGTTATCAAAGTTAAAATAAACATGAAGGCCATTACCAGAATTTACAATCATATTAAATGGTAATACATTATAGAAGTGCTCCATATAGTATTCCAAGTTTTGAATTGTTTCAACAGTAGTAGGGTCCACATCTAAAGCAATACTATGTAAGTAATCTAATTTTTTACTTTTTGCACTAGTACCTGGTGCGAAATAGACTCTAACATTGTTAATATTTAATCTAGTTAAGTCTAAGCTAGAATCATCAGCTAGGAAGCGGCCTGAAATTTTCCAAATATCTTTATTACTTTTTTCCCAATCTTTCACAAAGAAAGGAACTGACTGAGTTGATTTAGCTCTAGCATTATTTTCTTTATTTTTAGAGCGAATACAAGCTACATCTTCTGAATCTTGTATTTTATCTAAAATAAAAATTTGGCGTGAAGCTTCTTCTTTACTTAATGGTTCAAAATAATTACTTAGGAACTCATTTTTCAAGTTATAAGCTTCAAGATTAGTAAGATTAGCCATTTTATACTCCTTTTTAAATTTTTCTTTTTTATATCACTTAAATTTTCAAAGTGAAAGTGCTTCTCATTTTGAAAAGCACTTTTCCTTTATTCTGGTTCAATTTTTGAAACGAAATTTTGAAATTGTTTATTAGTAAAAAAATTAGTTGTTGCTAGAGCTGTAACAATTTTCCAAGCATTTTCATCAGAGTAATAATTCTTTTTCAAAAAGAAAAATTTTAATCTCTTTTTAATTGCTTGTTTTAAGATTTCCATTTGTTCTTCATAAGAATAATCTGGGTGATTATCTCTTTGAAGTTCTTCGGCCCATAATAACGCAACAGCATCTTCCAGTTCATTGAAATACCCAGATTCATCTCTAATTTCTCTCACGTCTGATTTTGCTTCATTATACCTCATTAGCCATTCTTCATCTTCTGGCTCAGATAGCATTTTATTGTAGTAATATTTAGCTTGTTGTTCAGCTTCATATATTTTTCGTGCTGTTATAGGAATATAATAATCCATAAAAAAAGCTCCTTTTATTTTTATTATTCTTTTTTCTAGTTATAGCTAATAAAAACAAGTAATGAGATTTATTACTTGTTTTAGTTAGAATTTTTTGATTTTAGTTAATGTTTAAAACTGATTTTAGGGGTTGTTATATCGTCACGAGTTTGACGCTAGTGTTGTAAAATTGAATTTTCGATAAATGTATCGACTATCCAGTAAAACAGCTTAGAGTTGCTTATTTTCAGTTTGAATAAAACAAAAAAGAGAATGAAAAATTCATTCTCTTTTAAGTAGTTATTGTGATAGTAGTACCATCTTTTAGTTTAATCCATTCTTTTTTGCTTCCTTTTTCAATTAGCTCTAAAAGATTTGAAATATAACCTTTTTCTTTTGGAGTAATATATGAAGTAGGAGTATAAGAAGTAATTTCACCTCTATAAATGATAATACCATTTATTTTAATAGTAACTTTCATGATTTTTACCTTTCTTAGTGTAGCGGTAAAAATTTATCACGAAAATCTAAATTTTTTTAGGACGGTGCTGACCCGTCATTTAGACAATTCTTAATTTCAAATCTACTAAGTTGTACATTCTTAACGGAATATGATTTCAGCAATTGTCCGGCTCGTAAATCCTTTCCCGGGTTAGAATTTTAAGCCTTCCACTATCAGTAATGAGCTTACTAAACAAATGGGGTAAGGGGGATTTGAACCCTAAGTTTTTATCAAACCTTCTCCAAGTAACAAGTTTATCCGGAATATTAAGTATTACAGCCATTTAACCAATGACCGAGCCTCGCCTATAGCTCTTGTTACCCCATATAAATCAATTATAGTTATATTATAACAAATTGATTTTAAAAAGTCAAATATTAAGCAGATTGTAATTCTGCCAAAGAAAGAGTACTCATTCGGTTAGCAAATTGTTGAACCAAATCTACAACTTTCATTTGAGATTGAAAATCTTTGCCTTTAGAGTAAAGAAATTCATCACGAATCACTCGAGCATAAGACTGACCAATATTTTCATAAAGACCATGTTCTTTAGCATATTTAATCAATTGTTTTTCTGCACGTTTAAGAGCAGTTTCAACTTTCTTACAATTTAGCACTTCAAATTTAATAGCATCTCTCATTTTTGTTTTCCTCTTTTTCATTTCTTTATAGTTATATTATACAACAAGAAATCTAGTTTGTCAACAAAAATAATAAAATTTTTTACATTTCTAAGTTGTACAGTTCGAGAGTTAAAAATTGCTATTTTATTCATCTATAAGACTGATTTTGGGGGTTGTTATATCGAAATATAAGTAACACTAAAACTGAAAAATCGTAATTTCGATAAATGTATCGACTCTACAATAAATCAGCTTAGAGTTGCTTATTTTTACTTAAATAACAATTTCTAATCTTTTTCAACTTCAATAAATTTATCTAAGTATGATTGTAAAGATTCAAAATCTGACTCGTAATTGTTTAAGTTGATAATTTCGTCTTTTGAAATTACTGTATAATAATCTTTTTTATTAAGATTTTCAATAATTAGTAAATCTTCAAAAGTGTAACTTTTATAAGCTAAGCCGAATTTATTACCCATTTTTGAAGTACATTTAATCTTTTCATTTTCAATCAATTCAAGAACGTATTCAACATTTTTAACTAAATAAGATTGGGTACATTCACCTTCATTCAAAACTTCTAAACAAAGTCCTTTTTCTTTTGCACTTTTCAAAATTAGTTCTTTTGTAAAATCTTGAGTTTTCTTGATGATTTTCTTGACTTCCAAAGCAATATCTTTATTAAAATTTAAAATTTCTTTATTCATAACAATCACCTCATTTTCTTTTTTATCACGAATTATTACCAGAAATCATTTTCTTGTTTTAATTTTCTACTAAATTTGAACAACAACTATTTATAGATATGGAGCAATCTATGAAGAAAATCATTTTATTTTACTTAATCCTACAAGTAACTTCAAAATTGTTTCAATCAAGAAAGATAGATATTGTGAGGAATGTTCTAAACTGATTAAAGCTAATTCAAGATGTTATACAATCAACCCCAAAAATAAAGGCCGTATGTGGGTTTGTTTTGATTGCATGCCAGAGCATGGGGCAAAAGAAGAACAGCAAATTGGTGAGCGAATTGGTGATAAAAATTATTACTATTCAGAAGATAAAGATGAATGGAGTCGCCATAAATCTTATGGCAATTGTACTCAAGATGAAAAAGAATTTTATGAAGATGAAAAAGAAGATGCTATTCATTGGGCTGCATTAGATGCTGCATATCACAATGAGTTTTAAAGAAGAGCTTATATAGCTCTTTTTTATTTTTAATAAAATTGTTGACAAAAGATATTTCTTGTTATATAATGAATATAGAAATAAGGAACGAGGTTTAAAAACAATGACAATTATTAAGAATTTACTACTAATGTTTATCATCGTATTTGGATGGGTAATCTTTCCAATTCTTGCTCATTTTGTTGTTGAAGATTGGATTTTAGCTATCTTTTGGGGAGAACTTGCTTATGCTGTTTTCTTCCTAGTTCAAACAGCACTTGTTGGAAATCAAGAATATAGAATTTACAAATAGATTAAAACAAAAGGAGTAGAGAATTATGAAATTTATTTTAGCAACATTTGACAATCAAAGAAAATTCCGTTTAGATTTGTTTAATTCTAAACAAGAAGTTTTAAAGTTCCTTAAAAAAGAAAAGTGGGAACTTTACAAGGCCCCAACTGTTGAAGAATGGGAAGCTTGTGCAGAAGTTACACTTATTGGTTATAAAGGAATCTTATGTGAAGCATACATTCAAGCCATAAAAACTAATTAAAGAAAGGAGTCTTATTCAGGCTCTTTTTTATTTGACTTAAATTTAACAATTTGATAAAATTAAAAGAAAAAGGAGCTGAACTAATTGAATATTTATATAACTATTGATGAAATCCAAAACGAAATAGACCAAATCAATAAAGAAATTTATCCAACTAATTTACATATTACAGGCTTTCAAAATATAAAAAATAACTTCAATTATAAATGTGGGCCACATTCTGTTGAAATCAAATATTTAGTAGATAATAACAAATTCATTCTAACTGAAAAGAAACATTTTGAAAAAGATGAACACGTTATTTATATTGACCAAGTAAAAGATTTAAAAGAATCCTTAATGGCTGTAGTACTTAATCTAATTGAAAAGGCTATTACTAAAGAAGCTAAAAGAATCTTAATGTTTTCCAAAGCTAATGAATATGAAGAAATTCTAACAGTCCTTAATAGAATGACTGAAGATAGTTCAATTCAAGAATATTGGAATTTGCTCATTACACCGTGGCTCATGAATAATGATAAATCTATTCAAGAGAGAATCAATATTGAAGTTACTAAATTTGAAATTATTACTGAAACTTGTGAGTATTTGCAAGGACGAATAAGAGCAGAGCTACTAATTAAATGTGGACGAATTAAGAAAGAAGCAGAAGAAAAGCTTAATGTTCATGAGCTCTTAGAAAATGCTAACAGAGCTATTTATCCATTCTTAAAAATTGGATTAAAAACAACTTTCTATTTTGAAGTTAAGAAAGATTCTCTTGAGCCTGAATTTGCTAATTTTTATTACAATATGCTTCTTGATAACAAAGTAAGTACAATGCAAGATTTTGTTGAATACATTGAAGCAAATCTTGAAAGCTTATATATTTCTGCTATTAGAGAATATTTCTATCAATTACTTATTTTAAATTATTCATTCCCTACTAATTGGAATATAGATAGAATGATTGGCAGATGTAGAGAAGAATTTAAATTTAGTATTACTATTGTTAATGGAGTTTATAATTTTAAAGTAGGATTTTCTGACAACTTTGATAGATTCCTTGTTTCAGAGCCAGACAATTATGACATCATGCTAGAAGGTCATTACAAAGGCTATAAAGGCTTGATAAAACCACAATTCAGCTATAAAATTATGAATCGTTATTTCAGTTTAGAAGATGTGAAGCAAATTAAAAGTTTATATGATTATATGGATTCGACTCTAAATAGATTGAAGAGTGCTTTGTAAAAAAAGAAAGGAAGTAAAAAATGAACGCATTAGAAATTGATAATTTTTTTAATGGGGTTAATAGAATGACCAATTTACAAATCAAATTTGATAAACCATCATTTCATTCTTATTTTAAGCCTTATGATTTCCAATCAAACGAAATTGCTAAAAGAGTCCTAAAAGAAGCAAGGGTTTGGTTAAATCTATACGCAGCAAGCGGGTCAACCCCTGGCGAAAGAGGAGTAAAAATTTCTATGACCAAAATTGGAGACCGCTATCATGTTTTTGAATTTCATTTCCCCAGCGAGCATAAATCAAATAACAATGATGATAATAAAATTTTTTCAGATGTAGCTGTTTATAATAGTTATGCTAGTAAAATGGCTGCTGTAGAAGCAATTTACAAATCCGTATCTCAGCATAAACATGAAATCATTCTTAGCAAATACTTAGAATTTATAAACGACTAATGAAAGAGCATAAATGTGCTCTTTTTTGTTTTTATTTTGACAAAACGGAAATTTTATTGTACAATATAACTAAAGATAAAATAACTTATGAAAAGGACTAAAAACAATGAAAAAGAAACAACCAAACCTAAACTATCGAAAAGAATTGCTAAAAGAATACATTACCAAATTAACTAACAATAGAGTTGTTTTAATCGAAAATGAAGTCATTCGAGCTTCTAATCTTACTTATTCTATTTGTCAAAATCGAACAAAAGTTGATTTGGGCGAAGTTAAATTAACAGTAAGCCCATATAGCTACAACAAAACGAAAGTTTATTCTTCAGTGCTTTTACAATTATTCAAAAAAGGAGAAGAAGTTTGGTGTCATAGAACTCAACTTTATGCAAATCAATACTACTTGAATTTTGTTTCTGAACTTAATCGAGTACAAATTGAAAAACTTATTAAAGCACTTGCTCCAATTATTGATAAGATTGATAAAGAAGTTGCTAAGATTGAAGCAGAAGAAAATCAAGCAGAACAAGATGAACGAAATTCTATTACTCGTAGATTGAAACGAAACATTACTACTAGGGTTGATTTTGAAAAACTAAATCTTCGAGAATTGAAACAATTAGATAGCTTGATTAAAAAGATGAAAAAATAGTTTGCTAATCTTAAGTAAGGTAAAAAGAAAGGTTTAAAAATGAATAAAGAAATTGAAAACTTTGTAGGACGATACAATAACACTTTTATACCATCAAAATATAAATTTGAATTAGTTGAAGGCTCGTACTACGCTTGGAATTATGATGTCTCACACATTAAATTATTTGTTATGATTAAATCGGTATCTGAAACAAAGGTAATTTTACATTGCAGACGCTCCAATAAGGAAGGTAAGAAATTTACTACTGTAGAAATTACAGAACCACCGTATTGGGATATTTACCAAACTGTTTATCAGTTTTTGGTTGAAGCAGTTGGAAATACAGAAGCACTCGTAGAATTAGAAGCTAAAATGAAATTTTAAAACAAAAAGGAGTTATTAAAAATGAAGTACATTCAACTTATCCTAGCATTTCTAGGAACAATCTTCCTCATTGGTTTGCCATATATGTTAGGATTTTGGGGCTATAATTTTCTAGCTGGAATCTTTACAGTTCTTCCAAAATTAACTTTTTGGCAATTTCTTTTAGCTGTAATTGCTATTGAATTTATCCGAAATCTATTCAAACGCTCAAAAAGTGAAAAATAGATTTTATTACCAGTCTGAAACTGATTTTAAGGGTTGTTATATCGAAATATAAGCAACTCTAAAACAGTCAAAACTGTTTTTCGATAAAACTATCAAAGATTAAGAAAAACAGCTTAGAAACGCTTAAACTTAGATAAGGAAAATAAATGAATAGTAAAGAACTTAAAAAATTTTTAGAAGCTCAAAAGCTTCAAACTTATTACTTGCTAAATAAAAATCAATCTTTTGTATTTTTTAATGGCATTGCTAAGTTTGAAATGAAATATAACGAGGATAATATTCTTTTAGCTAAAAATTTAAATTATCCTAATTCTGCTTATACACAATATGATGAAACGCCTAATTTGTGGTTGTCATTAGCAGAACAGATGAAACTACAATACCTAGAAGAATATAAAACTAATAAATTAAATATGATTTTATTTTTAGTTAACTCAAATTTAGTTCTGTTAAGAACTGAAGCAAAAGAACGTCTAATCAAAGCTGAAGCTAACTTACAATTAGAAGATGAACAAATTTATAAAATTGATAAAAAATTCATTTCATTCTTTGCTGAAGATTTAGCATTGTGGACTTCCTCAGAAGTCAGTTCAAATAAAATAGAGCATGAGTTATACGATAAATTAAAAGATGATTTTGTTTATGTGAGAGTGACTCAAGTTTATCACAATACTTTTGAATATGAAGTCCTTGATAAAGTTGAAATCTATAATGAAAATATTTTCATTACATATGCTCCAGCTTTTACTTGGAATAACAATTCTATTTATTTAGAAAAGTCAGAATTAAGTAACTAGAAAGAACAAGAAATTCCTTAAACTATATAGTAAAAATTGCTATATTCTAACACTTACCGCTAATTAAGAAAGGAAAATAAATGCTTAAAATTTATTCAGGTTATCATTTAACAGATAAAACAGAAAACATTACATTTAATATTCATGAATTACAACCTCATCAAGAAGTTATTGAAATAGTAACTAATTTTGTACAAACATCCAGAGGGTTGGAAGATGAAACTCTTGACATTGGAATTAGTACAAACAATCCACTTGTTATAGCAACGATTGAAGCTCTTGCAATGGAAACTAATCATATCAACAATCTGAAATATGTATATGTTACTCAAGATGGTGCCGAGCATATTAGTCATTATGTTGATGACCGTTGTGAAGGTAAACATTATCCAAATTCAGAATATACAGACTTGAAAACACGTTATTATCGTGCGTTTTACAAACGCTTGCGTAAAGAATGATAATTGCAGTGAACTTATATATATTTATTAAAAAAGAATAAGAGCAAGAAGTTGCTCTTTTTGTTTTAGTTTTATTGTTGACAAGTTGAAATGTGTATAGTATTATATAATTAAAGATAAAGAAAAGGAGGTGTTAATATGAAAGAAAAGAAACTATCATTAGGTAAAATTGCTGAATTTATTCTTAAAACATTGTTAGTCGTTCTAGTTATAGCACTTCCTTATGTATTTGGCTTTTGGGGATATACTTTTCTTACTGGCTTTTTCACATTTTTACCACAATTCACTTTTTGGCAATTTGTCCTTGTATCTATTGCCATTGGATTTGTATTAAGTCTTTTTAAATAAAATTTATGATGAGCTTAATATGCTCAGATTGATTTTAAACCATGTTATATCGACACTAGTGAAATGCTAAAACAGTCAAAACTGATTTTCGATAAATGTATCGACTCTCCAGTAAAACAGCTCAGAAGCGCTTAAACTCAGTTAAAAATAAAAAAGAACTTATATAAAGTAAGTTCTTTTTTGTTTTTATATAACTTTTTAAGCCTCTTCAATATATCGATTTAAAAACTCTTCTAAAGACTCATATTCTGATTCATAATAATGCAAATTAAACACTTCTTGCAAGAGAAAAACTTTATAACTTTTTTTCTTAATATTTTCAATAATTTTCAAATCATCAAAAAAATATTCTTTCCAAACTCTATTTTCTAGATGTAATTTAATTTTTTCAGACTCAATCAATTCTCGTAAATAATCAGTATTTTTAACTAAATAAGATTGGAAAGCTTCACCTTCATTTTGAACTTCTAAAATAAGTCCTTTGGCTTTTGCACTTTCAAATGTTAACTCTTTTGCATATTCTTGGCATTTTTCAACAATTTGTTTAACTTCTAAAGCAACTTCTTTATTAAAATTTAAAATGTCTTTGTTCATTGTCTTTACCTCATTTCTTTTTCTTTATATTTTGATTATATAACGTAGCTCCTTGTTTGTCAATAAAAATATTTTTGTTGACAAAACAATTGTTTTGTTGTATTATATAAATATAGAAAACAAGAAAGAAGGCAAAACAATGACTTACCCAAAATTGATTTCATGGAGCTACCGAGATGGCCGAGGATTATTTTCATCAAAAAACGATAAAGAGTTTATCAATCTCTTTTATGTACGAAATGCAGAAACAGAAGAAACTATTAAAAAAGTAGGTTTTATTCCAAGTGACGCTCTAGGGCCTAACTTCCCTGGTGTATATAGACAAAAAGAATGGGGCTACAGCCAACGTGCTCGTTCTCATGGAAAAATTAAAAAGAAATTCCAAAAACTATATCCGGATTTGGAAGATAAATTCTTATGTAAACAAGCTAATAATGGAGAAGATTTGAATGGAGCAATTTGTGCAAGATTATGTGTTGATAGCTGGGTTAACCCATTAACAAAAGAATACTCAGAATATTTCTTATCAAGTAAATACATTAAAGCTTCAGCATTTGATGATACAAAATTTGTAGAAGATTTATTGAAATATAAACCCCTTGCTCTTGGCAGTGGAGTGATTAAATCTTATCAAGAAGAAGAACTACCAAACTTCATACAATCTGTAAAGTTTTATAACAAGGATTTATACAAGAAATTACTTTCTTTTGATAAAGTACAAGAATTGAGCAAAGAATTTTCACCAGTTGGGAAAACAGCAAAAGTCCATACATTAAAACCTTCAAAAGTTTGGCCTTTAAAAGATTTATTTGACTATTCTATTAACAAGTCTTATTTTTGGGATGGCGAAAAGATTGTTATTACATTCAGCAACAAAAGCCAAGAAGTTACTAATATTGATACACTAACATTTACTCCTAAAGAAGATTACTTGGTTGAAATTATTGATGAAGATTCTGTAACTCCTATGACTGAATTTGTACAACCTAAAAAATAAAAGAGCAAGAAATTGCTCTTTTTTATTTGAATTTTTCTAAAAAATCTTAATTTTTTATTGACAACTCAACGTTTTTGTTGTATAATATAACTATAAAATAAGAAAAGGAAACAACGAAAAATGAAAGAATCTACTCTTAAAAAATATAACAAAACTCAATTGGAAAATTACGCTTCTAAAGCAAAAAGTCAAATTCAATTTTGGCAAGAACAATTAGAACTTGCTAACAAAGTACTTGCAACTAAAACAACTGATTTTCCTAACGGTTTATATATAGCAGATTTTGAAACACCTGAATGGTCACTTGTTGCTGTAAAAGATGGTGAGGTAACTGAAGTTAATACTTGTAATCCATTACTTAATCTATATGGCAATCCTATTAAACGACCTTTAAAAATTAAATTAGTAAAAGACCAATATAAATTCCAACTAAAAGGAAAACAACATACTCTAAAACCACTATTGGAAAACAATAATTTTGAAATGGAATGGATTACTAACTTCCTATTGTTGAATGATTATTGCTATACAGAAGTTACTAACAACATTAAAAATTACTTGTCTGACAAAGATAGTGCTCAAGTAAAATTTGTTAATGAATTTACTGAATGCTTAAATAAGATTTACAACTTTAACTTGCATGATGATTATTACACAACAGGTATTTTCCAATTTACCCAACTTGACTCACTTAAAAACTTTATTGAAGAACATAGAAACAACAAAAAATTAGAAAGTTTCTTACATGAAATTGCTTATTTCTATACCAACTTCTATCGAATTGTAAATCCTCAAACTTATGTCTTTAAAAAATCATTGGAAGATATAAACTACATTTTGGAAAATCTCAAACGAAAAGCAAATCAATAAAACAAAAAACGAGCTATAATCCATAGCTTGTTTTTATTTGCCAAAGAAAAAACTTTATTATATAATATAACTAACTAAAATAAAGAAAAGGATTTTAAAAATGAAAAATAAAGAAAAATCAATTGGATATATTGTGCTAACAATTTTAGAGCTCTTGCTTGTATTTTGCTATATTTTAACTGTTCAATTTGGTTGGAATCAAATTCTAACTACAATCGTTCCAGTTAATACTCTTTCTCTAGCTCAAACATTTGGCTTAGCTCTAGTTACAGAATTGCTCTTTAAAGGGATTTCCAAGCCAAAAACAGATACTGACAAAGAGGATTATTTGGAAGAAAGATTCAAGTATGTAGTCACTCAGTTCTTGAATTTAGGCTTTATTTACTTTATGATGTGGGCTGTTACATTCTTTATTTAACTGAAAGGAATTGATAAAATGAATACTGTTGATGTAGCGAATTTTTTTGATGATGTTAATTGTGGAAAGGGTATTTCAGTCCAATTTAAAAAATCAATTGCTCCATTGAGTGAATCAATCGTTAAAGACCAAAAAATTCTCGATGAAGCAAAAGCTTGGCTCAATTTAAAAGCAGTGACAAACCCAGGCCCTTATAATGAATATGGCACAAATGGAATTTTAATTTCTATGACTAGGATAGGCCAAAGATTTTATGTATATGAGAAAATTATCCAAGATAAAGACAAACCTATAAAAGGCAATGCTTTAGTCAAAGATGAAGCAATAAGCAAAATTTATGACAGTAGTTCTAGTGCTATGACTCATATTATTAAATCCATTAAAAAATATTGCCCAAAAAGAGCTCATGAGTTTATTATATTCTCTTAATGAGTTAATTGCTTTTTTATTCTTATTGTTGACAAGAGCAATATTTTAGCGTATAATATAATTATATTAAAGAATAAGAGGAAACAACAATGAAACTAACAAAAGAACTATTTGAAAAAATTGATTTATATTCTGTTCCAGAGGGGAATATGGCAGAATTATCAGATGAACTAATGTTTTTAATGAAAGAAAACAATGACTGGCCTTCAAATGAATTGACTAATCATTTTGAAAAAGAATTACAATCCGGTAAAATGATTTTACCTAAATCTCGTATTAAATATTATGTAGAAAATCTCGGCGAATCTTTCATTTGGACTTTTACTAACGAACCTGCTATTGCAAAATTGAACAATTCCGACAAGGATTGGACTCTTCTTTTGAATGATGAAACTGTACAAGAAGAACTTCAAAAGAAATTTGAAAAGAATTTTAAATCTAATTTTCAATTTGAAGATGAAGAGTTTGCTGTTATTACAAAAGGCAATTTCTTTAAAAATGAATATAATTTGATTGCTGAAGTTATTTTACCTAAATTAGGTTAAAAAAAAAGAAAGAGGAAACAAATATGAGCTTTAAAGATGAAGTAAATCAAAGAAAAGCATTCGCTGACAAGAATGGTACTTTAATCAATCAGGTTAAAGATGAAATCCTAAACGGAGCTGCACGTGGCTTATCAAGTGTTTTTATCCCATTAGAAAGTAAAAACGGAGCTGATACTCAAAAGATTATTCAATTCTTGAAAGAAGAAGGATTTAAATATTACTTGAAATATGAAGACCACCAAGAAACAAGAAGTAGTTGGCTTGACCCTCATATGGGTGGTTATCGTGAAGCTGTTGCTAGAAATGGTGGAAGTGATGTTTTTACAAGTGTAGTAACTGTATCTGAATTTAAAGGGATTATTATTTATATTTAAGAAATATTCAGCTATCTGAATTTTGTTAATTATTTTATTAAAAGGTTAGATGAAAATGAAAGTAAAAGAATTTAAAGAACAATATGGCAACATGCTTAATAATATTGAAGTCTATACTCCAACAGATGAAATAAATTGTACTTCTGTAAAAGAACTTGGTAGATACTATAAATATTCTACTAACTCTGATGAAGCAGAAGTTGATTTTGTTGATACTGAAATTCTTTCAAACACTGCAAGAATTTTTACAAAATAAATATAACTCAAACTGATTTTGAATGTCGTTATATCGTCACTAGTGGAACGGTAAAACAGTTTAAACTGGATTTCGATAAATGTATCGACTTTACAGCAAAACAGCTTAAAACAGCTGAGAGTTATTTGAGCAGAATTACAAAAAGGAAATGAAATGGCTAAGAAATATAAATATAGCTACTACGTTTTTGACTCTAAAGAAGATTATGATTTATTTTTAGAACTTATTGAATTACATGGGTTTACTGGAAAATATGACGGCTTTGGTAGAAACGAAGTATATTATTTTATTTGTGGAAAATTCAACCCAGATGAAATCAACAAAAGAAAATTATTAGAAAATGAAATCAAATATATTCGATTAGGCCTTGAAAAGGGATTTGATGTTTCCATTTATAACAAGCCAGAATATGATTATGCTCAAATGGAAGCAATTTATGAGGGTATGGAACAAGGACTAGATATATCTTGGTATGCGAAACCTGAATTTGATGCTTTCACAATGAGAATAATTAAATTGGGATTGGAAAAGGGTGTGGATGTAAGTTCTGTTGCAAAACCAGAGCTAGACGATTATGACATATTTGCTGAGATTTTGAAACTGATACATGAAAAGGAAAAAGTAAAATGAACAATAAAGAATATAAAGCTATCGTAAAGAAAGCTGCTAAACGTTTTGAACGATTGCAAGAATTAGAACTCAGAGATAGTAATAGAATTAAGAATAGAGTTAATTGGTTTATTGCTGAATATATTAGCAAAAATCAATTAAAAGAATTTTTCCAAGAAGAACTGCTAAACAACTCTGAAACTCAAATTTATTTGCTTAGAGACCATAAGAAAATCCCAATTATGAGAGTCGGTAACAAAGTTATTAAAACTAACTTAATCAAACGTTTAGACAATTTGATGAATTTCCTTAATGAGTCTGAAAGAATGAAACATGCTTTCATTAAGAAATTTAGTACTTTGAATTGGAAGTATTCCTTTGACTTTGATGAAGAAGATAGAGTATATACTCTCACATTTAAAAATAGATTTGGTGACTCATTAACTATTCAAGGTTTTTATTTTGAGAACAATAAAATTCGTTTTGGTTGCTATAAAACTACAAAAGTACATGATGAACAACGATTACCAGATGCTCAAAGAAAAGGAAGAATTAGAGAAACAACTAGTCAAACTATTTTCTTTGATAAAACAGAATACTTTACTTTTGATGAATTGAAAGAATTGCTTAATCAGGTTAGAAAGGTCGAAGATGAAATTTACCTTATTATCAAATGATAAGTTACAATTTAAAATTAAACAAAGATGGGATTTTAGTGCACCTGAAGTGTTGATTATAAATTCGTACTGTTACAGACAAATCAAATACATTATAGCTAGTATAAATATTAACAAACCTGCTCCTACTACTTCATGGGATAGAATTATGTTTTTAGAGATTAAGAAAAATAAGGGAACAGTTGTTTATGAAGTTGAGGATATGAAATTAAATTTTCAAGGCCAAGGAGAAAATCTTAAAGTTATTAGTATTGAAGTCTCAGTTGATGAAAATACTGATAGAGCTAAAGTTAAAGTAAATATAGAAAAAGTACCATCACTTGTTGAAAAGGTTCAATCTTTATATACTTATATGACTAGTGGAATAACTAAAAGGATTGAAGAGCAAAAGAGTAAAAAATTTCAAAAAGAACTTGAGGATAAAAAACTCATTGAAGAAATTATCAAAAATAAAGCTAAGGAAACTATAACTGAAGATTAAAGAAAAATATAAAAATAATGACAATGAATTGTTAGATGATTTTGTTTCAATTGTAAGAAGCTTTTGTGGCCGTATATACGGCAGGAAAAGAAAAGAGAAAACAATGAGAATTATCGAAAATATAAAATCAGAAGAGAAATAACTAATGAAACATAAATTAGCATATAAAATAGGTTTCCCTGAAAACTTAAAAGCAATATATGAATATTTACAATTGGAATTAAATAGAGTGTTATCTAATGATGAAACAAGAAAAGCAATAGAGGGCCTGGATAACACTTTATTAAAAGCCAAATATTGGAAAGAATTGCGAAATTTAATAGGAGAAGACACTCAGTATAAATGGAAAAGAGAGAATAGAATGCCGAACCCGTCATGGTATTTTTGCAGTTTTGCTGAACAAATAAGACAAATACATAAGGGTTTAAAAGACCAAATTAAATTATATCAGGCATTACAATTATTTGATAATAAAGCAAGTTCAGAATTTTATCAATATTGCATAGATAATAATATAAAGTTTAGTAGAACAAAAGTTCAGAATATGCAAAGATGTAAAGAAGAGCCTGGATTTCCAAAAGAAGCACGATTTGTATTGGATTTTGCATTTATCAACAAGCAAGCTTGTTATATTGAGGATAATAGTATATTTAAATATTTGGTGAATAAAGACGATGGCACAACAGAATGGTACAGTTTTCCAATACTAATACATTCATCAAGCAGGTATCAGAGTGAAAAAAGAATAAGTAAGCCAAAATTCAGTAGAGATAGGAATGGTAATTATTACGGAGTAATAGCATTTGATTATGAAGGCAAGGGTTTTGAGGATGGTAATATAGGAGCAATAGATTTAGGCAAAATCAATTTATATACATTTTCATATATAAAACCAGATGGTACATATAGTCAAGATTACTATAAACACTCTAAATATTTAGAGAGATTAAACAAAAAAGTTGAAAGTTTATATTTAGATAGAGATATATTGATAGAGAAAAACAAAGAAGTAGACAGATTATTTTTATTTGCGGATTATATACCAAAAGAGGCATTGTTAAAATGGAAGAAACGTTCAGGTCATATTGAAAGAATAAATACTAAAATTAGTAATTTAAAAGAAGCAATAGCCATGTGCATGGCTAATGAAATCCTAGAATTATGTCAGGATAATAATTGCACTACTTTATTCATGGAAGAATTAAATTGGCTTGGAAGTATAGGAGGAAAATGGAGTCACAGTGCTCAACAGAGTGCAATAAGCAGAATTTTAATCACACATGGAATAGATGTATATAAAGTAAATGCAAAGAATACAAGTAAGGAACACCCTATAACTGGTGAATTAGGTAAAGAATCAGGTAGGGATATAGTGTGGTCAAACGGTGACCGTTTGAATAGAGACTACCTTTCTACTTTAAATCAAGTACAACGTACTGGTGTGAAAAAAGAAAAACAAGGTAATCGTGTTCGCACTAAAAAGAAAGATGGTTATAAAATTACCAAATTAAGAGATAAACATAGTTCTACACCTAAACAAATGAAAAAGAAAAAGAGCAATCGTAAAGAAAAAATTGCTCTTATCAATTCATTATTAAATAAAAACATCAATCGAACTAATCAAATGGTGTTAGTTCGTACAGGGTCTAGCGAACAGTTATTAAACGATAATAACTTAGTACCAACCTGCTCTTATTTAATGGTAGATGATAAAGAATCTACTAAAGAGAAGTATAATTCAATGTTGTACAGATTTGTCCATAAAAGGCAATATTTGTACTCATTAAATTAAACCATTTTCTATTATATGTATTGAAAGTATTTTACTAACTATACTTCTTATAAAGAAATCTCAACCAAAGATGATTTGTATGGAACTATTCTTTCTTTGTTGAAAGACAATGAAGCTGACCCAGAAGCAATTTCTGAAAAAGTTATTTTTGAATAAAAGGACTGATAAAAATGAAACAACACTACCCAAAGAGCTATAATGAGCTCTTAGATAAAATCAAAAGAAATACTTATAATATTAAGAAAGAAGATTACCAATATTTTCTTGAAAAAACAAAAGATAAAACTTTAGAAAGCTTCCTATTCTTTTCCGATGCTCTTTTTCAAAATCGAAAAAGTGTAAAAGTAACAGAGTTACTTTGGAGAGCTAATCAAATCTCATATAAGAAATTCAAACAAATAAGATTAGATAACTTCTATAATGATTTATATTTTTCACTAGCTCCATTCTTTTCAACTCTTATGATTTGGAGAGTAGAAGAAGCTTTACAAATTGCTTATCACACGAAAGGTTCTTACGAAGAAAAAGCTCTTGCAGCTTTTAACTACTTAGATAACTAGAAAAGGATTTACTAATGAGAGCTATGTTACTTAATAAAATTTCTAAAAAAGAAAAAGAATTAGATTGTCTTTATTATGAACTCAAAGACTATATTGATTCTTTAACTATTCCAAATAAAGAAGTAAAAGATTTTGTTCATTCTTTATTGATTTATATTGAACAACCATCTTGTAAAAGAATACTCAAACAATTCATGGAGAATTATTGGTTTGCTTTAAATGTTAATCGAAGATTCCCTAATTGCCCCGACCATTTCTCTTTTTCAATAAATAATTCTGATAATATTGTTAGAGTAAGTAATGAAAAATCCTCAAAGCTTGCTTCACTTAATTCTTTAGATTTAAGTTCCTTTACTAATAAAGATAATGAAATCATTACAGCAATTACTAGAAAAGTTTATGAACTTTCTATTACTAAAGATGAAAATGGTATAATTACAGAAATTAAATTTGAAACTTATTAAACACTAAAAAGACTTTAGATAAAGTTCTAAAGTTTTTTTTATTTTTTTTGTAAAAAGTGTTGACAACCTAAAAATTTTGTTGTATAATTAAATCGTAATAAGAAATGAGGTAAAAACAATGAACTTTAAAGAAAGAAAACAATTAGAAGAAAATTTACTAAAAAATATTTATAAGAATTTGAAAGGTGAATTACAAAAGATTGGTGAAACAAACTTCAATTATGAAGATTTTGGACCAGAAATAAAAGTTGAGGATAATAAAAATTATAGAACTATTTGTATTCTATTTGATGAAAACAAGTTATCAATTATGCTTTGTTATAACTATGATAGCTATTCATTCACTCCTCATGGAATCCAAAAACTATCAGAAGGTAATTATACTTTTTCTAACTATATGGAAAAACTCTATATTAAAAAATATTTAAATGATTCTAGTGAAATCCTACCAGAACTAGAAGAAAATATAGTTCAACCATCATAATTAACACTAAACAAAAAGGAGAAACAACAATGATTAAACTTAATGAACAATTCCAAACGAAATCAACAACAATTATGAAGAACTTAAAAGAATCTTTTGAAAATTGGCCAGAAGATGATACTGACACTCTTGAAAGAGTAGTTTCATCAGCAATCACTGGAACTCCATTTTGGGATGTAACAGCAGAAGAAGTAGTTTATACTAATAACTACAAAAAAGAAACTATTAAAGAGTCACTTCAGAACTATGTGCTAACTAAACTAAATAATGGAGTCAATGGCATTCGACTACACTTCATCTTTGAACTAGAAGAATTTGACAAATTCAGTTATTCTGATTTTATTAACACACTCAATAAAAATGACGGAAACCTTATTCATGAAGAACTAAAATCTTACCTTGCAGAATTTCTTGAATTTGAACAAGACTCTTACGGCCTTAATGTAGGTATCGACATAATCAATGACCCAATGGAATATGGAGAATTGGTTAAAGTTACTGCCGTTATCTTTATTCCATAAAAGATTACAATTAGAGAAGATTAAAAGGCAATTCTATATTGTCCTTTTTCTTTTGCTAAATTTGTTGACAGACTAAATTTGTCGTTATATAATACAACTATAAACAACATATGAAAAGAGGTAAACATTATGATTACAGCAGAAGAAGCAAGTAAATTATATGATGAAAATTTATTGGTGAGAGATAGATATATTAGTGAAGTTATTGAGCCGCTTATTAAAAAACATGCTCCAAAATCTAAGGAGATTACATTACCAATGCGTGACCGCTTTTGTGTTGGCGTTAGCATTAACTTCGCTGGCATATATAGTAAAGATTATATAAACATAGAATTAACAAACTCAATTATTAAAACATTAAGAGAAAATGGTTATAAAATTAAGCACAATTGTAACCCAGGAACAGAGTACGAGGATGGCGAGGGCACTCTTACAATCTATTGGGATTAAGAATAAAAAAGAAAAACAAATTTATAAAGGAGCTATAGCTATATAGCTTCTTTTTTGTTTAACAATTTTTATCAAAATTGTTGACAAAACAAAAACTTTATTATATAATATAACCATAAAGGAAATATGAAAAGAGGATTTATAACTATGAATGAACCACTACCTGTTGAAATTAAAATCTTTACTGATGAAATGGAAAAACATATGCTAAAATACTTCGATAACCTATCTAAAAATAAACTCGAAGAAGCTAAAGAAAGTGAAAAAGCTTACCGAGATAGCGTTATTGAATTGATTAAATGGCATTACTCTCAAAATCCTAGCCCAGAACGACTAAAAGAAGTTAAAGAAGTTCTTGCTGTAAATATTTACCGATTACAAGAGCTACGAAACTTAATTGAAGAAGATAAATCAATCCAAGAAACTAAACTTAAATTCGTAGAACTTGGAATTATTTAAAAATTATAAATGAAATGAGGAATAACTATGACTATGCCAGCAGAAATTCAAACTTATTTTGATAAAATGGAATCACTTATGAATGAATGCCAAAAATGAAGCTATGGAACTTGACAAAGCAAAAGAAAAACATCAAGAAATTGCTAATGTTCTTACTGAAGTGATTGAATGGAGTTCAAATAACGGACATAAAGATAAAATTCCAGCACTTGAAAAAATAAAAAATCAAACACTTTCATTTTTTGATGTTATTATCAAATTATTAGAAGATAACGCCACTGTTGATGAAGCAAGAGCAACACTTAAAGAAGCAGGTATTGTTTAAATCTATAAAAAGAGCTATATAACTATAGCTCTTTTTCTTTTTGTAAAAAATATTAAACTTTTTCATTTCATTTAATCACTAATAACTAATTTATTGTAAGTTATATAACTTTCTGACTATTTCCAATTGATAATGAATTAAAGATTTGTTATAATAGTAACAATAACTACTAAGAAATGTATAGCTAAAAAGACTTAGATATTTGTTAAGAATATAAAAAATAGAATAAAAGGTAATAAATATGAAAACAAAAATTATATTAACAGTGGGCTGTGTAGGCAAAACTTATGTAGATTCAAATTACATTAACATATATGACTTTGATAAACATACTTTAGACTATAAATATGATAAGACCGGATTTGAACATCTTTCCAATGAAGAATTTAAAAGTATTCCGGGAAGAAAAATTAAAGAAAATTGGTTTGAATTGTATATGGCTGACTGGTGCAAAATTATAGATTCCAATAAATATGATGTAGTTACTGGATGGCTACAAGATGATGCTATTGAATACTTATTAAACAAAGGTTATGAATTGGAACTCATTCTTGTTGATGTTAAAAATCATGAAAATGTTTACAAAGAGAGGTCTGTTCAAAGAGGAAATAATGAAAACTACTGGAACAATTTAAAATCTTATTATAACTCAACACTAGATAAATATAAAGATAGAAAAGATATGAAAATTACAATATTTACTAAACCTTTTTATTTGAGTGAATATTTACTATTCTCTGGAACAGTCTTAAAAAGAACTAACAGATTTGGCCATTCATATATAACAAAAACAAAAGAATTAGTAGAAAAAGAATTTAAGACTCAAAATGATTATTTACTTCCAATATTCACTTCTTTTTACTCTCAATTAGTTTTAACTTCACTTGCTTCTAACCAAGAAATAACTAAAGAAATGGTTCATGAAGCTTGGTCAATTGCTATAGATAATGACAACCCAGATAAAATTCACTCTTCTTTAATTCCTTTTGAATACTTATCTGACTACATACAAGACTTAGACCAATATTATGTTGAAAAACTAACAAATGTTTTAGAATATTTAAAAGAATTGAAATTAGTAATAAACAATACAAGGAAATAAACATATGAAAACAAAAACAAGAATAATTTCAGCATTCCCCTGCTTAGGAAAAACATCTTTAACTCAAAAATATAAGAATATATATTTTGATTTTGAAATATATGAAAGTAGAGCAACTAAAGGAATGAACCAACTTCAAGAATTTGAATTTTTCAAAAACTGCGCTAGAAATATTCAAATTCTTTATGAGACTGGATTTTATGAAGTAATCTTTATTACTGATGATAAAAGACTATTACAAGAATTAAGAAAATTGAACTTAGAAATAATCCATGTTTTACCAAACATAAACAATAAAGATGATTTGCTTGAATATAAAGAAAGAGTTATTAAACGCTCAGGAATAGAATGGCTCAATAATATTTTATTACAAGATATAAATGAGTTACCTAATAAATTACTAGAACTAAAAAGACTTAAAGAGAAAATATATTTTGTTGAGCCAGGAAAATATATTGAAGATTTAGTGCCAAATATAAGGAGACTTCATGACAAATAAAAAATCATGGTCTAGGAAGAAACTAACTCAAATGCTTTATCATGGCTTCATCGGAACAATAGCAGACAATTCTGTTGAAATCGGATGGATTTTATGTTTTAGCCTATTAGCTGATAAATCTTTAGTGGAAAGAATAACAATACTATTTGGAGTAAATGATGCTTTTTGGGTTATATTATCTTCTACTTACTATACTGCAAGAACTTCTTTAACTGCTATATTGCCAAAACTAATAGAGGGAAAAGGAGAAGCTATTGAAAGTAAAATTGTCAAGAACCATATATACTTATTTTACTTAATGTTATTACCTTCTGCTATTGCTTCTTTTATATTTTTACCTAAATTACTAATTCTATTAGGAGTATCTTCAAATGATTTCCTACTTTATATCCCTTATTTTCAATTATCAATATTGTCAATACTAATTGCTGCTCCATGGTCAATTTTTATACCTGCATACCTCAGAACAAGAGGAAGAAGTAAAGAGGCAGTAATTTTAGACCATTCAATTGCTTGGAGCATGATTGCTGGAATATTCATTACAACTCACTTTTTTCATCTAGGAGTTAATACAGCACTAATAGTAAATATTATAACAAATGCTATCCCTTTATATTGGTTCTTATTTAATAAACCTATCCCAAACTTCTTTAAGAAAGGATTTGAATTTGACTTTAAAGAAATTAAACGCTCTTGGACAATTGTAAAATGGGAATTAGTAAGAAGAATGGCTCCAAGAGTATCAGCTATTATTGGAGTCGCTTTAATGATTACTATTAACCCAATTTATGCTGGAGTTAAATATTGGATTAGCAACTTATTTACTTTTGTTGAAGGCTGGATTGATGCTATGGCCGGACTATTAAATAGCCATGTTTCTCGAAATGTTGGACTAAAAGTAAAAGTTCCTCAAAAAGATAATGAATATATTTTTATAAAAGCAACTATTGGAACTATCTTAACTATTATATTTATATATTTTTGCTCTAAATATTTACTATGGTTTCTACCAGAATCTATTTATAATGAAGTATTAAATCCTTTAATCTACATATTTGCATTATTTGAATACTTAACAAAACTAAGATACTATATGTGGCTATCTATTAGTAGGTCTTATAAAATAGAATTAAATGGTAAGGCTCAATTATTCTATGCTCTACCAACAGCATTCTTAACACCACTATTGCTATGGCTATTCTTACATAAATTAAACTTGGGTATAGAATATATATTTTTAACAAGTGCTATTATTGGAATAGTTCAATGGCTGCTAACTGAAATATATTTTAGAAAGAATTTAAATAAACCTACTACAAATAAGCTATCGACCACCACTAACTAAAATCAGACAAACACAATTAAGAAAAATCATCTACTAACACTAGATGATTTTTTATTTGTGCTACTATAACTTACTCATTATGAAATACTTAAATCAAAAATGCTAAACTCAAAATCAATTGCTATATATTATCTCTAATTACCTATAATACATATGTTAATATATAAATTATTATCTATATATACAAACATAGAACCTACTAACTATGACAAATTCATTAAATGTAAATATTCCAAATATACTAAAACAAAATACTAAACTTAAAAGTAAAAACCAAAACCTAGAGAAAAATTCTGTAACTTGAAGCAGAAATACACTTCATAAAATTACTCTATTAGTATTTCCTAATCTAAAACTAAAAAGTAAAATGCTATAACTCAAAGTTAAAATTTATCCTCTAATATTACTATACATACTCACTATATAAATTATTATTGTATATACATTACTCATTATAATTGCTCCATTAGAACTAATACTTATTCATGGATTAAATAATGTATTGCTTGTTTTTATTACTCTATTAGTTTTGCTTAAAATCAAAATACTACTACTTAACTCCAAAATCAAAAAAAGAAAATTACTAGCTATAGCTAACTCGCTAAATTTATTCATCTAATCATTGCACACAAACTTAAAAGCAAAATGCTAAACTCATAAGATATAACACTATTATAAAACTATACTTATTTTATTTACTCTATTAGTATTACTTAAAAGTAAAATGTTATTACTAGAATAATAAACTTATAAATTGCAATACTATTTATTCTTACTCTCTGTATTTACTCTATTAGTATTTTCCAATACAAACAAAAAATAAAATACCATTACCAAAAGTTAAAATGTCCCCCACTCAAGTAATTCAATAAAGAAAATTACTAGCTATAGCTAACTCGCTTCAAAAAAAAGAAAAAACTACTATACATGGCTAAGCAAAAAAAACAAAAAAAGAAAGAACCACCACTCTCGCTACCGGCGGCCACCCACCACCACTCACTCCCCCACCACTGCTACCGCTACCGCTTCCCCCACTCAGCTGCACCGACCACTGCGCCACCATGGATATACTAGTACTCTCTAAGTCATTCATCACTATTACTATTACTAAGCAACATTCATTCCATTTTATCCAGTTGCACATATTTTATCTGCGTATCCTATTAAAGTCAATACATCTAATTTTTATACGGCTGGCTATTCGTTTATCACATCACTAATTTGCTATTACACACTAATTAAAGTTACATTTACTTATTATAGTTATTATTCATTACAACTATTACTTACTATTATTTATTATAGCTATTACTCACTAACGTAACACATTACTTATTTATTCTTAGTATAGCGATACCAACCGAGTTGCTATCGCCTCAGTACACCGTGACATTCCATTCCATTAGTTATACTTGTCTAGTTACACGGTGTACCAGCTCTCTCATATACATTGGTTTACCATTTATTGTTAGCAATTCATCATTAAGTGTAACGTTACATTCGTTGTTATTGCTTGATGATGAATTGTTCGCTATGAGAGAGCTAGAGCGTTGAGTGAATTAGTTAATAGTTACAGTAGTAACTATTAACTAATACTAATTTATTAGTTACGGAAGTAACTAATAATTTAGTGCTCACTCAACGCTCGGTCGCTAGCATAGTAAATTTAATTAGTAACGAGAGTTACTAATTAACATTTAAGTCACATTAAGTTATTCGGGGAATAACTTAAGTGAGCTATGCTAGCGAGTCTGCACTGCGTTATTATAGTTTTTAACTATAATAACTTACGGAGTAAGATAAGCTACTTATAACTAGGCCGAGGTGAGGGCACCGAAACGAGTTGGTTAGAAGTTAAGCTTGGCTTATGTAGTGCCCTTTAGGGAGCAGTGCAGGGTGTAAAATACACATTAGTGGTATTTTCTCAAGTGCTTTGGCAGTTGATTTTGCGTAAAATGGAAATATATTAAACGATATAATACATATAATATATATAACGAAAAATACTGCAATAAGTTAAATGATATTACTAAATCAAAGACATAAAATTTTCATATATTTCGTGATAACGGGATATAACGATTTTACTGAATTGTCAAAGTATAATACAACACACGAGTTAGAGTGTTTTCAAAAAATTTTCAAAGGAGAGTAAAATGGCGAACAAAGCAATCAAGTGGGCCTGGGACGATGATGAAGATGAAGTTGATTTATTGTCAACAGGTGAAGTTCCAAAAGGATTACAGAAGATAGCGCCCGAAGAAAAAGTTGAAGGCTTAAGTAATAATGAGATTAAAGAGCAATTATTAAGTGGTGATTTAAAGTTACCTAAGGAGTTTCGGTCTACATTAGATTTAGATTTAAGTGAAGCCGAAGAAAGCGAAATAAGAGCTAAGCATAGGAAGTATGAAGATTGGGCTTATGAGAGCGAGCGAGATTATATAGATACAAATGATAGCAATAAGTCAATCCATAGTATAGTTGAGAATGACTCAGAAGTTAGTGAAAGTGACATAGAAGAAGCTAATAATCTATTACAGAAGCGAATAGACAGATTAAAATTAAAGCAAGTTACTAATGAAGTTACAGATGAAGTTATTATTAGTAGTAGCGGAATGAGTTTAAGTGATTATTTAAATAAGACTTATTTAAGAGGGAACAAAGGAAGAAAAAGGAAAAGGGAGTTCAATCGTAGGGAAGAAGATATAGCTCGGTTAGAGAGTCGAAAGAATGACCCATTATATGCTAAGGGAGTAATTAAACATTTAGAACAAGTAGAAAGACGAAAATTAGCTAAGGTAAAACAAACTCAGTCAATAAGGAAAGCATATAATAAGGATAGATATACAAAGATGAGTCCAAATGAGAAGCAATTGTTGAAGTCATTAGGAATGACGGAGCAAGAGTTAATAAGTAGAGTAGGATATAACAGTATATTAGATGAAAAAGAGAAAGCGAAGTTATTAAGTGAAGGTTATTTTGGAACAAAGACTATTGATGGCATAGGAGTTAAACAACGTTATACAACATTAGGTGACATACAGATTTTAGAGTTCTTATATAGATTTCAAGTAGCTACGATTAACATATTATCAATTGCTTTAGACAAAGGACGTAGTGCTATAACTGGGCAATTAAATAAAATGTATAATATGGGATTAGTTGAGAAGCTTCCGTTAGAGGGTAATTTATATATTTGGGGCTTAACTAAATTAGGGCAAAGTATTATTACAGATGATGATAGAGCACCGAAGCGACCAAAGGTTAAGGGTGTAAGTCAATTATTAACAATCAATTATGTAGTAGCATGTTTATATAGTAATAAGGTAAATGCTTTAAATTTAGAAGATTATCCTTATTATGGTAGAGAGTTTCAAGGAAAGACTGTTAAGGGAGAGGACATTATACCGGAGCGATTTTTCAGAAGTGCTCTATATAAAGAATCATTTAATTTAACAGGCAAGTATCATATGAAGTCAAGTGTGAATACACAAGTTTTAGATAAGGGTGAAGTGTTATGGCGAGAATGGGAGATAAATGGAAAGAAAGGAATTTCACCTGAGTTAGTACCTGGGCAAGAATTTCTTTATCTATTATATAGCTCAGAAGCGTTTGACAATAGTTATGTAATACCTGACTTAGTAGTACGTAGGTCAAGATTGAATGATGGTACACCTCAAAACATTGCTGTTGAAGTAGAAAGAGCAAGCAAGAGTGTAAATGAATATAGAAAGAAATTGATTGCATATAAGCAAGATAAGAGAGTATATAGTAAAGTTGTATATATAACAAGCAATAAGAGTACAGTAGAGAAGATAGTAAAAGCTGCTGAATCTATTGGATTTGAAGATTATGACATAGTTCCATTCTTAGATGTGAATGGTAAGAAGATAAGAGTAGATGACCCATGGGCATTATAAAAGGAGATAGAAAATGGCATTACCAAAATTAGATAGTATATATAATTCTAATTCTAATAAAAGATTGTTACCGAATACCATAGAGAATGATTTTCCACCCAGTCCGAGTGCTAATGAATTTGGAAATCAGATAAACGACTGGGCGAATACTGGTTGGATAGGAATGTTTCATTTAGACATGGTATTAAGTTATGCTATTGAAGCAGGTGCTTCGGATATTCATTTGAATGCTGATAAACCTGTTGCATTTACAGTATTAGGTAATATAGTTAAACAGCATGAATTTCCAATACCAGATAGTATTTTAATGGAAGATTTAGTTAAAGGAATTTTAAGTCACCAAGCAATGGGTGTCTTTGTTCGTGACTTAGATTATGATGCTTCATATGTTATCAAGAGGGGGCGTTATAAAGGTCGTAGGTTCCGTGTTTCAGTATATAAGAATTACGGTTCTGATGGTATTGTATTCCGTACAATTACAGATGAAATACCAACGCCTGACCAATTAAACATTGAAGAAGAAGTTAAGAGTTGGTTTTATCAATCATCTGGTGCAATCTTAGTATGTGGCCCAACAGGTAGTGGTAAAGCATTACATATAGATACATTGATTCCAACACCAACAGGTATGAAAAGAGTTGGCGAAATTAAGATTGGGGATAAGATTTACGATAAGGATAAAAACTTAACAGAAGTATTAGACATTCATCAAGCTTCTAAGAAAGATAAATTATATAAGATAACTTTAGAGAATGGTGAAGTGTTTAAAGCAAGCGGCCCTCATGAATGGGTAGTACATAATAATAAAGGTTTATTATCATCAGTAACAACAGATGAAATATTTAATAAATTTGAATATGAGTATTTTATTCCTAAGTTGAATTTCCCAGTTAGATTATATAATGGATATACAGTAGAAGAAAGAAAAGAATTATTATATGGCATGACTGGTAATTCTGAGTTAGAAATCATTAAATTAGATGAATATACTGACGAAATTGTAGAATTAGCAAATAGTTTGGGTTATTACACATATTATGAGAATGAAAAGTTAGTAATCAATAAAACTAAAAGTAAGAGATTAACAAGAATAGTTAAAGTAGAAAAGATTAAAGACAATTATAAGGATTATTTCTGTTTTGAAGTAGATAGTGAAAGTCATACTTATTTAATAGGGAATACATTTACTATTACTCATAACAGTACAACAATGGCTTCGATTTTAAGAGAAATTCAATTAACTCAAGAAAAGAAAATAATTACGATTGAAAAGCCAATAGAAGCAATCTTCCCCGATGATGGTAAAGCATTAGTAGTACAGAGAGCAATACCGGAGGATTGTGTAGATTTTGAATTTGGATTAACTGGAGCGATGCGTCAAAATCCCGATTACATCTTGATTGGAGAAGTTCGTAATCAAACAGAAGTAAGTGAATTTTTAAGAGCTGCAGAAACTGGACACTTAGCAATGAGTACAATCCATACGGTGAACAATGTAACAACATTAAACCGTATTCGTTCGTTATTTAGTGGAGAAGAGCAACGAAGAATCTTAGCAACATTAGGAGATGTATTGCGTGGAATAGTAAATCAGCAATTAGTAATGAGAAAAGATGGTACTGGACGATTTGCAGTCAGAGAAGCATTAACAATTGATTACAAGATTAGACGATTGATTGCTGAGGATAATTTCCAAGCGATTAGAGATTTTCAAGAAGCGAATGGAAAGACAATGGAGCAACAATTAGTAAAAGCCGTATTAGCAGATAAATGTACTCTTGAAGAAGCAAGAAGCAAAGCTCCTGACCAAATTTATTTTGACCATGTTTTTGAAGAATATAGCAAATAAAGGAATGAAATTTTTCATTCCTTTTTAAGCTGTTTTAAGCAGTTCTAAGCTGTTTTTAACTTAACGTGTACATTTTATCGAAAGTTAGATTTTACAGCGTTAGCGTCAGCTTAGTGACGATATAACATGGTCTAAAATGATTACTAACAAACGGTTTTTAGCGAAAAGTATTTTAAAAATAAATATTAAGATTTAATGATATATAAAGAACAAAAAAGAATAATATAAATATAGGTAAAATAATATTTTGTTAGCGAAAAGAGCTTTAGGGCTCTTTTTATATATTAAAAGAAAAAGGAGTACAAAAAGTGTCATTAAAAGATTTAGGTAATGTAACATATTACAATTTGAATAATGAAATCAACAGACCTGTTAATGGTTCTATTATGTTAAATAAAGATAAAGAAGCATTAAAAGCATTTTTCAAAGAGAATGTAAAGCCAAATTATTTACGATTTGAAAGTTTGAAAGATAAATTAGATTATTTATTAGAGAATAACTACATTGAGAAAGGATTTTTAAATAAATATTCTTTTGATTTTGTAACAAAGCTTTTTAAATTTGTATATAGTAAAGATTTTAGATTTAAGTCATTCATGGCTGCATATAAATTTTACAGTCAATATGCAATGAAAACTAATGATAATACGAAGTATTTAGAAAGTTTTGAAGATAGAGTTGCATTTAATGCTTTATATTTTGCTAATGGAGATGAAGAATTAGCATGGAATTTAGCAGATGAATTGATTAACCAACGTTATCAACCAGCAACGCCATCATTTTTAAATGCTGGAAGAGCAAGACGAGGTGAATTTATTTCATGTTTCTTATTAGATGTAACTGACGACATGAACAGTATTGGTAGAAGCATTAACTCTGCATTACAATTAAGTAAATTAGGTGGCGGAGTAGGGATTAACTTATCAAATATTCGTGAAGCTGGTGCAAGTATTAAAGGATATGAAGGCGCAGCCTCAGGTGTTGTTCCTATTATGAAGATGTTAGAAGATAGTTTTTCTTATGCTAATCAATTAGGACAACGACAAGGTGCTGGTGCAGTTTATTTAAATGTATTCCACCCAGATATTATTGCTTTCTTATCAACAAAGAAAGAAAATGCTGATGAAAAGATTAGAGTAAAAACATTGTCATTAGGATTAACTGTACCAGACAAGTTTTATGAATTAGCAAGAAATGATGAAGATATGTACTTATTTAGTCCATTTGATGTAGAGCGAGTATATGGAGTTCCATTTGGGTATATTGACATTACTAAAGAATATGACAATTTAATCAACAATGATAGAATTAAGAAGTACAAAATCAAAGCTAGAGATTTAGAAATGGAAATCTCAAAATTACAACAAGAGTCTGGTTATCCATATGTAGTAAACATTGATACAGCTAATAGAGCAAATGCTATTGATGGTAAAATCATTATGAGTAATTTATGTTCAGAAATTTTACAAGTACATAAACCAAGTAAGATTTTGAATAATCAAGAGTATGAAGTAATGGGTTCTGACATTAGTTGTAATTTAGGTTCAACTAACGTATTAAATCTAATGGTATCACCAGATTTTGGCAAATCTGTAAGAACAATGACTAGAGCATTAACATTTATTACAGATACTTCAGACATTGATGTAGTACCAACTGTAGCAAAAGGAAATAGAGAAAAACATTCTATCGGTTTAGGAGCAATGGGATTACATACATTCTTTGCAACTCACCACATGAAATATGGTTCACCTGAGTCAGTGGAATTTACTAATTTATATTTCATGTTATTAAATTACTGGACACTAGTAGAATCTAATAATATTGCCATTGAACGTAATGAAACATTCTATGGTTTTGAGAAATCTAAATATGCAGATGGTTCATACTTTGATAAATACCTTACTGGAAAATATGTTCCACAATCTGAAAAAATGAAAGATATGTTTGATGGTATTTACATTCCAAACGTTGAAGATTGGGAATATTTGAAAGAGTCAGTTATGAAATACGGTTTATATAACGAAACACGTTTAGCAGTTGCTCCAAATGGAAGTATTAGTTATATAAATGATGTATCTGCTTCAATTCACCCAATTATCCAAAGAATCGAAGAACGACAAGAGAAAAAGACAGGTAAGATTTATTATCCAGCTAGAGATTTAAGTAGTGATACAATTCCATATTATGCCTCAGCATATGACATTGACATGAGAAAAGTTATTGATGTTTATGCAGCTGCAACAGAGCACGTTGACCAAGGATTATCATTAACACTATTCATGAGAAGTGAATTGCCTGAAGGTATGTATGAGTGGAAAACTGAAACTAATAAAATGACTACAAGAGATTTAAGTATTTTGCGTAACTACGCTTTCAAAAAAGGTATTAAATCAATTTATTATGTAAGAACTTACACTTCTGACAATTCAGAAGTTGGCGCTAATGAATGTGAATCTTGTGTTATTTAAGGAGTTAGAGTAATGGATAAAAATTATAAATATTATAAAGCGATTGACTGGAACTCAATTGAAGATGAAATTGATAAATCAACATGGGAGAAATTAACTGAACAATTTTGGTTAGATACTCGTGTTCCATTATCAAATGACTTGGACGATTGGAGAAAGTTAAGTCCAGCAGAAAAAGATTTGATTGGAAAAGTATTTGGTGGATTAACTCTCCTTGATACAATGCAATCAGAAAGTGGGGTAGAAGCAATTAGAGATGATTGTAGAACTCAACATGAAGAAGCAGTATTAAATAATATACAATTTATGGAAGCTGTTCATGCTAAGTCATATTCTTCTATTTTTTCAACATTAAATACTAAGAAAGAGATTGAAGATATTTTCGATTGGACTAACAATAACGAACACTTACAAAAGAAAGCTAAGATTATTAACGAAGTTTATGAAAGAGGTTCAGCATTAGAAAAGAAAGTTGCTAGTGTATTCTTAGAATCATTCTTATTCTATTCAGGTTTCTTTACACCGTTGTATTATTTAGGAAATAATAAAATGGCGAACGTTGCTGAAATCATCAAGTTAATCATTCGTGATGAGTCAGTTCACGGAACTTATATTGGATATAAATTCCAATTAGGATTTAATGAATTACCAGAAGAAGAACAAGAAAAACTTAGAGATTGGTTGTATGAATTATTATTTGAGTTATATGAGAATGAAGAACAATATACAGAACTCTTATATGACGAACTTGGGTGGACTGATGAAGTAAAAACTTTCTTACGTTATAATGCAAATAAAGCATTGATGAATTTAGGTCAAGACCCATTATTCCCCGATAGTTCAGAAGATGTAAATCCAATTGTTATGAATGGAATTTCAACAGGTACTTCAAATCATGACTTCTTCTCACAAGTTGGAAATGGATATTTATTAGGTCAAGCTGAAGCTATGAAAGATAGCGATTATGACATTTGATAGTAAAAGATGAGCAAATCAATGCTCATCTTTTTTTAGTAAAAATTTAATTTTTTATTTTTTATGAACCAAAGGTTAAAAATATTTATATTTTTCTTTACATTATCCTTGAATTTTGATACAATAAAGAAAATAATAAAAATTAAATAAAAGAAAGAGGGTATTTCATGACTAAGAATATTAAACTTGGTTTAAAGAAATCGAAAGCATACGGACTATGTGGATTCATTCTTTCTGCAGCTATGTTCACTATGTTCGCAACACCAGCATATGCAGAAGAAACAACAACTGTATCACAACATGTTACTGAACAAGTGCAACCTAGTGTTACAGAAGCAAATACAACAGAAGCTGTTGTTACAAATTCTACGACAGAAACAACACTAGCAGAGAAGTCTGCTACTGAAGTTTCCAAAGAGGGTAAAGTTATTACAGTTAAGAATCCTGATGTTGATTTACATTTCACAAAAGGTGAAACTGGAAACGGTACTGGAAAATATGTGAATTTTAAGGTTGAGTATAAAAATGTTAAAATTCCCGATAACGTTGCTGTAAATGAGGGCGATGAAATTGTCTTTAATATGCCTAAGGAAGTATCATTCCGAACAGATTTTGATTTTGATGTAAAGAATAATCTGAATGAAACGGTGGGGCACGCTCAAGCAAGTGTTGAAAAAGGAACGGTAACAACAACATTTAATGATTATTTTTCAAAGCATCCTCTAAATAAAGAAATTGCTATGATTTTTGACGCTAAATGGACTGAAGCAGTTACATCAGGTGAAATCACACATCCGAATTTTGATGGTACAGTAAAAGAAGTTCATGTTGACCCAGAACCAGAGCTCGACCCTGGTAAAGAGAAATTCTCAAAATGGGGTTCCCAAGACTCTTCTGATGCTCAAGTTTTAAATTGGACGTTACGTTTTAATCTTGCAAAAGACAAGTTAGAAAACATTATTTTACAAGACCGTTGGTCAGCTAATCAAGAATATGTACCAAACAGTTTAGAACTTAGAACAGTTGAAGATGTAAAAACTTGGACAGGGGATGTATCTGCTCAAGAATATTTAGATAGTTTCCATGTATTAAATAATGGTTTTGATTTAAAGATTAAAACACTTCAAAAGTTGATGTATATTAACTATAAAACTCGTTTAAAATCAAGTGTTAAAGAATCTACTGACCCAATCAATGCAGTTTGGTTGGCAGCTAATAATGATAATAAATTAGCAGATAATTACCGTGCAACTATTTCTCTAGTTGGAGGTAAAGGAAAAGCAATTGGCGAAGCTGAAGATATTCCAACACCTACGCCAAAGCCATTGAAACCTACCCCAACACCAGAAACAGATGGTGAAAAGCCAAAAGAAACACCTAAGGAAGAAGAAAAGCCAAAAAACGAAATTCCAAAGGAAACACCTAAGGAAGAAAAGCCAAAGAATGAGATTCCAAAAGAAACTCCTAATCCTAAAGAAACACCTAAGGAAGAAACTCCAAAACCAGATAACAAACCTAAGGAAACTCCAAAAGAAGTAGATAAACCGAAAGAAAATCCTAAATCAAATGACAAGCCTAAGGAAGAAGAAAAATCAAAAGAAACTCCTAAGGTTGTAACTGAAGAAAACAAAAAACAAGCAAGTAAAAATACATTACCAAATACTGGTACAGAATCTAATTCAATCCTTGCTATTTTAGGAATGATTTTCTTCATGTTAGGAATCAAATTAAAACGTAATGAAAATTAACAAAAAAAGGCACAGTTTTACTGTGCCTTTTTTATTTTTTAAAATAGCTTAAAACGCTTTGAGAGCAATAAAAAACAGCTCTTGTACAATTTATCAAGAACTGTTTTTCATGTTATTTTCTATTCTTATATGACGATATAACGCATATCAAAATCAGTTATAGAAGTGTGAAATCAATAGCAAAATAGATACAATAAAGAATAATGAAAAAGTAATAATTCTAAGTTTAATAGTTATTTTAGGAGTGTGAGTTTCTCCATTAAAAGCATTTCCTAAAGTTTCTTGTTTTGGTGCTTGCAAGAAGATTAGTAAGGAAATTAACAACATAATAATCAAAGTAAATATAGTCATGTTATCTTACTCCTTTAAATATAGGTTGGTAATTATTTTTTGCAGTTAATCCAGCAATTTGGTGACAAATATCTTGGATAACTCCAACCAAAATAAGAATGTTAATACCTGTTAATGATAATCCTAATTTGATAGGTGAAACAATTTCTAAAATTAAAGAAGTAATAGCAATAATTGTTAGAACGGGAGCACCGATGTTTGTGATACCGATAACTTTGTTATTGATGTATTGTTCAACATTATCATTAGTAACACCCTTTATATACATAGAGCTTTCTCTTAAATTCTTAGTAAGTTCTTCCCCGTCAATCTGAACGAGATTATACAGATAAGAAAATACAAAGATAAGGATAGAATAGAATAATATTCCAGTCCAAGTTGAATAATCAGTAAAAGTCCAAATGTTACCAGTAATTTGACCGATAGACCCAATTATTGCTAACAAACTTGAAGCAAAGATGATTGGCATAACAGAACTTGCAAGTAATTTGACTGGTAGATAATGAGCTTTTATATTCACATTGTAATTTTTTGATTGTAGTGGGAATGTATATTCTTTCTTGTTTGCAAAATATGAAATTACAATAATAATTAAATATCCAGCAACTGCTAGAGCAACAGATTGAATATATGGATTAAAATTGTTAATATAATATTTTTTCATTTCATATATATTATAAAATTGTCCCGGCAATGCAGTTAATATACCAAATGCAATAATATTAGATTGACCGTTTCCAATACCCATTTCATCAATTAAACTTCCTAGATAAGAAACAAATAATCCACCGCTTGCAAGTATAATTGTAAGCAATATTTTAGTATTATTGTCTGCTGTTATAGAAACACCTAATGTATGACTAATTGTTGGAGAGAAAAGTATTCCACAAGCAGTCAAAATGCCAAAGATAAAAGTAAACAATCTAGTGTGTTGTGCTAGTTTCATTTGTCCAGCAACACCTTGTAAAGATAATTTCTTATAATAAGGAACTAATCCTTTTGAAAATAATTGAATAAGTATAGATGCAGTTACATATGGAGAAGCACCAAGTGCTAATAATCCCAATCTACTTAACGAACCACCAGAAGATAAATTCATTAAATTAGCAATTGCTGATTGATTATTTGAGTAATTTATCTTAATTCCCGGTAAAGTAACAAAAGTACCGAACTCAAATATTGCAAGCATTAAGAGAGTAAATAATACTCTATCTCTTACTTGTTTAGTTTTTATCCATTTCACTTAATTTTCCCCCTTTTTTGAAAGTTTGATTCTGTTTTATTCGCATATACATTTCTAGTTTTTAGTGCTGTATAATCTTTTAAATCAAGAATTGCTTCAATAGCAAGTTCATAAACTTGTTGTTTGAATTTTTCATACAATTCATTAGCTTCATTTTGATAAGTAATAATAGGATTTTTACCATTTTGACCACGCCAACCAATACCTGATTTAAGTGCTTCTAATTTATCAATATGGTCTACCCATGCCTTGTCTAAAGAATATAATAACACTTCCTTAGCAAGAGCTCTTTTTGCTTTATCATCAACAGTTAAGAAATTAAAGTTGTTTAAAGCTTCTTCATTTCCACTCAATGCTTCATACATTAGTTCTATAACATAATTATCTTCATCATGGAACGATTGAAGTATAGTATTTCTAGTATTATAAAAAATATTTCTTTGTTCTCTTATAACATCATCAAATTTCAAAGCACTTCTACGAGCAGAATAGCTATTGCTTTCTAATTCTTCTTGAATTGATTTAAAAGCTTTGATGAATTGTTTAGGTAATGGGTTAGTTAGATTGAAGCGTTTCATAAAGTCAACATTAACACGTTTGAAAATTGAATCTTCAAGGGAAATAATTGTTTCAGTACGACCTGGTGCACCTTGTCTTGAAGTTCTTCCTTTTAATTGATTGTCTATTCTACTGCTTTCGTTTAATTCTGTAAGGATAACAACTAATTCAGTATCATCATCTACTTTAATGTCAGTACCTCTACCTGCCATATTTGTAGCAATTGTGATAGCATTTTTTGCTCCAGCTTGAGCAATAATTTTTGCTTCTTCCTCATTTTGTTTAGCATTTAGTACTTTGTGTTTCAATCTTGCTTTACTTAATCTCTTAGATAATAATTCACTATCTTCAACTGATACTGTACCAACAAGGACAGGTCTATGTTCTTTGTTATGATAGATAATTCTTTCTACAACATAATCCCATTTCATTTTTGCAGTAGTAAAAGCAATGATTTCTTCATCTTTTCTAATTAAAGGTTTATTTGGTTGAATAGGAATTACTTTCAAGCCGTAAACTTCTTGAAATTCGTTTTGTTCCTCAATAGCAGTACCAGACATACCAGAAATTTTATTATATAATCTAAAGTAATTTTGTAATGTTATTGTAGCAATAGTTTTATTTTCTTCTTTAATCTCTACACCGTTTCTCAAGTGTTTAGCTTCTAATGCTTGGTGTAATCCATTTGAGAATCTTCTACCAGGTTGCATACGACCTGTAAATGAATCAATGATACATACTTCTTTGTTTTTACCTTTTGTGATGGCATAATCAACATTTTCTTTATAGATGAAATTAGCGAGCAAAGCTTCGTTAATCAAGTGCATATATCCTATATTATCTTCATCATAAATATTAACAAGATTATAAGCATTTGCAACTTTTTCAGCTCCAGCATTAGTTAAACTGACTGAACGGCTTTTGTAATCAATTTTCAAATCAGTTTCAGGTGACAGTGTAGATACAATATTCTGAGCTTCCATAATAGGCCCAGCAGGACTTTTTGAATCTTGCCCAATAATTAGAGGAGTTCGTGCTTCATCAATAAGAACAAGGTCTACTTCGTCAATCAAAGTAGAATTGTAGCCATGTTGATTTACTCTATAAGAAAGATTTGGTACCATATTATCTTTAAGATAATCAAATCCAAGTTCATTAGCAGTTGAGTACATAATGTCGCAATCATAAGCTGTTCTCTTTTGTGTAATATTCATTTCATTCAGATTGAGACCAACTGTAAATCCTAAACTTTTATATAAGGGCTCCAATTCTTCCTTATCACGTTTAGCTAAATATTCATTAACTGTAACAACATGAGTAGGCGCTATTGTTGCATTTAATATTGTAGGAAGAGCACTTGTGTATGTTTTACCCTCACCAGTTCTCATTTCAGCAATATTACCCTCATATAGAGCAATTGCACCGTGTAACTGGACATCATGCAGAGTAATATTGTAAAGTTTTTTGAAAAGCGCATATACAATAGCATACACATTCTTTAAGTTTTCATTTGCTTGCTCTATTGATTGATTTTTATATTTTTGAAATTCTTTTGATAACTCTTCAGTAGACAAATTTTCCAAATCTTTAGAGATAGATTTAATTTCATCAGTAATTTTATTTAATTTTTTAGTATAATGTTCTGTTTCTTTATGGTTAATCCATTTAGTAAATCTGTTCAAAATCTTACTCCTTTTCTTTAGTTTTCATTTAATTCGGATATTTATATTATTCTAAAATATTTTTTAAATATCAAGTAAAAAGTAGAATAATATAAAAGAATACACCGAAAAAAGGAAAGGATTTAATATGTCTATTTATAAAGAATTACAAAAGAAACACCCAGAAGTAACGGGTAAATTGATTGTTACTAAGAATAAAGATAACAAAGTTATCGTGTCAGGTCAGCTTAATGCAAATAATATAGAAGAGTTAAAGAATAATTTAATCAGCATTCTATTGAAACAATATAAACAAATTGTATCAATTGCTGGAGTCAAATTTAACGAAGGTTTTACAGTTATTGAAGATGAAGTAGTAACAACAAATCATCAAGACAAAAATAAAGCTGGAGCAGTAAAAATTCTATATAATGGAATGCTACCTGTATCAGCGATTAAAAAAGATGAAAAATTTAAGTTATTTACACAAATCAATTTTGATAAAATGGACAATGCAGTAATTGAATTGAAATTTATTGCTCCTATCATTTTGGATTCAAATTTAAATATTATTGATGGTAATATGCGTTATGATTTAGCTGTTAATAATAACATTCAAGAAGTTCCAGTAATTATTATTGATGATAGCGGTCTCAAAGCAGATATGTTAAGACTTATCTTAAATCGCTCATCAGAGTTCCAACGTTGGAATTATGATGCTGTTTCTCCGTTTGTTGATTCAATTCCAGTTGCTCAACCGATTTTAGAACCATTAGGTTTCTTTGGTGAAAAATTATTACCAGAAAGTTATTTCTCAAATACTATGTTTGAGTATAAGATTGATGTATTTAATAATCAACAAGGTAAATATACTCAAGATACAACAATTGCAGATTGGGCAGAATTTAGAAGAGCAGAAATTCAAGCTAATCAAGAAGCAATTAAAAAACAAAAAGAAAAGAAAAAGAAACAAAAAATGAAAACACGTGGAGCAAAATCATTGTTTGATTTGTTCCAACCAACTGAAGATGATTTTGTAGAAACTTACAACATGGACGAAGAAGTTCAAAAACAAGTGGACGAAGTTAGAGAAGTTGCAAGTAAAATCACTGAATCATATGACAAAGAAAGAAAAGCAATCATTGAAGAAAAAGGAATGAAATGGCAAAACAAAACTACTCAATCAAAAACTAAAGCTGCTAATAAACGTGAAGAATTTATTAACTATGTAAATTCATTAAATATTGAACAAGAATTAAAAGACGAAATCTTCAGCAATATGGATACGTTTGATACTGAGAAAGAATTAAAAGATTATGTGAAAGGAATTTTAGAAAGTGATGAATAAAAAATATTTAATTACTGGAATAAATGGTTATATTGCTTCATTTATGACTAAATATATTAAAACCTTAAATCCTAATTCAGAAATTTATGGAATACTTCGTAAGGGTAGTTTATTAAAAGAGGAATTAACAGACCTTGTGACAGATTTAGCATGTTATGATAAGAAAAAATACTTATATTTAGATAGAGATAATAATGAGTTAGATTTTTCAAAATTTGATTATGTAATTCATTTAGCAACTAATTTCAAAGGTGATAATTCGACTGAATCAATTGTACAATTATTAGAAGATAATTTACTTTCTACGATTGCTCTATATAAACAAATTGAAAAATCAGACAAGCAACCTCATCTTTTAGTTGCATCAAGTTGGTCTGCTTATAAAAATTATGGAGAATTTGCTCCGGCTAATCCATATTCAGCAACAAAATATTTTGCTGAAGATAGTTCTAAAATGTTTAATTTAGAAAAGCTAACATTTTTAAGAATTTCAGATACTTATGGATTGAATGATACTAGACCAAAAATCCATAATTTACTTACAAGGAAAGAAAATCCAATTAAAGCTCTTAATTCTCCAGCAGAACAAAAAATCAATATGACACATATTGAAGATGTTACAAGAGCTTTCTTACATTGTATTGAGAATGAATACTTTGATGTAGCAGATTTATATTACAAAAAAAATGAAGTTACTTTAGAAGAGTTAGTTAAATTGCTAAAATTAGAAAACGTAACGTTTGGTGACAAAGAAATTGCTGAATTACCAAATCAAACTAAAGCAATTCCAAACTTCAAATTAAAACATAATATAAAAAATATTTACAAAGATTTAAAAAGGGGTGAATAAATGGAAAAAGGCTATAAAAAGATTTCAGATGATTTAATCTTAACTCCACAAAACAAGATTTTATATAATGACGGTATTGAAGAGTTTACTGATGAACAGATTGCAGAATTAAATCAAAAAGAAGTAGATGAAAATAACAAAGCTTTAGAAAAAGTCTTAGAAGCGGGTTATGTTAAATTTCCAGTGTTCTTTAGAGACCCTTATGACAATCTAATTGAATCTGCTTATTATCTTCCACCTACATTTGAACCATCATGTAAAGAGGGATTTGTGGATAAGCACAAAATGAATTTCAATATTTATATCCCATCTTATGGTCGTGCTGGTACTGCATATACAGTAAAGATGTTGGAAGATTTTAATGTTGGAAATTATTATTTAGCTATTGATGCTACACAATTTGAAACATATACTCAACATTATGACATGAAACATATTATCATTAGAGATACTTCATTTAGAGGTGTTGATAAATTAGATATGCTAACTTCTAAAAAATCGCCTAATACTTATCATGGAACAGCTGGATTGTATAATTCATTATTATATTTCAGTAGAAGTTTGGGTGAAACACATTACTGGACTATTGATGATGATATGATTGGTTTGGCAATGAAAGCTTACAAGGGAAATTCAGAATTTAAAGATGGTATGGCATATAACAAAGATGATTTCTACCGTTGTAGCCACATTCTTGAAAGATATGGTTTCTCATTCACAAAATTTATGAAATGTTTAGAAGATTTAATGTTAAAAGCTCGTAACCCTGGTTTCCTCGGATTAGAAAAATTTGGTTTAGTATTCAATCTACCTGTTTCATGGCGTATGGGAACTCGTTTGTATTCATTCTATTTAACAAACAATAAAAATCAAATCAATCATTACGGACAACATAATAATGATGTTATCACAAGTTTAGGAATGAGCAAAGCGGGTTATGTGAATATGTTGTTTGAAGGTATTTATTACAATTCAGGCCCAACTCAAGCAGGGGGCGGATTGACAGAAACGTATAAGAAGTTTGGAACATTAGATAAGGGTAAAGTATTAGTAAATGCTATGCCTGATTGCTCTAAGATTTCTTACAAATATAATCGTATTCATCACACTGTAAACTATAACAAGTACAATCAACAAAGACTTGTTGGAGCTGCTAAAAAAGAATAAAATAAATAAAAAATAACCATGAATTTCTCATGGTTATTTTTCTTTATAAACTGCAGTTTTTCAGCAGTAAGTTAATTCATGATAAATATATCCAAATCCAAATAAAACTGTAGTGAGCTGTTAGTTTCAGCGTGTAGTGTTATTTAGAAGTCACCTAACGGTTGTTCTGGTAATAATTGAGAAACAATCATCTTAAATGAGTTTTTAATACCCTCATTGTAGATAATTTCATTCAATGAATGATGATTTGCTTTTGTAGTAATAAATTTAGGCATATTAGGAATGAAGCCTAAGATTTTAATACCGTGAGAAGCTCTTTCAATTTCTTTAAGTTCAATACCAGTATCTGGAATAAATTTGTTTATGATAATACCGACTTTATTTTCATCAATTGTATTCTCTCTTAATGGAGAGTAAACAAATTCTTTAATCCAACGGCCCATACCTTGAAGTGATGAAATACCCATATCACTTACAAGAACAATCTTGTCTGACATTGGATAAGCCACTTCTGAAAATAGTGGGTCTAAATAATTAACAGATGTATCTAAGATAACATAATCATACATAGTTTTAAGAACTTTTATTACTTCTAAGTAGAATGCTGGACTAATTGCTTCAGCATTTTTTGGTGTTTTAGGAGCAAATAAAAAGTCAGTATTAGATTTAGGGTTGTGATAAATACCCTCTTTAATGTGTTCTTCTGTTAATTTTTCTGAGTTATCTTTTCTTGCAATATATACATTAACAATGTTAGGGCTTGTTGCATTGTTAAGATAACCTAATTGTCCGTCTTTAACATCAAGGTCAACAGTAATGATTTTTGGAGCATGGTCAATCAATCCTTGTTCAAAGGCTTTTTGTCCAGCTTCACTTAGGAAAGCACCAATACCTGTACTATCTGTTGATTTACCAGAACCACCTTTAGATGAAGTTACAGTAATAACTTTACCTTTTCCAGTTGATTCATAGTTTAGAATTTCTTCATCAGTATCTTCTTCAAATCCCTCAATCTCGCCCATACCATTGTCTGTATCAAGAAGTTTGCTAACAACTTCTTGTGTATCTTTTGGAACAAGTGGTGAATCTACATATTTTTCAATTGACTCATATAATTCATCAAGTATCGTATCTCCATAATTTACAAAGTAGAATGGAGTATTAGCATTATATGAATCATCATCTTTAGCCAATTCAAATTGTTTGTTTTTAATTGCTGTTCTGATTTTATTTTCTTCAGTAGCTCTATCTTGTGGTGGAATTAAGATGTTAATTACAGAGTATGGAGCTAAGAAGGCTGCAAGTTCTGCAAATAAATCTGGGTCATTATTGAATAGACGAGAAAAAAGAATAACAACAGAAGTGTCTTTTGAAATAGCTCCATTATCGTTATCTAATTCTCTTTCTAAAGCCCCAACATTTTCAAGTGGAATTTGAAAATCCCAATTTGGTTCCATATCCACAAAAGCTCTATAAACGACTTCTGGTCCTACAAAAGCTATTTTATGTTGCATAATTTTCTCCTTTAAAAATCTTTTATTTTTCAATTGAAATATCGTATTTATATATATTATTCCACTATTTAAAACAAAAAAGAAAAGCTATCGAGCTTTTCTATTTTTGTGTTTCTAATACTGCATTTGGGTTAGTATCAAATATTTCAGCCCAACCATCAGGTGCCATAATCTGTACAATACCAGCATTTCCTTGACAGTCTTTCATTAGACAAGTACCAGGTTGTAACTCTGGTAATATAGAAGCCCAACCTGGGTCCTCTAAACGCATAGCAGTTACAGTCATTTCATTATCTCTTTCATCATTATTACGGAAAGCAAAACGAGTTGTAATAGTATTATCTAATGAAGCGTTATCTCCAAAGTTCAAGTGTTTTGGTGATTGTGAAATCAATAATACACTCATGTTAAGTGAACGCCCTAATAGAGCAACTTCACTCATCATAGCTTTTCCTTTAGGAGTACTTGCAACAGACCAAGCTTCGTCAATTACAAGAGTTTTTCTAATTTTTTTGTCAGAACGCATAGCGTTAATAACTTTCTGAGTTAATAAACTCATAATAGCAACAGAAATACGCTCACTATTACTATAATCATTAAATGATTTTTCTGAAGTTGGTAATGTCAATCCCATTAAGTTAGCAACGATTGTACCGTTAGAAACATCTAATTGTGTTTTCTTTGCTGAACGCATATCTCTACTTAGAAGTTTCCCAAGTCCAACTTGTAGATAAGTTTGTAATGTCATACCAATACTTCTTACTCTTTCATCGCCTCTGTAACGGTTCATAGCAGTAGCAACTGACATGAATGAAGGTCTATCATCTTCAACCACATCTTTGATAATTGGAATAATTGTACTTTGTAGTTCATCATCAATTCGACCAACTAAAGCAACAAGAATATCCATAGTCAAAGCTGTGTTTTCAGCTATATTATTTGTAAATGATGTTGGGTCTAGCATACCAATATTTTCATCACTAATTTTTCCATTAGCTTCTGCTACATTCCAAATGTCTACTTTGTTAATATACCCTAACTCATAAAGTTTGCGTAATGCAATAAAGTCACCTTTGGGGTCAAGGATAACTTGAGCTTTGTTCATGAGATTCCCATGACAAGCCAAAAGTAATCCAAGGAAAGTTTTACCAGACCCTGGTGAACCCGAAATAAATGATACTGGTGCATAGTTTTGTGAAATAGCATAATGAGAATCCCAAAATACAGGTGTTGGAGTTCCTACAATAGAAACTCCAATCATAGTACTTGTTGAATATTTACTCTTACTTACCATTTTTTATAGTCCTTATTTTAAATTTCTTAAATATTCAATATCTGACCTACGAGAAACAACAATAGAATTATCAATTTTATAAGTGTATTCTTTCTTTGCTGGTTTGTGGTCACAATAATATTTTGGAGAGCTTAAATAAAGTATTTGAGTTTTAGTCCAATCATAGAATGATTTACCACCCCAAATAGGTTTACTCATAATCGCAGCTAGACCAACTGGAGGGCCAAATATTAAGAATGCCGTCCATATATTCAAAGTATGTAATTTAACAATGAATAGGTATCCAACTGGTATTCCCCAAATAGCAAATGTGATAAATAAATAAACCCAAAAAATCAGTCTTACTGGTTTTTTAAATTTAATGTCAAATAATGAATAAATAAGGAGTTCTTTTGAGAATAGATTGGTCATATCCAAAACTCTTATTGGATAGTTGTTTTTTTCAGCCATATTCGACTCCTTTTTATTTTTGAATATCAATCAAAATATCATTTAGCAACAGGCATTCTAAGGAATTTGTGTGATTTATAGTTATTTAAAATAACTTGGTCAGAAGTGAAATTAAACACGCCATTCCAATCTTTAATTTCAACTGTTGGAGCTGGATAAGGTAATCTTGTTAATTGTTCCTTTACAGCATCCAATTGATTTACATAAATATGAGTATCTCCAGTTGTATGAATGAACTCGCCTGGTGTTAAATTACATTCTTTAGCTATAATATAAACTAATAAAGCGTAACTTGCAATATTAAATGGAACACCAATAGGGTAGTCAGCTGAGCGTTGATACAATTGACAATCTAATTTTCCATTTGTAACTTTGAATTGGAACATAGTGTGGCAAGGTGGTAATGCCATATTATCAATTTCTTTTGGATTCCATGCAGAAATAATCAATCGTCTTGAGTTTGGATTTACTTTGATTTCTTCAATAATATTAGATAATTGGTCTACATAGTCAAATTGTCGCCAGTTGTAACCATAGATTGGCCCCATATCATCATCTTTGATTAGATTATAACGATACACAAAACCATCTGTTGCTTCATAATCTTTAATTTTACTTAGTTCAAATTTTTCATAAATATTTCTTTCTCTAGGAGTTAAATCTTCATATTCTTTTAGAAGTAATTCATTTAAATCTAATCCTAATCGTTTGTTAAGTTCTTCTCTATTAAAGTATAATTCCACTTCACCGTTATAATGACTTACTTTAATAATCATGTTATTTTCAATGTAAAGTTCTTCTTCATCTTTGCTTAACCAAACACTTGTATCTTTAGAGAATACAGAACTTGCGTAGTAAGAATTAGATAATACAAAGTTATTCCAATCTTCTGTTTTGTAATACCAATGAGGTAAAGTTTTAACTTCTTTAATAAAAGTATTATAATCTTGCCATTCTTTTGAGATTGAAAAATCAGCAGAACCGAGATAAGCTTTTGTCATTAAATTAGCCCAAATCTTATATAATTTTACATCTAGTTCATCTTCAAATAATCTTTCAGCATTTTTATTGATTACTTCTATCAATTCGCCTTTTTCATAGATACATTCAACATATTCATTTTCTTTTCTAGTTTTTACTTTTGTCAAACCTCTATTAGTATTGTATGGTCTGCGCCATTGATTCCAAATAGGATTATTGACATCTTTCAAGTATTTTAAGTTAGTATCGCCTTGAATGAACCAAATAAGTTCAGTGATAATATTTCTTAAAACAGTCTTTTTAGTAGTTAATAGTGGAAATGAATTGCTTAAATCATATCTATTTTGTGTTCCAAAGATAGAGATGGTATCTGTATCTGTTCTATTTTCAGTTTTCACACCTTTTTTTATAATAGTTTCTAATTGTTCTAAATAAGTCCAATCAGCTTGTGATAATGTTTTAACATAATTTGAAACAGTTTCAAACTCTGATTCAGAAGTTTTTTCAATCTTATCATTAAAGATTTTATTTAAAGTTTTTAATTCATGTTTTTTATTTAGAATGAGCTCGTAATAATATGTATCTGATTTCAATTCAGATTTATCAAGGTGCTCATTCAAATCCAAAGAAGTATAATATTTCATGCAGTCATTCCTTTTATTTTCGTTTTATTTGTGTCTAGCTTGCTGTGTAGTGCAGTTTTGGGTGTTGTTAATATAAATTATCATGAATTACTTAAAACAGCTTAGACTGCGACTAACAAACAAAAAAGAAGAATAAATAAGCTATTCTTCTTCATTATTCTTTTTGCAAAAAGTATTAACAAAGTAATTCCCAAGAAGTATAGCGTCTGATTCGTTATCGTCAACATCTTTGCCAAATTTTTCTAATACTAAACGCATTGAAAATTCTTTGTATTCTTTACTTGTCATTTTGCCAAATTTGTAAAATTTTCTCCAAGTAGAAACATTGACAAAGTTTATCATATCATGAGTAAAATTACTTAACATAATTCCGTCAGCCATTGCTAAATTCTTAGCACCTTTTTGACTTACCACAACGTTAATATCTTCTATTGCAACAATAGTAATATTATATGTTTCTTTTAGCTTTGCAATTTCATCTTTCATGCAAATAGCTCTTGCTAAGAAATTTTTTCTGTATTCTCCCCCTTTAGGGGTGATACTTCCACTTTCGAGCAATTCATAATTTTGTAAATCATAAATTGCCCAACCTGTTGAAGTAGTTGAAGCATCAAGAGCTAGAAGGTGCTCTTTAATCATTTATTACCCTCTAAGAATTTTCCAAACTGTTTCATCAATTCAGAAAGAGAAGTAATTTGTTTTGTCATAGTTTCTTTAAGATTTGTAGTTAAATCTTCTTTAGTTAATGCTGAGGCACTTAATGAGTTAAAGATAATTTTCTTAGCATCCTCAAAAGTTTTAGAGCCGTAAGAAATTTCATTTTGTTGGGTATTGATTAGTTGAACTTTTGCAATCAATTTAAGCAATTGAGTTGAAGCGATTAAACGTTCTTTCATAGAAAGTTCAAATCCTAATTCATTTTCTTTCCCTTGTAAGAATGAGAAGATTTCTAGCAAGTGTTGTTTTGCTTTGTAGTTATCGTCAGTAACGATTTCTTTTGGTGCTTCAAAGAATGAGGCAGTATCTTTTGCTACACAAGATTCAATGAAAGCTTTTAATTGTTGTGGGTCATTATCTGGGTGTGCAGTAATGTCATTAGACAACAACCACTCTCCAGTATTGAAATTGTAAATACCCGCCAACACTTTAAGAGTATTTTCTTTACCACTTTGTAAATCTGGTTTTAATTCTGCCATTGGAATATTGACATCAAGGTGTGGTTTTCTTCTTTGCTCAAAACGATAAAGTAATTTAACACCCTTTTCTACAGCCTCAGTAGCAACTTTTGCCAAATCATAAGATTTACCAACATAACCACTTAATCCATATTTTGCATTTTCTGGTTTTACTTTAACGTTGATAGCTTTACCATTTGGTGATTCTTCAATTGTAGTTTCACCTACTGCAAGGTTTACTGCCACCTCACCAGCTTGACCTTTAGAAGTATCTCTACCTGTATCAACTATAGTTCCAATCCAACCATCTTTTAATTCTAAAGCCATTTCTAACTCCTTTATTGAATATTTATTTTTATATCATTTTAAAACAGTTTTTATTAAATTGTTTTATAGTTATATTATTCCACTTTTGAACCTAAAAAAGGTGATAAACTTAATAATTTATCACCTTTTTTCAATTATTGAAACATTTTTTGAAAGATTTCTAAGTCTTTAAGTTTCATTGCAAGTTGGACGATAAAACTCCATGTTTTTTCTAATGCCCAACCGATTGCTCCAATAATATCCATATTAAACTGCAAACAGATTGCGTACACAATAGCTGCAGTTATTACAAAATAAATATATCCTTTAATATGATTTGCTCCTTTTTGCATTTCAACCCCCGTTCTAATTATAATTTAAAATAATTTTTACAATAGCAAAAATTATAATCATTGTAAATATTGGAACAACAACTTTGTATTCAAAACTACTTCCAGCATGGATTCCACCCAATCTATATGTCCACCACCTCTTTCCTTTATGGGCAATTGGCCACAAAGCTGGAGTCCCCGAAACGGTTAGTGTGTCGCCTAATATATGGAATAAATATCCTAATGAAGTTAGAATAGCTATCCACGAATAAGCAATATCAGATGGCGAAAAAGCTAGAACAATGATTACAAAGACAATACTTGAACCAAATATAAAAACATATCCAAATAAATCTCTTTTGAGCTTTTTAAATGAATCGGCAAATAACGAAGCCATAGCTAATTGATAACAAATAATTAACCATGCTATAGCAAAGGGATAGATTGTAACTACACCTTCACCTAAAAAACTATCTTTCACATCAGTCTTAATAGAACTCAAGAAGTATACAATAACACCTACAACAATACTCGCAACAATAGTATGCCAAAATCCTCTGTGAGCATCTGGTTTGTCATTATCTCTATTTGTTTTTGTTAAAGTGTATATACCAACTGCACTTGCTCTAGTAAGTTTAGAAATGATTTTCCCGAAAGGCCCTAATGTAGAAATAGCTGTACTTTTTACGTTGTCAAAATCTGGCAATAAAGCAGCTCCAGCTATAACAATTGTTGCTCCTATTAACACGATAATATTATTTGATTTTAATATTGTGTTAAAAACAAAGTTAGGAAAGAACGCAACAAGCAGTAGGAAAAAAGCGATAGCAGATAGGGAGTGTGTTAAACCCATGAACCCTTTTTCATCTTTTAATTTTAATAATAATTTTTTGTTCATGCTACACCTTTTTTATTTTTTATATCACTAAAAAAAGCCTCCTAGAGGCTCTTTTTAGGATAAGATTTTAATATCCGAAGAATAAATCTTCATCATAAGGAATACCTTTCTTAGCACGACCTGTATATTCTTCTGCAATTGTTTCAGCGTCTTGGTCGACTACCTTAACAAATTCTGCTACAACTAAATCAGTAATTTCATCATCTTTTACTAATTCATGGAATTTACTTCCTTTAACACCTCTATTAGTTGAAGGCACTTCTTCCCCTTGAGTAAATTTATAAGATGAGTTTGATTTAGAGAATAGGATAGCATCATTAGCACCAATTCCAGCAGCTACCGATTTTTTGTCGTATTTAAAACCAGCAACAGTACCTGAGCCTGGGTTGCTTTCTCTAATAGTAGAGATAGGGAATTTAGCTAATTGACCGTCTTCAGCAATAATGTATAAATATTTTTCATAATCTTCTTCAGTTAATGGTTTAGCATAAATAATTTTCTCATTAAGAATCATTTTTGCAAGAGGTGATTTAATATTGTTTTTAACAATGTTTACATTACCAGCATCAGTAACGATTAAGACACCTTTGTAAGTTCCATTTAGATTACTTGGTAAAATAGTAACAAATTTATTTTCTTCTACACCTAAAAGGTTTGTTGAAGATGGTATATCTAAAGGAATTGCTTTAACATTAAGAGATTCAACTGTACCATCATTTTTAAGAACGTTAATTACTTCTTGAGTAGTAGCTTTTAATTCTGATTTGATAGGAACGTGAGTATTGAACGTTTCATCTAATGATTGTAAGATTGTTCCATTAGATAAAATATAAATAGTTGTATCTACATTCTTTTCTAATAATTTCATCTTATTTCTGCTTTCTTTATCAGCAAGTTTCATATCTTCTAGTGTAACGTTATCGATGAAAGTTCTACGCTCATCAGCAATTACTTTCTTAGTAGCTTTTAATTCTTCAATGATTGCTTCATCAATAGCAGCCTCATCATTTAGAAGATTTTCTAATTCTTCTGTTTCTTTGCGAAGTGCTTCAATTTCTAATAGGATTTTGTCCTTATCAGCTTTAGTTAATACAGAAAGTGATAGTTTTAGAACATAATCAGCTTGAGCTTCATTGATTCCAAAATGTTGCATAATGTTATTTCTAGCTTCTTCTGAACTTTCTGATTTTCTGATAATATTGATTGTTTTATCCAAATCACTTAATACAGAAGCAACACCAGAACGTTGTTCTAATTTTCTTGAATTATTATCTAATTTGTATTCAAGTTTATTGATGAAAGCTTCTTTACGTTGGTCAATGAATGTATCAATCAAATCAAACATATTAGAAACTACTGGACGGCCTTCATCTAAAGTTGTCATATTAACAGAGAAATTTGTTTCTAATGAAGTTAGTTTAAACAAATCTTCTAATACAAGATAAGGATTTGCCCCAGCTTTCACATCAATACTAAGAACGTTACCACGTTTCTTATCTGAAAGGTTTTTAGCTTCAACGATTTCAGTTAATTTATTTTTTGTTTCTTTAATTTTTGAAATTTCTTCTTTGATTTTTTCAATTGAGATTTGGTAAGGGAACTCAGTAAATACAATCTCATGTTTACCTCTTGGTAGTGCATTGATAGTATATTTACTTCTTACTAGGAAACTTCCTTTACCAGTTTCATAATATTCTTTAATACCATCTACTCCAAAGATTTGGCCATGTGTAGGGAAGTCTGGCCCTGGCATTACACGAATCAATTGGTCAACAGTATTAAGTTTTCCTTGCATACGTTTGATTACAGCATTCATTACTTCATCTGGGTTATGTGGAAGCATGTTAGTAGCATAACCAACGGCAATCCCTTGTCCACCATTGATAATGCTGAAAGGCCATTTTACAGGTAATGATTTTGGTAGTTTTTCTGCCCCAGTAAAATTTGGTACCATTTCAACAGCATGATAGTCAACATCTTCTACCAATTGTTCACCAGCAGGAGTAAATTTAACTTCATAATAACGGTCAGATGGTGGAGTATCACCAGTTTGTAAACCAAATCCACCTTGTACTTCAACAACTGGAACTCTTGAATGGAAATCTTGAGCAAGTTTAACCATTGCTTCAGTAACAGAAGATGGTCCGTGTGGGTGATAATGTCCTACAACGTGGTTATAAACAGTTGCAGCTTTCATAGTTGGTTTGTTATTTTTTAATCCTAATACCCACATAGTCCAAATACCACGTTTTAAAACGGGTTTTAACCCGTCTTTACCAACTAAGGCACGTGATTGAATAACATAATGGGCATAAGGTAAGTAATTTTCATATAAGAATGGTTTGATTGGTTGAACAATAATTTTACCAGCAAACTTATCTAATGCAAATTTTTCTTTATTCTTAGCCATTTGTACCTCTCTTAATCTTTTGTTGTTTTGCTATCAATGTCAATTTTAAAGCTGGAATTTCAAATAATAATTTAGAGTCAATTTGTCTATGATTAAATGTTAATACAGCATCTCCTAACATAGTTAATGCTTTTAGAATCATAGCTCCAGTCCAATTTTTAGCAATTTGAGTAGAAATTTCATTATTTGTAGTTACTCCACTTACTTCTTGTAAAGCAAGTGTGAAGTGTTCATACAATGAAGCAATAGCGTCATTAAAGTTTTCTCCATCTGAGCCCATTTCATTGATAATAGCTATTGTTTCAATAGTTTCCCCATAAATAATATGTTCAATACATTTATCAATCTTACTTGTTTCCAATTCACCAGAGTTAATGAATTTTTCAAATAAAGAGATTGAAGTACGAACTGACCCTTTTGCTTTTTTAGCACAATATAAGATTGCTTCTTTATTGATTGGAATACCTTCTTTTTTAGCAATTTCAATCAAGTTTTTAGCAAGGTCTTTTTGTTTTACGGGTTTCAGTGAAATGTTTTGAGTACGAGATAATACAGCAGGTCTGATTTTATCTAATTCAGTTGTACAGAAAATAAATAAAGCATTCATATTTTCTTTTTCCAAAGGAATAAGCAAAGCGTCAAATCCTTTAGGACTTAAATTATGGTACTCGTCAATGATAATAACTTTCTTATTGATTGCTACTTTTGTTTGAGCATCTTGTACAATTCTTCTAACAGTATCAACTTCTCCATTGTTTGCCATAGAGAAGTATTGAACTCCAATTAGAGTATCAGAGTCAATAGCTCGACAAGTAGGACATTCATTACATGGTTCTAAATCTTCACCAACATTTGGGCAGTTCAATGTTTTAGCAATAACTTTAGCAATAGTCGTTTTTCCAGTCCCAGCGGGGCCAGAGAATGAATAAGCTGTTGGAACTCTATTATTCTTAATTGCTTCTTTGATTTGTTTTACAGCAGAGTCTTGACCAATAATACCAGCCCAACCTTTTGGCCTATATTTTTTGTATAATTCAACATATGTCATTAAGCTCTACCTCCAACTTCAGACAAATCAGCTAGCATTGCAAATTTATCTTCTCTAATATTTGGTTTAGGTGCTCTACCTAATCCAACTAAATAACTTGCCCAAGAATTGTACGGACCTTTCTTGAATGGGAAGAAGTAATCATTATTGATTGCTTCATCTAATTCACGGTCAACTTGTTCTACATCTTTAATCACTTGTTCTCTTACTTTTGGATTGTGATGGTCAACATGGATAATTGTTGGTGTTTCAGCACAAGGGAAAAGTAATGAAGTTTCTTCAACAGTAGCACCTAATTGTTCTAACAACATTGCATAAAAAGTTTGTTGTCGCCAGTAATCAAATGGATTAGAAGTGCTAATTTTAACATTTGGATTAAAGTTTGAAATTTTCTTACCAGTTTTCCAGTCTTGTACTTTCAAACCATTTTCGCCCTCAACGATTTTATCAATAAATCCTAAGCATTGTCGGTTAGCATTTCCTAAAGTTCCATTTACAAATAATTCTAGGCCGGGTTTGCTTTGCCCCATAATATACATTGTAGCAATTTTTTCTTTTTTCGCATCATCAAGCCATGCTCCAATATAAGCTTTCAAAGCTCGTTTGTACCATTCTTGATTTTCCTTATCCTTAGCGAAATCTTTATAATCATCTGTCAGAGTTACTTCTTTTGATACTTTTAAAAGATTTTCTCTAGTTCGTTCTTCTTGTGGGAGAGCAAAGAATACTTCCATAGTAGAGTGGAACCAATTCCCTCGTTTAAGATGAGTAACATCGGCGATTTCAACTTCAGGTTTAATAAATTTATCCAAGATATAATCAGCTGGCGAATTTAACCAATTTCCAATCATACTTGGTGATAATTTAATTTTATCAATTTTCTTTTGTAAATCAGCGTCTAAAATATAAACACCATTTGGAGTTACTTTTATTTTTTTAAATAGCATTTTATCTCCTAACTTCTATATTTAATCTATTGTATAGTTATATTATTCCTTTTTTTAACCGAAAAGAATCATCAAAAATATAGCAATTCCATTTGCTGTAGCATGAGCAATAATATTTGTTCCAATCCATTGAGTTTTTCTGTAAATAAAAGCAAATAAGAAACCAGACATAAATACAACTGATAAGTTATATATAGCGTATAATGGCGATTCTAAATTTTGCAAATGTAACAAAGAGAACCAAAAAGCAGAATTGATACAATAAACAGAAGTCTTAATATTGTCAGTTATTTCATAGAAAAAGCCTCTAAAGAATAATTCTTCTACAATTGGTGCTATAATGACTGCAATTAAAATCATAAATATAGCTGGCATATTTTGAAGCAACTGAACATTTGACCCTACAGTTGTATTAGTTGGTATAAAGATACGATAAGTTACTTGTTGAAGTATAAAAATACCCATTCCAGTAGCAAGTCCAATCATAACATTTGAAACACTTGCTTTGCCAAATAATTTTTTATAATTGATTTTTCTTTTCTCTTTCTTGTAGTAAATAAATGCTACTATAAAATAAGAGATGAAAATGCTAAAAATATTATACATAGTTAAGGGCACTCCCTTTGGTATAATATTTATACCCATAACTTGAAGTAATGTTGAAATGAATATAAATAAAAATGTCAAAATAAGTGTTTTATTTATGTAATTAAAATTTTTTTTCAATTTATATTGCTCCTACTCGTTTTTATATGTGTTATATCGCAACTAAGCTGACTCTAAAACAGTCAAAACTGATTTTCGATAAATGTATCGACTTTACAGTAAAACAGCTTAAAACAGCTTAAAAACGAATAAGCACTACCTATAAAAGGAGTGCTTACTAATTTTAATTCAATGTGTTGCTCAATACTAATTCTTCAATTTCTGAAATGAATGAGTCGTCAACATCAATTACTGCTTCAATGTTAATGTACTTGTCATTTGGATTTTCAGTTCCCTCATAATCATGTAAAGAATTTTTAAGGAAGTAATTACGGATTAAATCCTTTTGACTAGAAAATAGTTTATCTTTAATCCAATACTCTTTTAATTCAATTGTACCATCTTCTTGTGGGTATTCTAACATAAGGTACCCTGGTTTTTCCTCTAAGAAGATAAGTTTAGTATTGTTAGCATAATTTTCTTCAAGAAGTTGGATTGAAACTCGTTTTAGAGTAGAAATCAACTTCCAATTTTCTAATAATAAAATAGTATTATCAAATGAAACTTCTGAGCTTGAGCGAATTACAAATTTTCTATTGATTAAACGTACATTTTTATAAGTGTTATCAATTAGAGAAGCAATATCTTTTACAATCTCAAAATCTGGTCTTAGCATTCCTACATTGTACATATTGATAAAATGGTCAACGTTTGGAAAATGATTATTTGCTAAGATTTCATTTAATTTGTTTACAGCTTCATCATTTACTGGAATCAATGTGGTCATTTAAATCTCCTTATTCTTTAATTTCAATTAGATTATCTTTGATTAGATTTTTTTCAGTGTCTTTAATATCTGTATTTTCTTTGTTGTTTACACATTCAGCAAATACATCTTGAGACCCTTTGATGATTTCAATATCACCAGATTCACAAACAACAATATTTCCTTTAGCATCATAAAATGCTCTTTGTAAGTTAATCTTTGCTGATTTATCAGAAGTTACTTCAAAGATGATACCACCGGAAGTTTCTTTCTTGAATGTGAATTTTATATCAGATTTATTTTCTGTTTGTTCAACTTTAGCAGTTGTTTCAGCATTATTATTAGTTTCATTCTTAGGCTTCGTTAAAAGAGTGAATGCTACAAAGATAATTAAAAACAGTGCAAACACTCCACCAATGATAAAATAATGCTTTTTATTTAACTTCTTATAATCAAAGTTAAATTTTTTCTTTTTCGTTTTTATTCGTCCTTTTTTCTCTTTTTTAGGTTTGGACTCTATTTCTTCTGTATCTTCATGAGTTGGTTCAGTTTGAATTGGCTTATCTTGAATATAAGGTGGTGATTGTTCTAATTCAACTTGTTCAAAGTCTGAATTATCATCTAAAAAATCACTATCTGTAAGTTCTTGGATTTCATCAAGTTCTTCAACTTCTTCATGAGGATTGAATGAATTAAAATCTTTTTCTAAGGACGGGAGTTTACGCTTTGGTAATGGCATATTAACTTCCTCTCTCTATATTTATTAAATCATTTTGGGTTGTACCCGGCATGAATTTTACATTACTTATATCGTCATAAGTTTTGTCTGGGTATACTAATCTAATTGTATCTTTTCCTTTATTTTCTTTCAATCTCTCTATATATTCTTCTCTTAATTTTTTGTATTTTACTTTAACTTGATGTACCAATTCACCATCATGAGATAATGCCACACGTTTAAGAGCAGTTATTTTTGGATTTCCATATACTTCAACACCGTTACGTTTGAATTTAGGTGTTACAATATCTACTTGATAAACAATGTTTTCAATAGGCATAGGAATAGCTTTAATTTGATTATATTTTTCCAATTTTTCTGGGTCGTTAGTTACTCCTAATTTTTCAGGTGCTAATTCCCCAAACTTTTGTATTGCTGTATATTTTTCAATACCTGCTAACAAATCTCTATCCATACGAAGTACTGCCCGAGATAATTTATTATCTGTTGTTACTTGCATATATTTACTTTTCTGTTTAGTAGTTTTGATTTCTACTTTAGGGAAAGTTACATAATGACCAACAACATTGACTTCTTGAGCATCTAAATGAACAGGTTCTTGTTCAATCTTATCTAATGGATGGCGAGATAAGAATAATTCTGTTAAATCGGCTTCATATTTTGCTTGTACAGCATATGAATATTCATCAGTATCTAATTTAATTTCATCTGAAGCTTCTACTCCACCAACTGAGAATAAGTTCTTTCTCTTGTTCAATTTTTCTTGTTTTTCTGCTGTCTTGATTAACTTATCAGCATTATCAACAATAGATTTACGAGTTACACCTAAACAATCAAAAGCACCTGTAAGGGCAAGAGCTTTTAGAGCACCTGTTGTCAATCCTTTATATTTAATCATTCGTGAAATAAAATCAGTAATTGATTTAAATTCACCTTTTTTATTACGCTCTTTAATGATAGACTCTGCTAATGATTTAGGGAATCTCTTAATTCCAGACAATCCGTAAATAATTATGTTTTTGTCAGTCATACTTGGTGTGATTAGAATGTCTGATTCATTTACTGATGCTGGTTGGATTTTTAAATTCATTCTCTTAACTTCAGCAATATATTCTCGGATTTTATCTGGTGTATCATTAAGTTTTAATGCAGCCGCCATAAATTCTACTGGGTAATGTGCTTTTAAATATCCAGCTATATAAGCATTTAGAGCATATGATACAGAGTGAGATTTATTGAAGGCGTATTCACCGAATGCTACAATACCTTCCCAAAGAAGATTTACTGCTGTTTCGTCATAACCGTTATCTACCATACCTTTAATGAATTTTCCACCAAGTGATTTCATTAAGGCCATTTTCTTTTTACCAATCGCTTTACGCAAATCATCGGCTTCTTTAGGAGTAAATCCAGCACATTCCTTTGCGATTCTCATACAGTCCTCTTGATAAACTACTAATCCATAAGTATCTTTTAATAATTCTTCAACTTTTGTACCATAAAAAGCTTCATGAACTGGAACACGAACATCTGGGTTATTTTTTCTTTGAGCAAATTGTAAGTGACTGTTTAGACCCATTGGACCCGGACGATACAAAGCAGTAACGGCAGCTAAGTCCATAAATTCTGTTGGTTGTAATTCTCTTAGCATTTCTTTAACACCAGAACTTGAGAATTGGAAAATGGCAGAGGTTTCAGCGTTGGAAAATAATTTATAAGTTAAATCATCATCTAAATCACTTTGCACTAACTCATTAACATCAATAGTAATCCCCCTTGTTTTTTGAACATTTTTAATTGCTTCATCAATCAAATCAACAGTTACTAACCCAAGGAAGTCCATTTTGATAAGTCCTAAAGCTTCGCAGTTGTAGTAATTCCATTGAGTTACTGACAATCCGTCACTTTGTCTAATTTGAACAGGTACAACTTCTTTGATTGGTTTAGAAGAAATAAGCATACCACAAGGGTGAACTCCAGTCTCTCTCATTCTACCATCAAGAACAGCTGCAGAATGAGCAATTTCTTCTAATTGTGGTGTGTTTAATTGAATACGCAAGTCAGCACCAGCTTCGTAATATTCAGAATTTGGGTCAAGCATGCTTTTAATAGTCATTTTCTTTTCTATAGCATCTGGTAATGTATTGCTAATTGCTTGAGCTTGTGCAAAATTTAAACCATAAATAGTAGCCATAGATTTGAAAGCATTTTTTGCTTTGAATGGTCCCGGTGTAATAATTCCAGCAACATTATCTGCTCCATACAAATCCATAACGTGTTCGATAGTTTTTCCACGACCAACTGTATGAAAGTCACTATCTACGTCTGGGTTTGTACCAGGGTCAATAATCTTAATAGATTTAATCTTTCTACTCATCTTCTACTACATCTCCAACTTCTAATTGATAAATATATTTTTCTTGGCCATTTACTTTTTTCTTTTCTGATACAATGATTTGCTCTTTCTCTCCGTCCTCATATTCAATTTCAAAGATTGCTCCACGGCCATCAGAGATAAAACGTTCAAAAAGCAAATTAAATCTAATCGGGTCAGTGTTTGAAATGTTTAATAGATAAGCAATTTCACTTCCCCCAACACTACCACGGCCGGGTCCGATTGGATAACCATTATTGATTGACCATTGTAAATATTCTTGTACTACCAAGAAGTATGAAATAAAGTCATTACTTAAGATAACTTCTCGCTCGAAAGCAATTTTTGCTCTTGATTCTTCTTGGATTTCTTTAGATTGATGAGCACGTTTTTTCTTAAAGCCTTCCTCAACTAAGTAATCAAAATATTCTAAATCAGAATTAAAGCCTTTAGGTAATTTTGGCTTAGGTCTTAAGTGTACATCATATTCAAGATTTACTACTTCAATCTTATCTGCAATTTTAATTGTGTTATTGATTGCGGGTAAATATGGCAAAGTTTTATACATTTGGTCATAATCAGCAAAATTTCGACTATTACCACCTAATGCTGGTCTTATTCCACCTCTATAAGTAGGAGTTTCTGACAACTTCATATTTGCTCCAACAGCCATAAAATGTTCTTGGTGGACAGCATCTTCTTTATCTAAGTAATGAACATCATTGGTCAATACTGTTTCAATGTTTAATTCTTTTGCTAATTTTGCAAGAGCTTTAGCAGAGTAATCGGGAATTGTTTGGTATTCCATTAGTTCTATGTAAAAATCTTCTCCAAAAATAGATTTCATTCTTGAAGCGTATTCTTTTGCTTTTTCAACTTGATTATAACGTAATCTAATATTCAATTCTGAATCTGGGTCACCCGATAAAACAATAAGTCCCTCTTTATATTTAATTAGTAAATCTAAATCAATTCTTGGTACAATATAAAAATGGTCTTGATGAAATGATTCATTCAGTAATAAAAAAAGATTATGTAATCCAGTATCATTTTTTGCAAGAACTGTTAAATGAGTATTAGCACCTCTATTAGGGATAATTTGTTTAACATTTTCTTGATAAACCACTTCACGCATAGGAAAACGTTCATTTGTAATTGGAGCCATGTTAAATTCTACACCAACAATGGGTTTAATATTTTCTTTCTTACATTCAGCAATAAATTGATAAATACCTGTCATAGTATTAGCATCTGTTAAAGCTAGAGCTTCCATTTCTAATTCTTTTGCTCTAGTAACATATTCTGTTATTGTTCCATAGCCTTTCAATAAACTGTTATCTGAGTGGACATGAAGATGAACAAATTTTGATTTTTCCATTTTGACTCCTTTTAAATTTTTATAGTTATAATTATTATTCCAAAAATGCTAGAAAAAAGCAATATTTTTATATTGCTTTAGTTCATCAGTAGCTGCAGTTTTGAGTAATTATGATAAATCATTCCAACCTTGTGCTAAACTGTCTTAGCAAGCAACTACAGCTGTTTAGTGTGTATTTAAGTTAATTGTTTGGTATTCTTTCTGCTTAAAAGATAAAATGAGAAAGAAGTTACAAACAGAAGTAAAATTGCAACAAATAAACTCATGTAAACAGATAAGTTTTTTGTATAAGCAAACAATAGAAAAACAATTGATACATCAATAGCTGGAATAGTAAAGCTTAACAATGCTTTGTGTTTATATTCTTTTTGTATCATTTCTATCATAGCAAGTATTCCAAAATAAAGGAAGAATACAGATGGTAGGAAAACTCCAGTCAAGCCTATATAATTTGGTTCTAACATAGTAGCAGAAATAGAAGAAATAACAAGCAATCCAATGAAAGCAAATAAATTAAATATAAATTTTCTTACAGTTCCAGCAAGGAACCATGCTACAACATTTGAATAAATCAACATTGCTATAATTGATGGTATTGAGAATAATGGCAAAGCAAAGATAACACTCAAAAAGAAAAATGAAGCAATTAGAAATGTAACCCATTGTTTTGTAGATTTGCTTAATAGATTTTTAAAATAATTCATTCAATCGCTCCTTAGTGTCCAGTTGAGCCGAATCCCCCAACACGTTTTCCATTAGCTGTATCACCGTCTGCAACAAGAAATGGTGCAAAGACAGCTTGTACCATACGAGTACCTTTTTCAATTGTTACTTCTTTATCAGTAATGTTAATAAATTGACCGTACATATGGCCCTCATTACCTGGGTTGTTATAATAATCCCCGTCAATAACTCCAACTGAGTTAACAAGTACAATTCCTAATTTTCTTACACCTGAAGAGCGGTCATATAAATAAAGAACTTCACCATCTTGCATATATGCTTTCAATCCAGTTGGAACGAGCTTGATTTCGCCTGGTTGGATTGTAACTGTTTCTGCAGCTTTTAAATCATATCCAGCTGCGTGTGCAGTTTCTCTAACTGGTAATAAATCCAATTCGTTTTTATATTCTTCTACTAATTCAAATCCTCTAGTTTTCATTATTTTTGAACTCCTTTACTTTTAATTTATATTCATCAAAGATAATCCATTTATTTCTTTCAAGTGATTTCTGCAATAAAACGTTTGTCTTATTATACAATTCTTCTTCAAGTACTTTTAAGTCATAACGTTGATTTTCTTCATTTGAGAAACAATCCAATAAATATTGGCATAATTCACCATATGATAACTCAGAGGCAACTTCCTCTGTTGAGTTATCATCTTTATATTTACAAATAATATTATAGTACATTTAGTCACCTTTATTTAATGATTTTTTCTTGGCCTTTATTTAGCAATGAAACACTTTCTTTATTGATTGGTTCTTGTACATCTTCTGTATAATTTTCCTTATCAATTTCCCAAAATGCTCTATAAGCACTATGTAAATCATAACTAAATGATGAGCGTTGAGCTTCAGTAGCTTCTACTTCTTCTGTCATTTTATATTTCATTCCAAAAGTCAAGCATTTTTGAATATCTTCTCTGAATTTACTCATATCTAATGCAGTTTTATTTTGTTTAGAAATATTGACCAAAGTGACTCTTAAAATTGGAGTTTGTGAAAAGTCAATTTTTTCAAATTCACTTGCAATTTTGTTTTCAATTTCTAAAGTACTTCTATTCTTGCATTGGATAATAATATCTTTTTGTAGGCGCTCTTCGATAATATGAAATTCGGGAGTCATTTCCTTTTGGTCTTTAATCGTCCACATAGTCCAACCACGACCTAATTTACATTCTTTATCTGAAAATCCTCTACGAATTAAACTACCACCATAAAATTGTTTTCTGTTTGAAGTATCAGTTAATCCATCTGTTGAAGATACCCAACCTCTTTCGTGAATGTGACCCATCAAGGTGTAATCCCAATCCATATTCATAATTTCTTCGGGGATAACAATTTCACGTGGTTCGCTTTCTGAATGAAGTATCATATTCATATTAGTATCATATACTGAACCATGTGTTACTAAAATATTAAATTTGCCCTTTATGGTCTTTAATCTTTTCATAGTTTCTTGTTGAGCAATAAACCCATGGTGAGATACAAAATGACATACAATACCAGGTGAAATTTCTACTACAACATAAGGTTCTGTATAAGAATATAACCCTAAAAGAGGTTCATCAATTACTGCATTTGCTGGAATTTCTCGGATGGAATCTTCAGCATCATGATTTCCAGCTATGTTATAAAATGGAATACCTGCTTTTACTAATTTTTGTAATATTTTTTTACATTGAATGATTGTATAAATACTTGGTTTAGGAGAATGGAACATATCTCCACTACAAATTACCACATCTGGTTTAGCTTCAATGATTTCATCAATCGCTTTATCTAAAGCATCATAACCATCTTGTTCTCTTAAATTTATACCTGTTTCATTATCTCTAAATTGCCCAGACCTATATCCTAAGTGACAATCACTAATATGTGCTATTTTAAATTCTTTTGTCATTGTTCTCCTTTCAGCTTTGTAACGGTGCATTACATTTTAATGCTATGTTAATCTTAGTTAATACATTTCTAAAATGATTATCTTTATCAATACATCTAAGTTCGCCTTTGTAATATAAATTCAATTCTGTTGTTTGTTTTAATATATATTCTAAAGTTTCAGATTTTGGATAAGTACCATTGCTTTCTAAATCTCTTATAGTACTGTTAATTGCATAAGCGTTTTGTTTTGGTAAATATTTAGTTACATCTCGTCTTGGAACACCAGATTCCAATAGAGCGGCTATTTCATAAGCTAATTGATAATGTCTATTCAACCAACTAATCAAACCAAACATAGGAACTTTATTATTTACCATTCTGTTATAACAATCCAAAGCTTGTGCTATATTATGTTTATCTAAAGCACCTGTAACATCCCATGGGAGTTTTACGCCACTCTTTGCTGGCAAATAAACAGCAACATCTTGAATTGAAAATTTTTGTATTTCTTCTTTTGGAATATTCTTTAATGCTTTTTCTAGCATAGCAAGAGCTTCAAAATTTTCTCCCACATATTCTCTAAGTTGATTTTTAATAGAAGTGTTGAGTGGTATATTTTTAAGTACATCTGTTTTTAATGTGTCTACTCTCTTTGAAGAATTATCCTCAATTGTACCATTAGAATATTCTACTAATGTTTTGATTGCAGCTAATCCAGCAGAAGATTCCTTACCGTTAATAGCTTTGTCTGGGTATAAGAAAGTTATAACAACTCCATTGCCCCACCATTTTCCATTGAATAAATGTTTATCTTCATTAAGTTTTTTCTTAGTAGGGATTAGTTTACTGAAATTGACTGCAGCTTGTGCTTCAGACAAATCCAACCAAACTGCCTGTACTCCACCGAACAAGTTTTTACTTTGTACTAAACCCTTTCTCCAAGTTGTAGATTTGATTACATCATCTTTGTTAATTTTCCATTTTTGGAATATTTCTTCTTGCCTTTTAAGCAAATTAGTGGAGCTTTTATCTATAATTAAAATTAAATTATTTTTCATATGGATAATCCTCTGTACTGTACATTATAGTATCTCTTTTAATTAGAAAATCATTATTACCTAATGAGTATTCATATAATGAGTCATTGCTTCTTCCCACGTTATCACCCATAACAAAATATTCATTTTCTTTTAATTTAATTTCTAATTCTTGTTCTATTTTTACTTTACCTTTAATTCTAATTCTTTCTTCTCCATTAACATAAACATAGTCAGAATCTATTTTAAGTTCATCATTTGGTTCAGCAATAACACGTTTGATTAAACTTTTATCTTCTTGATTAGACCATGATTTTGGAGCAATGAATGAAACAATGCTTTCTTTCTTTATGTCTTTCTCTTTGCGTAAAATAATAAAAGTGTTGTTATGTAAGGTCGGCTCCATAGATTGACCAGAAATAAGAACTAATCTAAATTGAGATAGAAAAACAAATAAAATAAAGAATAAAAAAGCAAGTGGTATTACATAATAGCTTTTTTTCATTATAGTTTCATTTCCTGTCTAATATTGAAACCGATTGTTTTCAGCGTGTCAAGTTCCAATCTAAGTTGATTAGCTTTTTGAGTTAATTCTCTAATCATTTCTGAAAGGTAAGCTAATCTTGCTTCTAACTTTTCACAAGCTAATTCTGCTAATATTTTCTTTTCAGTAGCATTTGCAGCTTCAACAGTTAAAATATGATAACGTAGTTTATGTTTGTATTCTAATTCAGTTTTAACTTTCTTTTGTGTGTATATATTTATTTGTTTGTTAATGTCATTCATTTGTAAGACAGTTGCTATCAAAGTTTCATTAAATTTTTCAACTTTTAGGGAATCCCAAAAACTATCAAAGTAATTACTTGCATCAACAACTTCTAAGCCCTTAAAATCTGGTAATTTAATGTCACTTTTCAAAGCGGTAATGTCTAATTTTTCTTGATTATCCATTATTGCTCCTTTCGCAAAGATTATAGTATAGTTATATTATTCCTTTTTTGAAAGAAAAAGGAATAACTTTTTGAGTTATTCCTTAGTTTCCTTTTCCTTAATTAAATCTCGTTCATCAATTAAGTTATTTTCAAATTTTTTCGTTTCATCATAAGTAGGTCTTATGAATGTAATCAACCCTAATGAAATGGCACAAACAATACTTCCACTCATTGTGTATGTTAAATTACCAGGTTTAACTAATATTAAGTCTAATACAATAACAATAAACCAAATAAGAAGGCTTAAGTTTAATCTTTGTTTAAACGATAGCATTTCTCTTAATTTTAGAATCTTGTAATCTTTATTCTCTGGTAAATACACATAAATAATAGAAAACATTGCTAATCCAATAACGAGTAAGAAAATACATCTAACTGTATTGATGAAGTAATTCCATGGTAAATAAATATCTGTTAATATTCCAATACCAATAAAGGCTATTAAAATACCTATAATTGATAGAGTAAACATTTTTAAATTTGTATTTTTTTGTTGTCTTAAAAAAATCAAAAATTTTCTAAAATTATTCATTCCTAGTCCTCATTTTGTTTTAAGAATATGTAAGCATCTTTTAGAGCTTCTTCTCTATATTCAGAATCATAAATTTGTTTAGCTTCTCTTTTTGCTAATTCAATCAATGATAATGTTTCAATGTTGGTCAAATCACAAAATCTAAAAGTAGATTCGCCTGATTGTTTTACTCCAAAAATATCGCCTTCTTTTCGAGTTCCTAAGTCCACCATTGCTATGTCAAATCCGTCATTACTATCAACTAATGATTGTAACCGTCTAGTAGCACTTTCAGAGTCAGCATCTGAAATTAAGTAACAATATCCTTGGTCTTTCCCACGACCAACACGACCACGAATTTGGTGTAATGAACTAGCGCCAAATCTATTTGCATCAAGAACAAGCATTACAGTAGCATTAGGAATATCTATACCAACTTCAATAATTGAACTTGCAATCAATACATCACACTTCTTATCTCTAAATTCTTCAATCTTTTTGTTTTGTTGGTTTTTATCTAAACCGCCATGAACATACTCAATTTTCAAACTAGGAAATTTACGAGTTAATATTTTTGCTGTCTTTTCAACAGAAGCAGATTTTGCTTTTTCTTGTACAGCTGGAGTAACAATAAAGACTTGATGTCCTTTTTCAATTTCGTTATAAATGTGAGTCCATTCAGCACTTACAAGTTCTTTTAAGAAGTTATCTGAACTTTTCTTAATCCATTGTGTAATGTTTTCTTTTCTTCCAGCAGGTTTTTGAGTAATTGTAATCAGTTCAACATCACCATATAAAGCAAGAGCCGTAGTTCTTGGAATAGGTGTAGCTGTTTGACTTAACATATCAATCTTTCTACCATCTTTTCTACTGTCTAATAATGCTTCACGTTGATTTGCTCCAAATTTTTGTTGTTCATCAATTACTACTAAACCAAGATTGTTATATTCAACATTCAAGATAGAATGAGTACCAATTAGCACATCTACTGTACCATTCTTAACAGCATTTAAGATTTCTTTTTTCTCTTTTGCTTTTGTAGCACCAGATAAATATGCAACAACAGGTTTATCTTTGAGTGGCGCTATCATTTTGACAAAAGTATCATACAATTGTTTTGCTAAAATTTCGGTTGGCCCTAACAAGCATGCTTGATAACCACAATCAACTGTATATAAACAAGCGGCTGAAGCAATAGTTGATTTACCTGAACCAGTATCAGCACTAATCAATAGATTTTCCGCTGTAGGTTCTTTTAATTTCTTGATAATCTTTTCAATAGCTTCTTCTTGCGAGCCTTCACCCTTAGTCAATTCATAAGGGAGATTTTTGATTGCTTCAATCATAGTTTTAGGATTATCTGTTACTTTTGCTATTCCTAAAGCTTTTTCTGTATTTCTCTTTTTGTGTTCAAAAATTAGTTGCATATAGAACAGTTCAATATATGATAAATTATTTAATGTTTCATCATATTCAGTTACGTTTTCGGGGAAATGTAACTTTTTAAGAGAAGTCCATAATCTTTCTTTACTATGTTTTATATAATGTCCTATATTAGTACCATCAAATCGTAATAACAATTCTTGAACTGCACTTGTTAATACTTTTGTTGTAATTTTTGCTCTAGGAGATTGTCTATAAACAGGCACAATAGGAAGTGATTTAACTTCTTCTTCTGGTAGGATTTGTGTACCATTAAACTTATCTCTACCTATTCTAGTTAATGATACATAAACTTTATCCCCTGGGCGATAAATTTTTGTTAGATAACTTGCACCCCAAAAATCAATAGAAATACTTCTTTCTCCGTCATTGAGAATCATTCTAGCGTTTCTATTAAGATTTGCTGAGAAAGATTCAATTACACCACAAATAAATACTCTTCTACCAAAAGGTGCATTATAAGAGTTAAATATTTCAGTTCTATCAATATAATAACTTGGTCTTGATAGAAGTAAATCAACAGCATTATAATATTTTAGTTTCTTAAAGCCTTCTGGCTTAATTTGATAACCGTCTTTGATTGATACCAAGTCATATAATTCTATATTAAATAAATCTTCAATATTAGAGTCATTACTTAACGGTTCTGTTAATTTTGCTTCTAATTCCTCTGACATTTTGAATTTTGGTAAAAATGGATGAGAGAATGAAGTAATCAGCCTAATAGTCTCATACATACGGGAGAAAGGAATAGAATAGATAGTCAACATATGATGAGTAGCACCAACTATTCCTAATAATTTCGTGTATGAAATCAGAGCTGGAGCTTTAATTCCAACATGAGTTTTATCTTTTAAGTATAATTCAGGTTCATCAACATTACTTGCCAATGCTTCAATGTATTCTTTTTCAGATTGGTCTAAATAGCCAATCATATTTTCACTTAGTAGACTCAACCTATAAATAACATAACAATTAAACATAAGTAGGGGCATTTCATAAAAATACCCCTTTTCTGTTTTTTGTTCTGTTACTGAGGCTAATTCTTTTAAAATTGCATTAGGTAAAACCTTTTTACTTTTTAAGTGTAAAGTATCTTTTTCTAAATTTGCTCTTACTAATATATTAGCCATTTTATTCCTTTTTAATAATTTAAAATTTCTTTTAGACTCTTCAAGTGTTCCAATGCAGTTGATGGCAATTTTCTTAAGTTATCATTTAAATTTTCAGCATAATGAATTTTTTCACTTTCTGAATAAGTAATTTGCTTGTAATCTGAAATGAATTGAGAAGCAATTTCATCTAAACTCTCTAATTCGTCTTGATTAAAACTCATTAAGAGAAAAGCTCTCTTAACTTCATCTTTCTCTAATACAGTAACAAATCTTACAAGGCCTGCTCTCTTTTGAGAATTTACATTGATAATCTTTTCAATGACACTTGGTACATCTGCATTTTTGTCTGCATTAACAAATTGTACAACAACACTCTTTTGACTGTCTGTTAATTTGTTAAATTTTTCATAAATTCTTAAAGCATTGATAATGATTTCTTTTGTATTGAAATTATTATTAACTGCTTTTTCAGACAATTCAATTTTTTGTGGTGTTTCCACATTTACATTTATTTTTGGTTCTTCTTTTTGCTCAACAGTTGCTGGTATAACATATTCTGTTGTTACAGTAGTTTGTGTTACTGGAGTTGGTTTAACTTCTTCTTTTACATGTTCAGGTTCTCCACCCTCTCTTTCAGAATATCCAGCAGCCATTCTCATTTGTTCTTCTAATGATAAAGTCATTTAAATCTCCTAATTTATTTTATGGATTTTTAACTTTGCTTTATACCTTTATATAATTATTATTCCTTTTTTTAACGGTTAACTATTATATAATATAAGCAAGTTGTAAATATTGATGGTAACAATATGAATCCACTTATTGCTTCAATTTTACATTTACGTTTTACCACATCTAAAACTAACAATATTAGAGCTAAAGAAAGAATACTATGATAAATATTTACGAGTGAAAAAAGTAAATATCCAACATACATAGCTCGCCAATCAGACATTCCCACATCATCTATTTTAAGAGATAATGCAAATATAACACAACCTGTTATGAGTAACAAAATCAATTCTTTATCAAGGTGAACTATTATATTAAATAACAATAACAGTAATGTGTTATACCTAAGGAGCCATCGATTTGCTTTATATGTTCTTAAATCAGTAAATAAGATTTCAATTGCCGAATATAATGTTACAGATATTCCAGCATTTAAAATACTTACATAAGTTACTCTTTCTTCAATACAAAAATAAAGTAGTAATTTTAGTAATAAACATGAAATAACTAAAGTTACAATAAATGTAATCAATATATGTTTAATAATATCTTTTTTCTCTGAAAAAATCTCTTTATATATCTTTTTACTTGTTGAAGCATTTATTAGAAATGCTACAAGAAGTGTAAGGCAAGTAGGGCCCCACACTTCTATATAGTTAATTACATTCATTATTCTTCATCATATAGAGTAACACCGATGAAAACATTTTCATCAACAGTGCCATCTTCTTTCAAAACGTTAAATTTAACAATTTCTGGTGAATCTTCTGCCCAAGTTAATTGTACATTTTCCTCTAGGACATTGAAAACAGGTAATAATGAGATTTTTGAGAAAGTCAATGTTACATCATCAGCAGCTTTATCAATGACTGTTAATTTCATATCATCTTCATTATCATTTACTGCCATTGTATCGTCATTGATAACATAATGAATTAAATCAGAAGTAGGGCAAAGTTTAAACATTGAATTTGTAGCAAATCTTAAAGAGTTAGTATCGAAAGTTATTTTTTGCTCATCAGATACACGAGTTTTTAAGATTTCATAAGCAAGAGGTCTAATATCTGCTTTAGCTACAAGAGCAATAATATTGTTACTGTCTTTATATCCAAATAAGTTGTCAGATTCAATCAAAGTAAGAGTTGTATTAGCTTCAAAAGTGTTAGCTAATAGATTTAATTGATTTGAACGTAACAACACAATTGGAGTTTCATCTGCTTCTACTTTCAAATCATGGTCAACTGCGATTTCAACTAATGAGAAACTGTTTGTACCAACCATTTTAATCTTATCATCAAAGATTAAGTGCAAGCAAGATGTTGCTGAAGAAGTAGCCAATGGTTCAGAGTCAAGGAATTTACTTGCTCTTGAAAAGTTTTTAATAAATTCTGTTGAGTCAATTTCAGAAAGAACTGTTACATCTTCCATATTATATTCAATAACATGGTCATTAACTGGTAATTTAAATTTACCATTTCTTGTAGTAATGTTAAATTGACGATTGCTTGAGGACATTGTGAATTTAGCATCCATAGGGAAACTTGGTAAGATAGAAAGGATTGTTGTTAATTGTTTCCCGTCAACAGCCCATTCTGTAATTTCATTATCTTCTTTGCTAATATGAGATACTGGAATCTCACCTTTAAAGAAAGTTGTTTGTGAAGTACATTGGAGAATTAACTTATCCCCATCTAATTTAAGTAATGCTTGACTTGCTTCATCTTTCATGTCAAGACCTTTAATAACGACTTTTGCTACATTAGCAAATTGAATAGTATCTACTGTAAATTCCACTTATTTAATTCTCCTTTAATAAATCTTCTGCTTCTTCTAAGTCTCTTTGTGAATCAATAGCTTTCCAAAAACCATTATGAATATGAGCTCGGATATGACCAATCAATGATTGTTTTTCTAGCACATCATGTGAGAAATCAAACTCTTCTTCCGAAAAGTAATTGAAAATCTCTGGTTTCATGCAAATATAACCGCCATTAACAAATTCTTTAGTGTCATTACTTTTTTCTTTAAATGCAGTTACTTCAGAATCGTTTTCAATGGTTAATAGTCCAAAGCGCTCTTTTTTAGGAACAGCACATAGAGAAATGATAGTATCATCATTTTCTAAAAGTAACTTTTCAATAGCTGCGGTATCAACATTGCTAATACCATCTCCATAAGTCATTAAGAACGGTTCTTTCAACTCATCTTTCAATTGATACAAACGTTGAGCAGTACCTGAATTAAGGCCTGTATCTACGATTTGAACTTCAATATCTTTTAGGAAAGCAAGATTGTTTGTCATTTCTAGCCCAGCTAAAGCACTAGAGAAAATCAATTTATTGTTTGAAATGTTAATATTGCTCAAAAAGTAGTTATAAATTTCTTCAATTTTATAGCCACCTAAAATATAAAACTTTTCAATTCCATCATTTACAAGTTTTTCCATAATATGCAATAGGATTGGTTTTCCATGTAATTCAACAAGTGGTTTAGGAATTTTATGAGTTTGTTCACTTAATCTAGTACCACGACCACCAGCAAGAATTACAGCTGTTTTAATAGTATTCATTATACTACCTCATTTCTTTTAAAAAGTTATTGTTATAGTTATATTATTCTTATTTTGCTTTTAATTTTAATCTTTTTCCTAGTTTTTTCTGAGTAGTTGTTTGTTGAACTTTACTATCTTTGTAAATTTCAATATTAGTATGTTCCAATACACTCCAATTAGGATTAGTTTTCTTACTTGCAAAATTGATTGAGTCAACACTTTCGCCAACAAAGATAATACCCAAATTATCTCTTGTTAATAATGCAGAGCTTAATTCGCTCATGAAAGAATTGACATTATCTTGTACATCAGTAGGTCTATTTGGTCTAACTTGTTCAATGATTAAAAGTTTTGTTTCTTCATTGAAAATTTTGTTTTTCACTTTTGCTTGGTCACCAAAACCTCTAATTGTTGAATAACATTCATTCAAGTTAGTGATACATACAGACGAAGGCTTCAATCCTAAAGCAATACAAGATTTAGCAATAGTATAAGCATAAGTTAAATTTTCTTTTGGATTAGAATATAATAAAGCAGCTCTAATTGGATAAGCACTTTGTATTTCTTTAACGAAGTCTTTATCTAATTTAATATTTTTTACTTTAGTATAATCTCGTTCCCATGTTTCTAAATTTTCTTTTATTCTAGCAATTTTGACTTCTGTTTTTGATTGAGCATTTAAGGATTGTTTATTCTTTAAATATTCTTTATAAGAGTCAGAATTGGTTTTATTATGATTATATTCTGGCATTTAATCCCCCCAATCTAATTCATCTTCAAAATCTTCTTCATCTTCTTCTAGTAAGTCATTATACTCACCTTGTTGGTATTTGTTCCAAATTTCTAAAAATGATTTTTCAGTTAAATTTAAATTAAAATAAGCATGTAATATGACAACTTGTAAAAAATCTTCTTCATCATAATTGAGTAATGTAACATATTTCTCATGCAAAGTCTTTACTTTATGATTGAAAAATTCAAAAGGATTGAGTTTAAGTTTTAATGATTGGTCTGTATAGACTTCTTTTATATATTCTTCAGCATCATTTATTAAACCACTTTTCATTAAGTAACCAATAAATTCTTTTGATTTTTCTTTTTTCTCTATTTTAAGTTCATCAAATAATTTTTTAGCCATTTTATAACTCCTCAAATAAAGAATCAAATTCATCATCATTATCAGCAACAGTGTCTATAAATGAATTATCAAGAATGTTAGTATCTTCTTCATCTAAATTAGTCAAATCATTTCTTGTAACTTCAACTTCATCTTCCTCTGGTTCCACATCAACAAACATAGATTTTTCAAGTACACATCTAACTTGGAATTTCTTATCAGCTTGACCACCACGGTTCTTATCAATGATAAACAAAGCTTTAGGGTCAGGTGATTCATCTCTATATTTTCTATGGATAATCAGTACAACGTTAGAGTCAGCCGCAATACCAGCGGATTCACGAATATCTGCTTTAGATGGTAATCTATTTTCATCTTCATCTTTTGATTCACGGTTTAATTGTACTAAAATCATAATAGGAACTTGCAAATCTTTAGCAAGAACTTTTAATCCACGGGACATGGCTGCTACTTGTTGTTCACGATTAGAATGCCCACGATTAGAACCTGGGTTAATCAATTGTAAATAATCAACAATAATCAAATCCAACCCCTCAGGTGAAGCAGCTTGTGCTTTTGCTTTTGACCTAATATAATCAATTGTAATATCCGAATCATCTTCAACAACTAATGAAAAACCTGCCATTGTTTCTGTTGCTTGAGCAATTCTTTCATTTTCAGACGGTGTTCTATGAGCACCAGGTTTAAGTTTATATGAGGCTACACCAGATACTGAAGAAAGCATACGTTCTGCTAATTCTTGACGAGTCATTTCTAAAGAAAAAAATAAAACAGTTTTTCCAGCTGCACAAGCGGCTTCAGCAGAGTTAATAGCAAAAACAGTCTTTCCGACACCTGTACGTGCTCCTATTGTATTCAAGCTTCCTTTTTGCCAACCGCCATTTAAAACTTTATTCATTTGTGGATTGAATAATGGAACCACATCTAAATCAACTTCATTTTCTGATGAAGCTTTTGCTACAACTTCATTTACGGTTTCAGCAAAATCAATTTTAGATTTAGGAATAATGTCTGAAGCAAGATTTGCTAATTTTTCTTCACTTTCAGAAATTACTGACAAAACATCTGGGTTTTCGTCTATTTCCTTTAATTGTTTAGTTAGTAATTCTTTTGTTTCTGATTGCACATATTTTTTCTTAAGCAATTCAGCCAACGCAAGTGGAGATTGAGAAGTGTCAGTACTATTTAGCGATACAATAAATTGAGTATCAGGTTTAAGTCCTTTATCAATTAAGTTAGAGTACAATTCAACTTCAGTTATTTCCTCTGCTTCTGATTTTCCATATAAATCTTGAAGAGCTATATAGATTTCTCTATAATTTTCATTTTTAAAGAATTTAGGGTCAATTATTGTTCCAGCTTCTGTTATTTTGTGTTGTTGATTGAATAAACTAGAAATCAGTAATTTTTGTATTTCTTCATAGTTAAATTTGTTACTCACTATTTAAACCCCTTTTATTTTTAGTTATATTTATTATTCCTTTTTCTTTTGGTAATAACTCGAAAAATAAGCGATTGTGAGCTGTTTTTATGAAAAGTCGATACATTTATCGAAAATCAGTTTTGACTGCCTTAGCGTTGCTTATATGACGATATAACGACAATCAAAATCAGTTTGATAAAAGAAAAAGATAAGCAAAAATGCTTATCTTTTCTTTATTTTAATTTTGAATCAATTTGTTGTTTTAAGTAACCTAAAATATCATCAGCTTTTTCAAAGTCAACAGCTTTATCAGAATCGCCTACTACAATAAATGGAGTAAATAATTTACCTGTTGGAGATTTCTTAGCTAATTCATTATCATTGAAAATATTGATTGTATTAGTTTTTACTTGTTCAATTAAATCTTTTTGTTTGCTTTCAATAACTTTCCATTCTTCTTCTTTCCCACCTAATGTGATAAATAAATCTTTAAAATCGCTATCATCTTTTGTTTTACCATTTGGGTGGAAATCTACTGACAATACACTAGAGAAATAATCAAATGCCATATCTGGTCGTTCATTGATTACACCTAAAATCCAAGCTGCGGCTCTATTAGAATAATCATCAACTGTTCTAACAGATAAGAAGCTCAAAATGTGGTATCTAATTACAACATTCTTATTATTTATATAATCTTTAATTGTGTCCTTTGTTAAAGTTTCTAATTGTACACAAGCTGGACAATAAGGGTCAACATACCAATCTACAATCGTAGCATTTTTATCAATGTCTTTTTCTAGTACTGCTTTACCATCTTTTCCAAGATAGAATGAAGCATTACTAATATATTGATTATCTTTTGTAGTCTGTTCCGTATTTGCAGTTTTATTATTTTCTGTTTTTGAATTGTTTGTGCAAGCAGTAGCAAATAATAATGCTACTGCAGCCAAAACAATAAGTTTAATCATCTTTGTTTTTTTCATTTTATTCAGCGTTCTTTCCATTGATAATATTTGATTTAATCACTTCTTCAATTTGTTTGTTAATTGCAGAAAGAAGTCTTTCGTTTTGTTCTAACTCTTCTAATAGGCCTGCTTTTGAAGTTGCAATCTTAATAATTGTTGGAACTCCATTTTCGTGGTCACCTTCTTGCTCTACTGTAGAATTATAACCTGAAACATCAATATCTTCAAGAGTTTCAAATGTATAAGTACGACCGTTCTTAATTAGAACTCCTAAATCTTCACCAACAACCATACATTCAGCTGCACGATTGATTCCTTTTGCGAAAGTAAGTACAGTTAAACCTTCTCCATAAGGAGCTGCAACTTTATTCTTGATACATTTCAATCTAACTTCTGTACCAATCGTGTTATCACCCTCTGTTACTAATCTAACTTTTTTAACTTCGATACGTTGTGAAGCAGTAAATTTAAGCGCTTTACCACCAGGCGTAGAAGTTTTAGGTCCCCACATATCCCCAACGTTATCACGAATTTGGTTAATAAAGATTACAGTACAATTAAATTCATTCGCTTTTTGAGCGATACGTTTCATAGCTTTACTCATTACACGAGCGAGAGTTGCCATAGAAGCTTTTTCTAAATCTGCTTCCAATTCTGCTTTTGGAGTCATAGCTGCAACTGAGTCTAATACAATAATGTCAACTGTTCCAGTTTCAATTAGTTTTAGAATCATTGTTAATACTTCTTCAGCAACAGATGGTTGTGAGAATCCTAGTTCATCAATTTTAACTCCTAGAGCTTTTGCATAATTAGGGTCAAATGCTTGTTCAACATCAAGGAATACACCTGTACCACCTTCTTTTTGAACATTTCCTAATGCAGTTAGAGCGATTGAAGTTTTACCAGAACCTTCTGGTCCGTAAATTTCAATAATACGGCCTTTTGGAATGCCTCCGCCTAAGATACTATCTAATACAATACTACCTGAAGATGTTTTAGCAACATTTTCTTCTCTCATATCTGTTAATAGAGCAATTTGGCCAACGTTCTTCATTGATGAAACATCAGCAAGTGCTTTTAAGAAAGCTTCTTTCTTTGGATTGCTTAATGCTTGAGTTCCTACAATTTCATTAGTTTCGATTTTTTCTTTTTTAGCTACCATTTTTACCTTCCTAAAAATAATTTCCTAAAATCAATTTTGATTTTGTTTTATAGTTATATTATTCCAAAATTTCAACTTAAAAAGCAAAAAAGAAAGCAAAATTTGCTTTCTTTTTATTGTTCTAAATCAAGTTCGTGAGAAGTATCACCTTTGTCAAAATTGTATTTAACTCCGGATATATCAATGTTATCATAATCAAACATTGTTAAATCTTCTTTCTTGATTTTATTTGTCTTGAGTCTTGAATTGTTTGTATCAACATACCATTCTTTCCAAGCATCCTCAACTAAGTTATAGAAGTCTCTATTACGCCCTTGAGCTATCATTTGAGCTGCATTAGAACCTAAAATCTTAGCTCTTATTGGGTCTGGTAATGGAATATCCTTAAATATTACTTGTTTTGGTTTTTCTCCTTTCTTATTACTTAACATATAATCAGACGGAGAATTTGTATCTTGGAATAATTGTGCTTTATAAGAAGCAAGAGAGTCCTTAATTACTTGTTCAGTAGCTTGTCTATCCCAATCATTTGTTGTGATTTTCATAGTATCTCTCATGTCTTTATAAGTTGGTTGCTTAAATTGATGAACATGGTCCATTTTTTGACCATCTTTTGTTGTTTCAGTTCTTACGATTGTTACTTCATCTTGATAAGTACGATTTGAGTTGTTTTCTTCTTCTAAGATAATTTCAGAGAAGTTTTCGTAACCCTCAACTGAAGCACATTCAGAACAGTAATAATTACCAATCTCATTTCTATAAGCAACTTCGCCAAATCCGATTTCTCTACCACAATTTACACAAATATGTTTAGTATGTTTTTCTGTTATGCCAGCATAACCTTGTGTAACATTTCTACCGAATTGAGTTGTATATGCTTTGTTCTTAATGAATGTAGCAACACCAGACGACATTCCGCCAGAGAATTGTCCACCGATACGTTTAGATTCCACACCACCTGCAACAGCAGCTCCACCCAAACCTAATGCTAATTTACCAGCAGATTTAAATACATTAACTCCTTTAGTAAAGCCAGATAGGTTCATTTGACCTAAACTTGTTTGACTGAATCTTTCAATGATACTTGCTCTATTCTTGAATAAAATATATGATACAATCATTGTAAATACTAATGCTTGTATCAATCCTACTGAGTTAATCATAGCTACAAGATTTGTATTTATAATAACACTCAACACCAATAAGAAGCTTGCTATAACTTTCTTCAACATAGTTGAGAATATAGTTCCAAAATACTGTTTAAGTATTTGTTGTCCTTTACCTCCCCAACAACCAAGAAGTAAGAATATAGGTGCCATTATTGTTAGGATAGTTATTCCTAATCCATAAATAGTACATAACAGAGCGAATAGTAGAGGAAGAATACTTCCAATAATAGTCAAGAACATAGAAATAAATGTTTGATTAAATCTTTCTCCACTCTTATTTCCAGTCCAATAACTCCATTCATCTAACGGTTTTGAGTTGATTTGTTCATAGATTTTACCACTACCACTTGAACTTCCACCGCTTAGAGAACCTGCAATGTCTGAATCTGAAATCTGACCTGTACCTGGTTCTGTATTTGATGCTTTGTCAGCAGCTCCACCGTGTGCATCTATATAAGCGTCAACTTCTGCCATTGTTTTAGCCCTATGTTTACCATGACCTGATGTGTCAGTAAAGTAAACCCCACCATCTTCTGGTCTAAGCGTTCCATTTGCATTAGCAAGGGCTTTATCATCTTGGCGTTTGAAATTTCTGTTTTTGTTGTTGATAAGAGTTTGATTTGCCATTTTAACAATAGCAACACTATCATTAAATGCTAATGAAGCTTCTGGGTTTGAGTCAAAGGCTGCGAAGTTCCACATATTACCACTTACCGCAACCCCAGCAGTACCATAACTACTTTCCCACAATGCAATTGCAATAAGAGCTCGCACGTCAACACCGGATGCTTTTTGCCAAGCAAGGAAATTTTTACCATTTACACGGCTCTTATCAAATGGAATACCACTTTGTGCTAAGTAACCGTCAATTTGTTCAGCAGTAATACCGTCACGTTTTGTAAATAAATCGTGAGTATATGGGTCACCAGTTGACCAATGGTCTGGGTTGACTTTAACATCAACTCCACCAGAACTTCCACCTAAATCACCATCTGCACCAGCTCCACCAATAGAGCCAGTTCCTGAGCCAAATGTTTTTACAATTTCATCATAATTAGAGAAAGCATCTACAATTCGGTACCAGTCTTTATCAACGCCACCTACAAGTGGTGAGTCAATGCCATCAATTGGCACATGATAACCTGATTGTAAATCTACTTGGAACAATGCCCAGTTAGCAATCTTCTTACCACCTAATTCAACATTAGGTTCACCAACCCAGCTCTTATTTATATTCTGTAATTGAACAGCATCTAGTTTATCATAATCAGTTCCAAACTGACCTCTAGTCCATGGTTTGAAAACAAATTCAACATACATATTACAAGCAACTATGCTTTTCATTCTGTCATTAGCTTCATCTAGGAATTTGCTTGATGTAATGTCTAATTCTGCCCCAGTAGAAGTATCACATAAATCACTAGTAGATGATTTTACATTACTTACTAATGCAGAAGTAATTAAACTTGTACCTAATGTTGCTAATTTATTTGGAATTGTAATCCAAGTAATATTAGCCGCAATGATAATAGCAGTTGCAAATGCAAGCATTGGTTTAAGCAAACCACCGACTAAAGAGGTTCTGTATTCTCTCTTAATTATTCCATAATAAAGAATATACAATGCAGTAAGGACAAACATTAGAGTAACAAGAGGCATAAATAAATTAGAGTATAATTTTTGGAACATTCCCTCTTGAAATTTTTGAGTAAGTCCTAACAAGTCACTTACATCAGCAAAAGCTAATCCTAATAAAGTAATAGTTATAGCTGATACAAATTTAGAAATTCCTAAGAAGAAATTATTAACAGATAATTTAATAGCATTCCACCAAGCACCGAAAAATCCTTGAGTAAATTGTTTTGTTCTAGGGTCTCTTGAAGTGCTTATCTCACCATAAGTTGATTGTGGGTCTTTTCTATCTTTGTAATATTCTCCATAGTCAGAGGCTTTAGATTTTGAATTTTCTTCACATGGGTCAATGTCATAATATTTCCATTCTCCTAAGTAAGAACTGTATTCAATACCAGACAAACCTACTTTTTGGAATATATTAGGTGAATCTGTTTGTTTTCCACCAAATTTAAACCCTGCCATACTCATTATAATGTTGTTAGAATCTTCACCATTTATTCTTGTACTTGCTAATGAGGTTTTAGACCTAACCATATAAGGAATCCAGTCAGTTGTGGCAGCTTTATATAACATTTTAGTCGAGTCAAAACGGCAGATAATCCATGAAACTGGATTAAAATCTGCATTTGTGTTTTGAACTACATTTTGAGTTGAAGCAAAGAGCATAAGAGTGCTCAATGCTGTCAATATAATATATTTTATTTTTTGCATTTAAGACCTTCCCTTTTGCTCTTTTTATTCTTCAAAAGGATTTTCAAATTCTTTTCCACTCATATCGTCAAATTCTGAATCCTTTTTAACTTTACTTCTTCCCTTATCAAAAGTCCCTTTTACAACATCTTTAAGATTTGAGTTAGGGTTTTCTTCTTTTGCTTTCTTAAATCTTTCTTTTATTGTTTGTCGTTTAGATTTCTTATAACTACTTTTATCTTTTTTCTTCTCTTTAATTAAACCATTTGATGATTGTTTTGCTAATACAGCCAATTCTCTTAATGCTGTTGCCAATTCTGGCGCTGATTCATCAAATTCTGAAATGTATTTATCTGCTTCACTTTGTCCATAAGTTCTCTTACCGTCTTCAGTTTCGGTATAAGGTTTAGTCCAAAATGCTTCTTCATAAATAATTTCATCATTAAAATTCAATCCAGTCTTGTCTTTGAACTCATCTAGGTTATTTGAGAATTTATCTTTAACACTATTAACTGTTTCAACAGCTTTATCTTTGACTTCTTTTGCTAATGATTTTTGAAGTGCTTTCTTTTCATCATCTTCAATAAGTCTCATGTTAGTAGTAGCTGTATCAATAAATCTTTCTACCGCTTCTTCAGTAGTTAGAATTTCAGAGTGTTTGCGACCATTTTCGTCAATTCTGATTTCTCTCTGACCTGGTTGCATAGCCAAGAAGTTACCATTAACTTTATTATTGTCAAATTTGTAATTACTTTCTTTAGCTTTATCTAATAATTTAGAAGCATTTTCAATATTTGTATCTCTAAATTCTAAATCTTCTCTATTTAGCTTATGTTGTTCTATTTCGCTTTCCAATTGATACATTCTTGCTTCTTCATTATAATTTAATTCTTTTCTGTTTTTAAGACTTTCTAATTGTTTTGTTTTTATAGCTATTTGATGTTCTTCATTTTTCTTCTTAGCTTCATGTTCAACAATTTCATTTCTTAAAACAGCTTCCATGTTTTTCCAGTTATTTGAAACTACTGTATTTTCATTATTAAATGAATCTTTTTGTTTCTGAGCAACTGCTTCACGAATTTGTCCTAATGTATCATAAGCACCATAACCCATCTTTCTTTGACGAGTTTCATTCATCATATTAAATCTACGATTTCCATATGCTGAACCTTTCTTAGTACCTTCTGTCATGTAAGACAATAGATTACCTTTAGAAATTCCTTTAGATTCATCAGCAATTTTAGCACTAATTCCAGCAATAGCACCACCTACACCACCTGCAATAGTGTCTTTCACTCCAGTTGTGTATTTTGGTATTCTACGTTGTAAGAATTTAGGCATATTTCTCATGTTTAGATGTTCTCTAATTCCACCGCTCATGAACGAACCAGCATTATTAGTTGTAGAAGCGAATAGATTTACTAATTCTTTCCAATACATCTTAATAGCTACAGCTATAATTACAATTCCAAAGAATACAGAATTATAATTATCTGAAGCAGAATCTATTTTTGACAACATTAGTAAAGCTAATGACATAACAAGAACAATTAAGAAACGTTTAAAGAACAAACTTAATAGATTTTCAAAGTAATTCTTTATTCTTACATTTCCGCCAGGGAATAATCCTAAAGCCAATTGAATAGGTAAAATAAATACTTGAATAGCAATCATTAAAGTATATTCAATTTTTACAATTGCCAAGCCGCCAATTAAGAAAGCGATACATACAGAAACTATTGCTCCTCTAAGTTGATAGCTATCTCTATTCAACCCAGAACCAGACCATGCAGTTAAATAAGTAGAATCTGATTTAGCTCCATCATTAGGGCCTGCTTGTAAATCTACAATTCGATAAATATTTCTATTTATAGTATTGTCAGTTTCTTTAGGGTTTGTATCTGTAATGCTACCTGATTTAGTAATATCTAATTGATACAGTGCCCAATTATGGTGAATGCTTCCGCCACCCATATTAACGGGAGCATCTCCAACCAATTTTTGGTTCGTATTGCTAAATTTTGAAGCATCTAAGTTTTCATAAGAAGTTCCCCATTGTCCGTAAACCCATGGGTCAAAAATACTCATTTTCCAAACTTGACATTGCATTTTTCTTACACCAGTTGTATCTCCACCTGTTGCACTACATAATACAGAAGCCTTCTTATCTTCTTCGGTAGTAATAACATTGATTAAGAAATTATCAATCTTACTTGGTATTTCTTCAACAAGTTGTGTTGTTTGTTCTGGTTTATAGAGCAATGCAACCCCTACACCAAACGTGATAACAAGTAGGAATAATAAAGAGAATGTTTGTCTACCAAATCCCATTTTGAAACATGAAATCAGAATCCAAAAAGCACTGATTGCTATTCCAATTGTAGATAATGGATAGAAAATACTATCTCTAAAGATTTCTATTGTCTTAGCAATAATACTACTTATTCCTAATTCTTTCAAAATATTAGAGAAAGATAGAGTTAACATTGAGTTTGTAATTTTAGCAGCTATAACAGCAACAAAATTAGATACACTACCTACAAATCCAAGTGAACCGTTAGATTTTGCAGCTTTACCTTTTGTGATAAAGTGTTTATATCTTGTATCAGAAAAATCACCTTCACCGTTTCCATACAAAGCACCTTTAATAGAAGGTCTTAATTCTCCACAATTACCAAGAGATTCTCCATTTTTAGAGTTTTCGTCAGTAAAAGCGTAACTCCATTCTGCCATACTTTGTCCTACTGGGTCACCATTTTCATCAGCACAAACGTAGTGAGCAATTGAACGTGATGGGTCAAAATGTGGGTCTTTCTTAATATAATTTTCTGTTATAGCAGAAAATGCTTTATCTACATCATCTTTATTTTCTTGTACAACTTTACTAGCATATTTGTTCCATGCTTCGTCATAACAAGTAATAAAATCGGTATAGAGTTCTCTATCTAAACAATCAATGCCCGCTGATTTAGCAGAATCTAAGAATGCTGAATTTTCAGATTTCCACCTCTTGAATTGGTCAGCTTCAGTTTCATAAATTCTGTCTGGTACAAGTGTTTTTGTTTTATCTGCATTTTTTCTAGCATTTTTACTTTCTTCTGTTTCTACATTTCTCTTATATTGGTATTTAGGGAATTTAGAAGAACGAATACTTAAATCAAGCATTTTTTGTACATCTGGGTTTGGGGAAGAAAGTTTAGAAAATTCTTCCTCAAATTTAGCTAGTAACCATGCTTGTCCTTTTTGGTGAACTTCCTTACTACTCATGTAATAAGCATTATAAACTGTCGCACTATAATCAGGTCTGCTCCATGCGTGAGTAGAAACAATATTTAAATCAGAAGTATCAATAATAGTCCATAAGACACTACTTGAACCACCATCTATAATATTAGCAACATATTTAATTGGGTTCCAATCAAATTTAGTAACAGCCGCATTGATAGCACCCTTTACTCCATTAAATACAGATGTAGCACCTAATTTAGCTTTTGACCAAAAACCGAAGTTTGACATAAGTCTTGCTTGCGTTTGTGGAACAATATTATCCCATTCTCCTACATATGTAGTATAATGTAGATTATAACCGAATAATTCTAAAGCAGTATATTTATAAATCCTCTCATTTCCAAAAACGGGTACAGAACCGCCTGGTATACCTGCTGGTATTCCTAATTCGGTTTTAGCAGAAGTGACTTCTGCCCCTAATACACCTTGAGAGTTTAATAAAGCATAAGTAACTTGTCCTAATTGGGAAGAAAAAGTTGGTATATCGCAATTGTGATTAAGTGCGTTTTGTGGTTGTTCATTAAAATAACAAACAGTTTTTGTGTCGCCTCTTTTCTGAACTACACTATCGTCAACTCCCTCATCTTTGCTTCCTAATACACCATTTGTAACTTCTTGTATATAATTACCTTTCATAAACATATACTTATATATATTACTTATGGTATCTTCTCTACTAAACTTACCTTTTAATCCATTAGTTTTTTCAAAAAAGCCGTTTTCATTTCCACCATCGAAGCCATTTGCTTCATCAATGATTTTTTGTTTATCTTTTGAAGAATCAGCAAAATTAACTTGAGTTATAGAGGAAATTGAGCCTAAGAAGCATAAAAGAGAAAAGAATACAAGTAAAAACTTGTTAATTTGAGCCATTTTGCTCTTCATTTAATTACTCTCCTTTATAACTATTATAATAATAATTATATCAATAGAAAAAGCAGCTTTTAGAGCTGCTCTTTAGTCATCTTCTACGATTCTATTTTTGTACCAATCTTCTTTAGTAACACCATTCAGTTGATTATTGATTTCTCTATAAGCGTTTTTGTGAAGATTTCTAATTTGTGGTGGAATACCTGCTTTTAAGTAACAAGTTTCTGGGTATTCAACCACTGTATCAGAATCTGGTAATTTTCTTTTCATGCTTTTCTTAACGTGTCTTTCAACATAAGGCATACCTGGGTAATTCCATGCTCCAGTTAAGATTAGTTCTCTTTGTTGAATAGCAACAAAAGCTCCTAAAACATCTTTTACTTCAACTTGTGTGTAGCCTGTTACTTCTGAAATTTCTTTAATGATTTCAGGTTTCTTTTTAGCTTTATCTTTTTTAACTTGTTTAATTTCTAAAACCATTTTTTCTCCTTTAATTGTTCCTAGTATTCATTTGAATATATCCAATTGTTGCATATTTTACAGAAGTTGCATAATCATTAAATAACATATCCTTAACATTAGTTGCTAAATTAGAATTGTGGTCAAACACTTCTTTAGCATGTAATGAATTGTATTTGATTTTAACTTTATTCTTACCTTCTTCTTTAAGTATGACTTCAAAAACTTTATCATCTTGTACAGACGGTTTAGAGTTAGTTGTAATTTCTGACAAATAAAAATTGAAAGCATCAATTGAATTTTGGAAGATTTCTTGTTCTACTTGTTCATCAATAGTTGTTTCTGCTCTAACAAGATAATATTCTGATACTTGTTTAAAAATATTTAGCAATTTTGCTTTATCTCCACTACTAAAAGAAATACGAATATTATTACGATGTTTCTTTTTAGTTGGTGCTTCAGTTTTAAATAAACTTCTCATAGTTACTCCTTTTATATCATAAATTTTACAAATGTACTACTTTATCAGCAAATGAGTTAATACCGTCATTATGTGCTATTAAAATAATTTGTGCATTTGTTAATGAAGTTATTGTTTCTAAAATCAATTGAGAGCGGTCACTACTCATTGCTGTTAAAACTTCATCTAAGATAAGTAAGTGTTGTTGACCATTATTTAAGAATAAAGCAATTGCTAATCTTAAAGCGATTGCAGCTGCAGACAATTCACCACCAGATAATTGTGAAACAGGTCTTTTAACATTATTTTCTGTAACAACAAATGTTTCAAATTTATCAGTAAGTATCAATTGAGTAAATTTATTATCAGTAAATCTAGCAAGAATTTCTGAAGCAATATCTGTTAATTCGGGAATTGAATTTTTAATACGTTGCTCTTTAAATTTAATCAAACTTTGATTAGTAAGATTCATGATTGTTATTTGATTATGAAGTCTTTCGTAGTTTTCACTTGCTTCTTTACATCTCTTATAGTCTTGAACAGCTTGTTTAGCTTGTTCTACAATCAATTTAAGTTCTCCATCAAGAGAAGCTTTTTGAATATTTGTTTTAACTAATAAATCTTCTTTTTCCTTTAGATTATTAAGAAGTACTTTATAAGTTGATTTAGGTAAAACATTCAAAGTAGAGATTTCTTTTTCTAAGCGAGCTCTTTCTTTTTTATTGTCTTTAAGTCTTTGCTCACTTATTGTAACTTGTTCTTTTGCAGTATTGATTAAATCTCTATGTTTTTCATTAGCATTTATGTCTGCTAATTGTTCTCTATTTTTATTGATAACTAATTGAATAGAATTTAATTCTGCTTCTTTTGTCTGTTTATTTTCTTTAGCTTTTTTGAAATCATCAACAGAATTAACTTGTTCAGTAGCTTTTTCTAATAATGCTTCATATTGAGTTTTATCATTACCAATTTTAGAAATAGCTTCTTCTAATTCTGTTAATTCTTCTTTAATCTGTTTAAATTCTTTTTTATTTTCGTTTTGCTCTTCGGTATGCTTCTTAAATTCTTCTTCGGGATTTAAGATTGGATGGCCACATACTGGACATTCAGCCGCACCACTTTTTAGCAATTCTAAATGTTGTTTAACAGATTTAACTTTTACTTTCAATCCCATTAAAGCTTCATCTAAAACAGATTTCTTGTTCATCAAGTCATTGTAATTATCTGTTATTTCATCATAAGCTGCTTTAATTTCATCATAATTCAAAGTTTCCTCAAATAAAGAAGCGTATCTTGTAATTTGAATGTTAATATTATTAAGTTCATTCTGAATAGCTTTTTCTTTTTCTAATGACTCGGATAATTCTTCTTCTATAATTTCTTTCAATTTATAATCAATAGAAATTTCTGAATTATCTTTTAAAATCTTTGTATAATTCTTTAAATTCTCTTTTAAGTAAGAATCATCTTTTTTGACATTGTCTAAGCTTGTGTTTAAACTATCTAAATGATTTTGCAATTCTGTTTCAGCTTGTTCTGTTGCTCTCAAAACAACTAATTCTTGCTCAAGAGTTTTTAATGTTTCTTCAACTTCTTTAAGATTGTCTTTTGCTGTAGTCACTTTAATTTTAAATTCATCTACTTTAGCTTTTTCATCTTCTAATGAACCAGGTTGGATAATATCTGCAGCCCTTTGCAAAGCACGTGATTCTTCACGAGCTAATTTTGTACTTTCTGTAATTGCAGAAACACCAATCAATTTTTCAATTACTTGGCCACGTTCAGTTGGTGATGCTGACACAATTTGGTCTACTTGTTTTTGCTGAATAAATACAGAAGATAAAAAGCCTTTTTCATCAATGTTTAAAATTGAGCGAATGAATGACTCAGCATGAGTTACTGCTGGGCCTGATTCAAATTCCCAATCTCCAATTTCTTCGTTATAAGAGAATACTTTACATTCACAAGCACCTTCGTTTGAAGTAATCTTACGTTTAATCATAAAGTCGGTATTTCCAACTCTAATATACGAAGTTACTTGTACTGTTTTTTCTTTTGCATCTACGCCTTCTCTAATATAATTTTTATTTCTTAATCCGTGTAATCTCGTTCCGAATAATGACCATGAGAAAGCATCTACAATAGTTGACTTACCTGCTCCATTCTCACCAGAGATTGCAGTCACTCCAATTGATGCTGGTTCAAATTCTAAATATTCATGAGACCTAATATTTTCAATAATAACTTTCTTAAGTATCAAAAGAGTAATTCTCCTTATTTTTGATTAGTTATATATATTATTCCTTTTTTGCTAACTATCGCTCAAAGCTGTTTTAAGCTGTTTTTTCATAATGTCGATACATTTATCGAAAATAAGTTTTAACTGTTTTAGCGTTGATTATATGACGATATAACACATATCAGAATAATTCTAAGCAAAAAGAAAAACAAGCCTTTTTGGGGCTTGTTTTTTATTGTGATTTTTGAGTTGTTTTAGCATTTGCTAATTGAATAGCTTGTATAAGAGAATATGGTGATAGTTTCCATTGCCCATCAACATAGACCATTTCTAAAGATACAGCTCCACCGGAACCTGTATAATATTCAAGTGGAACTTGAGCAATTCGAGTTGTTTCGTCCAAATAAATATATTGTACATCTGAAGTTACTGGGTCAAGATTTTTGTTTCCAATTTCATTCAAACTACTTACAATTGCTAACATAGTCATTGATGTTGTTGTATAGCCTTCTTCTTTATCCATAAAATCTTTTAAGTATAAATAAGATTTGGCAGCGTCAGAAACATAACCATCAATTTTTTTATCTTTATCTATGCCCTTTATTCTATCTTCAATAGGAGTATTGCCTGAGGGGTCGTTTGCAAATGATTTAAGCATATTAGTTGCAGCTTCAAGAGCACCCTCTTTTGAGAAGTTCTCTTTTGTTTCATCTGTTCTATTAGGTAATACTTTCTCAATTTTAGTGTCAGTTGTATTTCCTTTATTAGTAACAGATTTATCTAACATAAAATTAAACACTGTTAAATATAAAGAGAATAAAGTTATTAAAGCAATAAGAACATAGGATAAAATAGCTTTTTTGCCGTTTAATTTTGATTTAATCAAAATTGAACTTGTAACACTTGCTAATAGAATAACAAATGTATAAATCAATATAGAAATTAAAGTCATTATTCACCTTTTCCTTTTTTAAATGTAGTCATGTTCAAAATGAATGCTAATATAATCATTACTACCAATACAATCAAAGAGAACAACATAATTGTATTAGAATGTTTTGCAAAAAATTGTATAAATAGGTAGTCGGGTGTGAAATTAACTACTCCATTAGCTTTCTCTGATAAATTTTGTAATTCATCTAATTTATTTAAGTAATCTTTGTCAGCAATCATATTAAAACCATTGACAGCGAATATCGAAAAAGAACATGCTAGGATTATAACTAACATAAATATATTAGTTACAATCTTTAGCCAAACTCTTTTCTTTTTATTTTTTTTCTCTTTATTTTTCTTTTTGAATGGATTAGAAAAGTTAATCTTTGGTTTTTCTTTTGTATTCTTGTTTAACTTTTCTTGTTTAAAATCCTTTAAAAAATCTTCTTTATTCATTTTTTGATTCTTCACCACTAAGTAATTCTTCTACTAATGAAGTTTTAAATTCTACCGGTAGATTTTTCATTTTTTCTAAATCGAAATCCATATTACCTAAATCTTCAATCAAGTTAATTGCAACTTGTGGGCATTCAGCTTTTATTGCAGCTCTTAATATTGCTCTTGTAATATTGTGAGCTCTTTTTGTATCTTCAAAATTCGTATCTTTAAATACATTTACACCTGCTTTATCTTCATTAGTATCTTGCCATACTAATGTATCAGTATTTCTTGTACTCAACCAACGTTGGTGTTGTTCTTCTAACAATCTGAATTGTTCTTCAGTGTATGTATCACTTAAGTATTGTTGGATTTCATTTACTGGTACTATACGTTTTTCATTTGTTTCTTTATCTACGCCAAGTTCTTCCTCAGCTTTTGCTCTAATACGTTGGAATTTAGATAAAGGTTTTCCTAATTCATTATCTGGTAAGTCATAAGGCCACAAACGAAGTACATTAGATAAATATCCCGAGAATGGTATAGGTTGAGTTTCATCAAACTTTTGCATAGCTGTCAAAATCCACTCATAAATTTGAGCTCTTTTTTCATCATGTTCAGGTAGATAAATATTGATTGTTTTGTCATGCGGTTTTAGAGTTAAAACAGCAAATGAGTAATAGAATAATAATGTTTCTGCAACAAACTCATCTGTTAAATCTAATAAATCTCTACGATAGAAACTACTTCTCAATCTTAATTTTAATCTATCAAATTCAGCTGCACTTAATTGGCGTTTTAAAAGCTCTCTGAAATAATTAGCATTTAATCCATAAGCATATAGTTTGTTATTATGATAAACAATTCTTGCATACTTATTTAAAATGTTAATACATTTCTTTTCCAATTGACTATCTTCTGCTTCAATAAGCAATGCTGAAATTAAGCGTCTTGGTGCATTTAGATAAGCTTCTGCTTCTGTTTGTTCACTCCATAATCTTGGAGCAAAGTTATTCGGAATAAGTGGTTCATCTAATGGTAAATCATGTTCTTTATACCATCTAATTACTTCATCATATGAAACACGATAAGATTCATCTTTTTTAATGAGTATGTCGTTGTGTTCATAAATCCAATCAAGCAAGTCATTTTCATCTTTAACTAATGCTACACGTTTCCATTTATCAAATGTATACCATTGCCCATCATGAATAACTGCCTCAATTCTAAAGTTTAATGGTCTGTTTTTCCATTCTGATTTTAGTATTGTTTTATCTTTTTTCATTTCCCTCTCCCACTACTTCAATTCTAGGATATAGATAAGAAAACTCAGTAAAGATTTTATCAAGTTCTGAAATATAATTAAAAGCATCATTAGAAGTCATTATATATGTTGGCTTTATTAGAAATAATAAAGCATCTTCTTTTTCTTCAGCAATTTCTTCAAAAACTAGAGTGCATTTATTCTTCATATAATCTATGAATTTATCTTTATCTTTTAAGTCAGTAAATTTTAAAAATAAATGTAATTGTTTAGGTTGCATTTATACTAACTCCTTCTTTTTTAACTAAATCTCTCAACTTCTTAACGATAAGATTTGCTTGTCTTGTAAATTTCCTTGGTGTCAAATCTCTTTCTTGTAAAAACTCATCAAATGGTTTAGTTAATGTTTGGTCACCATATTGGTATCGTAAATAAAGTTGTTCTTCATGTGGTAGCATTTCTAATAAGCCTTCTGTTTCAACAGTAAAACCTGACGAGAATCTTGCCCCCGAAGTCCTTTCATCTGCAAGAACATCTTGTAATTTTACTTTATGACTACCACCGCCATCATCATCAATCTCATGTTGTAAGGAACTGGGTACTAGAGAAAGATTTTCTAAATCAATAATCAAATCTAATTTAAATCCCGTTTTTTCTTGTACATACTCCCTTTGAGTCATTGCTGGATTTTCTAGTTTGTTATACTCATCAATAACTTGTTTCATTTGCAAGTATTTTCCAGCAACACCATCGTTAATCTGAATATGTCGTTGCAGATTGCCCTCATGAGTCAAAGCTTTAAAAATGTAAAAATTTGAAAATGTTGTAACTCTCGCTCCCTTTGTCGGGTCATATCTCCAAATTGCTTTGGTCAAAGCTAACAAAGCATCTTGACAAGCATCTTCTATATTGTAATGAAATGAGTTTGTTTTCTTTACAAATCTATGTGCCCAGTTATAGGCAAAATTTTGATTATGTTCAAACAATTCAAGAAATGCTTCATAAGCCCTTGGGAACTTTTCTTTCTGTTCTTCTTCACTCGATTCTCTATAATCCTTAATAATTAGACCTAATTCAAATTCACGTTCTTTTTTTAACGCCATTCGCACCTCTTCTTTCACTGTTGTAAACAAAAACAGCCTTTTAGGGCTGTTATTTGTTGTAATACTCTATGTTATATTATATAGCGTATTTATTATGCAATTTTCACTGCTTTAAATTTATCACGAATTTCAGCGTGGAAGTATGTGCCTTTTGATTCAGCACGGTCAAGGCCTAATACTACAATTGCTGGAACATCAGCGTAAAGATATTTGTGGCCTGATTGGAATGTTACTTCCAAACCTTTTTCAGTTTTCTTGTAATCCTTGATTACTGAGCTTACTTTTGTCATGATAAAATCACCATACTCACTTTCGTGAGCCTTTCTTTTATTTTTTTATTTTATGAGTTCATTATAACACATATAAGTATAATGTCAATAGGTTTGATGAAATTTTTTTAAATTTTTGTTCCAATCAGCAAAACAAAGACTACTAACATAATAAACAGCAATCCTATAATGCTTTTTATTGGGTGTTTTTTAATATAATTGAAAATATTTTTTACTCTTTCTTTTAAAGTAACCTTGTTCATATCTTTATCGGAAACATATTTATAGCCATGATAACCCCTATTTACTTCTGATAAAGTTTTCATTAGATTAAGAGTAAATTCTTTTGTTAAATTGAAAGTAACTTCATTTCCATTTGAATCTTTAATATTCAATTGTGGTGGATTTTGCTTAAGCTTTCTAGGGGAAATATATTTTTCATTATTTTCATTAGTATAGATTCCAGTAACAGAATATGCTAAAATATTTTCATCATTTTGCTCTACAATAGCATAATCAAGTGCTTTTTCTAAAATGCTATCGTTTTGTTCTTCTAATACTAACTCATCATCTGTTTTCATTTTTATAACTTTTTCTGACATATTAACCTTGCTCCACCACACTTGATACTTTACCATCATCAACAGTAATTACTAATCCTTTAACAAGGTTTTCTACTTTCATTTCATCACCGTTGAGTTTTGTAATTGGATTTGTTGTATGATAAGTAACTGTAAGATAATATTTGTTACCATCATTTTTTACTACAATTTTATCTATATCTCTATTTGAACGGTCAACAGATGTCATAGTGTTAATAGTTTTGCTCTTTTCCCAAAGTTCTGCTTCTGCTTTATAATCATCTAATGTATTCAAGATTTGACTTGATTCCAAAGCAGATTGGGTCATCATAGATTTAAGTTCTTCTTTTTGGTCGTTAGTATATTTAACCTCAAATTCTCTTTCTAAATATGCTTTGGCAAATTGTTTAACAAATTGAATATTTTCACTATTATTATTTTCTGCTACAATTGTTTTGTCTTTCTTTTGAGCTTCTGCTGTATTAGTTCCATTTAAAACTTTCTTTGCTTCTTCTTGTTTGATTTGATGATAAATACCAGCACCAACAAGAGCAAATACAACAACAAGCACACCTAAAATAATTTTAATATTTTTACTCATTTTAAGCACCTTTCTTTCTAATTACACTACTAACGCTTCCTTTAACATATTGTCTTGTATAACGCCCCACAATTTGTCCTTTTTCAGCGTTTTGTTCATAGGTTTCGATAACTCCACCTTCTTTTACTTCTGCAATAATTCCAACGTGACCGTATGTTGAGTCAATGTTAAATGGCCCAACAGAACCACCTGGGTACCAACAAATAATGTCACCAGGCTTCAAATCACCAGGGCCTGGGTCTTTTATTACATCAAATCCCCAACTTTCCCACGGAAATTCATGACCGATATATCCAGCTCTACCAGATGCACCAACAATCCCTGGTCCACCTAATTTTTTTGAATACCAGTTAGCTAAATCCCAACATTGAGCTCCATAAGCGCCATCTTCATCAATTGGTTGATTAAGAACTTGTTCTAAAGCTTCAATCTTTCCACCGCCGGGAACTGTACTACCATCACCACTTCCTCCGGCACCTCCACCGCCTCCTAGGCGGCCTTCCTTAGAACCGTCGCCCAATTTCTCACATTTAGCATCTTTTTCGCCTTCTTTTGCTTCAGCAACACCATCTCTATAACGGTAAGAATAGCAATCTGAACCAAATGTTTGAGAACCTGTTACTGAAAAAGCTAGGAATAAGAGCCATACTGCTAATAATACACCTATTGCAATTAAGCCATGTGGTGAGAATACAAAACTTACAATCTTAACAATGAATTGCCCAGTAGCTCTAATAGCATTCATTGTGTTTTGGGTAAGTTGTCTAAATCTATTTATGTTATCTCTAGTTTCTTTAATCTTTTCATTAGTTTCCATTGCTTTATCAATCATTCCTTTTGATTGAGGAGCAGTTTCGGAAGCTTCTTGATTAGGGGGATTAGATTTCATTTGTTGATAATCTTTATTATCTAAATTCATTATACAATAATCTCCTTGTTTTTGCAATAATATTATTAAATACTATATCATTAAACAAGAATAAAAAAAGAAGCTTGATTAAAGCTTCTTTTTAAGATTTTATAAATCGCCGAATAAAGCGTCAAAATCTTCATCTACAGTTGTATCTTCGTCACCGAACAATGATGAAGAGTCAGTTGTTGAAGCAGGCGCCGGTGTTGTTGATTTAGGTGCACTTGATTTAGCAGCTTGTTTTGTTGCAGTAGAAGTAGTTCCACCATTTTCAGATTTTGCACGACTAGCTACAACAGTTTGATTAAAGGCAAGAGCCACACCAATTGAATCTACTCGAACTTCTTCTTCATAATGTTCTGGGATAACTTCACCACTTTTTGCAGTGTATTCTGCGTTCAATCTTGATGTTAAAACACCAGAAATGATAAGACGGAATCCAGTTGGAATATCTGAGTTAGCAATTGACTCAGCAATTTTGCCCCATGCAGTACAGTTAATGTAATATGTACCATCATCTACCCAATCATTACCATCTCTCTTTTGGTAGTTACGTGCTACTGTAAGATTGATGACACTTGTGCTATCGTTTGCTGTATTTACTTGGCGTAGTTCACCTTTACGAACTAATCCACCTTCAAAAGTTACGAATGCTTGCATAATTTCTTTACCTCTCTATATAGTTATTTTAGACTGCGCAATTTGCATTTCTTTATAGTTATATTATTCCAAAATAAAAACTTAACCAGCATAAAATTTAAAATTTTTTCAAAAAAATAAAAGAGAGTTTTTAAAACTCTCTTTCATTCATCTTTTTTGTTAATTTCTTTAGATATATCCTCTTTTCTAATTTGCTTAGAAATATCATCTTTATTGATTTGGTTAGAAATATCTTCTGTTGGATTTTGAGTTACTTTATTGATAATAACTTCTTCCTTATGAATCTCTTTATTAGTTACAATCTCTTTTTGGATAATCTCATTAGGGTTTATCTCTTTACTTTATGTGAGTTTACAATAGATTCAAATTCTTGTTGCATAGAATTATAATCTTTTGTGAATTGACTATCTAAGTCCTTTACTGTAGCAGTAACTTTCTCAATATCTATACCTTTGTTATCTCTCACAAGTACTCTCATATCTTCAGTAAAGCTTTCCGCTTTAGAGGTTATATCATTCAATCTTTCATTAACTAATTGATTAACTTCTGCTTCATAAGATTTACCTTTAGAAATTTCTAGTAATCTTTGTGTTTCAGCTAATGCTTTATCTTCATAGTTTCTAACTTTAGAATCAGCAAATCTATCAGCACCTGCAATTATATCTCCACCATTATTCTTAATGTTAGATACTAATTCAGTAGAAATTTCTTTATGCTCTTTAATGTCTGCTTCAATTCTAATTACATCTTCTTTAGACTCAGCATTATTAAGTGAATCATTCTTAGTTCTCATTTGTTCTGCGGCTTTCATTAGGCCAACACTGTTTAATTCTTGTGCTAGTTTGTTTACATTCAAGTTGTTTGCAACAGTTTCTTTAGAATCATTTAAGTCTCGGGTTTGAGTTGCTTCTCTTTGTACTTGAGCAATTTCTTCATAACCTTTTCTCATGTTTTCATTCATTTGTTCTCTTGCTTCATTTTCTCGAATTTCTCTAGCAGCTTCTTTACGTTCTTGTGCTAATTCATTACCAACTTGACCTGCTTGTCTAGCAACGTTCGCAACAAATCCACGTCCACGTTTGAGCTCCATTGATGTACCAGCACGTAAACCTTGTACTGCACCTTTTGAACCTTCTGACATAGCTTTACCAGCATTTCTGAATGTGTCAGCGTAGTTGCCAGGGTTAAGCCAACGTTTGTATTTACCGTATTTAGCAATCTTATCATCTTTAGACATAAGTTTACCAGATTCTCTAGCGTCATTGATACCAGCAAGAGTACCACCGATTGCACCACCAGCAGCTGCCATACCCATGTATTTCGCTTTTTGACCAGCTTTGCTAAGTTTTTCTCCAGCAATATTAGATACTTTAGCACCGCCCATATTAACAGCACCAATTAAGTTTACTAATTCTTTTCTATAAGAAATGAAAGTAACACCTAAAATAACTGAGGCGACAAACACTTGTGCTTGATTCATTTTAGAGAAAGCAGCTCCATAAATGAAAATCATAACGATAACCATAAAACAGCTTGCCATATATTTCAAAATGTTTGAAACAATTGATTCTAACCAGCCAAGGAAAATTTTTCTACCTCTACCAGGGTGAATACCAATCAATAAGAAGATTGGGGCAAAGACTGTTAATATTGTAGCAGTTATGTTATATACAAGAGCATATACTACAACTGGCACAAATGTTGCAACAATAATAAATGAAGCAACAAGTAACAATATAGGTACTGTTGTTCTTCCATTACCTGAATATGCGTTCCACATTTGACTATCCATAGCTGCAGTACCAGTTATAGTAGGGAATCCTATTTTTTCTCCAAATTTGGCATCAGTTCTTGAAGCCAAAAATGCTAAAGCAATGTTACATTTTGAATTTGAAGTAAATACAGTAGAACTAGACATTTGGTTAGGCGAATCTGCAGTGTAGAAGTTTACACAGTAATCACTTGGTGCACCTGATAATTTTTCTTGTGGCCATACTTTGTACCCATCTGGTGGATTAACAGTCCATAATTCATCTAATGAATACCCGAATTGTTGTTCTGCCCATCTGTCATAAACAATAGCTTTGTTTATAATACAAGCAAATCTACCAGCATTGATTGAAGCAGATTCAGAAGCAGATACAGATTGAGAAGTATCAGCATCACACATACTGTTTGTACTTTCTTTAGGGTTAGTGCCATTTGCATTTAAACATGATTTACCAGAAGCTGCTGATAAAACACAATTAGCAATTGTAGCATTGATTTCAGTAGGAGCTTTTGCAACGAGTTGACCGTTAACAATAGTAAATACTCCTAATGCGAAAGCAAGTAATGACCAACCCAATGCTCCGAAACTAGCTCTGAATTTTCTCTTAATCAAACCTTCCCAAATCAAATATACTGCTACTGTCAAGAAAGCAAGTGTTGATAATGGATAGAAAACATTTTTTCCTAGATTTGAGATTAAACCAGCTTTTGCATCAGTTCCACCAATTAGGTCTACAAGAGCTTTAACAAGTGGCGGGTCAAATAACATTTTTACTAACCATGAAATTATATTAGCACAAAGGAAAGCAACACTTGTTGCAATATTTGCTCCCATAATAGATAGTGATGATGGAATACCCCATAATCTAATAGAACCATCAAAAAAGCCCCCACCTTGTTTTTTGAGCCTTTCTTTAGCTTCTGCAGAAAGATTACTATTCTTTTCTTCAACTATTTTATTCGCTGGGTGGCCAATAATCCAAGTATTATCTTCCTCTAATGTACCATAAGGAATGGCAAAACCTGCCGACCTTGAGAATAATTCATCAATTGTATAAGTTCTAGACCCTACATTAGAGTTAATCATATCTTTTGCAGGTAATGAAATGGAATTAGCTTCCATAGAGAAACCTACACCATTATCAAAGCCGGCAAAAGATACGTTTAACATACCTAAAAATGAAAGAACAAAGAATATACTAGCAAAAGAAGTTAACAATGTAACTTTAAAATGTTTAATCATTATAGCTCCTATGTTCTTTAGTTTAGTTTCAATAATTTATATATCATTAAAGCTTGTTGCTTCGTAATAACATTTCATATCTTGAAACTTTATCTCTTAAAACTTCAATTTCATGTTTATATCTTGCACAATTAGGACACTCATTAACTTCGGGAATCTCACCCCACCCATTCTTGTAAACATCAATAATAGATACATAGAATCTCTTTCTTGCTTCTAAAGATAAATTGTAATCTGCATCAGTAAATGGTAAATATCCAAAAATAACATATCTCATATAATCTGGTACAGTAATACTTAATCTAGCTGCACGCCATCTAATAGTATTGGCTTCTTCATAAGTCACACGAGTTGAAACTCTATATCCTCTTTTTCGATTTTGTTTTTTAAGTGAATTTAGTTTCTGCTCACATTCATCTAATTGTGTTTTATAGTAAAGCATATCTTCATCTCTACTATCATCTTCTGAATCTTCTAAATCATCAAGTAATTTAATAAATCTCTTTCTTTCATTTTGTAAGTTTTTAGGATTCCAACTTTCTGAGCTTAACTCTTCTAAACCTTCTATTGCTTGTTGATACCATTCTGCAATGTCAAATGTTGCTAAAGAACGACTTCTAATAAAAGAAGCTAAAGAAGTTTTATTTGCAACTTTTCTAATTTCATTCAATTCTAAAGCAATCATGTTTTTTTCGTCAGTGTCAATAGCAATACTTATTTGTTGGTCTAATATTGTTTTCTTACTTTCAACTCTTTTATATTGAGGTTTGAATCCTTTTTTAAATAAATCAATTAAATCTTTTTGATGAATTTCTTCAAGTATTTTTTCTTTCTCTTTAATTGAGAGAATATTATCTACATCTCTAGTTATAGCTTTCATAAATTATACTGACCTATTAAAATGCACATGAATTAAGTGCTTTTTCTAAAGTATCTTTATCTGCTTTGTTAAGATTTAATTTATATTTCTTAACAATATGAGTATAAACTTTAGCATATTCACACTTAGATGATTCTGGCATCCATTCAGATGGTCCTTTATCTCCTTTTGTTCTATTTTCTTTTGCTGTTGTAGCAACTAAATGGTCAAAATCATTAGCATAATCTTGTTTCTTTTGTTTATCCCATTCTTGTCCACCAGCTTTCGCTGTCCAGCTAAGTGCACCTGTATGGTCAATGTCTAATTTAGTAGGGTCTTCGACCTTTTCTTTGCTGTATGGGTCAATCCATACACCAGATTTGATTGAACAAGCTTTTGATTTATCTTTAGTTTCCTTATCATCTTTATCTAAATAAGTGATACTACCTTTTTCTGCTTGTCTATCTAATACTTCCTCACGAGTAGTCCAACATGGAGTTTCATAACTAATCCAATGTTTCCATTCTGTACGTTTATATTTTGCTTTGTTATATGAAGCAACAATAGGAATAGAATTTAATTCATTTAAAGCATCAGCTTTGCTCATTTTTGTAGAAGCAAGATTGTTAATACCGCTTTCTGAATTAGAATTTTGGCTATTGTTTGTTGATGATTGACTATTATTTGATTCTGAATTTGTTTTGTTTTCAGAATTAGTGTTACTTTGGTCTGAGTTATTATTAGAACTTGATGAATTTGAACTTTGACTTTCAAATCCATTAGGAGTTACATTGTAATTATTTGTAAGTTTGCAATTGCTAGGTGAAGTAACACATTCTACTAATCTTGGTCCTAAGTCACTTGCACGATAACGTACAGTATTGAAAACATTACCCAAATTGATACCACTTGAGTAAAAGAATATTGCCAATACTGCAGCTATTACAATCAAAGCTACAAGAAGTGACCCAGGATTTTCACCTTTTGAAGATTTCTTTTTTTCTGCCATTTAATCATCTCCTATATAGAGTTTGTTGTCTAACTGGGTCCCCTACTTTTGTTCCAAAATTGATTCCGGCCACTCCAATTAGTGCTAAATTAGTAGTTTGTTGAAATGAATTGATTTCTAAGCGTCCACCAGGGAACTCTTCTCTAAACATTTGGAGTTGGTCACCTGAAGTCCAAGTTAAAACTATATCTTCTTCATTGAAAAGTTGTTTTAAGTTTGTTGCTTCATCTTTTAGAAGTTCTTCAGTTGGAGCTTCGATAGTAATTCTGTATGAACCTTCAATCCATGGTTCTTTGTTGTTTTCAAGCTCTGTTTCAATTGTATTCAAATCTCTAAAAGTATTTTTAACAGAAGCATTTACACCTTGTCCACTTCCAGCCAAGTTTTCAATTTCATCATCTGCTTCTAATTTCTTTTTGTTAACTTCTTTTTTCATACTTTCTGCTGGAATTAAAGTAAATCTAGCATTCATTGTGAATGGTAACACTTCTTTTCTGTACATGAAAGGTTGGAAGTTATATGGGTATTGAATACCCATAGGGAATTTAGAAAAAGTTAATGTAGCTCTATATCCCTCTTTAATTTCACCATTTTGGAATTGAGTAATGTGTAACCATCTTGATTTAACATCAACTGTTCCACCTGTTTCAATTACAATGTCTGCTGGCCCTATTCTATTATCATAATCTGTTTCTAAATAAGGTGTTGCCATTGCTGGGTAGAATCTACGTTTAATATTGATTAACATATCTTCTTTATTAGGACGAATTACCATTAAGCTAGAATTGTGTAAAACTCTATATAAATCTTCTTCCATAGAGTTAGCACGTGTTTCTTCTTCCTCAGTAATTTCTTCTTGGTCGAATTTCAAAACATCATCAATAGATTTTTTAAATGCTTTCCAAGTGTCTTTTAATGAATATTCTAAAATATTTAAATTGTTTACATCAAATGAACCCCTATTAAACAATTTAATACCTAGATAGCTCACTCGTTTCATGTAATTACCCATATAGAGTTCTTCTCTTTGAGCATTGATGAAATTCTCAAAAGCTTGTGATTTGTAATCAGTCCATTTTGCATACTCTCTCCTTACTTGTTCTTCCCATGAATCTGGGTTAAAAGGAGTATTTGAAATTTGAATATGGCAATCTAATGGTTTATTGGCACTTGCACTCAAACTTGCCAATGCTGATTGAGTTGCATTTGCTAGGATAATTTTAGAGTTATCTGACAAAAAGTCATATGGTTTTTCTGCTAAAATATAATAAGCCCAAACCTCTTTTTCAGATACAATAATATTTCCATAATTACCCATTACGGCCATGGGCGGTATTTTTATTGTTTTATCCGCTTTTTTCTTTTTCTTTTTAATTTTTTTACTCACTACACCGTTAACCTCGTTTTATTTTTCAAAAAAAAGTAATACTAAGGTTTAGTATTACTTTGCAGGTTAAAATATTAAATTCATAAAGTGAACCTGCTACACTTTCCTACTTTTATATATATAAGAGTTTAAGTTTTATAACTTCTATTTTCTATTTTTAAATAATAGCTATTTATATAATCTTAGTCTGAAAAGTAGGTAGGTGAAATAACTTGTACTTGTTTAGCGCCTTCTTCAACTGCTTTCTTGAATGTTCCGTTTTGTCCGAAGAAAATATCTGTACCATAAATCAATACAGCTACAATTGCTCCAATAACAATGAATGAAGCAAGCATACGGAAGTTTCTATCAATCAAGAATTTAATTGACAATGCAGCAATTACAATAAGTGCAGCTGGTCCAATCCAATTTTGTACTAATGTACTTCTTACACCGTCAAGACCCGCTAAAATTAAGTAATTAAACAATTTTGTTAGCCTCCATGTATTATAGATTATTGGATTGTATTCCACCTAAGATAACATATAAATTTATCATCTTAAGCTAAGCAAATATTTGCTTAGAAATGACCAATCCTATCATTTTCTAAAGTTATATCAATATTATGATAAAAACTTTATATTATTCAATTTTTAATATCAAAAAGTTGAATTTATAATATATTTAAACATATAGATAAGGAGCAGCCCTTGTTACTACATATTTGTCTGTACCTATTTTCTTGATAGTCATAATATATCTACCTGTATAGATAGCAGCTTTCTTAGAATCAGATGAAGTATTATCTGCCCATTTAACAGTAACATCAACTTTCCATTCATCTTCAACTGTTGAAGTGAATACTTTATATGTAATGTCTGTTGCTGGGTCGTCAGTTGCAAGCTTCATAGTTTTATTAAAGCCTGAATACAAGTCCTTATCTTCTTTGTCAGCAATATATTGATTGATTTCATCATGAGAAGTTACTGATGAAGTAGCAAAAGCTTTCCAATATCCTTGAATAGTAGATTTTAATGCTTGCTTCATATTTGTATCTTCATCACCAGTTCCAATCTTACCTTCATCTTTTGCAGAATCTGAACCCGTGATTGGATAAGTAGGCATGATAACTGGGTCACCTTTATGAATACTCATTGCTCCAGTCTTAGCATCATAATAAACGTTAACTGAAAAACTCAACCAATGACTTGTTGGATTTAAGTTAGCCGCTTGTGCTTGACCATTTTCATCTGTAACTAAAACAGAAATCTTATAGTTTGCTGAATAATCAGTCAAAGCACGCTTTTCATAAGTAATTGGAACACCAATAATACGTTGTTTGTTTTCTCTAGCTTCTACTGTTGGAGCAGAAGTTGAATGACCATTTGCAACGTTAGTTTCTGGCATTTTTCCAGTATAGAAATAAGATAACATATTTCGTGATACAGAGTCATTATTATCTAAATTAACATAATAAGTAATAAATTGTTCAGCAAATGCTTGACCTTTGTCAACTGGGAAATTAGTTTGTCCTACTGATGTTTTAGCGATTTGTGCTATATCATCAGAAGTAAATACATGAGATGGGAAAAATGTATTTTTAACACCTAATCCAACTACAAGTAATATTCCACCGATAACTAAGCCTCTTTGAACTTTTTTAGCTACAGCAATATCCTTTCTATCGTCATATTTTGAAACTTTATTACCAAAAGGTTTTAATTTCTTTTTCTTTTTATCTATGAACTTTTTCTTTTTCTTTTTATCAACAGAATCTTCATAGATTGGTTCTTCATGAGTAGCATAAAGATGGCTATCATCTTCCATACTTTCTTGAACCGGTAACGAGTTTGAATATGACGGTTCTTCATTTGCTACTGTTTCAACTGGTACAGATTGAAAATCTTCATCTAAACTTGGTAATGAAGTATTTTTATTCGTACTCTTCTTTGGTAAAGGCATGAAGTACCCCCTCGTATTTTTTATTTTTCTTTTAATATATCAAAAAGGGCAGAAAATCTACCCTTTTAAACAAAATCATCAAAAGAAACTTTTTTCTTTTTAGTTTCTAAAGATTCTTTTCTATTTTCTTTAATTAAATCATTATGTGGTGTTCTAGCTTGAATATTAAGTTCTTCTAATCCGTCCATTAAAGAATTTGTGTCATTACTAGCAAAATCTTCTTCTTTTACATCTTCAAAATCATAGATTGGTGTGAAGTCTAAATCTTCCATTGCTTCGAAGTCATTTTCATCTTGAATTTGAATACTACTTAGATACTCACGTTCATTCTTATCAGCGTCAAAAGAATTATTGAATCTTGTAATGAAATCTTCTGGTATTGGTTGAAGTAATTCATCATCTACAATAATTTGTACCTTTCTAGCAACAGCTCTTTCTAGGGCTGCAAATTCTTTTTCAGCACAAGCTTTTGTAATGTAATAAGCAGTTGAAGTATAATTATTTTCCTTTACTGGAGCAGATAATTTTTGGAAATCACTTGGAGATACAATCCAGTCGTATTCTACTTGAGTATTTACTCTTGCATTATGTGAATTTCGCCAGTTTAAACGGAAGATACTAGAATTACGTTGCCCCGATTCTATATGTTTCTTCATTCTTGTTTGGCCTATAATCTTGGCTAATTCTTCTGCTGTATTTTGTCCAGCACCCTTATGAATAATAAAGTTTTGAATTGTATCTACAATACTATCCCTTACGGCTGTACCATTTGCAGAACTTGATTTTACGATTTGTTCAAGTGATTGTAAAGATAATAGAATGTACATTTTAGATGAGCGAGCTTTTTCTAACAAATCAGCAACTGTTGCTGGGTCTAAAATTTGGAACTCATCAAGATATACGCCTACTAAATCTTTGTTTCCTTGAGCATTTTTATAAGCAGAAGTTCTACTCAAGTCAGATAAGATAATTGAACCCATATATTTAGCAAAGTCACTTTCTTCTTGTGGGTTGAATGAGAATAAAACAACAGGTGCTTCATCAGATGTTGCAAATTCAAATAAGTTAATGTGGTAAGGAGTTTCTCCTTTTGCTAACCAATCACCATAGCTTGACATAATCAAAGTACGGCAATTTGAAACAAGTCCATTGATTTGCTCTAATAATCCTTTACCTTGAGGACTACTTAATTCTTGGTACAATCCAAGTAAAGCACTTAATCTACGTTTATCCCCACCTGATACATATTGACCAGTGTGTTCTTTGTTCGCTATATCAAGTTTAAATTGTTCAATCAAAGCAAATAGATTCTTAATTTGTAATGCTGACACAAATTGAGATAATCCACCTTCGTGCCAGTTAATATATTGTTTAGTCTTTTCTTTATCTACATTTTCTAACAGATAGAAAATAGATTCCAAAATATCTTTTGTTCTTTTCTTGTAGACTTCAGAAGCTCCATCCCATTGTCTTAAGTTCAGCATCATGTCTGCTTTAGAAGTAGCAGTACCTGTTGCAAGCGGGTCATAAGAAGCTTGATTATCACAAAATGGGTTATTATAAGTACCAGGTTTACCGGCAGTAAAATGATAGAATTGTCTACCATGTTCCTTTGCCCATTTGGCTAAATAGTAAGGATATTCAGTTCCTTTTTTAAAGTCAATTGCGAATACTGGAAAACCTGCTTCAATGTCATTTCGCATTAACTGAAGCATTGTGTAAGTTTTACCAGCACCGGTTTGACCTGTAGCTGCTGTATGCCCACATCTTTCTGTATAGTAACTTCTTACAATTCTTTCTTTATCAAAATATTTAACATCACCAGCTTCATTACTTTCCATAAATACTTTATCAGCCAATATTCCTAAAGGAGCAGAGTCATAAGAGTATTCTTCCCCAGCTTTTAATGATTTTATATTTTGTTTTCTTTGGTATAGTTCGTAAGGAGTCTTTTTATAATTAAAATTATAAGCCCAACCTTTCATAACTTTTAACTCAGGATAAATTTTTAATTGTCTAGCATGATGAAAGACAATTAAAAAAGTTAAAATCACATAAGCAATAGAACATAAAAACATATATGCTGTCATAAAGCTCGTGTGATTTGAAAGATTTATACTTGTTAATGGGTGAGCAATAATGTTCCAAATAAAAATGAAAAATGATACAACAGCAAGGAATGTATATGTTACAATAGGCTTTTGTTTAAGCTTCAAAAATAAAATGTAATATGTTATAAGAGAAGCTATAAAACCAGGCAAAACAGCCATACCAAAAAGAATAAATAATGGTAATAAACTGTTCGTCTTTTTGGGGATGTCATATAATTCTTCTTGCATTTTATCGTTCCTTTTGTTTTTATTAAATATATCGTTTGGGGTTACTGTCATAAATCAGAATAAATGTTCTTAAATTGTAAATTATTAGTAAAATAATATTCAAGTTTAAGGTTGCTAGATTTATATACAGACATGATTGCAAAATCAGATTTTGCTTTATCATGTGAGAACATCACGATTTTTTTGTTCTCTTTTTTGATTAAATCAGGTTTTGAAGCTTCTTGTTTAGCCATCAGAAATTCCTTGTGGATTTTTCTTTTACTTTTAATTTCAGGCATAACTGACTTCTTCATTAAATAATTATTGAATCGTCTGCTTTGCCTTTGTATAACAATTGAATCTCTAATATTTAGAGTTTTGATTTTGCGTTGTTTTTGTTTTTTAGGTTCTCTTAAAGCAAGATTAAGACCAGCAAGTTGGTCACGGTCAACTTTCTGACCATCTTTGAAAAGTACATCACGGTTAGAAATTTTACCAACTTCAAGAGTAACTGGGTTAGTTTTTGAGCTATTTTTAGTGTTTACTTTTACAATTTTAATGCTAAATAATTCAGCTACTTCTTCAATGCGAGCTTGCATTTGTGCAAAATTCCATTTGCCACCTGAACTTTTTACCCAAGATAAATTTTCTAAATGTATCTCTTTACATTGCTCTTTTATTGCAATATTTACAACTTCTACTGCAACTAATCTTGCTATCGCTAACTGTAATTTTGTTCGTTTATTTTTACTTCTTTTGTAGTCTAATTTTCTTCTAGTCTGTCTTTCTGTAAAGTTATCATATTTAGAAGAACGTTTCTTTTTCTCATAAACTGATTTTATATGTTGATTCATTCGTTTTAGTTTATTCACTAAATTTTGTAATTCTTCTGTTGGTACATATTCATCAGATATACTTCCATCTTTACGAACTACTGTTGCCGAATAAACTTTGATTTTCCCTAAATCCACTCCCATTACATTTTCATATTCATTTGGCAGTTTCTTGATTTCACATGGAATTGCACAAACAAATTCTTCTTTATTGTGGTCCCAATAGAATTGGGGCTTTGCTGTTTTTCCAGTAAAACTTTCTCTAATGTATGTTGGTAAAAACATTTCAAATGAAATCCAGCCAGTTTCGAGATTATAGGCTTTTACTTCTTTTTTGCTATGAATTTTTATCTCATAAGCATTACTATTTTTACCAACTCGAAACATTTGTTTATCCGAAACTGAAAAATCAAGAATAAAAGTTTTTCTTTTTGGCAGTACAGGCATATCTTTAGCAGCTGCTAAAGTTTCTAAATAAGAATTAGTAGGATATAATTTTTCTTGTACTAACTTATCTCTTAATGTACTATCTATTTTATATTGATTTGCTTTTAATATTTCATAAATTTTGATTTGTTCTTGTCTTGATTTTAATAAACTTATTATATTATGGTATAAAATTCGTAAGTACCAAGCATCTGGCACTTTACCTTTTAAAGATTCTCCTATTATTTCATGTATTTCACTCCATAACATACCATTTAATTTTGATTGTTCTTTTCCATTTTCATTTTTATATTTAAACTCTATCTTTGATAAAGCTTCTACATAAGTTGGAGTGGCCAGGATTCTATCCAATTCTCTTTGTAATATGTTATATAGAGGTAATAATAAATCAGGACCTTTCGTTTTATACATACGAAAAACAGTATCTTTTGTTTTGTTAAATTTCATAGCATGTCCTAAATGTATCTTTTTCCTTTATTTTATCATAAGTAACTTAATCTACCAATTACTAATTATTACTATTTTTCTTATTTGTTCCTATTTATACAACCTTTTTCATATCATTTATTAGATAATTCAGATAGTAATGATTTAATTACTTCTGGGTCAGAGGCACCTTCTAGCGCAGTTAATATTCTACGTTTCTTTTCAGCTTCTCTTTCCTTATTCTTGATTTCAATAGCTTTATCTAATAAATAATAATATTGAGTTTTTATATCTCTTTCATCTAAATTATCAAAAGGGTGAGCCAAAATAGCTCTAACCATTTTTTGCTCTGGTGAATTATCTTCATAATTCTCTGGTACTAATTTTTTATTTAATTGAAATACATCTCTTGCTAATATTCTCATAATCTTATTAAATTTATCTTTTGAAATGGCTTTCGTTAATTCCCCTTTAAAATATTCGGGATAAGAAAATAGAATATTTAAAGCTAATAAAATATAAGTATTGCTATCGTTACTTTTAGAAGAGTTAGTCGCTTCTTGAATTTGTTGAGCGATTGTATCTTTATCACTTTTATTATCAATGATAACTTGAATTTGGTCATAAGCAAATCCAACATAAGAGCAAGCTCTTCTTAAATATTGCTCTCTTAAAATGGAATCTTTAATATATTGAGTTAATTCTGTTTGTAGAGTCATGATAAATTCTGTTTTATCAGAGATTGATGAATAATTAAAGCTATTTCTAATTTTTAAATATGCTTTTTCTACGAAAGTTTCCATTTTGGGAAGTTTATCATGAGTTTGTAAATAATCACATGGGTCTTGGCCTTCAATCAAGTTAATTTGATAAAGTCTAGTTTGAATAGAGCTATGCTCTCTAAATATTTTATTAGCAGCTTTTTGTCCAGCTTCATCATCATCTAGTAATAATACTATATTACCATTTTCTCCAACTGCTTTTAAAATATCTCTTAATTGTTCATTAGTAAATGCTGTACCAGAAATGGCAACTGTATTTGTATATCCATGAGCAGTCATAGCAGCCACATCAAATTGACCTTCTACTAAATAAATAAGTTTATCTTTGTTAGCTTGTTTTTTGGCATTGTTAATATTATAAACTACATTTTTCTTATGGAATACGATAGAATCAGTTGAATTTATATATTTTCTGCTCTCTATATCTTTTTGAGTTAATGCTCTTCCAGTAAATCCAATAACTTTACCCATATAATTTCGGATAATAAAGATTAAGCGATTTACTTGTTGTAAGTAACCTTTATCATACATTAAACCGAGTGACTTTAATTCATCATGAGTATAACCTTTTTGAGTCATATAATCTAATTGGTCTTTTTGCGATTCTGGTGCATAACCATATTCAGCAGAATTATAATCAAGATTTCTGTCAGTAATCATTTTTTTAGCTGGGTGAGAATCTGCTAATTCATTAAATTTCATTTTGTAATAATTAGCCAAATCTTCTAGCAAATCATATGCTCTAGCATATTGTGAGTATTTTTTTGAATCGTCTTTATTAAGCTCATACGGAATATGATACTCTCTTGCTAAATAGATTACAGATTCTTTCCATGATACTGACTCTGTTTCTTGAATATAACTGAAAATATCTCCATGTTTTCCACAACCAAAGCAATGATAACTTTGGCTTGTATCACTTACTGTAAAAGAAGGTGTTTTCTCATTATGGAAAGGACAAAGAGCTTGCCAGTTAGAGCCGCTCTTCTTTCTAAATATAATACCTTCTTTTTCTAAATAAGCTTTTAAATCAACAGTATTTTTGATTTGTGTTTTTAAATCATTTAAGTTTGTAATCTTAGTCATTTAATCTCTTTCCAGTTCTATCTCATTGATTAAGAAATTTTCTATATCTTTTCGTTTATAAATAAATGAAGCGTTAATTACAAATTCAGCTATTACTAAATAATGAAAATTTCTGTTATATATTTCCGTATCTTTTAATCTAATAGTTTCTTCATTCGCTTCAGCTTTTAATATTTTCTTAACTGAATCAGCGAAGATACTTTTTAATGATGGTATTACATCATCTTTATTTATAAGCAAATTTTCATAAGACATCATTTCATTAAATCGTTTAATATTAAGTTTAATCTTTTCTTGATTTAATGTCGGTTGAATATCTGGTAAAAAATAATATTCATCATCAAATGACGGCATTTGGTTTGTATAGTTTGCTATAAATAAATCAAATAGGGAATGATTTAATTTTTCAACTGATAATTTCTTTTCTAATTCTTTCGGATAAATATTTTCAAAAACTAATTTTGAAATGTAAGGATACAAAGCTAATCCCCTACATTTATTTCTTTTTAAGATTTCATAGAGTGAAAGATAATCTTTTTTAGAATATACTAAGCAATAATCCTTAGTAATTATATTATTTTTCAATTCTACAAAAGAATCATCAGTTAATGAATTTAAGTATTTTAAGTTATTCTTTTCTAAAATTACATAAAACATTTTAACTCCTTAACATGGTTTTACTATTTTTCTATAAGCTTTTAACTCATTGAAAGTTTCTAATATATCGTCTTCAGCTCTATGATTATAATTTTTTCTTTTCGTTTCTTGCTTAGTATAATTAGGATTTACAATTTTAATTAGCTCTCTTACTGCTGAAACATCAAATGTTCTATAATGAAGTAATGAAAATGTTTTAGGTAAACATCTTCTAATGATTTCATAATCATATTGAATAGTATTTCCAGTTAGAATTAAGCGACATTTATTAGGTAGTAATTCTCTTAATTCTTCATACATTTTATTATCAATTTCTGAAAGTGATAATTTTGATTTTTTAGAATCAGCAATCAAGTTATTTTTTGTGTGCATTTTCTTAACTCTTTCAACCATATTTTCATAATCATAATTAGCAAAAGAGTTAATATATGTATTACTTTTCATTTGGAATAAATTTTCATCTGAAAGAATATAAGAAATTTCAATTAAATCATTTTTTAATACTTTTCCGTCTTTGTCAAAGTTTAGACCAATTCCCTCAACATCAGTAAATAAATAATATGTTGTATAGTCTTTTTGTTTGCTTTTCATTTTTCTAATTCAACTTTCTAATCTTTAGTATAGTTATATTATTCCAATTTTTCATTTTTATTTTAAGCGAGTTTAAGCGATTCTGAGCTGTTTTACTGTAAAGTCGATACATTTATCGAAAATCAGTTTTAACAGTTTTAGCGTGCAGTTAGTGACGATATAACGACATTCAAAATCAATTTAAGCAAAAGAAAAAGAGTATACTTTTCAGTATACTCTTTAATCTTTTAAATGCCTAATCTCTTTTTCGTTTGAGACCGATTGCTCCAAGAGCAGAAGTGATACCTGCCATCACAATTCCTAACACACTTGCATCAGCACCAGTATTTGGTAATACTTTCTTAGCTGGTGTTTGTGGTTTTGGAGTAGGAGTTTCAGGTGTTTTTGGTGGCTCTGGAGTTTTTGGAGGTTCTGGTGTAGGAGTAGTTGTCTTAACTGTGTTAGACTCAACTTCAACTCCGTTAACTACATGAGTTTGTTTGTTTTCTACTTCACCTGACATGATACGAGTCATTTCAACAAATACTTCAGCTTGGAACTCTGAATCATTTGTAATTGAACGTAAGAACTCTTCTTTAAGTCCAACTTCAAGTTGACCTTTTTTCTTATCTTCTTTCAAGAATGAATATGAAGTTAAGTCGTCACCTTTCTTGAACTCTTTACCATCAGCTGTCTTGAAGTCTTTCTTAGCGATTACTTTGTAAACACCATCGAATCTATCGTGAGTTTCTTGGTAATCATCTACGAATTTGTATTCAAACAATTCTTCAGCTCTGTTAGCAGTGATTACAGAACCATCGAATGAGTAGAAGAATTTTTGCCCTAGAGCAATTTCTTTACCATCTTTAGATTCAGTGTCACCAACTTTAATGATAACATCTTTCTTAGTTTCCAATTTAGGAACAGTGTTTACAACTGTTTCTGTTACTTTAGCAGAACCAAAGTCTAATTGGTAAGCAGTGTTTTCATATTTTCCACCAGTTTTAGCCATTTCAGCTTTAACTTTCATTGGAACAATGTAAGTCAATGTTTCTCCAGTTACAACATATTTTTTGAAGTAATCTTCCATGTTGTTTGGAGTAAATACTTGGAATGCTCCTTTAGGTGCATAACCTTGTTCTTTCAAAGCATCTTGAACAAGTTTTGGTGCTTCAGCAAGTGATTTGTACACTTTTGAAGTTACACCTTCAACAGCTTTACCTTTAGAATCAACAATCTTAATGTTATTTGTTTCAATGTCTACCGCTTCTTCTGGGTAATCATCTACAACGAATAATCCTTTAGCAAGTCTGTCTTTTTCTACAACAATACCTTTGTATTGTGAGTAATCAGCTGTTACATGGTAGTGGTTAACTGTTCCAGCTAAAACAGATTTGCCGTTAATATCCACACCTTTACTATTTAAGTTTTTCTTATGTGGAGTTGGAGCTGGTACATTGTTTTTAACTAAATCAGCTTCATAACCGTTACCGAAATCAATTTGGTAAGCTTTGTTTTCGTATTTTCCACTAAATGCAGATTTAACTTTCATTGGGTCAATTACTGTTACAGAGATACCTTTTGAAACATATTTATCATAGAATGATTGAGCATCATCAGCCACGAATACTTGGAAAGCACCTTTTGGTTTGATTTTGCTTGATTCTAAGATAGCTTTAACTTTAGCATCTTTTACTTCTTCAATAGATTTGAATTGATAAGCAGTAATTCCTTTTACTTCTTTACCACTTTCTGTTTCAACATATTTAATTTCGTTTGGAAGTAAGTCAAGTGCTTCTTCTGGATAATCATCTACTGCACCAAATCCTTTTTGGATTGCATCAGCACCACTCTTAATACCTTTGTATTGGTCGTAGTCTAAATTGATGTGGTAGTAGTTTGTTGAACCAGCAAGTACTTGTTTACCATCAATTTTAACATGGTCTTTGTTATAGTTAACTTTAACTGGTTTAATTCTGCTGTCTTTTGGACGGTCTGGGTCACCAGGTGTTGTTACTACAACAGTATTTGAATAAACATCAAATTTGTTATTAACATTTAAGTGATAGTTATTTCTATATGTTGCAGCGTCATTAACAACTGTACCATACAATTTCAATGTTGGAACTGTATAAGCAGAGTTACGGTCTTTGTTAGCTTTTGCTAAACCTTCGTCTTTAAGAGTTCCTAATACTGAATGAGTAGCAGAAGTATATTTCACGTTAAATTCTAGGTTTTTGCTTTGTGTTTTAGCTACATCTAATACGAAACCTTTTGGAAGGTCGTCTGTATATTGTAAGATTGTAGTTTCTTCACGTCCAGCTGCAAGAGGTTTTGCTTCTAAATCCCATACAACTTCAGAAAGTTTTGGTACTGAAGAGTTGTTTACATCAACATTATTGCTGTTTTTAACGTGTTTTTCAATTTTTACGTTTGTTTTTAAGTTTGTGTATTGTACATCAACTTTAGGAGGTGTTACTCTACTTGGGATTGCTTCGTATTCTGGTTTTGGTGGAACTACAATAGTGTTAATTACTGATTTCCCACCCCATAATTGGAAAGCATAGTCTGCTCTGTATAATTCTTCATCACTATAACGTGGTAATCCTTTAGAGTCTCTTTCTCTGTCATAATAAGCACGATAAGCTGCCATTTGAGAATCAGAGTATCTTCTTGCATATTCACTAGCATTATAATTGATACCATGTTTTGTTCCCGAACCAATACTTACAATAGTACCTTCTGGTGTAGCTGCAACATCTTTTACGTTTCCATATGCAGAGTCACCTGCTCTATATTGGTCTAAACCTGTTGGGTCATCAGAATCCCAAACACCATTTCTTTTATCACCTTTCCAATAAGTTTTTCCATTCTTTTGGACTTCTACAACTTGAGAACCTGGTGGATTGATAACAGTACCAACATTGTTTTCGTTGTTGTATGTGTGTCTAAGAGTTTGTCCCCAGTCAACATCGGCATAGATAGATACAGTACCAAGGTTTAAAGGTTTTTTAGTTGCTTCGTCAAAATATTCAATATCCCATTCAACATTTAAATAGTTATATGGATTAAATCCAACTTCACTCTTACCTTCTTTTTGGATTTTATCTTTATCCCACCAAACCCAAAGGCTTGTATTACTTCCTCTATTTACATTTCCTAATGGGAATTGAGGAGTTGGAGTGCTTCTTGAAGTTAATTTTGCAGAGATAGTTTTTCCACTGCTAGTTTTACCTACATTATGTAAGATGAAAGTAGAACCTTTCTCAATTCCAGTTAGAATATGACCACCAGTAGAATTACCACTAGAAGATTGCAACGTTCCTAATAAAAGATTTTCTCGGGCAGTATCAACTTTAATCTTATCTACTAATTCTAAAGTTGTTTCTGCTGTTGCTCCAAGACCATCTTTAACAGTTTCAAGGTTGTTTTCTTTATTCTTGAATACAACAGACAAGTCAGAGTAATAATCTAATGACCCTCTTTTTGATTCATTAAGTTTACCATAAACAGTAACTTGGTCATTATCTACAAATACACCTTTTGCTTTAAGAGCTTCTTCTTGTTTTTTGATTTCTGCTAATTTTTCTTTATATTCAGCTTCAGCAGCTTCGTTTCTCTTTTCAACAATTGTTACTTCGTTTTTACGATTAGCCACATCTTTTTCATATTTTTCAGTAGCAGTTTTTACTTTTTCTGCTTGTGTTTGATAATCCTTTTCGATAGCAGCTTTTGCTTCAACAACTTTATCAGAAGCAACTGTTACTTCTTTAGGTTTTGCTTCAACAACTTCTACACCAGCTTTTTTAGCTTTGTTAACTTCGTTCTTTAATGTATCGTTGTTAACTGCTACATCTAATGAACCTTTTTCAGTTCCAGTTTTAGCTTGACTCTCATTAGCGTTTGCTGTTGGAGAATCTTGTAATGGAATAGAGTTTGTAGCAGGGTTAGGGTTAACCTTTTCATCAGCGTGTGCTACATTAGGATTCATAGATAAACTTAATGCAGCCATACCAAGGATTACTCCACATGCTCCAAAACGTTTATATTTACGGATTGAGCCATAGGCTCTAGTTTCGTTATTGTTAGGCATTTTTTGCTCCTTTTTTAAATAAATTCTATAATAATATTATTCTGAAAATAGCTCTTATTTTTCACAAAATTTCATAATTTTTTACTATTTTCAAAATTCATATTTATTTATATCAAAATTACCCAAAAATAAGATTTTCAAGTGGCTTTTATGATTTACTTTGTGACAATGAGCGAAATGTTAAATCAAGATAAAATAAAAAAGATAGCAAAATGCTATCTTTTCTTTTTTTAATCTTCTACATAATCAATTGGATTATCTTCAATCCATTTCTTACGTGGTGCTACATCTTTACCCATTGCAACATCAAGCCAATGTTTAGCAGATTCTTCATCTCCAATAGTAATTTGAGTTAATACACGAGTTTCTGGGTCTAAACCTGTTGCTCTAAGAGCATCAGAACCAGCTTCACCCAAACCTTTGACACGAATCAATTGGTAAGATTTATTTCTACTCTTCAAATCATTAGCAATTTCAGTAGCGTCAGTATCGTTAAACGCATAATGGTCAATTGCTTTCTTACCTTTACCTTCTCTATAAATATATAAAGGAGTATTCATCTTATATAAACGCCCTTGACGAATAAGGTCTGGGAATAGATTATAGAATAACAACACAAGTAATGAAGCAATTTGCCCACCATCCGGGTCAGCATCGGCTGCAATGATTACTCTTTGATAACGAGCGCTATCTAAGTCAAAATCTTCACCAATACCAGCATTTAAGCATTTTGCAATATCTTGTACTTCTTGATTTGCTAAAACTTTCTTAATATTTTCTTTAGAAGTATTAACAATCTTACCTCTAATTGGTAACAATGCTTGGAAACGTGAATCACGAGCTTCCTTAACACCAGATAGGGCAGAGTCACCCTCAACAATAATCAGTTCTGAATCTGCTTCATACACATATTCACAATCAACTAATTTATTTGGTAATGAAGTATTGCTTGTGAGTTTTTGTTTTTCACGTTTTAATTCTAATTGTTCTTTTCTTGATTGACGAGCTTTAGCAGCTGCAATAACTTTTTCACCGATACGTTTTACTACATCAACATTCTTTTTATCTTCAACAAAATCTTTGATTGCCTCATATAAAGCTTGTTTGATTGCACGTTTAACAACACGACCACCTAATTCTTCTTTAATTTGAGAAGTATATTGTGGTTCTGAAATATATAAGGAAAGAACAGCAGTCAAGCCTTCTTTGTAATCATCAATTGTTGGAACTGGGTCTTTAGCAGTTAACATACCTTTCATAGAAGAAAGTTTCTCATTAAAAGCAGTTGTAATTGCTTCTTCAAATGCTTCAACATGAACACCACCAAGACGAGTTCTAATTGTATTTACATATGAGTCAATAGAATACTCATAATCATTATCATAACCAAATGCTAATTCAATGTCAGCAGTTCTTTCTACATCTTTTGAAACCATTTTTTTAGTTTTAGGGTCTTGAGTTGCTACGTTCTTTTCAACATAGCTTCCTTTAGTTTCAAATTTATAGATAGGAGTAATAGGAGTTCCCTTTTGATTATATTCAACTAATTGTGGAATACCTTCTTCAAAATGGAATACTTCATGTTGATAAGAGCCATCTTCCATTACTCTATGTTCATTAACGATTTCAATAGTAACACCAGGTAATAGGAATGCTACACCTTTCATACGAAGAATCAAGTCGTCCACATCAACTGGATATGGTGAAGAAAAGACTTCATTATTTAGCCATGATTTAACAGTAGTTCCTTGAGCAAATAATTTCTTTTCATCAGCAGGTCTATCGTCTTTTTCTTCTTTAATGTAAGTTAAATCTTTAAGTTCTGTAAAGTTAGAATTTACATCATCGCCATCGAAATAACCTGGGTCACCGTCTTTGAATGATAAAGTATATTTCTTTTTATTTTTATAAACAGTAATGTCAACACGTTTACTTAACATTGTAGAAGCGGCCGCTCCTAACCCGTTAGTAGAAGTTGTTTTACTATCATCATCTGATTTACCTAATTGTTCACCAGATTGCAACGTTCCTAATGTAATGATAAATCCACTAACTTCTTCGCCATGTGCATTTTTAGTAGTATCTGTTGGTAATCCACGACCATTATCTTGAACAGAGATAGCTCCGTCTTTGTAGAAATGGATTCTCATACGGTCACCGAATTTACGGATTAGCTCACCAACAGAGTTATCTAAATACTCACGAATAGCTACGGATTTTTGACTTGAGAATGGGTAGCTTTCATCACCAAGTTCTTGTGAGAATGTCAAGTTAATTCTCTTAATCAAGTGGTTGCGTGGAGATAAAGCTGTAATATGTTTAGCTGAGTAAGTTTCTTTATTAGCCATTTTTACCTCTTTCTATATTTATTACTTTTCTAAAGTTGATTAAATCAGCAGAAGATTTCAATTTATATTTTTTAAGCAAGACTGACAAATAATCTTTTAAAAAATATTTAATCTTTTCTGAATAGTTGTTATATCGTAATATTCTATCTAGGGCTTTAATTACAGTTGTATAGTTAATAGAAATATATTCATCATCAGAAGCCTTTTCGTCATTCATAGTAAGATAAATAAATACTAATTTATATCCAGCACCTTTATCTTTGAAATGTTCTTTATATTTCTTTAATTGATTAACTCTTTCTTTAGATTGGATTTTGTTTTCTATGATTATAATAGTTCTTTGTTTATAAGACATGAGAACTAAATCAACATAACCGTTTGGTATAGCATACTCTCTTTTTACTGTATAACTATCATCTAAAGTTAAGTTTAAATCAATATTAGTAGCAGCTTCAACTTCATAAATAAATTCCTTTAAGAAAGTATCTTTTAAGTTGTGACTTTCCTTATTATTGAATAAATAAGCTAATACATCTGAATGTTTAATCTCTAAATGAGAAATATTCAATACCTCAAAAATATTAAAATTCTTCATAGTTATATTATTCCAAAAACTAAAAAAGACCCTTATAAAGGGTCAGTTTTTAGTGAATAAAGATTAGTGATTAAGGGTTATAACGAGATAACACTTTCATCATATATTCAGTAGCAGAAGTTGTTTCATTATTCATGACATCTTCTAGTACAGCTTTAGAGAAACCTGAAACAAGTTTAACGTTGTCATACTTAGAAGTTGGGAATGTAACTTTTGATTGGTTTACATTCCAATAAACAATTTCTGGCCATTTCAATCCAGCGACAAGAAACTCATCTTTCCATGCATCCATTACTGATTTAGAGCAATTGTTTACTCCATAATCGAATTGCATATCTGAAATGATTAGGATTGTGTCAAGTTGTTCTTCTTCTGATAGAGCTAATGATGAATCATAAATTAGTTTCATAGTAGCATCCATGTTAGTGTTAGCAACTTCAGTGTAACGGTGTAGTACATTTAGTTTGTTTTTCAAAGTTGAAACCTTTGATAAATCAACTAATTGTGGACGTGCGCTGAATGTGATGAAACGGTCTTTAAATGGCCCTGTCAAACGTTCAGCAGTGTAAATCGCCATAGAGTCAGCGATTTCAAGAGGTCTTACTTCACCAGCGCCCCATGTCATACTTCCACTACCGTCACGGACAACAATAATGTTACCGTCAAATTGGTCTTGTGGATAAGCTTTCCAAAGTGCTTCAGCCATTGTACGGTCGTCATTCAACTTACGAATAATTTCGTATGGATAAAGTTGAGCAACTTTCTTAGCAACAACTGATGGGTCAGCAGTGATTTTATTTTTGAACTCATTATAACGAGCTTCATCATTACGAATGAATGCTTGTGTATATTTCATCATAGCACGGCTAGGAATCTTAGAGTAATCAAAACTATAATCACGTTTAGTTAATTTAGTTTCAATAATGTTGATTTGAGCTCGTAATTGTGATAGAGCTTTACGGTATTCACGTTCAGATAAACCTAAACGATAAGCCCAGAAAAGACCTAATTTACGAGTATTTTTAACTTTTGTATTTGCAGATGGCATCCATTTACCAAGCAATGTAATATTACCTGATTTAAGATTAGCCATATCTTCTGAGAATACAGTTGAAATAAATTCAACAACAAAAGCTTGTGCTTGATTTGGTAAATCCCAAGCAATCATAGTTAAATCATCATAACGACCGTACATAGCAGTAAGAACTACCAAGCGTTTAAAATCTTCAAGATTTTCGCTAGCAAGATATGTCAAGATTTTACGGAAACCTTCACGGCGACCTAAACCACCACGAATATCACGGTAGTAAAGAGCGTTTTTAAGTGCAGTTTCTGAATCTTCTTCATATGCAAATTTAAACAAGTTCATAAATTCAGTTGAATCATATTTCTTGTTTACTGGAATTGAACCAGCACTTCCAAAGAAATCCAAGTTTGCATTTAAAGTAGTACTATAGGCTACATCACCATTTGTAGTACGTGTTGTGCGATTGTTTTCAATAAGATTATCCATAAAAGTCATAGTTAGTCACCTTTTTCCTTTATTTTTATTATTATTGATTTTATACTATCACAATATCACTTAAATGTCAACAATTATTTTAAATTTTTTTTCAATTGTGCTATTGTTTGAATTTTTTTAATTACATTTGGATTATAAACGCCTTCAAGTTGTCCGCATTTATCCATATTTTCTTGGCATGTAGCTATCAATGTTTCAATAAAGAATAAAATAGACTTTTTCTTATTAGAAACTTTTTTAGCTAAATGTCCATAAGCGCTCCATTCGCAAATAATTCTATAATAAGCTTCATTTTCCATAGCATTAGGTAAAATCTCATTATAGAAATTAGGAAAATCTTTAGCAATTTGTTCTCTTTGATTTAGTAATCTATCATGTTCTGCTTTATATTCTTTTTCTGTTTCAAGCCACATTTTATCTAATTTATGTTTAATGTCAATACGTTCAGAGTTAGGAATGAATTGATTAAACATTTTCAAGACTGAGAATTTGTATTCTTCTTCAAATTTCTTAATTACTTCTAGAGCGGTTTCTTTTGTAGAGCTTGACCACTCACTATAATTATCAATAATTTTGTTTTGTGTAAAATATTTCAAATTATCAATGCTTCGTTTCTCTAATTGTGGAATTAGCACTTTGCTACTTTCAATAGTTTCATCTTCAAAGCCAAATCTCAAATCTTTATAATTATGTTTATATTGGTCTAATTCCAATTTATCAACATTTAGTATTTCATCAGAATTTAAAGCTGATTGTTTTAGAAATTTATAATCTTTTTCAATTTCATTAGTTATCTCATTTGAGATTGATTTCTGTTCATCTTTACTTAATACACTCATTAACTTTTCACCTTTGTTTTGGCTTTTTTCTTCTTTTTCTAAATCAATTTCATCTACAGCTTTATTTGTAGTAACTTTATCTAGGCTAAATAAATCTTTTTCATAACCGCTTATATTAGAAATTTCTTCATCAATAGTTTCTGTTTCCAGTTTAAATTCTTCATATAATGCTAAAGCATAGTTCATATTCTTAACAATATTGATAATTCTTGACAAAGCTTTCTTATGTTCAAAACCTAATTCAATACTATAAATGTCAAAAAGAGTTTCAAATAGATTAAAGTCATAACTTTCTAATTTTTCTTCTAATTTAACGTAAAGAATTTCTAAAACATCAAATAAAGTTAAATCATTTTCGTTAGCATATTCATAATATTTAGTTAATTCCTTTTCATTAAAGGCTACTTCTTTCAATAATCCTATTAACGCAAAAGCTTTGAATAATTTATAATATTTATTCTCTCCGTCAATAGTTTTGATTTCTTCTAATGTAAAATCTTTACTATCTCCGTATTTAGCATTTAATTTTGTAGCATCTTCTTCTAATACATCAATGTCATTTACTATCTTAGGATTAACTGAAATTACACCTGTTGAAAATTCATAAGTGTCCTTATTAGGATAATTTCTAATTTCGTTTAAAAAATTATCTATAACGGGGGCAAAATTATCATTCAAATCATATTGAGCAAGTTCAGATTTTAAAGCTAAGTTATCTTCTAATTCTTCATTTAATGAATTTATAATAAAGTTATCATCTTCTTTTTGATTGAGCAATTCTTCTGATTTTAAAATGCTTTCTTCATTAACAAATTCTGCTTTATTAGCTCTAAATTCTTCTAATTCTTCAATAGCTTCTTCTGTTACTTCTGTTTCATATTCTACTTCTTTAGTATTATAAAAATCATCTTCTGAAATTTCAGTAAAAGTATCTTTAGTTGTTTCTTGGAAAGCTAATGCTGATTCAGCAATAATCTCTTCTGGTGTCATATTATAGAATTTCTTTTCATTGAGTTCATCTTCAAAGTTATAAGAACCCTCTAAAAATTCTAAATCTCTATTTTTCATTAACTCTAATCTTTTATGTAGAGCATATTTATCAAAAAACTCTTTATCTCTAGCTCTAACTTTGAATTTAATAACATTTTTATATAAAATATTATCTTTATTATCTAATCTAAATTCAACATTTGGGAAGCATAAGCCTAAAGATTGAATCATTTTGTCTAAATAATGAGTTTTGTATTTTTTATAAGTTAAACCACTTAATTTTTTATCTCCATAAATAGATTCGATAAAATTAGCATTATTTACAAAGAAATATTTTTCTGAGCCTGAATAGTCAGTCCATTGGCTGAATAACACAAAAGCTCTTTTATGAGTAACTGATTTTAAATCTCTTAGTGGTGCTAATCTAACTTTAATATATTGAGAATCTTCAAAATGCAAATATTCTCTTGCTGTAGTTTCATTTACTTTAACTTTAATGTAACTTTCTTTCAATGGTCGATTCCAAACTACTTCTAGTTCATCAAAAAGAATGACTTTCTCTCCAGTCAATGAATTGTAAAGATTGTTGTTAAGTTTGTTAATCATATTATCAACATTTACTCTATTCTCTTTTAACATTTTTATGTCTTTACAATAAGCTCTATCCAAAAGACTTTGAACCAAAATATCTCTACCGTCATTACAATCAACTTCGTCAACATCATTAAAGAACGAAATTAAAGCGTAGTAAAGCATAGCTTCTTCATTTGTAAAATAAGAATTTAATAGTGTTGAAAATTTAACTCCAACTAATAATGTATCATTTAAAGCAATTTCTTCTAATTTTTTAGTAATATTCATTTTAACTCTCACTTTCCATTTCATCAAATAATGGAAAAATAACTCCTTTAACCGGGTTTATTTTTATTATTCCACTTATTTTTTCTAAAAAAGTGAATTTTTTGTTGACTTTTTAAAAGTTTTATTATAGAATATATATTGTACATGCCTATATTGGTTTTTATTTATCTTTAACTACAGACTCCGGCATGTGCGACCGGTTTTCCCTAGATGAAAAATCTAGGGTTTTTTATTTTTCAAAAAATAACCAAAAATACTCAAAAAAGCCGGTAAAATACTCAAAAAAGCCGGTAAAATACTCTAAAAATACCTAAAAATACTGATACTAAGGGGTAAAATACTGTTTTTTATCATTACGCCATTTTGCAGATGCTCTAAGCAGTTGAGCAACAACAGTTACAGCAGTTCCAAAAACAGCGCTTTTTCAGCTAATAACTATAAATAACTTACAAATAACAAAATAAATAACTTAATAGATAACCTGCTCGTTGCCTTACAAGCCAAGCGACTTGTAAAGCAACTTCACAGAAATATAGCCTATAAAATGTGAATGTTGATTTTTCAACTGTATTATATACTTTTCATATTATAGCACGATATAAAAACTAAAAATAAAATAGAGGTTAATATATGTCTAAATACCATATAAATAATAATGGTATTCCTAGTAAATGTATGGCTACAACAGGTAAATGTCCTTTCGCTTCGGAAGATGAGCATTTAGATAATTTTGAATCAGCACAATATATGTCTGATTTTAAAATGCAAGTAGAAATAGATTTACATAAAGCTATGGAATACCATCCATATGAACAATTAAGTAATAAGGAATTAAGAATTTATAGACGAATCGTTTTAGATGAATTAAATAGAGAACATAGCTCTATTGAAAGAAGTCAAAAACCAGTTAATGAAGCATTATCTCAAGAAGAATTACAAGAGCTTTATGATAGAGCAACAAATGAAATAATAGCAGAAAATCAAGATTATATAAATAGCATCAATCGTGCTAGAGAAAGTTTTAACTTTCGCCCATGGAAGAATAATGTACCCAAGGGTTTAGTTGAAAATGTTACTAATAATAAAATTGCTAAACTCTTTTGTGATGAATATTTCGTTGATGAAAATAATCAAATAGATGTAAAAGATAGAAATAGATTGTATAAAAGATACACTGATAAAGTTTTAACTTCAAGATATGCTCAAAACTTCCAATCAGCAGTTACAATTTATAAAAGAGAAGTTGATAAGAATGTAGATAAATATAATTTAGCAACTACTTCTGATGAAGAAATAAATGCTTATTTAGAACAACAAGTAAAAGCTAGATTTGAAAATCTAAAAAATACAGCAAAACCTACTGTTCAATTGAAACGTGCTAACACAATTGAACTTAGAGATTCAAACAATGCAAGAAAAGAAATCTTGGCAAAATTAAATAGAGAAATGTCTATTAGAAATAACTTCTCTAAATATATTACAGAAGAGCCAAAAATTATTAAACGAATCAATTCTACTGATTTACCATCTACCGGTGATTATGACTTAAAACTTAATCCAAAAATGAAAAATAATGAAATTGATAATATTTATTTAATGGCAGATGATAATAAATTATATAAAGTTGTTGGTTTCTCTGCTGATGAAAAAGTTGATGTTATTGATTATGCTGGATTTAGAAAATCTTTAACTACAAAAGATAATGTTAAAAGACCAGATTTACATAACAATTACACTTTCTTAGAAATAGAAACAAATGACGAAACTCTCCAACCTTGGGGTGGAGTTAAAATGATACACTTTGAAGATAACAACAATTAACAACTTATTGTTGTTATCTTTTTTTGACTTTATTAAGATTTTTTGTTATAATTTAAATATAAACGAAAGGGGAATTATATATGCAAAAAGAAGAATTGCTAGAACTTTTACAAAAAGCTTCTGAAGCTTATTATAATAATAAAGAATTACTTTTAACTGATGAAGAATATGACTCATTAACACAATTAGCAGAGGGAAATGGTTGGTTAATTCAAGATACAGAAATCAATGATGGTATTCAAATTGATGTAAATAATGAAGTTCATCATTCTAAACCAATGAAATCATTAAAGAAAGCTAATTCTATTCAAGAAGTAAATAAATTCTATGAAGAAACAAAGGCTTATGGAGCTAAAACTTACACAATTGAGCCTAAATTAGATGGTTTAGCATTGTCTATTCATTATGTTTCTGACAATGAAGTTGTCCTATCAACTCGTGGAAATGGTGAGGTTGGAGAAAACGTTACTTATCTTATTGAGTCAGATAAACTGAATATTGAAAATCTTCCACTATCACAACCTAATAAAAATATTAAGGAATTACGTGGCGAGTTGTATTGTAGCAAATCTGATTTGATTGTTAATAATCAAAATAAGACAAATGATAAATATTCAAATGAACGTAGTGCAGTTGCTGGAATTGTATCTAAAGGAAAATTAGGCTTAGATTTTAATGCCAAACTATCTTTTGCTACATATTTTGCAGTTGACCAATATGATGAATTTACAGAAATTCCAAGAGAAGTTATTTCTGCTAAAGATTTATTCCCACAAAATGTTGCTTCTACATTTGATGAATTGGCTCAAAATATTGAATTAGCAAAAGTTTGGAGAGCAGAATGTTCTGCACCAACAGATGGTATTGTAATTAAACCGAATGAACAAATTAAAATTGGTGAAACAAGCCATCACCCTAAAGAATATATTGCTTTTAAATACCCAGGTGAACAGAAAGTTACAAAAGTAGAAGATATAACATTCACTATTGGAAATACAGGTAAAATTACTCCTAGAGTGAAAATTGCTCCAATCACTATTGACGGAGTAACAATTACTAATATTACTGGTAATAATTATAAATGGTTGCAAGAAAAGAAAATCTCTAAAGGAGCTGAAGTTCTTGTTAAAAGAGCAAATGATGTAATCCCTGCTATCGTAATGACAACAAAAGAATCTAATGAAGCTCTTGAAATTCCTAAAGTATGTCCTTATTGTAATAATGAACTTAATTATAAGTACAATGAACAAGGACAAGAAAGTAAGGATTTATTCTGTTTAAATCCTAATTGTGAATCAAGAAAGAGCTATATGATGACCAATGTTGTTGCTAAACAATGTTTAGATATTGACGGATTGTCAGGCGAAGTTCTTAAAGCTTTAAAATTAGAATCTGTAGTTGATTTAATGAGCTTAGATTTAAAAGAATTGGAAGAAGTTAAATTTGACTCAAGTGGTGTTTCTCTAGGTAAAGCGAGAGCAAAACTTATTTATGATAATATTCAAAAAGCAAAAAATGATACTCAACCTTATCGTTGGTTATTAGCATTAGGTATTCCAACTTTAGGAAGTGTTACAGCTAAAAAAATCCTCAAAGAATTTGAATCCTTTGAAGAATTATTTGTAGATAAAACTGAATCAATCAAAAAGATTGAAAAAATCAATGGATTAGGTAATTCATTCATCAAGAGCTTTGAAGAATATTTTGAAATTGCTAAAAAAACATTTAATGATTTGATTTCAATTGGTTGTGTTATGGATAAAACAGATAATATTACTGTTAAAGGTTATTATTGCCACACTGGTAAAGTTCCACAAGAATTTAAGAATCGTGATGAATTGATTGCTGAACTTGAAAAACAAGGTTGGATTTTTACTAAATCTATTAACAAAGATACAAACGTTTTATTAACTGAAGATAAAACAAAAATGTCAAGCAAAATGAAAAAAGCAATTTCATTAAATATTCCAATCTTAAACTTTGAAGAATTTTCAAAAAATGAATTGTAAAAGAGTTATTTTATATAACTCTTTTTCTTTTTGTTTAGCAACAAAATAAGCGACTCTGAGCTGTTTTTATTAAAAGTCGATACATTTATCGAAAATCAGTTTTAACTGTTTTAGCGTTTGCTATATGACGATATAACAACCCTTATATTTAATTAGAGCATCTTTATTAAATGCTATAAATCATTTAAAAGGCTTTTACTTATTTAAACCAGCAAGTGAGGCTCGTAAGAGCGAACGTAGCTGGTTATTTATTAAGTTATTTATTTTGTTGTTTTAAAGTTATTTATAGTTATTAGCTGAAAAAGCGCTGTTTTTGGAACTGCTGTAACTGTTGTTGCTCAACCGCCTAGAGCATCTGTAAAATGGCGTAATGATAAAAAACAGTATTTTACCCCTTAGTATCAGTATTTTTGGTCATAATATGAGTATTTTACCGGATTTTTAGAGTATTTTACCGGTGATTTTGAGTATTTTTAGGTATTTTTAAATAAAAAGCACAAAAAAAGAAAAGGATTAAAAAATCCTTTTCTTTTATAATTGTCTAATTTCTGCTTCATCATCTTTTTCCGAGATAATAATTTCTGAATAAGGAATTGGCCAGAGCCACTCGTCTGAAAATGATTTAGGAGAGCAAGTTAAATCTGTTTCTGGTGAGAATTTACCAGAACAAATATAATTAACAATTGTATTATCTTCTTTGATAACATAGCCTACCCAAGTATTCAATGGAATAAAGATTGGTTCAGAGTCAACATTCATGTCATAATGACTAATTTCTTTTGTTTCTTCATTTACAGTAATCAAATGTAAAGAGCCATTTAACACTTTGATAAGTTTTTCTTGTTTGCTTGATGTATGAAAACCTCTTAAAACATTTTTATGTGAAATAGTAGTAAATACTTCTTCAACTTTAAAATCATCACCATTAGCAAAATATTTGATATGGTTTCCTCTCAAGTCTTTAAAATTATGATAGTAAAATTTCATTTTTAGTAATTCCTTTCTTTTATTTTTATTATTCCAAAATCTATGATATAACTTTTCAAATATAGCCTAATAGAATTTAATTTACTATCCATCTTTGGAAATATTTATTTGTAAAGGGGCATATAAAAAGAAAGCTAACCATAAGGTTAGCTTTTTTGTATTTAAAATGGCCATTCGCTTCTTGCTTCTTCTAATCTTCTTTTAGCATCAGCAATAGCTTCTTCTTTTGTCATATTTGGTAAAACAAGTGGTTTTGTGAATGTGAAACTTTCTTTACCTTGCATATCTTGTCTTGCCATGATAGCTGAGAAATCTTTTACTTGATATGAGTCGTGGTGGTCATAGTTTTTATCTATACCCCATTTTAAATCTGAATCTGTATCAATTGTAGAATCCCATTCAATCGGAGTTGTATTCCAAAATTTATTTCTAGCAAAATCAACATGCTGTCCTTTAACACTTTTATCTCTAAAAAATATTGCTCTTGCAGTATCTCTAACAGTTCTGTCTTTTTCTTGATAAGTTAATGGTAATGACAAACCCTCTGGGTGATTTTCAGTATATAATAAATTATTTTCAATCTTTGTAACTTTGGCTGGGTCAGCATGGAAATTTTGACCCTCTAATCCTAAATAATAAAGATTGTTAATTTCACCATTTTCATCAACAGTAATAGAGTCAAAGAAATTATAAGGATGGTCGTCACCAATAACATATTCAAAGTTATATTTATCTATATTGATACCCAATTCATGACAAGCTTCGATAATTTGTCTAGTAGTTCTCATTCTTCTTTGTAAAGAATCATGATATACAGAGTATTTTTTATTAGGGTCTCTAAAAGTTTCAGTGCTATCCATAATTTTACTTACATCAGAAATAGCTTCTGCTTCAACTTCATCAAAATTACTTAAAAGAAATGATTTGTTATTATCATTGAAGTAATGTACAAGACCTTTTGATGTGCTAATATTGTTTCCAATTTCATCACCTAGTAAATTACTCACAACTTTTCTATAATGAGAGTTCATGCTTGCTTTACTTTCTACAATATTTTTTACATCTTCTTTTACAATAGATAAATCTTCATAGTCCCTTTCAGCTTCTTCATAGTATTTATCAAACATTTTTAATTCTTGTAAGATTTGTTTAATTTTAAATTCGTAAGAAGTCCTAAGTTCTGTTGCTTCTTGCATAGCTTCAAAACTTGTTCTAAAATGTTTATCTTTTGCATAAGGACAAGGTCGTATAAATGCTCTACATTTCTTCACTTCACCCTCATGGTTAATATGGTACATTTATATACTCCTTTTTTAGTAGCATATCAAGGAAAAAGTTGTAGCAAAGAGCTACAACTTAATTGAAGTATATAAACCAGACGGCAATAGCGAAAGCTACTATTAAAACAAGCCAAGAAATAATTTCCCAAGCTAAGCTCATTTTAGCAATAAATATCTCAAATCTCCACAAGAATTTAAATATAGAAATCAAGACGAATAGCAAAGCTACTGCACCTAACACATAAAAATATAGCATTGCTTAATAACCTCTTTTTTAAATTTTATATCAATAAAAGATTGATATATTTTAAAAAAATAATAAGGAGAAAAACATGGATAAAAAATACAATTCTGTTTTGGAAGGTGTAATTTATACTATTCATAAAGCAAACCTTGATGAAGAATCAGGTAAGCGGTATGTTTCATTAGCGACAAACTATCTAAGTAAAAGATTAGTTGTGAAATATACTCCGTATGTATATGAGCTTGAACAGATTAAAGAGAAATACCCAGATGAATACAAAAATCACATTTTACCTTTTGAAACATATTTAAAAAATCATCAAGAGGGATAGTAAATGACTTATCATGTAGGGCCAAATGGTAAACCATCAGTTTGTAAAGCTAAGAAAGGTAATTGTCCTTATGAGAGTATTTCGCCCCATTTTGATACAGAAGAAAAGGCTCAACAATATTCTGATAATTTAAATGCCTTTATTGCTAAAAATATAACAACAGAAACTGAATTAACTAAGCATTGCAAAATAGAAGAAATTATTGAAAGTCAAAATATGGAAATTCGTTTAGAAAATATAAAACGAAAAGAAGCAAATCTATTGAAACAAGCTGAAGAGCAATATGCTAAACTCAAAAAAGTTATGGATAGAAATGGTAAAGAATGCCCATCTAAAGAAAACTTTATAGGTAAGTTTCAACAAAATGACACTATTTACAAAGCTTTAAAACAGAAACAGAAAAAATTATATAAAGATTTTAATAAGATGATTGAATATAGGGAACAAGCTGCAAAATTCTACCTTCAAAATAGAAATAATATTTCGGACCAATCTTTCTCTCGAGCATCAGCAAGTTCTTATTTCATTTTTGAAAAACCATCTTTAAAAGATACAATAGATTATCTTGATAGAAATGGCTACGAATACCAAATAAGACCAGACATTCAAGAAGTTTCTGGTGATAATTTCTTAGTAAGAATCTCTGACCATAATCCAAGAGCTTATTTAATTATGAAAGACAAAACTGAAACTGTTTGGGATTATACAGACGCTTCAATTCTTGTATCATTCAAAAAAATTGAGAAGATGAAAGTAACAACTAATCAACTCAAGAAAAAACTAAAAATATTACAAAATAAAAACATTTGACAAATTGAATTTTTTGTTATATAATATTTTTAGGAAATTAAAGGAGAATTAAAAAGATGAATAAGAATTTAATTAAATTTCAGTTGGGCGATTTAGGGCTTCATTTTGACAACGTAAAACAATTACATGAACTATTTTTACTATTAGGAATCAATGAATACCCAAAATATTCTCTAATCTCAAATGCAGCTTACTATGAAGATGGTGAATTGAAAATTACTAGTGAAACGTTCATTCCTAAAAAAGAAGTTTTACATATTTCTGATTTTCTTGATGAAAATAAAGAAGAAATGGAAAAACTAATACATGCTTTACCTAATAAAGATAAATTTATGAAAGGATTAGCAACAGTAAATCTAACTGAAGAAGAACTGGAAACAATTTCATTAAAATATAAATTTCAAATTGATTCATATGTTGAAAGTATTTCAGTGCCAGAAATTCTTGATTTAATTTTAATTAACGGTGTGTTGTACTCATTCTATGAAAAATTAGAAAACGTTACTTACTTAGACTTAGTCTGATATAAAACTTATTAAAATCTATATTTTCTCAATTAAAGCATGGGTGGCTAAGAAAATATAGATTTTTAAAATACAAAAAATAAAATATACACCCAAAATGGAGAAGATAATATATGACAATTAGTGTTAAAGATTTAGCGAAAGCTTATGCAGAGAAACGTGAAATTACTCAAAAAGAAGCTTTAGAAAGAATTGAAGATGTTTTTGGTTTAGTACTTAAAAAATCAAACGGTGGAGAAAAAGTTAAAACACCTTTAGGATATTTTGAACAAGTAACAAGACCTGCTCGTAAAGGACATAACCCTCAAACAGGTAAAGAGATTACAATTCCTGAGTCACGTAGCTTGAAATTCAAAGCTTCTGCTTCAATTAAAAATTCACTAAATTAAAATAAGAAAAACAAGAATGATTAACATTATTCTTGTTTTTTCTAGCGATTTATTATATAATATATATAAATAACTAATAAGGAGCTTTTATTATGGCTAAATTTTCAAAAGAAGTAAAACAAGTATTTGGCTTTCTTGGCGAAGACCAAGATTATTCTAAAAAGCAATTAACTCTAACAAGTTGGGGTGTCTATGCACCAAAATTTGACATTCGTACATGGGACGAGGATTACGAGAAAGCTGGCAAAGGTATGACATTCTCTGCTCAAGAATTGATTGCACTGAAAGATTTACTTAATCAACTTCCATTAGAAGATTACTTAGAAGAAGATGAAGAAGAATAAAAAAGTACTAGAGAAATCTAGTACTTTTTATTTTTTAGCCTAATTCAAATGTTTGTACACCAATTATTGATGGGTAAAGTTCAGAATATTCTTCCATATTAGCAGTAGTTCTACCTACTGATACAGCAAATGAGAAATATTTATAACTATCATCAATCATATTTGCATAATGGGCAGGTGAATTTTTCCATTGTTTGAATAATTCTTCAGCTATTTTCTTTTCTGAAGTTAACAAATATGGATTAGAAGAAGGTAGCATAGCAGTGTTTTCACCTAATCTATCTTCTTGATGTGTCAAACCAGAATTGTTTAAGTATTTAAACGCTGTAGAAAATTCAGTACCATCAGGTCTAGTATGAGCCATTCTATTACTTTTTGATGAACCTAATTTTGCTTGTTCGTCAGCTCTTTGTTGTGTTCCTTGTTGTAATTCTGCTTTATAACGTAATGGTTTTTTACCTAATGAAGCTCTTAACTCATTTATATATTGTTCCATATACATAGCTAGAAGATTGCTGTCTAAATGCTCGTTAATGTAATCAACACTACCTTGAGATAAAGGCATACCTGCTTCTATATAATTGCCCTCATGATTAAATACCATTGCATTATAATATTCTTTGCTAGATTTTTGGTATCTTTCATCTTCTGATAGAGTAACAATCTTTTCTAAAGGAGTATTATCAGTTATTGTGAAATATTCCACTGTCATATTATTTGGTAATACATCACCTTCATCTAATCCTTGTTTTATTGTTATATCTCTGGTTTTTCCTAAATCAACTACGTTATTTGTTTTGACTACACCATTTGGATAATTATTATTTGAAGAATTGTTTTGTGCAACTTTAGTTCCAACAATTTTAATTTCTTTTGTTGGTTCTTTTATTCTATGAGTAGAAGTAACTTCTTTAGAAATAAGATTACCATTCATATAAGTTATTTCATATTCTGTTACTTCTGAACCAGTTAAGCCCTCTTGTTTTGTATAGCTTTCTTCTGGTAAGAGATTGCTATCTTCTATAATTTCTGTTTCAAATGGAATTTTTGTTATTGTGTTGTCGTATGATTTAGTAGTTTTTCCAGTTCCTTTTTTAACTACACGAGTCTTAGCTTCTTGTGTCTTTTCTTCATTAAGTTTTTCTTTAGAAACAATTTCATCATTAACAGAAGTAATTTTATAAGTTGTTTCAATCACTTCTTCTTGACCGTTTTCTATGATTTCTTCAGTTCCCTCTGGGAGAGTTTCGTCATAAACAACTTCTATTTTTAAATCTTTTTTATTAGTTTCTTTTACTACTTTTTGAACAGCTTCTGCCCCAGGTATTCCTTTTTTATCCTCATGTAAAGTTTCTCTAACTTCCTCACTAGGGCCTGGCCCTTTAGTTTCATCTGTTCTAGTTCCATGTCGCTCAATTTGTTGAATAGGTTGAGTAGTAACAGTACGTGCAATAGTAGATGATACTAAATTTCCATTAACAAAAACATCTTGGTAGACATCATATTCGCTACCATTTACACCTAATTGTTCAATGACAATAGAGCCCTTTGGTAAGTTATCATCTTGAATAATAGTAGTTTGAAATTCTAAAACTTTTGGAGCAGTATTTCTTTCTTCTTTTGTTACTACTTTTTCTTCAATTGATTTCTCTTCAGTGGCTTTTTCTTCAGTAGTTGTTTTTTCTTCAGTAGTTTTTTCTTCTTGTTCTGTTACTTCAATTTCTTTTAAATCTTCTGAAGTAACTTTCTTATTATATTCTTCTTCTGAAATATAAGTAACATCATGGACTGCTGGAGTAACAACTTCATCTTTTACAATTTTTTTGTGAACTTCAACTCCATTAACAGAAACTGTATTAGTTGTTACTATTTTTTCACCATCTTCCCCTTTTACAGTATAACTTTCATCTTTTTTAAGATTTTCATCAATACTATAAACAGTCTCTTTAGGAATTGTTTCTATAATAGTTTTAGAATCTAATTCTACATTAGCATTTGTTTCATTCGTAATAATTTCAGTTGGAATAGTAGAATCTTCATTCTGTTCTTCAACTTCTTTAGTACCAATTTCTATAATTTGCTTTTTCGGCTCGTCATTTTCTTCAAAAGTTTTTACTGATTGAATGAGTTTGCCATTTTCATCAAAAGAATCAACAAATGTAGTATTACGAGAACCATTTGTTCCAGTTTGGATTAAATTAACATAATTTGATGGTTTATCATCATTATATATAACTTCAGTTTCAAATGGTAATACTTCATTTTCTGTTCTGATAGAATTTTCTAAATTGAGTGTTTCTAATTCCACTTTATTATTTGAATTAGATTCAGTAACAGTTGTTGGACTTATAGGAGCGTCTAAAATACTTGATATTCTTGTTGGTAATAAAACTTTAGAAATAGTATTTAATTCTGCAACACTCTGATTATTTGTTTTTGTTTCTGCTTCTGTCGGTGTTGAAGCCATTTGACTAATTATATTATGACTTACAGCACCAACCCCACCAATTGTAGCTAGTCCAATTGCTACCTTAGCACCTGCAGATTGAGATAATAAGATTTTTTTGCTCAATTGTAAACTCCTTTGTAAAAATATTTTTATCAAAGTCGTATATCAAAATAGGAGTAAACGTTGCTATAGCAACATTTAGCTTATGTTAAAAAAGGTAGGAAAAATCAAAGTAATAAAACTTTTGTTGAAAAATTTTCAAGCAATAGCTAAAAATGGAATAATATAACTATCAAGGATGAAACTTATAACAATAAGTTAGTAACATAAAAAGAAACTTAAAGGAAAGGAATTATGGAAAATACTCAATATATTGAACTAATCATGGCTCAAGTTAATGAATTAGATAAAATTGCTGATAACTTGAGTGATAAATATAAAACAGCTAAAAAACTATTAAAAGAATATACAGAAAAAGTAAAAGCAAGCCCTAGAGGTTCATTTACTGAAACAATCAACCATAATGAATTGTGCAGTAAGGAAGAAGCTATTGAATTGTTAGTAGAAGAAAATAAAACATTTGAAGTAATTGACCCAGAATACTTAATGAATATTCGTTTTATTAAATCTCTAGTATTAGCTCATCAAGATACAATTCTTGCTTACAAACTATCAAAAAGGTTAAAAGCTTTATATGAAAAATAAAATTGATTCAAAAATTGTTCCAGCAATCGTTATTGCAGGTAAAATGGGATTTGGAAAGGACTATGTTGGTACTCTAATAAAAGATACATATTCCAATATAGTGAAAATTTCATTTGCAGATGCTCTTAAAGAAGAAGTTGAACATATTATCAATTTGCTTAGAAATAATGCTAGTTTAGAGCATGTTGCTTATGAAATGAATGTGTCTAAAGATGAAATAAAACCATTATATATAGCAATGATTGCTTTTAAAAATATAGATGAATTAACTGTTAAAAACAAAAATTCTACTATTCGATTTATGCTTCAATATTGGGGTACAGATGTCAGACGAAAACATAATGAAAATTATTGGGTTCAAAAGACAGTTGATAAGATTTTAGAAATTAACAATTTAGGAAATGTAGCTCTTATAACAGATGGTCGTTTTCCTAATGAATTAAAGGGTGTTTCTGATTTAAATGGAATTACTATTAAATTAGAGATTTCAAAAGAGCAACAAATCAAAAATCTATTAAATAGAGATGGCATTCTGCCTAAAGAGGAAGCATTTTCACACCCTAGTGAAACAAGTTATTTAGAATATAATGATTTTGATTTAGTCTTAACTGAGGATATTTTATCAGATAGAGATTTAATACTTAATAAGATTGAAAAAGAATTGACAGCTAGGTAAAAACTTGATAAAATAAATTAAAATAAAAAATAGAAAGGTGAAATTTATGAAAGATTTCAAAGCTATTGTAAGTGAACATCTTACAAAACAACATAGCGAAAAACGCTTTGTTGTTGTTGGTAAAAACGGTGAGGTGTTAGACTCTAATGATGGACAAGGTTTTATTTCAGAGAATAAAGCAATTGTTGCTTATTCAAAGAAACATGGTATTAAACTTGAAAAAGATTTAGACCGTATTGAAGATAAAGCTTACCGTCAAGCACGAAAAATGCTTAAGAAATAAGGAAAGGAATTATAAGAAATGATTTTTACACGCAAAACAAAACAAACAGAAAATGGAACACAATATGAAGTACGAACATTGGGTCGTAACTTTTGGATTGATGAAAAAGAATTTAAACATCATATGAATGCTGGGAACTTGTTTTACAAAGCAAATCACCCAGTAACAAGTGTTCCTAAAACTGCTTAGAACATTAAAGCTATAACAAAGATAGGAGTTATCTTTAATTCCTATCTTTTGTTTTTAAATGCTGTTTTAACAAAAAATAAAGGAAAATATTAAATTTTATTGATATAGTATCTTATAAAATTTTTATAAAAAGGAGCTCAAATGAAGAAAAACAAACTTTTTAAAAGCGTAGTAATGTTGGCAATGTTCACTTCACTTATCAATGTAAGTCCAGCATTTGCTAACGAAACTACAATTGGCGAAGTTGAAGTTTCTGAAGTAACAGCTAATTATTTAAATCAATTGAAAACCCAATTGACTTCAGCAAAGACAGATTTAGAAAAATTATCAAAAGAAACTAAATCGCTTCAAGAAGCCTACAATAAATTAAATACTGATTCTGAACAAACAAAAGATTCAGTTAAAAATGCCCATGACAAAACAAAAATTGAAAAAGAAAAATTACAAGCTATTGGATTGTCAGAAGAAGAAATCAACAAAGATACTGGTAAATTGTTTGAAAATACAAATACCAAAAATCTTTTAGGTAATGAAGATTCAACAGTAGTGAACTACAAATTAGAAGCTGCTAAAGCAAAAGCTAATTTAGATAAGTCTACAACAGAAGTTGAAAAAGCAAAAGCTCGTTTAGATGAAGCAGTTGCTAAAGAAAAAGACAAAAAACAAGAAGTTGACAAAATTGAAAAAGAGTATAATAAAGCCGTAGAGGAAGCGAAGAAAGAATCTACACAATATTATGCTACTTATACTAATTACAATGTTTCAAGTGGAACTACAGCTAATTCAGTCCCTGGCGGATTTAAATTAAGTAAACCAATTGATACATCTGGTTATACTTCAGCTACATATCCTTGGGGTCAATGTACTTGGTACGTATATAACAGAGCCGCTCAATTCGGTATTTCATTCGACCCTTATATGGGTAACGGTGGAGATTGGAGATTAAAACCTGGTTATACAGTAAGTAATAAACCTGAAATCGGTGATGCTTTATCATTCGCACCAGGTCAAGCAGGTGCTATTGATTTTTATGGTCACGTTGCTTTTGTAGAAGATGTAAGACCTGATGGTTCAATCCTAATTTCTGAATCAAACTTCAGTGGATTAGGTGTTGTTTCTTATAGAGTATTTGATGGTGCTACAGCAAGTCAATTCTCTTATGTAAAAGGGCATAGATAAAATTAAAGGTCAAGTAGTTTTTCTACTTGACTTTTTTAGCTATAAAGGAATAATATAAATATAACAACTAAAAATAGGATAAGATAATTATGACAAATAAAATTAACTTTAAATTTGAGCCTATTTATGATGCAGAAGGCATTCTTTATGAAGAAAAGGAAGCTTGGAATATTTTCGGGGATTTTATTTCAAAACAAAAAATCGACCAAATCTTAGCTTCTGATGATGTAGATTTTAAAGAGATTGTTTTCAAATCCATTTATAGTCTCTATAAACGAACACAAACAGGTGAAACTAAAAATAAAGATATACCCGAACGAATTGATAAAGCTATTAACAGAGCATTTAATAAATCAATCAAGAACAAAAAAGAAAGAATTAACTTCTTAGCTCGTATTGATGAAATTTTCTGCTTAGATAGCGTTGACAAATTCGGAGTACAAAATGAAATTGTAAGTGCTATTTTTGAGAAATTGTTAAAGGGTAATATAGTAATACTAGATAAAGATACTTATTTGACATTGCCACAAAAATATAAAAAAATTGAATACAGAATTGTTGGTAATGCAACAATGAGAGAAATTAATCCAAGAAATTATAAAAATGTATCTATATATTCTCACCCCTTATCTGCTCTTAAAAATGATTCTGAAAAAGAAATTTTTGTTATTGGCGGATTAGAATTATTTGAAATCTATTATACTAGGGTAACTGATTTATTCTTTATCAAAGAAGAAACATTATATAATGGATATGAATACTTCCCGGATATTACTATCAATGATTTTGAACCAAGAGAAAGTACTCATGAGAAGAACTTGGAAAACCCAGATATTGATTTAACTCTAACTCATTGGAGAAAAATTAAAAATCATAAATTAAGATTAAGACCAAACAAATATTCAACCGGATTAAAATCCTCAAGCTATTATAGGAACTTTATGTGATGAAAAAAACAATTATCAAAATTATCATTTCACTTGGATTATTGATTACAGCAGTTACTTCATTTTGGCTCATGATTGATACTAATTTAGCATTAAGTGATGTAAGAGATAGAATTGCTTATGTTAAAACTCAAATCAATGAAGAACCAGAGAATTTGAAGAATAAAGAAAATAATCTTGCTAATGAAAGTAAAAAATACTTTATTATAACTTCATCTAGCACTGTTCTCTTTTCGGTCACTGTTGCAACATTTTTATACAAATATGAAAAAGATTTTAAAAAAGAGTAAACTCATCGTTTACTCTTTTTCTAGTATTTATTTTAAGGGTAGATATATCGTCATATACTGAACGCTAAAACAGTCAAAACTGAATTTCGATAAATGTATCGACTTTTAATAAAAACAGCTTAGAAACGCTTATTTTACAGTTTAAGACAAAAAGAAAAAGAGCTATATTTCATAGCTCTTTTTTATATTTATTTTGCTTGTGTAGTAGAAGCAGTTGTTTCAGAAGTTTCTGTTACTTCAGTTGTTTCAGTATTTTTGTGATTTAAGTATTGTTCAATAACATTTTTAAATGCTTCATCTTTAACTTCTACTTTATATTCTTTAAGCAATTCTGCTACAACATTTTTAGCATAGTTCTTGTCAGAAGCTTTTTTATTGATAATGTAATCTTTTAAGATTGTTTCATAATCTTTCCAAGATTCTTTTTTAGCATCTTTCTTAGTTACTTTAACAACATAATAAACAGTTTCATATGTTGTACGGTCAGTAATTGCAAGTGGTTCTGATACTTTATTAACTTCTAAAGAAGTAATTTGACTTAGCAATTCTGGTTCTACATCTTTAGTAGTAGAGTCAAATGTTAATTCACCTGTTTGTTGATTTGCTTTTGCTAATGTACCATATTTAGCAACAAGAGTATCAACAGCAGTTTCTTTCTTAAGTTCATCTACAACAGTTTTAGCTTCATCTTTTGTTTTTGTTTTAACGAATTTAACTGTCATTGTAGGAGTGTATTCTTTAAAAGCTTGTTCATAATCAGAATCTTTCAATTCTTGTTCAGCTGCAGTTTTAACAGCGTAGTCAAGTAATAATGTAGAACGTAATTGAGCTTTATAAGTTGTTTCAGTCAAACCAGCAGAAGTAAGTGCTGATTGGAATTGCTCTCCATATTGTTCTTTCATTTTTGCATATTCTTTTTCAACATCATCAGAAGTTACTTTGTCTTTGTATTTATCTTCTAAAGCAGTAGAGATAACTTCATTTGATAGCAATGTTTGAACAGTTGGATTTGATTTAATTTCATCAAAGAATTGAGCACTCTTAATGTCACCTGTTTTCATAGATACAAGCACATCTGATTTATTTGAGCAAGCCGCAAGAGTTACAATTGAAAGCAACGTTGCACCGGCTACAGCGATTTTTTTATTCATTTTCATAAGTATTATATACCTCTTTCCTTATTTAGCCTTTTAATAGGCAGTTATAATATTATTATTCTACAATAAAAACTTTAAAAAGTCAAATAAAGTAATCGTAACGAATAAGTAATATATCTGAAATAAAAAAAAGATAGCAAATTTGCTATCTTTTAATTTATCTTTAAAATTAAGTTTTATTTACGTTTAGAACGTAAGTATGTTGCAATACCAGTTGCACTAGCAGAACCACCTGCAAGCATAATTGATACTAAAGCAGCTTCTACACCAGTTGTAGGGATTTTAACAAGTTTACCTGACTTATCTTTCACTTGGATTGAACCGTCAGATTTAACTTCTCCACCAACTTTTTCTGGTGCAACAACAGAAGTTTCACCTTTATCGTTAGCAACGATTACTTGACCTTTGTCAGTAGAACCAACAATTTTATCTCCAGTGTTTGTTTCAACTGGTTTTTCGATTGTAGGATTTACAACTTCAGCAGGTTTTTCTTCTTCTTTTGGTTTGTCAGCAGGTTTTTCTACAGGTTTTAAAGTAGTAGATGGTGTTGTAGTAGTTACATCATCTTTCTTATCTGTTGTAGAAGTAGTAGTTGAAGTAGTTGTAGTTGGTTCTACATCATCTTTTTTCTTGTCTTCAGCAGGTTTTTCTTCTTTTGGCTGTTCAGTAGTAGCTGGAATTTCTGCTGTTGTTGATTCATAGTAGAAAGTTACTGTAGGTGTTTCATTACTGAATTTACCTGTTGCTTCACCCTCTACACCAGAGTATTTGTAATTTTCGATTACTTCTGGGTTGATAACATAATCTTCCCCGATTACACCTTCTTTAAATCCTTTACCAATTTCAGTGTCAGTACCTTTTACTTTATAAACGTAATTAACACGACCAACGTTATCTGCTGGTTTTACTTCTGTAGTACTATTATCAGTTGTAGCAGGCTCGTCAGCAAATACTGCGGTTGCAGGTGCAACAGTTGCTAGCAAACCGAAAGTAGCCATAGTAAGTTTTTTAAATTTATTCATTTTAAGTTAGCTCCTAAATTTTTATTTTTAAAGATAGAAATAATATCGAAAAAATGATTTTTTCGCCATTTACCAAATATTTTCAAATATAACTTCAATTGGTAAACTTATTCTTTTTTGTAGCAAGTCAATTTCATTATTTATTAAAAGTTTTTTGTTTGGTAATTCTTCTTGCTCTAACTTTTCTAACAATTCTTTTAGTCGTTTTAAAAGTATTTTTTGTTCAGTTGTAACGTACCCATATAATTGATTATAAATATAGAATGATTGATTGTTTGCTCTAATCTCTTTCTTAAAGTATAATGATGAGTTATTTTCTGATAAAATACATAATTCATTATCTTTATAGAATAAATTTCTCAAAGTTAAAATTAACTCTTTATCAGAATGTAAGAAATTATCCAAATCTTTAAATAACAGATTACCAAATTCTTGAATATATTCAAATTTGTTATCTTCATTAAGATTGTAAACATCAAAGCCTTTCTCAATTAAATTCTTTTGGATTTCTAATGTGTTCGGACTATTTCTAAACCAAATAGTTATAATGATTAGCATACTTCCAATAATCAATGAAGGCCAAAATGTATATATAAAAAGATTAGTTTCAATAATAGAAATTGAAATAGTTCTAAGAATTGTTAATATTGTAGCTATTACAATAAGAAATATACCGATTTTCAATATAATATTTGAATCTTTATTTTTAAGCTTTTCTAAATCTTCATTTGATAAAGCTTTCTTAAATTTGTTAAGTATATCTTCTTGTATCGTATTCATTAAAACCTCAAAAGGAGCTTTCTAGCTCCTATGTATATTTTATTTGTGAGTTGCTTAAAACCAAATATTGATTTCATTAGTAGCAGATTTCACACTATCTGAACCATGTACAAGATTTTTCATTACACCGTTACTTGTAACAAATCCGAAATCACCTCTAATAGAACCTAAGTCAGCTTCTCTAGGATTAGTTGCACCCATCATCTTTCTACAAGTTGAAATAGCGTTATCACCAGTCAAAATTCCAATAATAGAATTTCCCTTAGTCATATATTCTTCTAGTTCTGGGTAGAAAGGTTCATTAACAATATGATTATAATGAGCTTTCAGTTTGTTAGCATTTAATTTTACTAATTCTAATTTAGTAATTTTTAATCCTTTATTCTCAATTCGAGAAAGAATTTCACCAACTAAGCCTCTTTCTAAAGCGTCTGGCTTAATAATAAAAAAAGTTTGTTCTAGCATAAGCATACTCCTATTTATTTTTATCAACCAAAATTTATGGTTGGTAATTTATATATCTACTATTCCAAAAAATCAATAAAACATTTGATATTAGTTTTAATAATTTTAAAATAAAAGGAGTGTACCACTTTGATTATTAAAAAAGGACACGGATATTTCCGTAAATCTAAAGCATATGGTCTTTCTAGTTGCATTGTTTTAGGAACTACTCTATTATTAGGTACTGGTGTTGTATCTGCTCAAGAAACAACAGCAAAAACAGATGTTAAAACAGAGCAAGTTGCTAAACAAGAAACAAAGACAAATAGCACAGAGTCAACAAAAGATGATTCAAATGCTAAATTGTTAGAAGCAATTAAAAAAGCAAAAGAAAATCATGTTATTGTTGAATTAACTAAAGATGTCAATTATAAAACTGCAAATGAAGCAAAGGCTGACATTGATGGGCAGATTAAGACTATTAACAGTCTTACAGAATTAGTATCTAATGCTAATGAAAGATTATCTAAAGTTGTTAATGAAGCAACTAAAGCTGGTGTTAAATTAGATAAAGAAATTAAATTAACTTTAACACCTGGTAAAGAAGAAGATTTCAAGAAAGCAGTAGAACAAGCAGAAAAGAATTTAAAAGATTCTATTACTAAACAAGCAGAAGCTTCAAAAACTTTAACTGACGCTATTGCAAAAGCAGATAAAGAAAATGTGAAAGTTAATGTTAAAGGTGAAAAAGTTGTTTCGGCTAAAGATGCAGATGAAGCTGTCAAAAAAGAAATTGAAAAAATTGACAAAGCAATTCATCAGCAAAAAGAAAAACAAACAGCTTATGAAAAAGCTTTGAAATTATGGAATGATAATAATGCTCAAAAGAAAAAGATTTTAGACGAAAATAAAACTCTAAAAGCTAAATTAACTTCTGAATCTACTGCAAAAAATAATAATGGTGTTTATCATCAAATTCTTAAAGGTAAATCATTATTAGATGAAGCTTCATCAGCAACAGTTCAAAGAAAACCTATGGATTTAATTGCTATTGTTGACTTTAGTTCATCATTACAAGCAAAACGACCAGAGGCTCTAAGACAATTAAAAACTTTAATTGAGAAGAACTTGAATACTGGTGATAGAGTTATGCTTCAAGGTTATATTTATAACAAAGAAGAATCATACACTGCTCACGGAGCTCAATTAGATTATGCAAAACTTCGTAATGCAGATTGGGAAACAGGTTTCTCAACAAAATTAGTAACAAAAGAAGAAGCATTATCTATTATTGATAAATGGTTAGGAATAAATCCGCCAAACACTCCTAATGGAGTTGCAACATACTCAGAATACTTCAATGCAGCTGCAAGAGCAATGGGTGATTTAGGATTCAAGACTGATGAAGTAGATGGTAATAATTTTGTTAAGAAAGTTCCATTTGAAGAAGTATATACTTCACAACCAAACAAAAACCAAACTGTTTCTGTAATTCAATTTACAGATGGTTGGGGTGATAAAGAACAAATGGACCCTACATTCGCTGCTTGGGCTAAGAAGAATGCTAAAACATTTATGTCTGTAGTTAACAGAAACCAAGTATCGGCAGAAGATAACAACGGTGAATTTTCAATTAACTCAATGAAAGAACTTGGTCACCCTAATATTTACGATTCAACTGGAAAAGACAAAGAAGTTGTTATGAAAGAAATTTTAGAACAATTTAAAAATACTGCAGTTGAAACATTTACTTCTAAGAAGAAAATTACTTCTAAAGGTGTTGTAAATATTAAAGCTGACAAAAATGTTAAATTGACATCAGTTAAACTTGTATCTCCAACTGGTAAGAAACAAGACCTTAAAATTGAAAATAACGCTGTTAATACAGAAGTTAATTTAACAGAAAAAGGTGATTATACAGTAGAATATGAATTTTCTGCTACAAACAATGAAGCTGGTAATATTACAGGTTCATTCACTGTAAATAGTAAAGAAGAAGTATCAGGCGATAAAGTCAATGCAAGTTCTAAAGATTTACCATCAACAAAAGATGAAAAAACAGATAAATTAACACCTACTATTGGTCAATCTGTAAAAGATGTTGAAAAACCAAAAGCGCCAGAACCAATTAGCGTAGATGTAGAAAAGATTGTTGTTTCAACAGAAAAACCTGTTGTGGAAGATGTTAAAGCAACTGCTCACAGAACAACTGTAACTAAAGAAGAGCCTAAAAAAGAAGCTCCTAAAGTAGAAAAACAATTACCAAAAACAAATACAAACAATTCAATTTGGTTGAGTGTATTAGGTACATTTATTGCTTCATTCTCTGCTCTACTATATAGAAAAGGTAAATCAGAATAAAATATATAAAGAAGTTCAATCGAAAGGTTGAACTTTTTTAGTTTCTATGATAGAATGGTTATGAAAATTACTTAGAAAGAGAGAAATAATATGCTTTATGGAAGTGGCATTTATATAGTTAGCGAAAATGATATGCCTGATTTTTTAAATGAAGTCAAGAAAGAATATAAAGATATTGAATGGTTCTTACCAGAGGGTTATATTTATAGATACTTTAACAAAAATGATACACATAAGTTAGTATTTTTGGGAAATGGAGATAAATCTAAAAGTTATAATAAACACAAAGTGAAACAGATTTCATGGCAAAATCCAAAATCTTATAATGAAGCTATTGATTCAGCAAAGTATATGTCTAAAAAAGGTTGTAGATATTCAAACAATTATTGGTATGTTTATAAAAAATCTATTGACATAGAATCAATTTATAACATTCTTGTAACTTCTTACGATAAAAATTTTGCTTTTGAAGCATTTTTGGAAAAAATTAAAGAATTTGGAGCAGAAGTTTTAAGCCAAACTGAATTAAAAGAAAAATTTATTACTTGTGAAGATTATGAAAAAGTAAGAATTTACATCAATCCAAAAGAAAACAAAGATGAAGAATCCAAAAATTCTAAATCTCTTGATGAATTGTTAAATGAAGATGAAAATTTATATGGTGAAGAATATTTTGATAAAATTGAAGAAGATTTAGATTCTTTTTTTAATGACCTCATTATCTTTAGTTAAAGAAATAAACTCATCAAAATGATATGAAAAGAGAATAAAATAAAGGAGTTTTTGTATGGCTAGAAGAAAAAGAAAAGCTACAACAAGAAAGAAAAGTACTACTACAAAAACTGTTAAAAAAGAGAATATTAGATTAACTAAGAAATGGAAAGAATTATACAAGAATAATAAAATGTTCAAAGGTGAGTTAATGACCGTAGAACAATACAAACAGTTAATTGATGAACTCTATTCAGGTGAGAAAGTAGACAACAAAGACTTAATGGGTAGTTTTGCTAGATTCAAAAGTAAAAAATAAATAAAAAGAAACGTTATGAAAAATAGCGTTTCTTTTTTAGTTTGAAACTGATTTTTAATGTCGTTATATCGTCATAGTTTTAACGCTAAAACAGTTAAAACTGTTTTTCGATAAATGTATCGAATATAAGGAAAAACAGCTTAGAGCAGCAGTGAGCAAGGGTTGGAATTTAGAATAATATATATAACTAAAGGAGTAATGAAATGACCGAAAAAAAGAATTTATTTTTAATTGATTTAAGCCATGTGATTTATAGATACTATTATACAATTGGATTTAAAGAGGAAATTGATTATGAATATAAAGATAATCAATTTAAAATTTTAGATAACGGTATGTATAAAAAGATTTTTTATTTTGTTGATAAAATAGCTCAATTAGGACAAGTAATTATATTTGAAGATAGTAAATTAGTATCTCGTAATAAATATTTTGAAGAACACTTCCCTAATGGATATAAAGATAACAGACATAAAAGAAATGATGAATTAAAATTGCTTAAAGAATCAATTAGCCAATTGTTTAGAAAATATAAACAACCAGCAATCAAAAAATTTAATTATGAAGCAGATGATTTGATTAAGGAAGCTGTTAGAGTAGCTAAGAAGAGTAATAAATATAATCATATTTACATTTTAACTAATGATTTTGATTTAGCACCCTTAATTGATGATGAAGTGACTCTATATAGAAGAAGTCCTAGAAGTAATACTTCTCATGCTGAACCACACCCATATATTTATAATTATGAAATGATTAGTAAATCTAATTATGAAAGTTATTTTAAAACTATTGGAATGACTAAAGATGTTAAAGTTCCTTATAACAGTATTCTATTATTCAAGATGATTAGAGGTGATAAATCAGACAACATTGCTGGAGTAAAAGGTGTTGGAGCTAAATCTTATAATAAATTTATTGAGCAAATGACTGAAGATGAAATTCAGAAATTTAAATATTATGATTGGACGATTGAAGCTCATAATAAAACAAAAAATGTTACTTACTATGATTATGATGAAATTCCTTTAGAGGAAATTAAATCAGATGAATTTGAAGTTAGATATAAAGAACCGAAAGAGTTAAAAGAATTAGCTCTTATCATCAAAAAATATTTTTCTACCGAAGTAGCTAAGGAAATCATTATCAAATATAGAGGAATGGCTCTTAATGCAGCTTATAATTTTAACGACTCTGAATTTGATAGAAAACCGATTCATTTGAATAGCAAAGTCCTTGATTTACCTAACTTTGACAGTTCAAAAATATCTTATGAAAACGTTATAAGCATTGACTTAAGTTAACTTTTATGATAGAATATATATAAAGAAAAGGGCAGAAAAACCTGCTCTTTTTATCAACAAAAAGGAGGTTATAAATGGCAATATTTGTAACTACTTTAGATAACGTACTCATATTTTCAAAAGGTTTTGTTAAAGATGAAAATGTTGAAATAGTAGAATATAAAGATAATAAAGAATTATCTTATATGACAAAACAAGCATTAGATACTTTAAAATCTTTAAATGAAAAAATGACAATTATACCTGTAACTCATAGGTCTTTGGAAGAGTTTAAACGAATTACTTTTCATTCAATTTTTGACCATGCTATATTAAACAATGGATTGATTGTTCTATATAAAGGTCTTGTTGAAGATGGTAATTGGCAAGCTCTAATCAAAGAAGAATTTGACAAAATGAACTTGTCAGATGTGGAATCATTATTATATAACTGTTCCCCATTGCTGGAAAGTAATTTTGAATTGAAAGATTATTATTACTATGCAAAAGTAAAAGAACATCAAGATATTATGGTATTGAAACTACTTAAACCTTTCTTACATAAAGATTGGAATTGTTTTGTCCAAGATAGAAAACTTTACATAACTCCTAAATTTGCATCAGTAGATAATGCTTTACAATTTATAGCTCAAAAACATTCATTAGATTTGAATGCTTCATTTGGTGCTGGAGTAAATGTTGAAGATAAAAAATTTATGGATTTAATTATAAATAAGATTAGTTTTACATATTCAGAATTGTGGAAGTCATTAAGCGAATTAGAAAAGTTTGATTACTCAGTTTTAAGAATTGGATTAGAAGATTCAGAGAAAATGCTAAAAATGATTAAGGGGTTATACTAAATGGATTTTAAAGCAATTGAGAAGTTAACGTCTGAAAAATTTTGGAAATCAAAAGCAAATTTGAATAGAAGTAAAATTCAACGAGTATTTGAAAGTTACGGTAAGAAATTTGAGCAAGCTTCTATTTCCACTTCTTTTTTAAATGGTAAATTTGTTTCTGTAAATTTTTATATAAAGGATGAAGTACTTGAGAATTACATTGAATTTAAATTTAGATTTAAGCCGATAAATCCAAGAGAAAGTTTGACTTTTAAAACAGAAGTAGATTCATTGCCTGAAATTAGAATTACATACAATGAATCTAATTATAAAACTTATGAAACTTGGAACAGAGCATTAAAGAAAGATATTGCAAATAAAATCAAAGTTCTGAAAGAGCATTTAACAAAACTTGAGAATATGCTATAAAAAAGTTGCTATATAATAGCAACTTTCTTTTTTTATTTAACTGACTCTAATAAGTCAAAATCATCTTCTGACATCTCAGCTTCTGCATTAGAAGCATTTGCTTCTTTACTTTCATTTAACTCATTAACAAAAGATGAGTGTTCATAAATCTTAGTAGGCCAACCTTTCTCTTTAATGTAACCATCAATCCAGTCAGTTGGAGAGTAAAATCCTTGTGCATGGATAACATCACTTGAGTGAACTTTCAATCCAATTCTACCTTTAGGATTACCTTTAACTTTTTGACCTTCATTGTTTTCAAATAACATTTGAGAAATAGTTGCTGGCAGAGAACCAGCAGCCAATTTATTACTCATATTTTGACGAACTTGCATAGGAATTACATCAGATGAAGGTCTTTGAGCTGCACAAACTAAGAATACACGAGCCGCACGACCAAGACGAGCAATACTTTCAAAAGCGGCTCTAATTTTATCTTGGTATTCTTGATTAGCTTTAGAGATTTCATCTTTACCTTTAATTTCAGATAACAATTCCCCAGCCTCGTCCACAAGTAATAGGATTGCTGGGCCGTCATATTCTTTTGGAATATCTTCCCAGTTATTGATACCAAGTCTTTCCATAAGTTCGTATCTATCCATCATTACTTTTTGAACGAAACAAGCTATGTCGCAAGCATCTTCCATAACTGTTCCAACAGCTACACCATATTGTCTAAGTTGACTAAGTTCCACTCTTTTCATGTCTATACCAAATAATAACCATTTATCTGGTCTAGCTAAACAAGAGTTCATAATATTCCATTGAGCAACAGATTTCCCCCCACCTGTAACCCCAGCAATAAGTGTCATGGGTGAAGCGATAATGTCAGGCCCAATATGGATTCCGTTTTTATCACAATATTTCTTTTGAGTACCGTCTAAGTCAAAGCCTACAACGTGTTCAATTTCACCAGTTTCTGGGTTTTTAATAGGTAAACCACCCCTAGAGGAAAGCCCTAGAGGAATAAAACTCCATTGAACTATTGGGTCTTCCAAATAATGTTTATCCCATTTAGCCATTGTAGGTAATGGAGCTTGTAGAGATATAGTAGCAATTCCTTTATCCGTATCCCAACCAGGGTGTTCTTTATCTTCATAATCAATTTCAAAAGGTCTACCACGACCGAATTGAGTAGAAAAATCAGAAAGGAAAGTATTTGCTTGTAACGGGTCAAAATTAACTGGCAGAAATAATCTTAATTTTGACGGCTTGCCATCTTCTTTGTCATTTTCTAAAATAATAAATTCTTCATTATAATTCATTATATTTGACTTGTTGTCAATTAAGCCCATTTTCGAGCGTTTGAAATCAAGCATACGAGAGATAAGTTTATCTCTTGCAGCCAATTCATCACTAATCATATTATGCACAATTCCAACGAATAAATATGGAATAAAAAATGATAAAACAGCTCCCCAAAGGAGTGTTTTTATAGCAACGATAGGGCCAATAATAATAGTTAGAACATAAATGAGTCTAATAATATTCTTATTACTTGCTTCTTTTAAGCCGAATTTCTTTTCTCTTTTAATTTTTTGTTTATATGTTAATTCTTCAGTAGGTTGTTTATTCTGTCTTGTATTATTTCTTCTTTTCTTTCTTATTTGGTAAGCAATCCAATCTTTGAACCAAAAACTAAAAGGAATAGAGATGAAATAAAGCAGAATCAGAAGAATAGACTGAATAAGTAAATTCATCTAATTACTCCTTTAAATAGTATTGTTTGTTTTTTATATCGCAAACAACTGTTTTTATTGACAATCTCTAATATTTTTTATAAAATAGAATTATCTTAAAGAAAGAGTTTGAGGTATTTTATGCTTTATCCATATGCTTATAAAGATAATATAGAAAAAGGTGAACGCATTGCTATTGAAGCAACTGTTATCGAAAAAAGGGAAAATGGTAATTTGCTAGTAGGATTTTACCCAGATACAAAAGCTAATTTATTAGAAATCAATGGTAACCGAGTTTATCAAATTAAGGAAAAGGAATTTTTATATAGTGCTCGTGAGGATATTCCCTCAGAAATGAAAAGTGAAGAATTTGAAAAATTGCTTATTGAATTAAGAGAAGCAATAGATGAAGATTTTTGCTTTGAGAATAACATAGAATATAACTTAGGAGCAATTTGTGGTTCCCCAATTGAAATTTTAGATTTAGCAATCCGTTTCGTTAAGAAAACTCAACAAAAAGAAAAAGAATAGTCAATTTTGACTATTCTTTATTTTTTAGCAGTTGCTAAGTTATACACATTACCGAATTTTTCTTTATATTTATTATATGGCTTAGTTAATCCTTTCAAAGCTTTCGCAACCAATTCAGGTCTTACATAACCTTTGTCTGAAATTTGAGAATATAATTTATCTAAGAAGTAAATCAATGTTTCTTGGTTTACTAATTTATAACCAAATTTCCGCCAGTTACGGTCTCTTTGAATAAATGTATTTCCATCAGCAGAGATGCAAACAAAAGCTTCAACATCTGCAATTGTAGTATTGCTATAATATTTTTCCCATAAGTAACGAGCTTGATTTATTCTAGGTCTATTACCAGGGAACTCTTTACCTGAACGTAAGATTGAACCATCATCATTGAATTTATAAGAAGCTTTTGATTTCCAGTTCTTTGAATCAATGATAACAAGTGTTGAGCCAATAATAAGTAAATGGTCTGTATCACCCAAGTCTAATTGGCCTTCTTCTCCGTCAATCTCTGGCTCCATTTTTTCTTCGATAGGCAAAGAAATGCTATCAATCAAAATACAATCTGGTTTATCAGCAATCCATTCTCTAAGAATTTGAGAAGTTTTCTTCTCTCCGTCTATACCAGCATTTATTAGCTTAATATTAGGATTAAATTGCTTGTATTTGGGGTCGTCTAATTGATTTTGTAATGAAGCAGCCGCAATTCCAAAGTAATGTCTATCATTCTTTAGAAAGTTTTCTGTTACTTTCATTAGTTCATGTTTTACATCATTAGGAGTTTCCATAGATAATATATTAGTCTTACTCATCTCTTAGTCCCTCTGCAATTTCTCTTAATCTACGTTTTTCTTTAGCTTCTGCAATCAATTCTAATTCTTCTGGTGGAGTTTCATACATAAAGTTTTCATTCATGAAGCCTTTTACACTATTCATAATGTTACTTTGTTTTACAGGCGGTTGACTATAAAGTTTATCAATCATTTGACAATAAGCTTCTTCTTTATCTTTAGCAGAACCTCTCATAGCTTTTTTGGAATCAATCAAACGTGTATATAACTTTCTCCAGCGGTCAGTTTCTCTAATATTTTCTTGTTCATTTACATTCATTTCATCTAAATCCGGTAATTTAGAATTTCTTTTTGGTAATGGCATTTTCTACCTCTCTTTTATTTTGCTCTAATCTATTTTCATATGTGTTATATCGTCATAGTTTTAACGCTAAAACAGTTAAAATCTATTTTCGATAAATATATCGACTATTCAGTAAAACAGCTTAAAACAGCAGTAAGCGTTATTTAAAAAGTTATTTAGATTAACTCTAAATAACTTCTTTTTTGTTTATTTTTAAATGTTCTTCTACTTTTTGGCAAAGTTCTTTATCATCACGCTTTAGATTGGTTATAAAACCTTTAGAATCAAAAGTAACGTTTGACCCATTTAAATAGACATCTAAATCATCTTTAATCGTTCTGAGTGTTTCTCGCTCATTATAGCTTTTATAATTTGCTATTTCTCTAAATACAAAATATGAAGAAATAATGAATAACGGTAGATGAAAGATGAAAATAAAAGCATGCACGAAAACATAAATAGCTGCTATAACATCACTTATCACAAGAATCAATTTAACGGCATTAGGATAATCTAAAGTTATTAAATGATTTAAGATTGAAACAATAATCATGCTTATTACAACTGGAATAGCTTTAGAGAAAAAATCCTTAAAATGATTTTGCCATTTCTCTTTTCTTACTTCATATTTTTTCTTTTGGATTGCTAATAAATTTTTAAAATAATTATCTAAATTAGGATAACCAAATTCTACTATATTATTTTTCATAGTGTAACTCCAATTTTATTTAACTTATTAAGATGCGGTTTTTAGTTTATCTTGTAATCGTTTTTCTAAGCCCCGGCATAACAAAGAGCTTTCTTTATTTATTCCAATAATAAATCCTCTTGAGTCAAATTCAAAACAAGAAACATCAACATATCGGTCAAAATCTTTCCAAATCTTTTTTAATATTTTCTTTTTACTTTCATTTTTGAAAGATTTAAATTCTAAAGTATTTAAAATAGCAACCTTGATTGCTTCGAACAAGAAATTAAGAAAAAATAAAAATGCTAAGAATATTGCAACAGCACCGAGACCAATTATAAGCCAGGGTATGACTTTAAGTTCAATAGGTAATGTTTCAGCAGCCACTGTAATCTTAAATATACTTATTACGAATCCAAGAAAAAGGATTATGCCTAAAAAAGCAAGAGAATCAGAAAGATTTTCTTTTATAGCACTCCAATAACATTTCCTTGAAAATTCTTGCTTTAAGAGTAATTCTTTAAAATAACTATCTAAGTTAGGATAGTTGATTTCTACTATGTCATTCATTCTTTTGCTCCAATTTACGTTCTGCTTCGCTAAACACTTTCTTATTTTCATTTGTGCTCAAATCTGGGCCGATTATCATACCATATTTATCAAAGATAAGCATATCTTCTGTAATTGAATTACTCAAATTGTAACGAACATAATAAATCATGTCTTTTCTAATTTCTGAGTAATATTTTCTTTTAGAAACTCTGATTTTTCGACCAGGGATTCTAAAAGTAACAGGCCCTACAATTCTAGTAAGCATTCTTTTCCAAAAATATATTACCGGAATCATTGATGTAACTGCAAATGCAATATATAAAATATTTTCATTTGTGGATTGTTCAACAATTTTATCCTCTGTAAAAATTTTATAAAGAATGTCGGGATTAGAAATTAGATAATGAAGTGTAAATATAACACCAATAACAGCACTTAAAATAATCAATCCATCTATAAAATAATGTATAATATAACCTATATAAGAGGGCTCAACTTCTGTGCTATGTTTTCTATAATCTTCTTCATATTTCTTTTTTGTATCAGCGAAAAATTTAAGAACTCTATCATGTTTAAGCTCTATTAAACAGTTTTCCACTCTTTCAACCTTCTTTCAGCTTCGCTAAATATTTTTTTATTTTCATTTGTACTTAAATTAGGAGAAACAATCATACCTGTTGTATCAAAAACGAGCATGCTTTCTGTAATTGAATCGTGTAATTCAGTACGTAGCTTATTAAGCATTCTTGACTTAATCTTTCTGTAATATTCATTCTTTGTATATTCAATTGTTGTTTCATATGAATGAGCCATCATTCTAACAAAGTTTATAAGAAACGAAGCTATGAGAACTAAAGCCATAGCAGGTATTACCCATGACGATAAAATTTCAATCATATGAGATAATGAGCCCGAAATGTCATTCGAGTTTATTTTGGGTATATTTGAAAACCCATAATGAGCCATAAAGACAACAATTAGTCCCATTCCACTTGCAACAGCTGGTCTAATCAACATATGATAAGGAACTATTGTACGAGTTCCACTCGTTTTGTTCCTTTCATATTCAGCATCATATTCTTTTTTGAATTTCTCAAAGTATTCATTTACTCTATCAAATTTAAGTTCTACTACATTATTTTCCATTATTGTTTAACCTTTTTTCTATTTCACCATACACTTTTTTGGCTTCATTAGTACTTAAATTGGGAGCAATAATCAATCCATTTTTGTCAAAAATGAGCATAGCTTCTGTAATTTGATTATTTAATGTCATTTTCAAATCATTAAGCATTGTTGATTTAATTTTGCTATAATACTCTTTTTTTGTATATTCGATTTGTACTTCATGTCCGCCACGCATAAAATCAATGAAACTTTTCATTAAGAGCGCTACACTTATAATTGCTAGAGTAGGTAATACCCATGTAATTAGCAATCTATGTATATCTATCAAACGAGCACCGCTAATATTATAATTTGACAAATTAGAATCTAAAAAGAAAACACCCACACCTCTAGCCAAAAATATAGGACTTAATATAAGCGAATAGTAATCTTTAACAATCTTAGTACCTTTAATTTTATTTTCTTCATAATTATCAGCATATTTCTGCTTAAAATTTTCAAAGTATTCAATTACTTTATCGTATTTAAATTCAATTACATTATTTTCCATTTTTTAGTTCTCTTTCTATATTGCTTAATCTTTTTTCGTCTTTAATATTAAGACCAATTATAATATTATCTTTATCAAAAGTCAAATCTGACTTATTAACTCCCAAATCAGTAATTACTCTTTTGATGTTTTTAGATTTATAAAAATGCTTGAAAAAACGTTTTTTAGATTTTTCAAATCCCCAGTTATAAAATATTGCTTTAAAACAAATCAAAATTGTTAAAATGATTATAATTCCCAAAGCTACAAAGAATATAAAATCAAAAAAAACGCTCAAATCTGATGATTTGTTTTTTTCTGCTAAGATTGCTGTTACTAATAAAGCTAAGAAGCTAATCAACCAATAAATTGGTTCATCTGTTAATTCTGTAAGGAGATAATTGTCAAAATATTTCTTTTCCTCATATACTTCCAATTGCTCTTTATAGTAATTGTCAAAATATTTCTGAATTTCAGTATATTCATTTTTAACAATTTCATTCATGAAACTTATACTCCTTTTAGGTAATCATAGATTTCTAAAGCTGCATAAGCTCCCTCTCCAACCGCAATAGCCACTTGTCTATATTTTGGATTTTTCAAATCTCCAGCAATAAACAAACCATTGCCATTATGATAAGTTAATAAATTGTGTGTAGTAACAGGCAATAAATAATCATTGAATTTTTCAACATTATTTAAATATAAAGAATCAATATAATTAGTATTAGGACTTGCTCCAATTGCTGGAAACAAGCCTGATACTTCAAGAATAGTATCATCTTTTAATTTGATTGCATTTAGAGTGCCATCTTTACTAATCAATTCTACAACTTCATTGTAAATGATTTCAATATTTTCTGTTTCTTCAACCATTTTTACTAAATGTGATTTTGCTCTAATTTTATCTCTAACTAAGACATAAACTTTAGTAGCAAATTCAGATAATAGCAATGCTGACTCCATTGCACTATCTCCACCACCAACAACTGCAGTATTCTTACCAGCATAAAAAGCACCATCACAAGTAGCACAATAACTAATTCCCATACCTAACAATTCATCATGTTGCTCAAGAATTAAATGATTGTGTTCTGTTCCAGTTGCTAATAGAATAGCTCTTGCATAATAAGTATTTTGAACACTTTCATCATAAGTTTCAGTTGTAGTTACTTTATATAAATCATTTTCTTTACTGATTTTTGTTACATTTTCAAACTCTTTTAATTCTGCTCCGAATTTAGCACCATCTTCTCTCATTTTATCTGCTAATTCAGAAGCATTTATGGAAACACTACCTAAGTAATTGTCAATATGTTCTGTTTCGTATAATTGAGAAGCAATTACATTCTTTTCAATAACAAGAACTTTTAAATTAACTCTAGAAGTGTATAAGGCTGCACTTAATCCAGCAGGCCCACCACCAATAATAATTACATCATATTTATTACTCAATTTGTACTCCTTTTTTACTCTTTTATTTTTATTATTCTTTTATTTTAAGGTATATATTCTAATTTAATTATCAATCTTTAGTATATGTTTAATAATGCTTTAGAATGGTCGTAGCTGTTGCTAAAACAGTCGCTAAGACAGTCTATATAAAAATACGATAGTTTTTATTGCTTAACCATAAAACAGCTTATAACTGTACTAAATGTTAAAAAAGTTATTTAGAAAAACTAAATAACTTTTTTGTATTTTAATCATTTTTCATTTTAGTTTCATAGGAAACGATAATCATGTCTTTTTTTGGCCCAATTGTAATGCCATCATAGCCCATCTTTTTAATAATTACTGATAAATCTTGATTTCTATACATATGTCTTTTATCAATATTATGTTCCTCGGCAAGTGCTTGTTCAAACATTTCAAAAGAAGTTACATTTTTAAATGATAAAGCTTTAGCTGGCATTTCTTCATAATCAACTGTTCTGACTTTACCAAATTTAGAAGCGTATTTTTTATTTGTTGTAGAGTATCTTCCTTGACCATACATAGCTGTACCTGTATTATGGTCTCTATTTTCCTTGCTTTGTTCGCCTCTATAAACTGATTTATACATTTCTTGTCGTGAGAAATAATTTTCTTTTAGCAAGTAATTTCTTCTTAATTTTTCTATATTTTTCGGAAGTTCTAGGTATTCTTTACTTTCAAATATCTTTAAATTTTCAGCCATTTCTTTTTCTTTCTTGGCTTCTTCTAATTCTCTTTCCTTGATTCGTTTTTGTCTTTCTGATTCTTCTTTAGATGGTTGTGGAGTTGGAATGTCAGCATTTTCTTCTAATCCTAATGCTTTATTTAATAATCTAATTTCTTTTCTTAATCTAATTCTTGAACCTGGTGTTGGTGCTTTTTTAAATTTTTCAATCAAGCTTTCTTTGTTGTTTATATTGTCTAAATATTCCATTCCATCAGCTTCATTTTCAAAATGTTTGCCACCTAATGGGCATTTACCTTGTTGTGCTTTACAAACGGTTAAATTTCCTTTTGATGAAATATGATAAGCCATTGTTTACTCCTTTTTAGTTGTTCATATCAACCTTAATCCATGCAAAATCTTTTAAGTAATACTCAACTAATTCTAAATCATAAGGGTCAACAATTTCTTTTAATCTGTACCAAGGAATAACTATTTTATATCCATAATTTTCTGCCATAGCAGAAGTTCTACGCAATACTCTGATTAACATTTGAACATCAATGGTATTATCCTTATTTATGATTGTAGCAAAAACATTTCTATTGTTTATTTTAATCTTTTTGTGTCTATCATGATGTTTTATATTTTTATAAGTAGTAATTTCAAACTTTTGTTGCTCATCTAATATATATTTCATATCCCAATGAGTAATAGATTGAATGCTATCTGTAAAAAACAGATTTACAATATTATCGTGATTTTTAAGCTCTTTATACTCATCTAAAGTAATAGTCTTTTGCTCTTTTGTTACTGGGATTTCATTTGTTTTATAGAATCTAGGGAACAACTCAGAAAATGGTCTTAATTTTGACTTTGGATAACCAAATCCTTTTGCTGTAATTTGAGTTCCATTTTTCATGAACTCTTCTGCTGAAACATAACCATGAATTACTACATGAGTAACTTTATTTAAATCAAAGTCTGATTTGAATCTATTTAAAGGATAAACCGATAAGTAAACGTAATAATCAATAGGTCGCCATTCATGAATCCATTTCTTAATTAAAATATTTTTACCAGATGTCATATGATTAGTTTTTAAATCAATACTTTCTTGAGTTTTGCTACAAAAGAAATCACCCATATCTGTTTTCTTCGTGGCAGAATTATAATCATGTCCTTTATTTATCAATTCTCTTTCATCATCTGTGTAATATAAGTTATTATCTTTTAAATATTCTCTGAAAGCTAATTCTCCTAATTCACCCACAATAGAATTATTAAAGGATTGCTCTTCACTTGAATTAGTATAATCTTCTCCATATTGTTGGATTTTATTTCCACTTCTATTTTTCATAAAAGTTGCTTGATTAAATGCTTTTAATTTCATTATCGGTGTGATAGGAATAATAACTTCTTTCATAAATTTGAAGTCCTTTCTATATTGTTGCTTAGACAGTAGTAGACTGTTGCTAAGCTGTTTTATATCCACTTCTGTCAGATTATATTCATTATTCTAAACTGTTCGCTAACTGTCTTAAACTGCAGTTTATGCAGAGAAAGGAAAGCAATTAAATCTTGCTTTCCTTAAATGATTTTTTGTGTTTTAGCATAATTCGCTTCAACAGAAGCTTTTTCATGTTGCCACCATTCTTGATTATCTTTATACCATTTAATTGTTTCTTTCAAACCATCTTCAAAGTTAGTATATTTCGGTTGCCAATTTAATTCTTTGTATAATTTAGTAGAGTCAATAGCATAACGTAAATCATGGCCTGCTCTGTCAGTAACATGGTCATAGTAATCACTTGGCATATTCATTTCTTTAAGAATAAGCTCTAATACTTCTTTGTTATTCTTTTCTCCATTAGCACCAATTAAATAAGTTTCACCAATTTTTCCATTATTAAGAATAGTCCAAACTGCAGAAGAATGGTCGTTTGTATGAATCCAATCTCTAACATTTTTACCATTACCATATAATTTTGGCTTAATTCCACTTAGAATATTTGTGATTTGTCTAGGTATAAATTTTTCAATATGTTGGTAAGGCCCATAATTATTAGAACAATTAGAGATAGTTGCTTTAATACCAAAAGATTTAATCCATGCTCTAACAATCAAATCTGAAGCGGCTTTGGTAGATGAATAAGGTGAACTTGGATTATAATTAGTATCTTCAGTAAATTTTTCACCTTTAAATTCACCTTTGCCAGGCAAATCTTCTCTTAATGGCAAATCGCCATAAACTTCATCAGTTGAAACATGATGAAAACGAATGTCATATTTACGAGCTGCTTCTAATAATGTGTATGTTCCAACAAAGTTAGTGTAAATAAAAGGTGAGGGGTCATTAAGTGAATTATCATTATGACTTTCAGCCGCATAATGAACAATAGCGTCAGCTTTTGAAGCTAATTTATCAACTAATTCTTTGTCAATAATGTCACCAGCAACTAATTCTACTCTATCACCTAAAATTGATTCAACATTAGCTCTATTTCCAGCATATGTTAATTTATCTAAAATTGTTATATGAACATTTGGATAGTTATTATAAACGTAATGAACAAAGTTAGAGCCGATAAAACCGGCTCCACCTGTAACTATAATATTTTTGTATTTAGTCATTTGTTTCTCCAATTAAACGAAGTAAGTATTGTCCGTATTCGTTCTTTTTTAATGGTTGGGCAAGTTCTAAAACTTTTTCACGAGTAATATAACCCATACGATAAGCAATTTCTTCAAGATTAGCTACTTGAACATTCAGCATTCGTTGGACTGTTTCAATATAACGTGCAGCTTCTAACAAGCTCTCATGAGTACCGGTATCTAACCAAGCAACTCCACAACCCATCAATTCAACAGATAATTCCCCTTTATCTAAATAATATTTAATAACATCTGTAATTTCCAATTCTCCCCGAGAACTTGGTTTTAGATTTTTTGAAATTTCAATTGCTCTATTATCAAAAACATATAAACCAGTAATCGCATAATTAGAGCGAGGTTTTTCAGGTTTTTCTTCAATGGAAATAACATTCATATTATCGTCAAATTCGATAACTCCAAATCGTCTTGGGTCTCTTACATTATATCCAAAAATAGTAGACCCCGATTCCTTTTGACCAGCTCTTTGTAAAAGTTCTGCTAATCCAGCTCCATGATAAATATTATCACCTAAGATTAGAGCAACACTATCGTCACCAATAAATTCTTCCCCAATGATAAAAGCTTGTGGAAGACCATCTGGCGATGGTTGTTCTTTATATGACAAGTTAATTCCATAATCTGAGCCATCTTTAAACAATTCTTTAAAACGTGGCAAATCTTTTGGTGTAGAGATAATTAGAATGTCTTTAATACCCGCTAACATCAAAGTTGATAATGGATAATAAATCATAGGTTTATCATAGATAGGCATAAGTTGTTTAGATGTAGCTCTAGTAAGCGGATATAAACGAGTACCAGAACCACCAGCAAGAATAATACCTTTCATAATAATACTCCTTTCTATTGAGAGTTTTTTAATGTATAAAATATGGAGAGAATGGGATTCGAACCCACGCGCCGAATTAACGACCTAACGGCTTAGCAAACCGTCCTCTTAACCAGACTTGAGTACCTCTCCGAAAAGTTTATAAAATATCATTTTAAACATTGTATCATAAATAATTTTATTTGACAACCATTAGGATTAAAATTATTTACAATCAATATATAAAGAAGAGTCGTAGTTAACTCCTCTTTACATATATTATATCAAGTAATTTTATTTTTTGATAAATTTAAGAATAAGCTTCTTATGTTTCAAAGCAAATTTGAATAAATAATATAAAGGACTAATTGGTAAATCAAATTCATTACAAGAAGTTCTAATTTCTGGGTGGAATTTCTTTTTGAAGTTCAATAAATGACCATCATTTTCTACTCCACCTAAATTTACATATTTAAGATTAGGATTGATTTCAAATGCTCTTTGAATTGATTTAGTCCAAGAATAAAACGGAGCATTATAAGATTTGAAATTATCATTAAATCCAGCATAAAGCAATTCAGCAGTATCTCCATACATTACAGTAAGAGTGCCTGAAATTGGAATTGCGCTCTTGCTTCTTTTTTCTAGTTTTTCTAATTCATCTTTTAATTTATCACTGTAAGATTTGCTTAATTCTTCTTTTAATTTAGCGATTTGCTTGTCTTTGTTAATATAAGAAACAGTAATGAATGAATTTGGGTATCTTTGTAGCAATTTTATAAAGTAATGTATGTTTCTTAATTTAATACCTTGTCTATCTTCAGTACATCTTGTTAGATAATAAAAATCATCTAACAAACAGTGGAAATCCTCACCTGAGCAACCAGAAGAATAAACAGCAGTAACATTTTTATTTTCAACAGTTCTGAGGTTCTGTTTCATTCTTTTAGTTAAATTAAAATCTTTATTAACTACAGCATTCAATTTTGGCTGAATTGAATCGAAAGATTTTTCAGTAACATTCTCTACCCAACCGTTGATTTTAAAATCAGAACTAATAGAATTATCATTAAATACAGGTGGAACTACTTTAACAAAGATTGCATTGTTTTCTTTTCCAATTTCTTTTAAGCTATTTGTTACAAAGTTAAATAATTCCTTATTTGAATAATCAAATAGCGGACCGTATGGAACATAAATCATTTTCTTATTGAAAGAAATTTCTCTAATCAAGATAAGAGCAGTTCCAACAACTTTTTTATCTTCATAAAAAAGAATTGTTTTACCATCCCAACTATCTTCTTTAATTACAGTCCATTCTCTACTTTGGAGTAATGAGTAATTATCAAATTGCTGAACATAAGTATCAAAATCTTCATCATTATAATATGAGTAAGTGTATTTCATTTATAAGCCTTCTTTCTCATTAAAAAATAACAAGCTCACTAATCAAGATTGTAATAGACAATTATCTATTAACGAAATGAATTAGTGAGCTTGTAGGGAGACTGGTAATTGCGGGCGAGGGATTCGAACCCCCAATTTAGGGTAATGAGCCCTATGTGATACCTTTTCACTAACCCGTAATAATAATCTTGGGTAACAGGAGGAATAATTACCCAAGACAAGAGGAAAAAATTGTTGAACAAGGAGGAGGTTTGTCAACAACAAAGACAAAAATAAAAATTCCAAGAAATAGGAGCATTATTTTTGAAAAAGTTAACGAGCGCTGATACCCGTCAATAGGATTCATTAGGTTCGACCTAATTTAACTCCACGAGAAAATCCTTAATAATCTAGGAACATTTTTGTTAAATTGTTAATTGTTGTTCAGTATCAATAATTCTTCTTTAAAAAAATATTGCTGTACGTTCCTAAGTTAAACACTAGACTCGTAAATTCATTTTATTTTAATCATGGTGACTGACTACATTCTTCTGTATAAATCTTTTATTAAATATTTTTTAAATAACATAGCTGTCCGAGTCTAAATGACCCGTGTAGGGCTCGAACCTACAACCGCACGCTTAGAAGGCGTGTGCTCTATCCAATTGAGCTAACGGGCCATCAGAAAGGAATCATTAGATTCCAAAAAATTTCATCGACATAATCATTATATCATAATTCTAAGAAAAGTCAATAGAAAAATTTAAAATTTTTAAATTTTAAATAGAATAGTGGGAGTCGAACCCACGGTCATGAGGAGTTGTTTGCCTTAACCACTTGGCTATATAATAGGGACGCTATCATAAAGGGATTTGAACCCTTGTTCAACAGTCTCTCACTGCCTTTACCGCTTGGCTATATTCTATAAATTTCCTAGATGGGAATCGAACCCATATTCATATTTAGAACTAACTTCCACTACGTTGGTGGATTTAGAACTTGATATGGGGTCACTAACGGGCCCTACCAATATTAACATAGTCGACTATATGCCAAACTAGGAATGGACCATGCAGGGTTCGAACCTGCAACCGTCCGGTTATGAGCCGGGTGCTCTAACCAATTGAGCTAATGGTCCCCAAAATAAAAAGAAACGGCATTGTAATCCTTTTGCCTTTTCAGAACCGAGCCATCGTCACCTTATTAAAACCACATTAAGCCAAATAATCATGTAATATTAACAAGTCTTTTGTTGGAATCGAACCAACATTCTGTCTTTGGGGGTAGTTCATATCCACTCTTATGAACTGGTCTTATGATTGCCGTTTACGTAGTGGTGCAAGTACGGATTTGGAGTCTTGTTCTGACAAATGCTTAAATTATCTTACAATAGTTATTCTATCATAATCAAAAATTAAAGTCAATAGATTTTATTTATTTTTTTGAAAAATATGAATTGATTTAGTTTCAAATGGAACTTCATCTAATTTAAAGTATTTTTGTAAATGAGGTAAATAAGTTTCATCAGTTTCATAATAAACAGTTTGAAGTTCTAATGAATCTCCCCATGGGTTAGTAATCCATTTTTCAATACCTTCTTCAACATTGTATTGCTCTTTCGCTTCACGGTTTAATGATTTCAGCCCCCATACAGTGTGGAAAATGATTTCATAAGCATTTTTATAGCTTGTTAAGATTGAACCATCTACAAGTTTGTTATAATGTTTATCAATGATTGAATTTCTTTGGAGTTCTTTAATCCAAATATCCATTTCTTTTTCAGCTTGTTTAGTCACCGGTTGAATCTTGAATTTAAACGTATCATCATTAGGATTAGCCCAATCACGAATTACTAAATATCCACCAGATTTTAAATTGTTAATAATCATAGCAATTGTTTCGATTCGTTCTTGACGGCTAAGATAACTAATAAGTTCATGAAATACACTAGATAGATAAATAACATCAAACTGTACTTCTTTATTTGTTAAATCTTCTTTAGTTACAACATTTACACCCATACTTGCTAATTCTGTTTGAACTGTTTTAGAAATATCATAAGCATAATATTCTGCACCAGATGAGTCAATATCAGAAATAAATTCAGGTGAAATACCAGAACCAAAATCAAGAATTTTCATTCCTTTTGATAGAAACGGCTCAACTACAGCAAATTTTGATTTAGCTGTCTGATTCATTCTTTTAATATATGTGTCTTTATTACTTGAGTAATTTTCCATTCTTACACTCCTAATCTAAGCACTTAAGCATTAACTTACTATCTTTGACCTTTCCACTCTTTGTAATTTCTCGTAAGTTGTAATAAGGGTGGAATAATTTGTCATAAACTTCTTTTGGTGCTACAAATTCAATATTCTTTAATTGCTCTTGTGTAGGGAAGAAATGTAAATCATTTTCAGTAAGCACAATACGTTTAATTTCTTCTACTTCAATATTAACTTTCTGTCCTACATCAATAGTTCCAGTAGGACTCCATAGACATTCTTGGATGTTTGATTTCCAAACTCGTTTCATGAGTAATCCTCGTTTCTTTTTATTATATATTATCCATTATATAATAAAAAAGGAGTTTTTTCAACTCCTTTTATTTGAATATAACTTCCATTTTAGAAGAATCATAATTGTGTTTACGAGCTTCTGCTACAAAACGTTTCCCACCGCTTGTATCAGTCAAAGTAATACAATGTAATGTTTTAATGCTTTTAATTTGAGGAGTGCTAATTTGGAATGTGTAAACTTCATCATTTAATAATTTAATTGTCATTAAATAATCTTCATTAGCTTCAAATCGAGTAACCATCCATTCTAACTTCTCTTTTGGAATAATTGAGAAATCTTTTCTAGCTACAAATATTAAATCAACTATTCTATATTCCGGCTCAAATACAATTTCTTTATTATTGAAAGATTGTTTACAGATATATCCTTGAGCATAAATATTTTCTATTTCATCACGATTAAATGGAGTTTCTATTTTTATTCCAGCAACTTCAAAAATTACTTCTTTAATATTGTCTTTATTGAAAATGCTAAAATCTTGAATTTCATAGTATGTTTTGTTCATTTTGAGCCTCTTTTTGAAAAGTCTAGTTATATATATTATTCCTTTTTGTAGCAATAAGTAAGTGATATAGAAAATAAAAAAGGAGTAAGCCTAATGAATAAAGCAGAAATTAACTCTAATTTAGAAAAAATGGAAGAAAACCAAGCTAAATTAGACAAGCAAGCAGAAAGCATGATTGCATTAAGAGAAAAACTAATTTTCTTTATGAAAGCAAATAATCTTAAAAGATTAGTTATTGATGATTTAGTTATTGACTTAGAAGAAGATGAGGTGGATTAATGGCTAAGTATCATATTGGAAAAGACGGAACACCAAAGAGATGTAGAGCTACTAAAGCATGTCCTTACGGAGCAATCTCTGACCATTTCAATACAATTGATGAAGGTATGGCGATTGCTGATGATTTAAACGAACAATTACAAAGTGCTCAATCATTTGGTATTGCAAGAAGTGGTAACTGGGTTCAAGTTGATAAAGAAACAGAATTAGCAGTTGTAAAACTTAATAACTTACGAATCGTTATGAAACGATTAGATAACATTAAGAATAACGCTAGAAATCAAATCCTTGAATCTATGAAAGATTTAAATGTTAAATCTATCAAAGATGAAGTGGGAACTATTTCATTCATTGAGGGAAAACCTGTTCTTGGTGTAGATACAGAGAAATTAAAAGAAAGCGGTCTTTATGATGAGTTTTCAAAAGAATCTACTGTAAGAGAACACACTTCATTAGATGTAGAGAAAGATGCCAGAGCAATTCGTTTTGAAGAACGTATGGTTATGCCATCAGGTGAATCAATTAACTTTAATTTAAGTGTTGATGAAGATGGTAATGCTCAAATCAATGATGAAACTAGAGAAGCTTTACGCCAATTAAAACAATTTGAAGATACGTTAAAACAAACTAAAGAATTAGAAAAACAAATGCGTGCTGAAATTATGGAAAATATGAAAGACGCTGGAGTTAACGAAATCAAAGTCGGTACTGCATCGCTTAAATATATACCAGAATTTACTAAAAATATTGTAGATACTAAAGCTCTTAAAGAGGCTGGTAGATATGATGAGTTCTCTAAATTTAATGATAAAGGCGACAGTGTTCGTATTACATTCAAAACTTAAAAAAGAGAGTGAAAAATCACTCTCTTTTATTTTTTATCTAATTCAGCATTTAGTCGCTTCATATACTCTTTAACAATAGGATAAATCTTTTTGTTTTCAGCATAAGTAAATTCTTCTATATAAGGTCTTTTCTTATAATCTTTTGGAATAGAAATATAAAAAGTAAAAGTTAAGCTCTTATAGTAAATTTTATATTCATCATTTACAATTTTAATCATAGCAAAATTATATTTATCGAGCCAAATAACTTTTTCATCTTGATTAAGCTCAATAAGCTTTTGACTAATTTCATTAAATTCTAAGATTAAAGGATGAGTAACAAACAAATCAATATTTCTATTTTTAAAAGCAGAATCAATGAGTAATTCTTCCAAGTTATTATTCATTGCTTCTGTTAGTTCTTTTACTACTCGTTTAGGTAATCTTTTATATTCTGCATATCCAAAAGAAAGGTCCTTAGTGATAAATCTCTGCTCTTTATAGTTCCAATAATTCCATTTGTTTATTTTGTTCTTATAATGTATTCTTGCTTCACCAGTGTTAGCTCTATAATAGAAGCTCCCCCAATCAAATGGAACTTCAATGTCTGAATAACTTGTAATGATAGAACTTGGTAAATCAAGCTTCATTACAAATTTTGATAATTCTTGAGTTAAGTATTCTACTTGTTTCATCAATCTTCTTTTTCCTCTTTCCATTCTTCCTTATAATCAACTGGCTTAGAAACTGTAACAATTTCAATTTTAAAATCGTCTGTTTTGTGTTTTAAAGATATTAACCCATCAGTAATAAGAATAGTATAATCTTTTAATTGGTTTAATTCTTCAATAGAATTAACTCTAGGAATTTCTCTATTATGTTTCCATGAGTCATGACGCCATAATTGATAATATAAGTTTCTAAAGAAATGGCTACTTAATTTTTTATAAGTTTCTGAGTTTAGCAAATAATCTTCATCATAGCAATTCATTGTATATTCTTTATTTGCTTTAGAAAGTTCTATAATCTTGTTAATTACTGTTTTATCATTGCCTGTATATTCTGAACAATGTACATCTTCATAATCACCAAGCTCATTATAGGAACTCCAAAAGTAGCGAGATTTATGAGTAATGCTATCAATAACAGAAATTTCTTCAATGATTGTAGGATTTTCCTTATCAAAGCAAACTCCTAATCGAAAGCTTTCTAATTTGAATTTTTCCTTTACCTTAGTTAGCCATTCAATTGTAATATTTTCTTGATTGAATAGCAATTCCAAAGCTTCATTATAGTAGATTTGAAGAAGCTCTTGTCTAGTTAATTCTTTTGTACTCATATTTATATTACCTTTCAATTTATGTTACTATTGTACAAAATTTTCAAAAACTTGTCAAATAAGAATAGAATTAAAAATTTTTTGGTTGGAATAATATTCTCAAACTGATTTTTAATGTCGTTATATCGTCATAGTTTTAACGCTAAAACAGTTAAAACTGATTTTCGATAAATGTATCGACTCTACATAAAAACAGCTTAGAGTCGCTTAAACTCGCTTAAAATAAAAAGAAAAGAGCTATATGAAATAGCTCTTTTTTCTTTTAGTCTTTTTTGTTGTTTTTCTTGAAGTATAAACCAAGTCCAGCAAGGACGGCAAGAATAGCAGCCCCAATAACAATATAGATTGATTCATTAGAAGTGTTAGTTACCGGCAATGTGTTTTTAGATTTGTTAGAAGTTGTTGTATTTGTTGTAGCATTTGTTCCATACAATACTTCATCAATAGCACGGTTGTAATCTTCAAGCTCTCTTTGTTGTTGTTCTTTACGAGCTTGTTCTTCTTTTTGTCGTTGTTCTTCAAGTGCTTTTTCTTCTTTCAATGATTCTAAGTAAGCTACTGCTTCATCATGTTTTGCTTTAAGTTCAGCAATTTTAGCACGTTCTTTATCAGCAGCTTCTTTAGCTTTCAAGTAAATTGCTTCTTTTTCTTTTTGAACTTTAACTTTTTCTTCAAGTGTTTTTTCTTGTTCTTTAAGTTGTTTTTCAAGTTCTTTGATTGAATTTTTTAGTTCTTCAATTTCTTTGTTGTTGTTAGCAATTTCTTTTTGAGTAGAAGTAACATTTGCTTTGTTATCTTTTAATTTAGCATTAAGTGTTTCTAATTGATTTTCAATACGTTTCACTTCTGATTTTGCTCTTTCTACATCAGCACTTACTTTATCATATTCAGATTTAGCATTGTTGTAGACTTTTGTAGCATTTTCTAAATTAGTTTCTGCTTGTGGAAGAGCAGTATTTAATTCTTTAATCTTAGTTTGAACAGTAGCAAGAGTATTTTTCTTGTTTGTTAATTGATTAGATAAATCATTATGTTTAGAAACTGCATTATCGTAAGCTTCTTGAGCTTTTGGTGTAAGAATTTCAACCGCCTCTAAACGTTTCAATTCATTTGTTGAATCTTCAAGTTTTTGAGTTGTAGATTTAACATTCTTAGTAGCTTGAGCCAATTCAGCTTTGTTTGTTTCGATTTGTTTTTCAAGAGTAGTTACACGAGCGTTAGCTGCATTGAAATCTGTTGTTGGAATGTCATATTCTTTAGTTTTCAATTTGCTATCTTGTTCTTTCAAGCTTGTTTCAACAGCGCCAATCATTACATAGCTTCCGTCTTGAACTAAGAAAGTTTGTAATTCAGTTTTCTTATAATTCCAAACTAAGCCTGATTGGATAAGAGCATGGCCCCAATCACTCAATTCATCATCATACAACCAACGAATCATGCTGTTATAAACTTCGGCTTTTAATTCCCCCATTGTTGTCATATCTGTTTCAAGTGAATAATTAAGTGTTTCCATACGAACTGGAACAGCTGTAGTGTTATAACCTGCTTTTGATAAGTTAGCACCAACAGTTTCATTGCTCTTCAAATGGCCCATTTCAGCTGCGTTCCATACAGTAGGATTTGTGTTACCAGCAGCTTTACGAACAGCATTTTTATATGTTTCACCGATAAGTTTAGATAGGTTAACTGACTCTTCACTCACACGAACCATAGTTGGAGAGAATGTACCAAATTTAGTACGTACATCTTCAATAAATTGAGCCATACGGACATTCAATTCTTTTAATTGTTCAGTTGTAAGATTAGATGGGTCAACAGTACGTGTATCACTTTCTTTAAGCAATTTCATAGCTTCTTGAATTGCTTTTGATTTTAGAATTTCTTGAGCAATTTTATTTACGGCTTCACTATTAGCAGTTGTTTTGTTTTGCTTATAAGCTTTAAGAGCAGAAATATAAGCATCAGTTAATGGAATTTCCAAATTAGAAGCCAAAGCATTCTTAGCTGAAGTTAAATCACTAGCTAATTTTTCTTTTTCAGCAGTTTTTGCTTTTTCTGTTGCAATAGCATTATTTTTGTCTGTTGTATCTTTTGCTACAATTGTTTTTTGTGAAGCAATATTATTAGCACGAGTTTGGTCAGCTTTTTTAGCATTTTCCAAAGCATTACCTGTAGAAGTTACTTCTTTGTTAGCAGCTTCTTTAGCAGAAGTTAATTCATTGATTTCGCCAGCTAAAGAAGCTTCATTTGTTTGATTAGTTTTCAAATCTTGTTTGATACTATCTACTTTATCTTGAGCATTCTTTTTGTCAGTAGTAGCTTTATTCAACGTATCAACTTGTGGTTGGATTTTAGCTTCTTCTTTTGTTTGGTTTCCTTTAGCTGTTGCTAAATCTTTTTCTGTATCAGTGATTTCTTTTTCTGTGTCTGTTACAGATTTATTAGCATCAGCAAGTTTTTTCTCTAGTTGAGGAGCTTGGGTTTTATCTTGTGCTAATTTGTTTTTAGAATTAGTTAAATCTTCTTTTGTTTTATCAACATCATCTTGAGCTTTTTTTGCTTCAGCTGTTGCTTTATCATAAGCAGATTTATCTTGAGTTTCTTTTTCAAAAGTATCTTTTGCAGAAGCTTCAGCATTAGTAACAGCTTTTGCAGTTTCATCAACAGTTTTTTCTGCTTTCTCAATAGGAGTAAGATTTTCTGTTGTTGTAGTAGCTTCTGTTGTTTCAGCAGGTTGTTCTACTTTGTTAGTTGTAGTAGTAACTGTATCAGTTGTAGTTGTGGCTACAATTTCAGTAGGAGGAGTAGTTGGTTTAGCTTCCTCTGCGAATACAGTTGTTCCAGTAGTTGAGGCCAGAATAGCAGCTCCGGCAATAATAGTTTGTTTTTTCATATATTAGATTTACCTTTCTTTTTCCTATAATTTTATAATAATTCTAACAATTTAAGTTCATAGTAACATAAAAATTATTTTTTGTCAACAAAAAAGTGAAAACTTTTTTAAAAATTTTCACTTTTTCTTTATTTCAGTCAAAAAATGATTTTATTATTCTTTAGCTAAGTGTGTTTCGTATTTATCCCCTGGGGCGATTTTATAAGTTTTAGCAGTGCACCCAGAAAGAAGTAATACAAGTAACACAACGGGTATAAGTTTTTTCATTATAAATCAATCTTCCTTATTTTCAGAATTTGAATTTTTGATTTTATCAGCGCTCTTGTTCAAGAAGTCAGCAAATTTATTTAATCCTTTATTAAGGAATGTTTGACTTTTTGCTGAAGCAATAGCGAAACCTGTTACAAAAGTATTTTTTGTATTATTGATAGTATCTTGAGTTTTTTCTGAGTGGTAAAATTCATCAAAAGCAGAAATAGCTTTATAGATTTTATCAGCTGTTTTGTTTGATACTTTATCAGCGCCTTCTAGCATTTTCTTATAATCTTCTTCTGAAATTTGAAGCAATTTAAGAGCAGTTTCAAGAGATAGATTATGTTTTTCTACAAATGATTTGATTTTATCTTTCAATGAAGCATTATCAGTAGTTCCAAAGTATTGATTTTCAAAATCAAGGATTTCTGCTTCTGTATATTCATTAGCGAAAAGTTTTTCATTAAGTTCTTGAGCAGTTTCAATAGTAATAAATTCTTCTTTAGCCAAGATTTTCTCAAGGTTTTGGTTTTCAGAAAGAGTTTCATCTAAAGCTTTCTTAACAATAGGAAGTTCTTTTTGAGTGTTGATAAAGTTTAGAAATTCATCATAAGTTTTCATTTCTTTAGTATCAGTAAGTGTTTCTTCTGTCATTTCTTCTACCTCTGTATGCTCTTGTGTTTGTTCTTTTTGATTATTATATTCATTCATTTGAGCAGCTTTATATGACCGCTGGTGTAAACAAATAATTTTTTCTAAGTATTCTTTAATTTCATATGCAATTCGTCCGTTAATTTGCCCCTTTATAGAAGATGATACTGTAGAGGGGTGACAATTCAAATCATTAGCAATCTTTGTAAGAGGTAAACTTTGATATTCTCGAGCTTTATCAAGTAATTTCTGCAAATTTAAATTAGAACTAAAATGCTTTGGATTTAGTATTCTCTCTATATATTCTTCTTTACTCTTTCTGTTAATTGAGCGTTCTTGAGCAACACGGTCCAAATACTCTTTCAATTCTAAAATTTTATAACTGTTTAAATTGTTGTTAATCATTTTACTTACTAAGTCACTAGTACAATTCAAATCATCAGCAATTTGTCTATATGTTAATTTTTTATACTTAGTAGCTTCTTTGTATAAATCATAAGTTTGAATATTTTCATATGTTTGAGCTCTAAAAATAAAATCTGCTAAATAATCTTTAATTTGAGCAGCATACATTGAGCCAGTACGATTATTTGTTAAAACATTATAAGCACAGCTGTTAGGAAAATTATATTTTTTATCAATGTCAGACATATTAAAAAATGGATATTCCTTAGCAATGTTATATAACTTTTCCATTGTAAGACCATTTAAATAGTCAACAGTATAAATTGTTTGCATGGTTTCTTCTTTCTATTCTTTATTTTCATTGTTATCTAATTTAGATGAGTTAACATCTTTATTAGAGTCATTGTCTGCATTAGACATGATAATACTTGCACCAACATACATGATAATTGCTAATCCAGTATAGAAACAACCAAATACGAAATAGCCTAATCGTAATAATGTTGAGTCAACGTTACAATATTCAGCGATACCGCCTAATACACCATCAAGTTTTTTATCAGTTTTTGATTTTTTCATGAGTCAAAAACCTCCTTATTATATTATATTAGTGTAGTATATCACTTTTGTTTTTTGTGTCTTTCTACAAGCAAATCTGATTGTCTTTGATTTTTACAATCGGGGCAGCTTGCATGAGTTTGTTTCTTGATAGATTGAGCAATTGAACGAGCGTTTCGTTTTACTACTTTGCCACATTCACATTCACAATCATAAAGGAAATAGCCATATTTATCCTTTTCTTTTGTTTTAGCAATAACCTTTAATTTACCAATAATTACTCCCGTAAAGTCACTAATTTTTCTCACATTCTAATACCTAAAACAGTATGATTGTTTTATATTCTTTCCCAGTAGCTTCAAAATACGTACGGCCTGTTTCTTCATCATAAGATTCTGTACTTGGGTCCATAGGAATTTCAAGAGTTCCTTGTTCTGTTTCTGCTACAAAAGTTTCCAAATTGTCTTTTTGAGTCCATTCACCGAACTCGATTTCTTCATCACTCCATTTAATAATCATACCACGTGTCATACTATTTATTTCCTTTCTTCTTTAGTATTTAAATTTATTATATAATATAGTAACTCAAAAGTCAAATAAAAAATACAACTTACCTAAATAAGTTGTATTTTTTAAAAATTATTTAATTGCTTTTGCTAATTTGTCTGGTTGAAAACCTGACCAAGTAGCAGTATCAGTAACAACAAATGGTAATGACATCTTCTCAACATTGTACTTTTCTTTCAAAGCAATTTGCTTCTCAATGTTATCAGTCAAATCTTCATAAACAAAACTAGCATGTTTTGAATCTAAGAATTTTTTAGTAAATTCACATTGTTTACAATTTTGTTTTCCATATACAGTAATAGACATATTTTTATTTACACTCCTTTAAATAATGATTAAAATAAGAGTACTGAAAAGTACTCTTATAGATTAGGCACGAATATGAGCTTCGATAATTAAATCTTCACCATCTTTGTAGAAATGTAAATGAGATGGCACATCTTCATCTTCATATTCTACAATAGAATCAACGTTATCATAAGAACCAGATTCAGTAATAAATTCAAATTCAGAAATATAACCATCTAAGATAGCTTCTTCTACTGCTTGATATAAAGTATCTAAATCGTAAGATTCAACTTCTTTATAAGCAATAGAATTTTCTGATTTGCTTTCTACTGAGAATCTGTAACCAATAATAGTTTCTTTTTCTGACTCTGCTTCTTCAAATTTCTCTTTAAGATATTTAGCAGTTGTTACAGCAACAACACCACCTAATACAGTGGCTAAAATTAAACCTTTTTTAAACATGATTGTATAACCTCTTTTTATAGATTTGATAGGAATATCAATCCTTATAGTTATATTATTCCAAAAAAAGAGCAAACTTTGACAGTTTACTCTTTTTTATAAAAATTATTTTAAATTTTGGATAGCTCTTTGAATGACATAATCATCTGTTGCTGTCTTATTATAATTTTGCTTTTCAATAGCTTTATCTTTGATAAGTTCTAAAGTTCTAATAGCTTCTTCTGATAATCTACCAAAAGAAAGTTCAATTACAGCTTCATTATCTTTCAAGATTTTATCTAATTTTTCTATATCCAATCGTGCTCTTGAAACAAAATCTAGCTCTTTATCTTCTAATTCTTTTAGAGTTAATAAGACTTCTTTTTTCATTTGAGTAAATTTTTTATTTGATTGTTGCTTATCTTCTTCTTTAATTGTATTCTTTTGCATAAAAAGTGCCGAGAAAAATCCTAACATTTATAAATACCTCTCTTGAATAAGTTTAATGAAATTAAGTTCTCTTGAAATATTTTCATAAATATTTTTAGCAAATTCCAAGCAGATTTTTGTTTCAGATTGATAAGCAATATTATTTGTTTCCAATGAGTCACGACATCTTAATAACACCAAAGATGGTAGTTGCTTATAGAATAGATTTTCATAATCAAATACTGAATTCTCTTTCTCTTTTTTTAGAATAAATTCAGTTAATTGGATAATACCTTTATTTGGCATTTGTGTTGCTTTATATTTTTGGTATTCTTCTATTTCTTTACCAAGGTGATTTTCTTCAATAACGAAATTAGCCAAATCTTCTTTCATTTGCAATGTATCAGCAATTAAAGAGTTAATTTGGAAAGGATTCTTAATTGATACTTCTTTATTTTCAATATTGAAATAAATCTCAATGGGAAAGAATGCTTCATTATTGTTAATATATTCATCAAGCATAAAGTTAAAGAAATTATCATTTACTTCAACAACTGCTTTAATCAAATCAAAAGAATTTAAACACTTCAAATGATTTGTATAAATTAGCGGTTTGTCATATTCTTCTAACTCATCATTAGCCATAGCTTCATACATCAATTCTTGTTTTCCATTTGGTAACAAATCTAATATAGATGAGTTCATGTCAAGGATTGAGTAATTGATAGTGTTTTCTTCTACAATTACAGCAGCTTCGTCATTATCTTGGTTAATCAAATCATAGAAAATAGAAGTTGTTAATTGGGGACCGAAGATTGACTTCAAATCTTTCATCTGATACAGATGGTTATTCCAATAAAAACAATAGTACTTCTTATTTTCAAGATTTAAAGTCAATACATCATTCATTCCCATTTTTATTTAACGCCTCCAACAATTTTCAAGTGATTGTTAATTTTGTTTGTCATTTCTTCCAATGCTTTAGATTGTTCATCAAATGCTTTGATTGCTTCATTACGAGTAGCTGCCAATTCTTCGTGAGTTTCTTGCATCTTACGAGCAGCGTCCATAATTACTTGAGTATCAATAGTTGTTTCCATAGCAGATTTTGAAATTTCTTTTGCATTGTCTTTTACCATGTCAACAGCAAGAGTAATTTGTTTGTTTAGAGTATCACGAACAGCTTTTGTTTGTTCAATAGCTTTACGAGTACGTAGTGCCCCAAGAATTGTAGTTAAATTAGCTTTATAGATAGGTAATCCGCTTTGGATTGTATCACGAATGTTACTAATTACCAATTCATTATCTGATTGCAAACGTTCGATTGATGGGTATTGAATAAATGCAAGATAGAATTGTAGGTTCTTCATATCTTGAGTCTTTTTACGAAGTCGTGTTTGATAATTTACAAGAGCAGTTGATTGTGTTGTCAAAGCCAATTTATTAGAAGTTTCATCTGTTTCGAGTGCTTTGTTTGTTTCTTCAATTGTGTGTCCTAATTCAAGAACTTTTGCATCACCAGCTGCAATGTAAGTATTTAGTTCTTCAAATGTTTCTTTTGCTTGTTTTTTAAGCATTTCGTATGTTCTGTTGTCATTTTGCAATTCAGCAACAGATAATTCCAAATTGTCTGCAATAGTATCAACTTGACTATCTAATGAACTATATTGATTCTTTATTTTCATCAAGCGGCGGCGAGCAAAACCAAAAATGTCATTTAAGAATGCTTTACCGGGGTCAGCTTTGTTAATATCCCTAGGTGAGATACTATTGATTTTTTCAAGCAATGTATCTAAATCCAATCCTAAGTTAGAAACATCTTTACCTTTAACTTTGGATAATACGTTATTAGCATTAGTATTTACACTGTTATAAACATCTTTACCGAAATTATCCAATGAAGAGTAATTATTTTCATCAAGTTCTTTCATAATTGAAACTGCTTTTGCACGGTCACGTTCATTAAGTGTTTTTAATGAGTAGTCCAATTCTTGAACATTAACGTTTTCCATTTGCGTAGCCAACACTTCATTAACAAGTTCAGTGTTTTCTGCTAAGATTTCTTTTTCTTCAGTTTTCATAGTAATCCTACTTTCTTTTTATATTTGTTTCTATTATATTATATATGGTGAGCAATGTCAATAAAAATGTTAAAAATAATTTTTATAAAACTGATTTTAGGGTGTGTTATATCGTCACTAATGAAATTAAAAAGTTGTAAAATCGTAATTTCGATAAATGTATCGACTCTAACAAAAAGCAGCTTAAAACAGCTTAAAAAAAGAAATGCTTGTTAGGCATTTCTTATTTGTTATTTAAATAAGCTTGATAAGTTTGTTCCATAAGCATAGCAATAGTCATTGGGCCGACTCCACCAGGTACAGGTGTAATATATGAAGTTTTAGGAGCCACATTTTCAAAATCTACATCACCACAAATTTTAGAAACAAAGCCATCATAAATACGATTGATTGAAACATCAATAACAATAGCACCTTTTTTAATATAATCTTCTTTAATGAAATTAGGAATACCAACTCCAGTAACAATAATGTCAGCAGTTTTACATTCTTTTTTAATATTTAGACTTTTACTATGAAGTACAGTAACAGTTGCATTTTTATTTAACATCAATGAAGCAAGAGGTTTTCCAACAATCATGCTTCTGTTAATGATTTTTACTTTCTTTCCAGTAACATCAATATTATAAGCTTCTAATAATCTCATAATTCCATATGCAGTACAAGGTTTCATACAATCCTTACCAGCAAGAGTTAATCCAGCATTTTGAGCATGAAAGCCATCTACATCTAAACGAGGACTAATAGAATTTAAAACTTTATGTTCGTCAATATGGTCAGGTAATGGTAACTGAACAATAAGCCCATCTGTTAAATATAAACGTTCATTGTATGCACCAATAAATTTAATCAAATCATCTTCTTCAACTGTTTTCGGAATGTTAATAACACTAACATCAATTCCCACTTCTTCAGCAGCTTTAATTTTATTTCTTACATAGATTTGACTAGGGCCTGATTTTTCAGATTCAACCATAATAACTGTTAAAATTGGTTTACGTGGTTCATTTTTGATTTTCTCTTTTAATTCTTCTTGAATTTTTTTAGCAACTGCTTTCCCGTCTAGCAAAGTCATATAATATTACTCCTTTTTATTTAAAATAAAAAAGCTTTGTGTTAAAAAGCTTTTTTAATAAAATTTATTGTAAAGTGTAACCCAAATCGTTCCAACTACCACACGGTCAATTCGCTCAATATTAGGCATATTGATTCTAATGAACTCATTACGTTTGTTTTTCAGATTCATATAAGTTAAACTCAATTTTTTATTTTTGTTTTCTTTTGCTAATTGAGTTCTTACTGCAACAGTAAGTTCATATAGTTCTTTTTGTTTTTCTTCTGACAAATTAAGTAATTGTGTTTGGACTTCTTGTTTCATATCTATTATTCTCTTTTCTTCTTTATTGTTTTTATAGTTATATTATACAATAAAGAATAACCTTTGTCAATAGAAAAGTTTATTCTTTTTGTGGCGATTGGCCACTTGTAGCGTTTTGATTAACTGTTACAGAAGTAAAGTCTTGCAAATCAAAGTAAGCTATTTGGTCATTATCTTCACATTGTTTTCTTGCTTCTTTAGCATCCATAGTATTTATAGATACATCAAGATAAATTTTACCTGTAGCTGGGTCGTGCCATGTTCCTACATAATGATTTTCTTTGCTGAGCAAGTCTTTGTTTTGCTCACAATATTCATCATAGGTACTCAATGTTAAATCATCAACAGAACTAAATTCAACTGAGCGCTCTGGATAAGGTGAATAACAGAAGCCAACTTGTGGAGAAGTTTTTACATAAGGATTGTAAGTGCTTCCACCATCTGGTTCAGAAGTTGTACTTAATACATTATCAACAGTATCAACGTAAACTTGAGAGCCTTTCATATTTAGATTTAATTGTGCTCTATCTGTCCTAACAATGTCATACATAGGGTCAGAGGGAGTATCTGTCGCATTAAGATTTTCAGTCAGTGCTTCGAAATGATTTTGATAATCTGCATATTCTTGAGCTTTTTCAACAGAATCAAAGTGAACATCATTACCACCTATAGGGCATTTGCCTGGTTGAGCATGACACACTGCAGGTATTCCATTTTTTGAAATGTGGTATTTTTTACTCATTTATCTATCCTATCCTTTATTGTTTTATTTAACAAGTTATATCAAACCGGTAGGATAAAAAAATAAAAGAACTAAAATTTAGTTCTTTTATTTAGGCTATTAAAAGATTTTTCTATCTTTTAGAATTTCTACAATTTTTTCAATATCCAAGTCTGTAAGAGTATTATCCTTATAGTCCTTAGTATCCTTTAGTTCCTTAATGATAGAGTCTTTGTCATAGTTTTTACCCATTTTGGCAATAGATTCTGCCATGGAAACATATTTAAGTACTTTATCATCAAGATTTGGTTTTGCAAAATCGAAGTTCATATCTTTCATCTCCTTTCTATTAAGGTTATTTTTATTATTATAACAAATTTTTAAATAGTTTTCAATATAAAATTACTATTTTTAGGTTTAGTGTTCTTCTATCATCTTTATAAACAGCTTTTTAATTTCTTTTTTAACATTATTGGGTCTTTTATTTTAACATAAGCAAGGAATGCTCCAATTAAATAAATTAAACCAAAAACAATCATAGAAGATAGAGAGCCTAAATTTAAGAGAAATAGACCATAAACAATTGAAACAATGGCAAAGATACTAATTAAAGTATATATAGCTATATTTAATTCTTTTATTCTATCTTGAGCATATTCTTTAAAATCAATTTCATTATTTTCACATTTAGAACTTGCTAATAGAATAATGTTATTTTCATCAATCCAAGAGTAACCATTCTCATAATCTTCTTGAGTTAAATTGTTAATAATGGCTCTATTATCTTCAATTTCATCAAAATTAACAATTTCAAAGATTTCATTGTTAATCATTTCAAATACTTTGCCTTTTTCATATAGACCTGATTGATAATCACTTTGTAAATCAAGAACACAATTGTAATCCCAATTTAAAAGAGCAGTTAGAGTAGGCATAGATTTAGTTAGATTGATACCTGATTTCACATCTTCAACATAAATATAAAAAATAACAGCATCTTTGTCTAATATTTCTTCATAAAATAAATCAAGATTAAAGGCCAATTTCTTCTAGCTCCTTTTTAAGTTTCCATAATCCAATTACTAAAGTAATTAAACTACCTGAATTAAGTAAAAAACTACTAATTCCAAATGGCAATGGCAATGAGATTGCAAAATAAGATAGAATAGTTGTTAATATATTTACAGATGAAAAACCAATAGAACTGTAAAAATAATATTTAACAACAGAGGAAAGCTTCCTAATGAACTTCTTAATTACAACATATAAAATAGCCAAGAATACAAGTGATACTAGAATTGAAACAATTTTAGGATTGCCTGTTATATAAGTAAAAACATTTTGGATAAAATGTTGAAAATCAAATTCTTGTAGCATAAGTTTAGCTCCTTGTAATTTTTAAATTAAATATCTTTTAGCATATCAGGTGTTAAGTTATAAATCGAATCTTTACGTTCTACAATAATCTTATAATTGCTATTGTTCTTTAATTTCATAATATTAGCAAGTAATTCTTTATTAGGATTGATGGCAATAGGATTTCCAACTCTTGAAAGCATTAGAGCATCTCCGTTTGTATCTCCATAAGCATAGCTATTTTCTAAATCAATGTTATATTCTTCTACAAGTTCATTGATTTTCTTATTTTTCGCTCTTGAAGTCCACATTGGTTTAATCTTTCCAGTAAATAAATCCTTTTTAAATTCATAACCAGAGCCAATTGCTAAATCAGCATTATATTTTTCGCCCATTCGTTCAACAATAAAATCTGGTGAACCTGAAATAAAGATAACCATATGTCCTTGCTCTTTATGTTTATTGATTTTATCACGAGTGTAAGTATAAACTTTATCAGAGCTCAATATCATTACTTGATTAGTAACAAAATCAATTTGAGCTTTAGTTAATCCTTTAATTGTCGTTGAGAAGTTTTCAGTAAGTGCTTCTAAATAATCTTCATAACTAACTTGGCGATTTTTCCAAGCAGTAAGTGGCTCTTTAACCTGTTTCAAATATTCTTCTTTAGGAATGATTTCATATTTGAGCAATTTTTTATAAAGCTCTGTTACTAGAGAATCTCTATAAATAGTTCCGTCAATATCAAAAAAGGCTGCGATTCGTTTTTTCATTTCGTTCTCTTTTCTATTTAATTTTAAGCTGTTTTAAGCTGTTTTTCTATAAAGTCGATACATTTATCGAAAATCAGTTTAAATTGTTTTAGCGTTCCACTAGTGACGATATAACGACCCTTAAAATGAATTAGAGGTCTTTTTCTAACTTGTTATTTAGGGCATTTTTGATAACTTTAATTTCTTCAGCAAAAATCCTTTTAATTTGTCTAAGGAAGTATCTATCTTCTTCTTTTTGAGTTAGTGAAAGTAACTTGTTGATAAGTCTAGCAGTGATTGTAATGCTATCTAAATATAAATGTAAGTTTAATGGGTAGTCTTTTTCATCTAATATGATTTCATAATCTGCTCCATATAATTCATTTTGATAATCAACTAGGATTTCAAATGAGTCTTTAATCTCAGTTCTATTTAGCATTTTTTTCTTCAACAAGTTTAGCAACAAACAATGTACTTATAATTTCTATAAGTAGAACTCCTTTATCGTCCATTGTTACCTCTTTCTATAAGGTTCGTTAATCTACATTTTACAACATTTTACTCAAATTGTCAAATAAAAAAGAAAAGAGTACTTATATAAGTACTCTTAATCAAATTCTTTAATATAAATAATTCTTTCTTTGTAACTAGGAAATTTAAAATCTTTTTTGAAGTAATATTTGATAATAGATTCAGCAAAATTTTTTACTTTAGAAAAAGTGTGCTTATTAAGAGTTGAAAGAAACACTTCAAATGCAAAAATAAAATTATTATAATCTAATAATGAGGTGATTAAATCTTCTTTCAGAAATGCTTCAGCATGTCCGAAATTGTTGAAGAAATAACTTGTTGCAAGATTGAAATTATAAGTTTTAGCTTCCTCCGGAACCTTTTCAATTAAAATATTAAGTTCTTTCTTAAAGCTATCTGAACATTGATAATTGTTTACAGAGTTTTGAGAGAAACTATAAACTCCCAATTCATCATGAATTGCTCTAAGAGTTAGTTCTTTTGCTTTCCTATTTTCTCTATTGTGAAAATATCTTGTATTAACTACTCTTACCCAAGGATAATCTTTTGCGTATTGTTCAAATTCTTGTTTTAATAGAGCTTTAAATTCTTCATAAGTAAATAAAGCATTAGTGAACTCATCATTATCCAATTGCTCTTTAAACCAAGTTAATGTATCATTATCACTTTTCTTAATATTACAATCAGAACAAGATAGCAAAACATTTCCATAAGTTAAAATGTTACATTTTGAAGCAGGGTGAATATGGTCCCAATTCAAATCTTTACTTCCATATTTCTTACCATTTTTTAAACTGATAAGTGTATCTCCACAATAAGCACATTTCCCTTGAGTTAAGAAAATAGCATAGCGACAAATATCTTTTCTTTGAGCTGCATCCATATTGCTCTCAATACAAGCTGAAAAATGTCTTGATGGTGAATAAGCCGGAGTATATAAATGTGGAAAATCGTCCGTAGATTTTGAAGTTACTACATATTTAGCCTTTTGTTCTTCAGTTAATTTTTGGAATAAGTTATAATTTCTCATATTATCAATTCTTTCTATAAAAGTCTTTTATAATATATATTATTCCACTTTCTGAGCCAAACTAAGAAAAAAGCACAAAAAATTGTGCTTTTTCTAAAATTTTATTTATTTTTATCAGTTGCTAATGCACTAAGCATTTGAGTTCTAATATCTTCAATTCCAGTAGGGTTTGAAGGTAAGAAGATAGTACTGTTGTTTCCTTTAGCGAAGTTGTTCAAACTATCTAAATATTGATTAACTAATAGAATACTCATAATTGATTCTTCAGTTAATTGCATATTAGAGTCTTTTAATTCTTTTACAGACTCTGCTAAACCATCAACAATAGCTTTACGTTGATTAGCAATACCAACCCCATGTAATCTATCTTTTTCGGCTTCTGCTTCAGCTGCAGTAACAATTTTAATTTTATCTGCTTCTGCTAATTCTTGAGCAGCCATTCTTTTACGTTGAGCTGCGTTAATTTCGTTCATTGATTGTTTAACTTCAGCGTCAGGTTCAACTCTTGTAATAAGTGTTTTAACAATGATGTAACCGTATGTTGACATTTCTTCAGCAACTTGTTTTTGAACTTCAAGAGCGATTTCATCTTTCTTTTCAAACAGTTCATCAAGAGTTAGTTTTGGAACAGCATTTCTTAAAGCATCTTCAATATATGATTGAATTTGAGCTTTAGGACGAAGCAATTTATAGAAAGCATCTGTTACATTATTTTCTGAAACTCTGTATTGTGTAGCAATAGCCATAACTACGAATACATTATCTCTAGTTTTTGTTTCTACTGCCATTTCTTCTTGTTGCATACGAAGTGGTAATTTAATAGCAACTTTATCAATTCCTAAAGGTAAACAGAAATGTAAACCAGCTGTTGAAGTTTTGTGGTATTTACCTAGTCTTTCAACAATAGCTACACTCCCTTGTGGTACGATGTAGTAAGTTGAGAAGAAAAATGCAAGTACTGCGATAGCAATAATTAGAAAAATTATAAAAAAGGGCATAATCTTTTTCTCCTTTAGTATAGCTTAATTTCTTAAGCTTGTTTTAATGAGTTTAAATATCTTTTTCAACTCTTATAATTATATTATTCCAAAAATAAAAGAGGTGAAATTCACCTCTTTTTGTTATTTGTTCATTTCTCTTTTGTCGATTTCAGCGTCAACGTTAATAGCATAGTTCTTTTCGCTTGATTGAACAGCTCTTGCTTCCATAAATTCTAAAAGTTCTGTTTCAGCCTTTTCTTTCTTATCAACTAATTTAGAGAAATTTTCTTGATTAGCTTTTGTAGCATTACTTGCTTCTGCATAAATAGCATTACTATTTGCTAATGCTTCTTTATATTGAGCATAAGCAGTTTTTCTTTCTTCACCCTCTGCATTTTTCCATGCTCTACGAGCTTGTGCAGTTAAATTGTTAGCTTGTACTACTCTTGCGATTTGACTGTTATTATCATCAATAATAGATTTCATCTCACGTTGAGCTTTTGACCTAACTTCTTTACGCCATTTAATACGTTGCTTATAATCTTCATATTCAGATTTATGAGCACTTAATTCTTTTTGAGCAAGGATTAGTTGTGCATTATCAAGTTTGCTAATATCTTCTTTTGGAACATTTTTATAAGTAAATCCATTTGCTTCTAATTCATTTAGACGGTCTGCAAACTCTTGAGCCTGTTCCACTTTCTCAAAGTGACCAATACCTGGTGCTTTTGGGCATTTGCCTGGTTGCGCCACACATTTCATAGGCACACCTTTACTTCCAATGTGCATTCGACTCATTAAGATACCTCTTTAAAATTTTTATTTTGTATATCGTTACTAATCTTATCGCTAAACAAACTAAAACTGTTTTAGCAACAGTTTTGGGTTATTTTTGATAGTTAACCCCAACCATTACTAAAACAGCTTAGACTGCAGTTTATTTGTTTTTGCCTAAAATTCTTAAAATGTATAAGAATAGATTGATAAAGTCTAGGTATAAATCAAGAGCATGCCAAGTAGTAACATTATTGTAATTATCTTGATTTACTCTTGCAAATCCTTTTTGGATTTTTTGATTATCGTAAGCAATTAAAGCAGAGAAAACAATTACACCAAGATAAGTAATAATATAATCTAATACAGTATTATGTAAGAAAATATTAACTAATGTGGCAATGATTAACCCTAGCAATGTTGCAATAGCAAATTTACCAATACCAGATAAATCTTTCTTAGTTGTTCTTCCAATGAAAGCAAGTGCTCCGAACATAACAGAAGTGATTAAGAAAGTTACTGCTACTGTTACTGGATTAGAAAAAGCTAAAATAACACTAAACGTAATTCCATTCACAAACGAATATAAATAGAACCAAGGTGTCATATTTTTATTTGAGTCTTTCATTGCTTTTGCAATATAAAATATTAGACCCATTTCAACAAATAATGACAAGATTGCTACAATTTTATAATTATGTACGATTGCTACAAACACGCCCGGTAACATAAGTGGGAGCAAATATGATACCAAAGCTGTTATAATCAATCCAATAAACATTTTAGTATAAATAGTAGAGAAGTAATCACTTAAACTATAGTTATTTGTGATTGCGTTCCCTTTGAAGTCATAAGTTTTCATAGTAAAAAGCCTCTTTTATTTTAAAAATTTTTATTTACATATCAATTAAAAGAAAGGGAAGAAAGTTTTATCTTTCTTCCTTTAGTTTCCAAATCGCTTATTCAATTCTTCTTTTTTATCTTTGTACTCTTTTTCAATCTGTTCTAGTTTTTCTTTGTATGAAGTTCGAACAATTTCATATTCATCTGGTTCGTCCCAGTCACCGTAGTGAGGGAATGTAGCAGTTGTAATTTCTCCTTTAACGAATCTTTGGTAATCAGATTTACCGCCATCACTACAAAGCCATTCATAACCTTCCATAGCTTCTTCAAGTTCATCAATGGAATTTACAACAAAGCTTCCTACTTCTTTATCAGCATCTCCTTTTCCATAAACTCCAAAAATTTCAATCAAATATTTTTCCATATTTTAACAACCTTTCTATTTGATGGTTTTATTATATAAAATATTTAAAGCTTTGTCAAACTCTGAACAATGAATTTATTTCATCTTTTTGAGCTTTGTAAGTTTCTTCGAGCTCTTTCATCTTTTCATCATAAGAGTAACGAACTAATTTACAACCTAACGGGTCGTCCCAATCGCCATCACATTCTATTAAAAGAAATGAAGTGTTGCCTTTAATAAAGTCCCCATAATCACTTTTTTCGTCAACATCAAGCCAATCATAGTCATTATCAACTTCTTCTAAAATCCAATCATATCCAATAGATTCTAGACCACTTTTAAGTTCTTCAATAGAATCAATAACTAAACTTTTTACTTTTTTAGTAATCTTACAATCGCTTCCATAGCAATTGTAAATTTCAATTAAAATCTTATCTGTACTCATTCTTACACCTTAAAATTCATTATAAATAGAAATTGCTTCATCAACAAGAATTTCTGCTTTTTGTTTAGCAACTTCTTTGTTTGTTTCATTATTGATTAGCAAGATACGACTAACAACATCATCAATAGTATCACATACAGGATTTACTTTAGGAAACTCATTGTGGAATCTATCAGTATTTACAAGCAATGTATTACCTTCAAAACCAAATTGTTCTCCAGTATCATCCCATTTCAAATCATGATAACTTTGTTTGATAAAGGATTCAACAAGTTCTTGTACTGAAACACTTGTATGTTCACCTGCTCCAATATTATAAGCATTATGTGTTCCATAAGAAGCAATGATTAAATATTGAGAAAGGCAATCTAATACATAAAGATAAGGTCGAACAAATGCTGGATTTCTTAGTTTTAATACTTCGTTCTTTTCAACAGCATCCATAATTGAAGTTACAATACGGTTAATTCCCTTATCTCCACCCCCAAGTACATTTGAAGCACGAGCGTTAATGAATTTAACTTTATCAGAAACACCGTCCATTTGACTATACATATCTACAAGCATATTATCAAATACTTTAGATAATGAATATGGTTCAAATCCAGCCATTGAATCTGTTTCAACATGAGGGTGTGGAACTGAAGCATAAACACGGTCACTTGCTACGCTAAGGAAAGAAACTTCATGAGTAGCATTTTTAACAAGTTCAAGCATTTTAACTGTACCCATAACATTTGTATTAAATGTTCCATAAGGGTCACGATAGCCCTCTGATACGATTGGTTGTGCAGCTAAATGGAAAATATAATCTGCTTCTTGAATGTCAGAAATTAACTCATCTGAAAATTCATCTCGTAAATCTTGAATATGGACTTTAGCGATTTTTTCAATTTCGCCTTTATAGAAAATAGTATTTTTCTCTGGTTGTTCTAATCCAAGGCCTTTGACTTCTGCTCCTAATCTATGTAATAGCAATGCGAGCCAACTTCCCTTAAAACCAGTAATACCGGTAATAAAGACTTTCTTATTTTTGTAAGTATTTTTTAGAGTTTTGTTCATGTATTTTACTCTCCTATGATTTGATTACCTGATTGGGTATTAGTTATATTATATTGTTTTTTAAGCTCTTTGTAAAATAAATCATCTTTATAGAAATTCTCTATATCTTCAAAGAACTCTTTTTTATCTATATCCTTAAAAGTTCCAGTTTTGTATTTCATTTTATCAAGTTTATCTTGATATATTGAAACTGTTTTTTCTACATAAGTAGTAATTCCAAAAGCAATAACCCCAACTATAAAAGAACTTATATTTGCTGTCATAATAAATGAACTCGGGCTATCTTTTGTTATAACAGAAACAATGAATATAGGAATAGAAATAAAGATAAAAATTATAAGTGAAATAAAGAATAGCCATCCAAAAGTATTTTCTATTGAATTGAAAATGTTTTTCTTTTTTTCAAGTTCACTATAAGTTTTATTTTGCCCTAGAAATTTATTATTATAACTTTTCCAAAAGTGAGAATCTATACTATTGTACTCATCATTGCTATTACTTTGTTGGTCTCTTATCAATTCAAATTTATCATAAGCTTTTGTTCTTTTGATAAAATTTAAAACTTTTTCAGCGTAAGTGTTGCCATCTTTATAAGAATTATTTGAATCTAATTCAGAAAAGAATACTTCATAAAAAGCTAATAATTCTTTTTCTTTAGATTCATCAATCATTGAGCCTGCAGCTAATTCTTCTGAGCCATATTTTCTATAAAGCATACCTTTGTCTAAAACGTAGTTATTAGTCAAAAGAACTCTCTTTTTAATTCCATAATCTGCTATTTCTTTATCAAACAAAAATATTTCATGGATTAAATCACTTTTATTCATTTGTTATTTTATCCTCTCTTTCCACTTTGAAATATTTATTTTTCAAATATAAATAAACTTCACTATCATTAAAGAATGAATCAAGATAATCAAAAGTAATAGGACTGAAGAAATCTTCATTAGTTATTGTTAATCCACCACCAATATATGATTTGAAATTAGCAGGCAAGTCTTTTAATTCTTTATTTTCTGATTTTGTACCTTTACATTTCAACCAATATATTAACAATGCTAAATTTAGAGGTATGATAAAAATAAGGGTTGCGGGTATTAACCATTCAAGGAAGTTTTCTTTCCTAGCAATATTTATTGAAATTGTTAAAAAGACACCAAATAACGTTGCAATGTCAACCATTCCAAGTAATTGTATAGTTTCCTCATAATCATACTTTCTACTTATCACTTTGAACAATTGTTTTTCAGGTGATGCTTTACTTTTTAACTGTTCTTGAATTTCACGGCCTTTATACATAAGCAAATTGGAAAAGAAGTTTGAAATTGCAAGTGGTTTGGCTTCATTTTTATTCTCTTTGTTTGCGCCAAGTGATTGTAAAAAAGTATCTTGTTTTGTTTCTTTAAGATAGTCATGATAAAGTGTATTGAAGTATTTACTCTTTGATACTTGTTCAGCATTTTCATTTAGCTTAATTTTATCAAAGAATGTTTGGTAAAACATAAGGAATGAATCTTCCACAAAAATACTGCTTTCAAAATCACTTCTTACAAGAGTTCTTTCGTCTAATTTGTACGGCAAATACTTATCTACAGGAATTAACTCTTCAGTGTATTTATGAGTTTGTAATGCTTCATCAAATTTATCAATTTCGTAAAGTAATTCTCTTTTATTCATTGATTATACCATTGTCACTTTCTTTTTTGCTGTATTTTGCTTTTACATAAGGATAAATTGTGCTATCCTTGAAAAATGGGTCAAGATAACTTGTTGTTTTACTATTAAAGAACTCTTCGTTAAACGTGACTCGATTACCTAGAAGGTATTTCTTGAAATTTTCGGGTAATTGGTTCAATTCTTCTTTTTCTTGTTTACTAATTCTGTACATAAACAAATAAAGAAAAGAATAGACAATTAGAAATAAAGAGGCAATACCTAAGTCGGCACCAACTAAAATATTAAATCCAAAAATTATTGTTATCGCACCAGCAAAAAGTAAAAGTAAAGAACTAATTACAATAGTTATTTCTCTATCTCCCCTATTATTTTTGATTTTCCCCATTAAAGTAAATAGAAATTTTTCAGAATCAGATTTACTTTTAATTTGTTTACGAATTTTATTGATAAGCACATTGTTTAAAAATTCTTCAACATCATTATAGACTTTGTTATCAGTTGTGTTTTGAAAAGCAGCTTCTTTCTCTCTACTATTTTGGATTACTTGCATAAACAAGTCTAATTTTTCAAGGTCTTTTTTATTCTTATCTCTATAAATTTGATAAAGAGTATTAAAGTATTGGCTATCTGTTAGTTCTTCTGCATTTGGATTTAACTCTATCATATCAAAGAATAAACCATAGAAAATAAGGAAAGCTTCTTCATCAAGAATATCCCCTGAGTAATCAACACGTTTTAAGATGCCGTGTTCAGAATAATAAGGTGCAAATTTATTTTGGGAAATAAGTTCATTTTCTAGGCCTTGAAAATCATAAAGAGCTTTAGTAAATGCTTCAATTTCTTTTATTAAATCTGTTTTGTTATCTATTGCCATGCTCTTACCTTTCTATTTAATAAAATCTCTAATTTTCTTGTTGGCTCCATGTTCTTTAATCATGTAATTATAAGCTCTTTCTCGGTATTGCTCATATAACTTAGGATTAGAGCGTAGTTCATTCAACTTATATAATAATTGTAAATAATTATTTCTCTTATAATCATAAGTAAGGAAACCTGTTTCTTCCGGTGTGCCGTTAATAATTCTAGTTGTAGTATATTTATTTAATGGGTCATTAGGTTCTTGAAAATCTGCTGGATAGAAATACCAACTTGGCAAGATAACAACAGTACCATTTCTAATCGCATCAATGAGGGCATATTCAGGAAAGAAATTGTGGTCTGGGTTTAGGATTGTATAATACATAGCAAATCCAGCAGTAGAAGTTATTTCATTAGCAGTTTTCGGGTCATAAAAACCATACATTTCAACTTTTGAAGTTTCTTTCTCTTTTCTTACAAAGTATTTCTCATACATGGCATTAAATTCCATGCGGTTTTTATCAGCCAAGTTAACATCATAAGTTGCTTCAACATAACTCGTCATAAAGATTGAGTCAAATTCTCCTTTAACAGTACCCATTCCATTAAAGATTAAGTAATAATCTTTTAAATATTGGGATAGATGTGGCAATGCGTTCCACCCTTTCCAAGATAATGCTCTTCCTTGATAATAAAGCCAATTCATCTTTTTATCTTTAGGATTTTTCCATTCTAATTTAGTTTCATTCATGAATTGTGGGCAAGTAAAATGAAATTGCTCTTGTGTTACCTTGCTATTTTCATATAAGTACTCAACCAATGGATTTAATTTGTTATTCACCCAAATCTTATCAGCCATTTCATATAATTCTACATGAAGTGCTCCAAGATTATTCAAGACAACTTCTTTTTTGTAGTCATAACAAATAACACCCAACCATTTATCTTGATTAGATTTGAATTGTTTTAAAGTTTCTTTATACCATGTAGCTGTTTCTTCTTCATCTTGCAATGTATCAGCAAATGGATAAGTTAACACAATCAATTTATCCATATTATCAAACACTGAATAAGGTGTTGAATTATTAAATTCAACTACATTTTTTAAAGTTCGACCTGAAATTTCTTTCTCCAAAAAAAAGCTAGGTTTTTCTTTGTTTGGCGCAGCTACAAAGTTAAATAATTCAATGTCATTTTGTGAGTCAGCCCACAAATTATATTCTAATTGGATAGAACCTCCACCAACTAAATCTTCTCCATTACCCTGAATTAAACCGATTTTAGTTGTCATAGACATCTTCTCCCAGCAATCCGATAATTTCTACTTTTTCATAACCCAATTTTTCCAAAGTTTTAATCGCTGTAGCTTTTTCCATTGGAGTTAATTCTGATTTTTTCTTTATGCTTGTAGGCACTTCAACTCCGGTTGGGAATGAAAAATCTTCAAGATTATCTTGGGTAGTTTCATTTTTCTTTCGGTTTTTATAAATAAAGCCCAAGATAAAAATTCCTACAAATACAGCAATACCAATAATTAAAATAGTCATGTTAATACCTCTTATTTTTAGAATAATAATTTATATATATCCATTGTAACATAAGAAAGAGAGTTTGTAAATTGAATTATAAAGAAAGTTATTTAAAAAGACAAAATAGACTTATTCCACGTTGGGCTAGCTCAAGGAATGATAAATTCCCTATAACTAATTTTAATAAATTGCCTAAAGGATATAAAAGTAAGCATTTCGTTATTAAAGATGAACGGGAATTGATTAAGTTATGCTATGCTTATGGATTACTAGATAATGAAACAAAAGTTACTATTTCAGATGAAGTCAAAGAAATTGTTGCTGAACAAGTTAGTAATAGAGCAGAATATGAAAAAGAAATCAAAAAGCTAGAGATTAGAGCAAAATACAAAAAAGAATTAGAGAAAATGGAAGATAAGAAATTCAAGCAATTATCATTAGGCCAACAATTAGTTATAGAGCTTGCTTATAAAATAGATTTAATAGAATTTACTTAAAAAAGATTTAGCATAATTATTGCTAAATCTTTTTCTTTTATTTAAAATAAGCAAGAATCAATTAGTTCTTTATTAGCTAATTTATCAATCCATTCTTTTGGAATTTCTTCGTAGCCGTAAATAATTCCAGCTAGAGCGCCTGTAACGGCAGCCGTTGTATCTGTATCATCACCAAGATTAACTGCAGTGAGCACAGCGCTACTGTACGTAGCAGTGTTTAAAATACACCACAAGGAAGCTTCCAAAGTATGAACAACATAGCCACCCGATTGGATAGAATCTCTATCTAAATTTTTGAGATTTTTTAATCTGGTAAAAGTGTCTGAGCAATCTAATTCATCTAGTATTGTCTTTAAATCTTTTCCTTTAAGTAATTCTTTTCCAATTTTCACATATAAGATACAAGCTTCAATTGAGTATTGATGAGCATGAGTAATAGAACTCACTTGAGCAATTTCTTCATCTGTACAATCAATAAAGATTAAAGGAGCAATTCTCATTAGACTTCCATTACCATTAGAGTATAAATCATCTAATCCTTTTCGTCTATCTAAAGCTTGTACAGTTGTATTACCTACATCAAAAGTATTATTATGAGCTGTATAAGCATCATAATCTTTCCAAATAACAAAATTTCGTAGAATTGCTTTTAAATCAATCTTTTTGTTGTTCTCCCTTAACGCATCACAAGTAGCAATAGTCATGCTTGTATCATCTGACCAAGTTCCAATTGTTTGATTCCAAACATCACCTGAAGTCATGGTTGTTGCATTAAATGAATCTCTGGGCCTAAATTCAAAGGGGACTCCTAAAGCGTCCCCGACTGCCAGCCCATAAACACAATCTTTGATAGTTCTGTTCATGATTTATTTTCCTTTAACTATTTATAAATTTCTCAATTACTCCAGCAGAAGCTTCTAAGAGTTTTTGAATTTCCTCAAATGGCAGTTCCATTACTTTATCGTGAACGGTGAAAGAGTCAATTGTAAAATCGTATAGAGCACCAGCAACCCTATAAAATTTAAAATTGTTATGAGTAATTTGAAGTCTAGAGTATTCGCTGTTAATAAAAATGCTGAGCTTTTCATTTTTGAATTTTAAGTCTCGTTTATGAAGAAATTTTATTTTTTTAAGCTCTTCTATCTTAGATTTATTTTTTTCGTAAAATTTTTGAGCAAATTTTTTAGCGTAATCTTCAAAAGCGCGAGCTTTGATTTTGTTTTCTAAATCTTGATAATCAAAAGTAGTAGTCCCTTTTTCTTTAGCTTTCAAAGCTCTATAATTAGAATTATTTTTTAAGTATTCCTCAAAAGTTCCATATTCCCATTTACCTCGTTCAGCAACAGAAAGGATAAATTTATAATTATGCCAGTTAGTTACAGCGACACGATAATTATTGCTGTCTAAATCATATTTTTTACAGAGGAAAACAAATTGTTTTTTAATTTGTTGCATATCTGATTTTGGCAAAAGCGTATCACACATTTCTGAATAAACTTGAACTAACTGGTTAATGGCTTCTTTAAATCCCGTAAAGTTATCTTGATGAGTCATTAAACGTTCAAATAGAATTTCAGAAAACTCACTATTTTCATTCACATATTGTCGAATATTCTTTATATTAGTAGAATATAATTTATAGTAATAATTCTTAGCGAACTCTAATGTCGGAGAAATTTTAATCTTATAATTTTTAATTTCAATAGTATTACTTTTATGATTTTCATTAAGTGTATCATAAGAAACAAATCCAATTAGGTCAATTAAATCTTGAAAACTGTTAATAGCATGTCTAATATTTCTTTCTTTGAGAACTTCACAAAAATCAACTTCCTTTTTAAAGTCTTTGTACATATGAAGAGTAATAATCATCAAAAGAATTTTATTGTAAGATTTAGCTATTGTATCTGGGTAAGTCACTCTGTTGCTTGCAGGGCATTTAACAAGTACTATTTTGTTAATAGGAGTTTGTTCAACTCTGAAATAATCGCTCATTCCTTGCCCAAAATAAATTAAGATATCATCATTCCACATTGGATATTCTTTATTTTCATCAAACAAGGGAATCCAATATTTTTCAAACAATGAATTAAGATTTTTAGCTGCTCTGTCAACAGCACTTTCTTTATTAGAATCTTGTTCAACTGTTTGTTCTGCTTTTTTAGCATTTTTTAGCAATTCTGATAGTGATGTTACTTGTTGTTCTTTCAATGTTTTCATTTTTTTTACTCTTTCTATTTTTAAAATTAAATGATGTGATTAGCTTTCATTGATTGTTTTAAGCTTTCGACTAAATCAGTTCCGTTAACAATAAGTGCTTCTACTCGATAATCCCGTTTATTAGTTTGCAATTTATAGCCTTTTACTTTTACAGTATAATCAACTGTAGGAGTAATTGCAATTTCATAAGTACACGTCATTTCTTTTGGTAATACAAGTTTTTGATTTGGCTCACCTGCATTAAAAACAGTTTCAGTATATTCAGTTAATATTGTTTTAATTTTACGATAACCAAAAATTGATTTCAAAATTTTCTCAATATCATCAAAGCTACTTACAATGGGATTTTCCTCAATCAGATAAATAACTTTTTGTAATCGCTCCATTTTTATAACCACCTTTCATTTTATTCTATTATATTATAATCGTTCCAATTTGTCAATAAAAAAATAGCACAAAATTGTGCTATTTTTAACTATTTAAAAAGTCAATAAATAAATCTGATACTTGGCGAAGTTTAATCTTGTAATCCAGCCAATTTTCTTTTGCTAATGTCTTATCTTCTTTATCAAAGTAAGTTTTAGGCCCGTGTGGTGAGAAATAGGAGCATTGGAAAGTACAATCCTTGTATTTCAAGCTTAAATTCCCCTCTTTTACTGTAACACTAATTTTATTATCACTGAAAGAAATCTCTTTATCAATGTCATTCGTTCTTAGATTAAGTTCTCGAACTTTTTTGATGGTTTTATCTACAATCTTATCTGCTACAGTATTATTAACTTCCTTAATAGCAACATTCAAAACTTTATCTTCCAATTCTTCAAAACTATTATAAAATACTTCTTTAGAAATATTCTTCATATCTCTATGTGTATACCAAGTATTTAAAGAAAAATAAGAGTCAAAATCAAGCTCTGTCCTCTTTGGTGCAACTATCCAAGAAATAGAGTTATTACGAATAGTTGGATATAAAAAGTAATCATTAGGATTGATAGTGTATTTATGGCAAAGAGATTCAAATTTGTTTTTAGTATCTTCAATCCATTCTTTAGGATAAAATGTATTTACTTCATTAAGATAAAGATTTTTTAATGTGATAAGTAATTTAATTAAATTGCCACGAAGCTCCATATCTGTTTTAAGCAAATTAAATAAATCTAAATTTACTTCTTTATAATCTTTTGGAGTGTCTGTATAAAGTAAATCTTCGTTAAGAGTATTATAGCAATTTCTCATGAAATTTAACTTTTCCACTTTAATAATTTCATCTTTGAATTTGATACTATTATCTTCATTAAAAGAAATTGTATTATCCCCTAAAACGTTATTCACATCTCTAATCAAGTAATCCAAGTCTTGAACTTCATCAAAGATAACAGACAGCCCACTATCAATTACAGCCTTTTTAAATTCTCCAATTATTTTTCGTCTAACTAAATGTTTTAAAATCATAATATACATAGTTTTTAATGGATAAGGGAAACGTTTGATAAGTGACCAATTAACTGGTGCTAACTCAATTGTATCAATAGTAGATTTATTTACAACTAGAATATGCTGATAATTATTACCAAAATAAACATGATTAGAATAATCAGACCATAATTCATAGTCTTTATCTTTATCAAAAAGTGGAGACCAATTTTCAGCAAACATTTTATTTAATGAATCAATATGTTTTTGTAAGTCTTGGTTAATAGGTCTTGCCACTAATTTTTTGCCTTCTTTTGCTTCTCTAAGTAATTCTGTAAATGTGGTCAATGTTATCACTCTTTTCTTTTTTATTTTAAGCTGTTTTAAGCTGATTTTTGTTAAAGTCGATACGTTTATCGAAATTCAGTTTTAACTGTTTTAGCGTTGCTTATATGACGATATAACAACCCTAAAAATCAGCTATATACTTGTATAAGTCTTTAAATTTTTATCTATAATGCCAGGTGGAAACAAATCATAAATTTGAGCATTGACTAAGTAATAGTACATATTTCTAAAACCAACTACATTGGCAGTGTGAAATTGAAATCTATCAAAAGTAAAGTTAATGTCTAAATCATCTACAATCTCTTTTACTACATCATAACCAGTTAAAGTGTTTTCGCCTAAATCATGGTCAAATGAGATTAACTCATAATGTTGATTAGGATTTTCTTTTAAGTATTTAAGTAATGCTTTCCCACTTCTGGTTCATAAAATTACAAAATAAATATAAAATTATATAAATCAAGTAAAATTATGAAGTTTCGCACTTATTTACATATAGAATATGTAAAGTAAAGCCTTGGGCTGCCCAGTATCATTTCAAACTCTAAAGCAAGAAACAATTTCCGCAGACCGTTTTTTATAAGTTTAATTTATCAAAATAAACGTAAATGGAAGTGCTCACACATTTCGAGCTGAAAAGTTAGATTTTAAAATTATTACTAATATTAAAATCGCTTTTATCGTCCATTTTGTATTTAGTTTAAAAACTAAACAGGTAGGTTTTCATAATATTTCTTAACTTCTTTATGTGGTGTATCAATATTTATTTCTTTAATAAATTTCCTTTTTTTAATATTGATAGAAGCATTAAAATCTGCATCTATACTTAATTTACAATTCGAGCATTTAAACACTTTACCATTTCTACTTCCTAAATGATTACATTTACAACAAACTTGTGAAGTATAAGCTGGATTCACTATTGTTTCTTTTATTCCTTTTTCAGCTAATTTTACTGATAAACGTTCGAGTAAAACACCTTTAGTCCATGTAGAAAATCTATTTTGTTGTTTTCTGCTTACATTCCTTTTATTCTTTTTCTTACTTGACCAATTCAAATCTTCCCTTACTATTTCTTTTAAATCTTCTTCTTTTACCATTTTATTCAGTTCACAATTTATATGACTAACTATTCTTGATTTATATTTACCTATCTTAGCATTTCTCTTTTTAGAGCCTAAATTATTTTCTTCCAAATTTTTTAGTTTTGATTCTAATATAGATTTTTTAGATAAATCTTGTTCTGTCAAAATTCTTTGCTCTAATTTTCGTTTATAAGAAAATAATCGTGACCTATTTTTGTTAACTAAATTATCAGATAATGTATAAAATAGTTCAGCAGAATTAGCTCCATATACAGAACCATTACTTAATGTTATTAAATCAGTTATTCCTACATCTAAGCCAAGTATCTCTGATTGTTCTGTCATATTCTTCTTAGCAACAATTCTATCTAATGGAACATGAAGATAATATTGATTAGTTTTTTGATTTTTTACTAATTCTAAAGTCCCCTTTAGTTTTGGTATATTACCAATTAAAGTGATTGCTATTCGGGAATTTTTCTTCTTGCCTGTAAAAGAAAAATTTTTATTGTTAGAATCAAATTTATAAAGATTTGAATCTATTATAATATTTGCTTTATTTGTATGAGGTTTAGTATTATATCTCCGAACATATCTTCGTAATAGATTATTTAATCTATGTACATCAATCTTTAAATCTTTTAAGCATTCTGCTCTATAATCAACTTTTTTATAATTTAAAATTCCATACAAGGTTGGAGTATGTTTTAAACATAAATACAAATAATGTCTATCTTCATCTGTCAGGTTTTCATTTTGTGCTATTGCTTTTTTTACTTTCTTTTTAGTTAATAACCAATTAGTTTTAATAATTGAAGCAGAATTTTCTACTGCTACTCTCGAAAAGGTTTTAGTAATTTTGCTTGATAATAAATTCTTTTGAATTAGTTCATCTCTAATAGTCCACCCACTTTGTTTAAGTAAAGAGCTAATCCCACTATATCTTGCCCAGACATAGTTTTTAATATTTCTTTGAACTGTACCTATCAATAATATTTCATCTTCATTATTCGAGCAATTTGCTTTTATTTTTACTGTTCGTTTCATTTAAGTTTTGCTCCAATTGTTTTCTATAAGTGCTCAACCCATGACTTCTTGCACTGAATACAGTTACTATATTTAATAAGTCTTCGGTAAGTTCTTGCTTAGGTGAAGTTGATGGTTGATTTAGGATGATAATTTTAGCACCATGTTTGTCACAAAAAGTATTAAACCAATCAAAGCCAAATCTCACAAACCTATCTTTATATGTTAGATATATTTCAGCAACTTCTCCATCTTCAACTAATTCCAATATTCTATTGAAATTTTTTCGATTGTAATTTATTCCGCTTCCTATATCAGTGAACACTTCATCTAGTATAACACCTTTTGCATTTGTATAGCTTCGTAAATATTCCTCTTGATTTTCTAAACTATTTTTTTGATTATGTGTTGATACTCGACAATAACCAATTCTTAAACCCATTTTTTCTTCTTGGAACTCATTAGAGAAACCAAGAACTTGATTTAGTTGTTCTTCAGTATAAAATCTTTGATTAGTAGGAGTTCTATAAGCTTTTAGAGTTCCTTGTTTATCCCAATTTTGCAAAGTCTTGACTGTTACATTTAAGAGCTTTGCAAATTCTCCAACTTTATATTTTTTCATTACTCTTCCACACCTTTATATTTTTTTATATAAATATCAATACTATTAAAATCTAAATACCAAATCAAATTCATCTGGCACTGGCCTCAAATCGTCTAAAAATATTTTCACGGTTCTTCCCTCAAAAAACTTTCCATTCTTGCTACTATGCTATTTAAAACATAAACTTCTTTTTTAAGTTCTATATGTGTTTCGGGGTCAACTCCTTCCTCTAGCACTTTCAAGGATTCATCTCTATCCTCGGCTAGTTCTTTGAGTAAATTTTGATACTCAATTTTGTACGGGTTCACGGTCATAATATTCTCCTTTATAGAGCTCAGCAACTTTTTCACTGACTGTCTGTTCAAGCTCAAGCGGAGTAATGACATATTTAATTGGAGTTAATTTTGATTTTTCTTGTGTTAATTGCGAACAAGTATCAAATGTAAATCGCAAAGCAAATTCTTTAAATAATTTAAATAAAACTCTATGTCTAAATTTCTTGATTTTATTTTCTTTTTCCCAAGCAGATAGAGTTCTATGAGCAGTCAAAGTATAATATGGTGCAATTTTAGTTTCATCAGTCCTACTTGTTAAAGTATCTTCATTGTATTTACTACCATTTTTCAAAAGAATAACTTTGCCTACAATACCTGTAACTTTATCTAAACCAATTGCTTCGTCATTTTTATTAAGTATTACTACATATTCATTATTGAAAATGAGCTTGGATAATACAGTAGTCATTTCTTTTGCTAACCTCTCTTTTTTATTTTTTATATCTTAAAATATATGATAATTAAGTTTTATTTTAATTATATATATTTACCTATAACCATTTTATTAAAATTTTTTAAAAAAGTCAATAAAAAAAGAGTTATTTTCATAACTCTTTCATTTTCATTATTTAAAAAGTGATTTTACATAGCATCAATTGTTTCTATATTTAATATTTTCCTTAGTTTATCAGCAGTTTCAGAGGATATACTTCTATCAAAACTCCCATCTGCAAAGGGTGTTTTTAGTGTGAGAATATTTGGACCCTCACTTAGCCTAGCAATATCATCAACATTGATGATTACTTGTTCATCATAACCATGTTTCCAAATAATAATCTCAACAAATTTAGTCATTTTTATTTCCCCTTTTCATTTTCTTACTTATAATAATTCTTAATTCCTGGTAGAACCATGTTAATGTATTCCTTAGTAGAGCATTCATTTATTTCAATTTCAAATCCAGTCAAACGCAAACGCTTAGGTGTGACACCAAGAATAGGAATAATTAACTTCTTCTCTAATAATTCTTCAACTGCATTTTGATAGATGTCATTGTAAACTTTAGTAGTATAAGCCATCCCCTTGCCTGCAAGTTTGAGCTCACCATCTTCAATTGTTCCATATCCAATCCAATCAAAAGCAGAGCGTTCTTTCTCAGTCAAAAAGTTTTCATCAGAAATTCTGTACATATAATTCTTAGGTAAATATGGAACAGCAAGATAAGCACTAAAACGATTTCTTTTGTGGTCAATCATTGTAAAAGGAGTAATATCTGTAATTGGAGTACAATCTCTTTCAATTTCTTCTTTCCATGTAGTAATGCTTTCTTTCACTTCATTTAATTCTTTCTCTTGTCTTTCTTTAGCATCTGCTTCTTCCTTAATCCTTAACTCTTCTTCCTCTTTAAGCATTTTTTGAGTTTTAAATGGTACAGAAGTTTTAAACTCATTTGAATAAGTCAACTCAGATTTCCATAATGAGAGTGGAGTATATTCTGTTTTAACTTTGGGAGCTTTTGTAGATACATACTCAAAATAAGTGTAATCTTCATCATTAGAGATAACAATAATTTTAAAGCCCTTTCCATAGAAAGTTAATTCCTTAATCATATGTTCAATTTCAATTTTATCTAGCAGATTTAAAGTTTCTTCAAGATTGAGTTTGAATTTATCTTGGTAATATGCTGATTGCAAATTTTCAATATTTACAATTTCTTTTAATTCTGTTAATGCAGTCATTCTTCATTCCCCTTTTGTTCTTATATATTCATTATACAATAAGAAATGAGATTTGTCAACAAAAAATAAAAAACTTATCAAAAATGATAAGTTTTAAATAGCAATACCTTCCAAATCCCAATTCTTTTGGAAATCTTTTAGCCAAACTTTATCTTGTGCAAATGAATGAGCTGCCAATTGATAATCATCACGAGCTCCCACATAGAGCAAATCTTTCATGACGAATACTTTTGAATCTTTGACAACTTTAATTTGTCCTTTTTCTGCAAGTTCTTCTTTGATAACTTCTAATAGAATTTCATTCACCATATTAGTTCCCCTTTTTGTATGGCATAACACCATTTTCAAGCAATACTTTTTCATCAACTTTTGTACACATTACATAAGCGATTGGCAACATTGAAATTAGCAAAATGTAAAACATATTTTTATCCTCATTTCTTTTTATGAATCTATTATATACGATTTTACCGAAGTTGTCAACAACTATTTAAAAATATTTTTAAAATTCGAGTCGATTCTTAATATTTCCAAAAGTTTTAGATAGTTCAAAAGCATCTGCTGTTGGGTCTTTAACTCCATGTTCTTTTAAGTAAGTAAATAGCCATTTTGCTTGTTTTGAAGTTAAATGAGCAGAAATAATAAACCGTTCGATTCCATTTGAATAGCCCTTTACTGTAGTAATAGAAATGTTATTCTCATGAGCAGCTTTTTCTAATTCCAAAACAAATTCATAATCAGATAAGTAAATTTGATAAAGATAGATTTTTCTAATTAGCTTATCTTCAATAAAGTTAGCTAAGGTAATTCCTAATAATTTGCCAATTGTTAGAATAACAATACCCCAAAGTGAAGTATCTCTCATAACTAATTTTAAAGACCATAAATAGAATAGCGTATCAATTCCAATTAAAGCATACATTTCCCAACTCTTTGATTTATTAGCTAAAACATATTTTAATTGACTCAATGCTGAAGTAATCAAATTCAAAAAGAATATGATTGAAAACGTAATAAGTATTTCTAAGTCCATATAGTTCACCTCTTTCTTTTTGTTTTATAATATATTCTATCAAAAAATGGAGAATTTTGCAAACGTGAAAAAAGCCGAATTGTAATCCGGCTTTACTATCTTATGCGATACTTGAAGAATTAACCAAAGTTTGAAACTCATTAAAAGAGGGTTTATCTTCTTCTAATGGGAAAATATATTCTTCGACTTCAAATAAACTATTTTTATCCCCAATGAAGTAGATAAGTTCTTCCGAGCTATCTCTATCTGTATTCGGTCTATATATTTTAACTCTTTTTAGATGTTGTAGTAATTCATCTTTAGTTAGTTGTTTATCTCTCCAAGCTCTTGCTATTTCTACTAAATTTGTCATAGCAAAAGTCTCCTTTTTTATTTTTGTTTTACAATATTTATATCAAAAAAGAAAAACGGTTTTTCAACCGCTTCTTCTTAATTTTTATTTAAAATGGGTTTATATTTTTGATAATAACTTTTCCAGTAATTTGATTTCTAGCAAAAGCTCCTACTTCTCTACTATCTTTTGAAACTGGTCGATTATCGCCTAATAGATAATATTCATTGTCTTTTAGAGTAATTTTAAATTCACTTCTACCCTCATTATCAAGAGTAAAATTGGTCATTTGAGCAGCTCTTGTTTGATAAGCTTGATTATAAGAATATTCTTCATGAAGTCTATCTTTAGTAAATTTTTCTTTAAAAGTGTTTAAGTAAGATTCATTTTGTTCTACTTCATTTATATAGAGTTTATCGTTCTTGATTTCAATAGTATCATTTGGTAATCCTATAACTCTTTTGATGATAACTTTATCATCTTCTTTGGCAGTTACCAAATCACCTCTTTGGGGTGTAAAATAATTTATTGTTACTAAATAATTGCCACCTTTTAGAGTAGGGTCCATTGAATGACCTTCTACTTTGTAAGTTCCCCAAAAGAATACTCTAGTAATGATAAATAATACAGCTATAACAAAAAACAAATTAGAAAAATCTATGTTTTTTCTATTTTGTTTCTTGTTTGCTGATAATACAGCTATATTCATTTATTTAATTCCTCATTAACGATTTGAGTAATAAGTTTTCCGTCTGCTTTACCTTTAAGTTCTTTTTGTGCAATACCGATAAGTTTACGGTCTTTTACTTCTGCGTTAGCAATGATTTCTTTTACTTTTGCTACAACTTCGTCATAAGACATTTGAGCTGGTAATAGTGATTCAATAATTTCTAATTGAACATCAAGTTTTTCTGTATCTCTTCCAGCATTTACTAAAGCTTCTTTTTCTGCAAGACGAACTTTTTGAGCAGATTTAAGTACACCAACAATTTCATCTTCAGTTAATTTAGCTTTTTTCTCAATTTCTTTATTGTGGATAGCAGCTTCAATTGAACGTAATGTAGTAAGTTTTGGCTTAATTGCTTCTTTCAATTCTTTTTCTTTTGGAGTTCCTTTTACTCCGTCCATAGAAGCAGCTTTATTAGCAAGCAATGCTTCTTTTGTCATAGCTGTAATTTTTTCTTTAATAGTAGTCATATTTAATCTCCTTTTTCTTCTTCTAGTTCTTTCTTAATTTTATTTAATAGCATTTTGTAATAGTTAGTTGAACCTTCTTTGGCAATATTATTACACCACTCTAAAAATTCTTTATCGTTTTTGTCGCTTGGTACAAAATTAGTTCGTTTATAGATAATATGTTTTAAATCTTCTAAGCCTTTTTCTAAATCTGGCCGTTTTTTAATAGTACGTTGAAATTTTCCTCTTACATTAGATAAAGTAGAGAATGTAACTCGAATAAGTTCTAATTCATCTTTTGTAAAGTAAGTGAATTGAACGCCTTGGCCAACTTTAAATCCTTTATAACGTGATTCTTTTACATTTAATTTCAAGTCTTTCATAATTATCCCTCGTATTTACAAATTAAAAGATTTTTTATATTTTTTATATTTTCAAAAATGTAATTCCAATTTCCACCGCCTAATCCACACCCAATTAAGTAAGGAATAACTACAATTTCATTGCTATATTTATCAGCAATTGTTTTAATATTTCTGATGAGTAAATCTTCGTTAGTATGTTTCCCAGTTCTTCCATAAGTCAATTGAGTAAAAGAATTTATGACTAGTAAATCTTCATTGATTTTTATTTCTTGGGTTTCGCCAAGTAAATCTTCTGGTTTTTTGTTTTGAGCAAATTTATGGTATTCAGTTTTAACTTGAGGCCATTTTTGATAAATAGCTTTTGCGACACCAGAGCCCATTGCATTTTGGCAATTTACTTGTTGAATTAAAATTCCTTTTTTGAGAGTTGTTATATCTTTATTGATAATCTTCATCAGTCAACCTCTTATAATATTTGACTATTACATCATCAGAAAGTTGTTTGATTGAGTCTAGTTTAAATTGCAAATAGTTAAATGTATTGTCAATATAAGTATCGCCCTCATAAGTACCTTTAATTTCTGTTTTAATCAAATCCGTATAATATGGGGAGAAAGATTTGTAAATTTCTTTCCCACCAACAATATATAAATCTTTATCAGTATTTTTTAATACTTCATCAATAGAGTTATAAACAATTGCTCCATTAGCTTCATAATTTGCATCTCTACTTAGGATAATTGTAGTTCTATTAGGTAGTGCTCGTTTTCCTAAGCCATCAAATGTTTTACTACCCATTACAATAGTTTGATTGATAGTAGTTTCTTTGAAATGTTTTAAATCTTCCGGCTTTCTCCAAGGTAAACCATTATCTTTACCAATTAAGCCATGTTCATCTTCTGCCCAAACGGCAATAACTTTTCTTTTATTCATAACTAATCCTTTTTGATTTCGATTTCTGGTTTCTTAAAATATCTCATAAAGGCATTTAACGACATTAGTGCATCAGCAAAAGCTCTATGGGCTTCTTCATATTTTCCACCAGTATTAGTAACAAAAGCTTCGTTAGTATTATTTTCATTTTGAGGCATAAAGAATTGAGATAAGTGCATTGTATCAATAACTTCTAATCTATTTTCTTTCATGAGTTGATTAAAGCCTCTTAATGAATGAGATAATTGCCCTTTTTCATAACGAGCATTATGAGCCAATAAGATTGAGTCTTTTAAATCATTACGAATCTCTTTTTGTGCTTCTAAATCATCAACAAATCTAGGCAAACCTTTAATATCTTTTGGTGAAATATTGTGAACATCTTCTCTACCTGTTCCATTTGTCTTGATTAGATTTGGGTCTACACCAAATAATTTAGAAAATTGTTTAACTTTACCATCAGGCCAAACTTTAATATATCCAACTTCAATAATTTCTGTACGGGGACCAAAATCAAATTTATTGTTCATATCTCGTAAGCTCGGCGAAGCTGCTTCTAAGTCTAATGCAATAATTGGTTTATCAGTTCGTAATGGAATACGTTCCATAATATAGCGATAAGCTTCTAATTCAGTCATATTTTCAAGTTTATCTCTAACCTTGATAATTTGTTCAATTGTTTTTCCCGAAATAGCACTCATAAGATTTAAGCAATTGCTTCTGTTGTAATCTGTAATCTCTGGGTGATAATTATAGTTAGGATTATTTGGTCTAGGTTTACCCATACGATGCTCAGTGAATTTTTCCAATTGTTCATCATTTAGATAACTAAGGAATTTATATTCAGGCAAAAGAGCTTTAAAGAAAAATTTTCTATTTTCATCAATACCGTCAAACCATTCTTTTGTTGTATTATCTAATTCTTTTAATTCTTTAGCTCTTTGTTCGTATTCTTCTCTTAATTTAATAGCTTCTTCTCTATATTTTAGAGCTTTTTTATCTACTGTCATATCTTCACCCTTTTAAAAATTATTTTCTTTTATTTTATCATAAATTCCATGAGAAGTCAACTCTGAGTTACACTTCAACAATTAAATATTGCTCTTCAAATGGTGAGCCATCACAATTTAAAGTTATATTTTCAATGCCATCTTGTTCAAATTTATTATTAACATGATAATGGCCATGAATGATTTTTGGAGCATTAGTTAATTCATAAAGTTTTCTTAAGTTCATCTTATGGAAATAATCTTCATAAAAATCTGCTTGGCTCATAAAGATAGAATCGTCTTGATAATGCTCAAATAATGGAGTATCATGAGAGATAAAGTAGTCAATTTTATAATTACTATAATTTTCATTGTAATAATTGATTAGTTCTTCAGTTTCTTCTTTGGATAAAGTTTCTTGTGGCCACCAACTCTTATAAATAGTTCGCATGAATTTATCAATGGAGAAAGCACCACCACAAAAGTAAAAATGTTTACTTCCTAGAGTTAACATAGTACCTCTAGGAATGTATTTAATCATATGCCGAATAGTATTCAAGCTATGCTTGTTTTTAACTTTACTCAAAAGCCAATTAAAGTTCTCATGATTACCGTCAATAAACCACAATTCAATATTATAAGTTTCTAATTTTTTATTTAGCTTATCTAAGTATCTTTCAAACAATTCTCCCATTACGCCCATGTCACCAACTTGTATAAACAAGTCTGGTTTTTCTTCTTGCTTCATAATGTAATCAATTAGTTTATGAGCGTTATTAGAATTGCCATGTAAATCACCTAGAAAAGCAATTTTATTATAATTTCTAGTAATATTGCCCATTGTCAGTTTCACACCTTTCTAAAATTTTCAACAATGTCTGAAACATTATTGAAAGTTTCATGTAATTTGAACTTTCTTCTAATTACAATTTTATCTTCTTTCAAATGTTTAGGATATTGTTCTTTTTTAACTACGAAAGTAGTATATTCTTTTGCGTAGAAAATTCCTTTTCTATATTTTGACTCAAAACTATAGTAATCCACTCCATATTCATCTTTTAACAATTTGATTTTTTCATTAACAGATTTATTTAATAATGCTTTAGTAGGATTACCATTGTCTTTTACTTTATCAAAAGCATATAGATAAACTGAATTTTTAATAGAGTCATTTACTCTCCATTCCAAATACTCTTGTACTTCATCAAGTGTATCTACTACAAAGCCTCTTGCATCAAAGAAGCCAAATTCTTTTGGTCCGAATTGACCGAATTTATTATATTCAGAATTAAATTTAGCAGTACAGATAGAAGTAGCAATAGTAAGGATTTTTTCTACCTTGTTATCAAACCAATATTGTTTATTGATTTTAGGGCCGTCATTAAATAAAACCAAAGAAATTTCATCAGATTGATAATAGCCAATTTTTGCGCCATCAACATTTTCACATACATACTTCAAAGTTTCTTTGAAGATTTCATATAAACGTTCATCAAATGGCTTTTTCATTCCTTTTGTGAATGAGTGGAAAGCTTTACCATCCAATCTGATAATTAAGTATTTATTGCTTTCAAATTTTGCTCTATAATCCTTTTCCAAGGCTTTATATTTATTTCCAATAACATCTTGTGTTTTCATTTTGTTGTGTTCTCCATTTTCTTTTGTTTTATTCAAATTTTTTAAGCACCTTTTGAGAACAATTTCATTATAACAAATAATTTTTAAAAAGTAAATATTTTTTATTTTATTGTTGACAAAATAAGATTTTTGTTGTATTATATAAATATAGAAAACGAAAGAGGAAAAACTTATTACAAACCAATAGCAATGAAATATGTAGAATGTTGATATATTAGATATACAATATTCTACATAATTTTATTTGACTTTCTGATATTATTTATATATAATATACAAGAAGAGGTAAATATGGCTTTTACAAGAGAAAATATTAACAAAAATTATTATACAACTGGAGAAGTTGCTGATTTATTTCAAGTATCGGCTAAAACAATTCAAAAATGGGATAATAAAGGTATTCTTAATTTTGAAAGAAGTCCTACTAATAGAAGAGTTCTTCCAAAAGAAACACTTATTGAATATTTAAAGTCAAAAAATATGTTTTATGAAGATGAATCACTTTCTAAAAGAGATGTCATTTATGCCAGAGTATCAACCTATGGTCAACAAAAACAAGGTGATTTAGATAGGCAGGTCGATTATATTCTATCTAATAGAGCTGATTTGAAAAATGTTTTGATTTTTAAAGAAGTAAAAAGTATCTTTGATAGCAAAAGAAAGAAACTTCTGAAACTGATAGATATGATTTTAAATGATGAAGTAAATAGAATCTTTATAACTCATAAAGGAGTACTGACTAAATTTAGTTTTGAATATATAGAAACTATATGTAATCATCACAACGTGGAAATAGTTGTAATGCAATCTGAACAAGACAATAAATCAGTTGAACAAGAATTAGCAGAAGATATAAATAGTTTATTAACTACATTGAAAGGAGAAGTTATCAAATAATGAGTAATGTATTTACGATAACAACTGAATTAAAATTGAATAAAGAATATAATCAGTTGTTTGGTAAATACATTTCTGATTATATTGAACTATTCAATAAAATTAAGAGATTAACATTTCATAGGATTAAAAATTACTACATAAAAAATGGTAAAATAACTCAAGAAGATAAAAATATTATTTATGCTCAATTAAAAGAAGAATTTAACTTAACAACTAGAGCTATTGATGCAATAATGAGTAATATGTTGGGTCGCTATGAAGCTATAAAAGAAATAAAAAAATTTGAACAAAAAAGTTTAGAGAGAAAAATTTCTACTCTTGAAAAAGAATTAACTAGATTAAAAGATGAAAGAGCTCTACAAAGAATCAACTTAAATAATAATTCTAAAGATTTCAACTTTACTAAATATAAAAATCTAAAAATAAAAATCTACTGGAAGCAAAACAGATTAAATACTAAAAAGCAAAAGCTTAAAAATCTTGAAAAAGAAATTGAAATAGGTAAATATAAAGTTTGTTTTGGCACTAAGAAACTGCTACAAAAAGATTATAAAGAATTTGTTAAGAAAAGAGATAGTGAAATTTATTATTTAGGCAGAGCTAGAGAAAAATCTTGTAACAACAATTTTCAAGTGGAATACAGCTCTAAAACAAATCAATTCTATTTTAGAATTAGAAAAGAAATTGATTTAGACAATGATAAATTCGTTTATGGCCAATTCAATTTTAATAATAAAGATTATACTAACTTATTAAAAAATCTACTTAGAACTAAAGAAAGTGCTTTAACATATAGAATTAAAGTTAAAGATAATAAAGTGTTACTTCAAATTATTTATAATTTTGAACATAATAAAGGTTTATGTGTAACTAGAAATAGTTATGGTGTGATAGGAGTAGATTTTAACAAAGGTTTTGTATCAGTAAGTGAAACAGATAAATATGGCAATTTAATAAATACTTTTAATATAAATTACCAATACAGCAAAGGTAATAAAACAACAAATGATTTTCAAAGTATAGCAACTCAACTAAAGGATTATTGCTTAAATATAGGTAAAGATTTAGTTATAGAGAAACTTGACTTTACTAAAAAGAAAGATAATCTAATTAGTAAAAGAGGTAAGAAATATAATGAGATGTTATCATCTCTTGCTTATTCAAAATTTGATTCTATCATAACTTCTAAATGTGCTAAAAATAGAATCTTTTTACATAAAGTTAATCCAGCATGGACGAGTTGGATTGCAAAACAAAAATATTGTCCAAAAATGAAATTAAACATACACTCTGGAGCTTCTTATGTTATTGCTCGTAGAGGTATGTTTCTAAAAGATAAAGCAAAATAACATAGTATTTCTACTTACCCAGAATAAGACCAAGCGATTGATGTCTGGCTCTGTGTGGAAATTCAAATTAAAATAACTTTTCATTCTCTTTGAAGTTGTAATTCCCCCGTGGTGAAATGGAAAAGAGAATGAAATTAAAATGTTCATCTGATTTAAGATGAAATAGTCATTGTGGTCCCGGACGAAAAACAATCTTGAATTGTTGACAAATTTTTGGCTAAATTGTATAATATAACTATAATATGAAATGAGGTTTAATAATGACTATTGTTATGGTTAAGGAAAACATTTTTGCTAATATGGAAAATACACTATTCTACAATTCTTGTACCACAAAACTAGAAACACTACTTAAAAAATTATCAGAACAAGGAGCTAAAACCTACTACGTGGGCGGTTGTGTTCGAGATGAATTGCTTGGCAAAGAAAACAAAGACATTGACATTGAAATTCACCATATTACTGAAGATGAATTTGTTTCTGTTGCTCAAGAACTTGGAATTAAAATTGATTTCGTTGGTAAATCATTTGGCGTTTATAAAGCTTTTATGGACGGTACAGATTTTGACTTTAGTTTCCCCCGTACAGAAAAACAAATCGGGGAAAAACACACTGACTTTGAAATTGTTGTTGACCCATTTATTGGCGAAGCTAAAGCTGCTGAACGCCGTGATTTTACAATCAACGCTTTAATGAAAGATACACAAACAGGTAAAATCCTTGACTTCTTTGGTGGAATGAAAGATTTAGAATCTGGTATCATAAGACATTGTACTGAAAAATTTGTTGAAGATTCATTACGAGTTTTCCGTGCAGCTCAATTTGCAGCTCGATTCGGATTTAAAATTGCGCCTGAAACAATTGAAATTGCTAAAACATTGGATTGCTCAACTCTTCCAATGGAACGAATTTTTGAAGAAACACACAAAGCAATTACTAAATCAGAAAAACCATCTGTATTCTTTAAAGAACTTGAAAAGATGGGTGTTGTAAAAGAGTTCTTCCCAGCAACATTACAACTTGAATTGATTGATAAAGTAACTCAAATTGCAAAAGAATTATACCCAGAAAAAGTAACTGAAATTGTTATTGCTTTCATCTTTGAAGAAGCTAAATTAACAATTACAAATCAAACAGAAATTGTTGAAATGATTAAATCTTTCAAATTCTTGTCTGAAGCCACTTCAACATTCATTAAAGAATCAACAACAGTGGGGGAACTTGTTTTCCAAACAGAGCAAATCAAATTTAAAGAATTTGCTTTATTCTCAATTCTTGTTGAAGGTGTGAAGAAAGGATTGCCGGCATTTGAAATTAAATTATTAACTTCTATGTTTAAAGTAAGTCAAGAAACAATTTCAACACAATTCATTACAGGTCAAGAGCTAATTCAACTTGGATTTAAACCATCAAAAGAATTTGGTGAATTGATTTTGCAATCTAAAAAACTTGCTAGCCAAGGAAAATCCAAAAAAGAATTTATTGAATCACTTGTAAAATAAAAGAGAGCAAATTGCTCTCTTTTTCTATATACTGAAACTGATTTTGAGTGTCGTTATATCGTCACTAGTGAAACGCTATAACTGTAAAAACTGTTTTTCGATAAATGTATCGAATTTACAGAAAAATAGCTCAGAGTCGCTTATTTTAACATTCAAAGAGAGAGCAAGATTTACACCTTACTCTCTTTTTTGTTTTTGATAAATTAGTTTTTTATATAATTTTTTGTTAGCATAAAATAAGTCAATCATATCAAGCTTGTCTTTTGTCCCTTGTGCTACATTAAAATCATCATAATTTAATTTTTCATTTGGAGCAGTTAATTCTGTTACAGACACATTAAAGAGTTTAGCTAATTGTTTTAGCATTACTAATGTTGGTGGAAACACTCCTAATTCTATACCAGCATATTTCTCTCTAGTAATTCCTAAATATTTAGCAACTTCATCTTGTGTTAATGAAGTGATTTCTCTTATAATTTTTATTCTACTATCCATTTCGCTATTTCCTCATGAGAAATTATCATACTCTCTATCCATAAGTTCAGCTAGAGCTTCTAATGTTTTATCTTGTAAGATGTCATATTTATCTCCTTTATAATCAATGTAAATTTCTTCAATGCTATGAATGCCAAAACCGTCATAAGTATATGGTAAATATCCATTACATACATCACCAAGATATTCTCTAATCTCTGTAATCACAGCCCCATAAATTTCTTTAAATTTATCTTCATCTAAGTTAATAAGTCGTTCAGAAAGAATTTTTTTATCTTTCTTCAAATCTAGCAAATCTTGATAAAAGCCCTTTTTATAGTCAAGATAAAATCCTAAAGCTTCATAAAATTTAAATCGTATGTCAATTGAATAATCATAATTTTTGTGACGGTAATACTCATCAAAATTATATAAATCTAACACTATAGAAAAATGAGGTAAATATTTATTTAAAACTTCTATATCCCAAGTATTTTGTTCAATTATAGAATCACCATCATTCCAATCCCCTTTCACAATCATTGTACATTTTTCTGTTGCTTTACGTGGCTTTATATATTTTGCATTTAACATACAAATACCTCTTTTCTTTTTTCTTTAATTATAACAAAATTCAACAAATAAGTAAACCATTAAAATCCTATCATCATATAAACACTTAAATCAATACTAAATATTGCTACACTGTCACTAGTAATGCTCTAAAACAGTCTAACTCAACTTTCGATTCGTTCTTCATGATTCAAGAAAAACAGCTTAGCATTGCTTAAACTGACACTAAAAATAAATCAATAAAAAGCAAAAAAGAAGCCAAAGTAATATTGGCTTCTTAATAATTTATTCAGCATTTTTTCTGCGTTTTAGAGTTAATAAACCGCCTGAAAGTAATAAACTAATCAATCCAAGAACTCCAGTTGAATCTTGTTTTGCACCTGTATTAGGTAATTCTGTTTTTTGTACTTGTGATTTAACAGGTTCGTTTACTGGATTAGAATCTTTTTTAGGGATTTCTTTAGAATTATCCTCTTTAGGTTTGTCTGTTTGAGGAATCTCTTTAGTTTTTGGTAGCTCTTCTTTAATAGGAACATTAGGCTTTTCAGTCTTAGGATTTTCTTTAGGAGCTTCCTTAGGTTGTTCTACTTTAGGCGTATCTCCTTTTGGTTTTTCATCTTCCTTAGGCGTTTCTTTTGGTTCGTCTTTAGGTTTAGGTGTTTCTTTTGGTTGTTCCACTTTAGGAGATTCTTTTGGTTTAGGTTGTTCTACTTTAGGAGTTTCCTTTGGCTCTTCTTTAGGCTTAGGAGTTTCCTTTGGAGTTTCTTCCTTTGGCTTATCCTCTTTTGATTTATCTTCCTTAGGCTTTTCAGGTTGTGGCTTAGGTGTAATAACTTCAGTTACTTTTTTATTATACACATAAGGAACTGTAATTGTTTTTCCACCTTGAACTTCACCATCTTTGTTAGTTGGATTTTCTACTAATTCATAAGTTATTGTAGTGGTCTTAGTTGAGCCATCTTCTAATACTTCAGTAATAGTTTTTGCTGGGATTTCTTTCGCATTTGTAGTATATGCTTCATTAGGAGCAACATTAGTCTTAATTGCCTCTTGTGGAGCTAAAACGTTGCCATCTGTATCTTTATAAGTAGCAATAACAGAACCATTTGTTACTTCATTTACGATTTTACGATACACATAAGGTACTTCAATTGTTTTTCCACCTTCAACAGCACCATTTTTATTTTCTGGCTCCGATACTAATTCATAAGAAACAGTAATTGTTTTAGTAAGGCCTTCGGGCGTAGTTGTAATTTCGCTTGTAGAAGGTATTTCTTTTGAATTTGTAGTATATGCTTCATTAGGAGCAACATTTGTCTTAATTGCTTCTTGTGGTGCTAAAATATTACCGTCTGTATCTTTATAGGTAGCAATAACAGAACCGTTTGTTACTTCATTTACGATTTTATGATAAACATATGGAACTACAATTGTTTTATTGCTTTCAACAACGCCATCTTTGTTAGTTGGATTTTCTACTAATTCGTAGGAAGTAGTAATTGTTTTTGTTAAGCCTTCTGGTGTAGTTACTGTTTCAGTAGTACTTGGAATATCTTTTGAAGTTGTAGTATATGCTTCATTAGGCGCAACATTAGTCTTAACAGATTCTTGTGGTGCTAAAACATTTCCCTCTGTATCTTTATAAGTAGCAATGACAGACCCATTTGTTACTTCATTTACGATTTTACGATAAACATATGGAACTACAATTGTTTTATTACCTTCAACAGCGCCATTTTTATTTTGGGGTTCTGATACTAATTCATAAGAAGTTGTGATTGTCTTAGTTAAACTATCAGGTGTAGTTACTGTTTCAGTAGTACTTGGAATTTCTTTAGAGTTTGTAGTATAAGCTTCGTTAGGAGAAACATTAGTCTTAATTGCCTCTTGTGGAGCCAAAACGTTACCATCTGTATCTTTATAAGTAGCAATAACAGAACCATTAATTACAGTATCTGTAGTTACTCTATATACATAAGGAACAGTAATTGTTTGATTTCCAATCACTTCACCATCTTTGTTTTGAGGCTCAGCAATTAGTTCATAAGTTTTAGTAATTGTTTTAGTAAAGCCTTCTGGTGTAGTTTCAGTTGTTACTCTTGGAGCAATAGTTTCTGATTGCGTATTATAAGGAGTACCCTCTGATTCATTATTTTTTACTTGTTTAGTATCAATCAAATCATTTCCAGCTTCGTCACGGTATGTAGCAATAACAGAACCTTTTGGAACTTCTTTGTAAATATGGCGAACCACATTTTCACCAGCAGTTAAACGGTAAGCACGAAGTGGTGTAATCACGTCATGATAGGTGAAAGACTCTGTGTTTTCAGTGATGATTCCAGGCGAGTTTCGGTATAACTCAGACCCCGCCTGAATTGTCATATCTTTTTGAGATGAATCTAGTGAATGTTCAACTTTATTACCAATTCTTAGAATTGGACTGTTACCAAATTTGTTTTTAATTGCTTTTGCACCTTCTTCGGTAAATAGGTCTTTAAAGGTTTCTATATAATGCGATGTGATTTTATTGTAAATTGCTTCAGCATATTCATTTACAGTGACGTCTGAATCGTTTTTATTATTGAATACATCTGATGTTGGTGCACCATAGAGATTTTGATAAGCTTTTATTAAATTTCTAACTTTTTTAACATTTTCAATAGAATATGAAGTTGAAAGTTCTCTTATCCAAAGTTCTTTATCTAATAATGAATCAAATGTTTCTTCCCAAGATTTTACATGGTTATGTAAGTCTGTTCTTTTAAATGAATATTTTTTCTCAAAGACTGGTCTATTATTGTTAGATTTTGATTCTAATGTTTTATTTTTGAAATCTTGAGTATCTGTGTCTATGTTATATTTATCTTTTAATGATTTATTAAGGATATCTGTTACAAAGGCGAGTCTAGGGTAAACTTCTTCAGTATTCTCTAAAAGGTCGCCTGAATTTGCTCCCCAGAATATACTATTAGCTTTATTTTTGAAAATTTCAGATTCAGGATTTTTTATAAAAAAGTCATTTATGACATTGTAATAAGTTGTGGGAACGGTATAACCCCAAGGTTCAGTTGTATAATATTTGTTACTTGTATCTTCATCATAACCAAATAATTCATTGTTTTCGTTATAAGATGGAATGGTTTTGAAATTTTCAATAGTTGGAACTTCTACACCTTTATAGAAATATGAATTACCTCTTTTTTCTAATCCTTCTAAACCAGCTTCAAATATTTTATCAATAGTGTCTTTACGGAATAGAGATTCATTTGCAGTATTGTTATAGTAAAAATCTTTACCAAAATGATTAGTTTCTTGTTTACGTGCAGCGTAAGTGTTAGTTTCATATACTACGATAGAGTCAGTGTCTTTGATACCACCGAGTCTTTCTACTTCTGCTTTAGAGAACTTAGTTGTAGCGGTTTTAGCAGCTTCTTGGATTTTTTCATCAGATAAATCTTGAACGTTCTCAATTAAAGCATAGTTTCCGTAAGTTCCGTCTTCTTTTTCCTCTAAAATCCAAACTCTAGAGCCATTAGGAATATTAGAATAGTTAATAGAACCATCTGCTTTATGTAAGCCAGCATTAGTAGCTTTTGTAGTAACATCATTGAAATGCTCTTCTGATAAAGTTGAATTATCTGCTTCAGAAGTTTCTGTACGAACATATTTATATTTTGTTCTGTCTTTTTCAATAGTATCTTTCTTTTCTAAATCAGAATTTACAATAGGTTTTGTGTCAGTACCTGTAATTTCTTTGCCTGATACACCTGATTGTTTCCAAGTTTGAGAAACTGTTTCAGTAGAGGAAATCTCTTTATCTGCTTCTATTGGAGTATGATTTTCTGTTTCATACTTGACAATAGTTTTTAATTCTACTTGTTTAGTGTCTGTTCCTGTTGTTTCTTTGTCTGGTGTATATGAACCTTCTGTATATAATTCAGAAGCTGTTTTATCTTGTGACTCTTTATAATGATTGCTTTTTACAACAACAGAAGCTTTATCATTAGAGATAGTTGTTGTTCCATTAGGATTGACAACAACATCTGCTGACACCCCTTGAGCAAAGAACATACTAGCAATAACAGCACTAGCTAATCCTACACCTTTAAATTTACGAAGTGAAAAAATCTGTTTACGATTTCTATAATCCATATTTTACCTCTCTTTTAAATTGATTTTAAATTTTTTAATTTTGGTGCCCATACAGAATAAGAATATTTTTTCAAAAAATCTTGTTCTATTTTTGAATCAAATGTTTGGACACTAAATTTTAACATATTTTCTACATATTCAGAAATGCTAGAATTTGTTTTAACAGAATTATGAGTAGCTTCTGAATAAGTTTTGTATGGATAAGGATAGTTACTTACCATACAGAGTAATCCTTGTGACATAGCTTCTACACAACTATTTGCGAACATCTCATTATAAGAAGTTGATAAATAGCCATCATAATTTTCATAAGGAACTTTTGTCACTGAGCCTTTGTAAGTTACATTTGACGGGCATCCCCCAATCATATTACAAGTTTCTTTAAATGAATCCTCATCTCCACCATATACATCTAAAGTAATTCCAGTATTTTGTAATTGCTCCATAATGAGTAAAGCTCTATCAAATCTTTTATAAGACCCAAAATGGCCTGACCAAACATATGATTTACAATTATTTATAATTCTAGGCTTCAATTCATCTTCAACACACTTAGGTGGGAAAAATTGTGCATGATAACCCAAATCCCTCAACAAACGAGCTACATCTTCATTTGCAACTAGATATTGAGTTTTCTTAGATAAACATTTTCTCCACTCCTCTGTAATTACTGGATAATGAATATACTCAAAATAAGGAACATTCTTATTATTTAGAAAGCGTTTTAGTATAGGCATAGGAAAACGACTCTCATCTCTAATAATTACAGAATTAAGTAATGGAGTATCAATTAAAACTTTAACAAGAGCTGTTTCTTCTGAGCATATCCAATGGTCAGAAGTGGGACCGTCTAAATATTCATATATCCACATAGGGATAACATTATATTTACAATCAACATCATAAAAAGCTTTAGCTATAATCTTATTATTCTCCTTATAATAGTAAAGATAAGGATTTTCCATTATTGCATCAGTACCAAATAAATTTCTTCCTAATGATACAAGAACTGCATCAGTAAAGCCCATTTTTTTGAACTTTTCTTCAAAATTCTCATTTTGAGGACTAGTTATAATATGAACATAAGGAATATTCAATAATTTAGCTAACAACATTCTATTCTGTTGACTACTTTCAAATCCACTTCTTTTATCAGAGTTATGAGAATGAATTGTTATAAGTTGCTTCAATTTGTCATTTAACTCCTTTCTTTATTTTAATAAAAAAGCTTGCCTTAACTAGCTCCTTTTTAATATATCGCTCATTTTCTAAAGCTTTTTTTCTATTATTATATAAAAATAAGTTAATTTTTGCAACAAAAAGCAATTTAACATAAAAGTCAAGAACACTTAATAAGCTCATTCCTATGAACAGCACTTTCGCTAGAATCAGTATTAGTCAATATTTTAGCTACTGAAGTATCTTTTTCTCAACTTTTTATTCAATAGATTAGCAACAGTTGGTCTATAAGTATTTGTTTCTACTTTATTGCTCACTGCTGTTTTAAGCTGTTATATTTAACTTTCGATACATTTATCGAAAATCAGTTTTAACTGTTTTAGCGTTCACTATATGACGATATAACGACATTCAAAACGAGTTTAAGCAAAAAGAAAAGAGCACAAATTGTGCTCTCTAATTTTTTATTCTACTCCATTTAAGATTTCATGGAATACACGTTGAGTCAATTCAGTCTTTTGCTCTTTAGTTAAATATTTTGTATTTACGCAGTACCCGCTGATTCGCACTATTACGTCTTCGCCACTCATAATTTTTTCGTAAACATCTTCAAGTTGCATTACGTTTAAGTTAACGTGTTGGCCACCTTTTTCAAAATAACCATCAAGAATACTTACTAAGTTATCAACTTGTTCTTCATAAGTTTTACCTAATGCTTTAGGAGCAACTTGTGTTGTTAATGAAATACCATCATTAGCATATTTGAAATCAAGTTTAGATAATGAGTTCAGATTTTGTAGCCATCCACCTTTTGCTTTGTTAGATGGGTTAGCACCTGGTGAGAAGAACTCTACTTTAGAGTAATTTACTGAACCATCTTCATTTAGATAAATACCTTTGTGAACAGGTGAATTACCAGTTTGTTTAGAATATGCTACGTTAGAAGTAATTGTAAGAATAGATACTGTAGCACGAGCATTCTTATACAATTTATGTTTAGCAAGTTTGTGATAGTATGTTTCTAACAACCATTCTGCCATTTCGTTTGAACGAGGGTCATCTTCACCATAACGAGGGAACTCACCTTCAACCTCATAATCGTAAATATAACCATTTTCATCACGGATTGTTTTAACTTTAGCATATTTAATAGCACATAATGAATCTACTAGATTAGCAAATCCACAAATACCAAATCCCATGTTAATTCCAATCTTAGATGGTAATAGAGCCATTTGAGCAGCTTCATAATTATATTTATCTGTCATGTAATGGATAATATTTAAAGCATCAACATAATTCTTAGTAGTCCATTCTAAAGCTTTGTCAAAGTTGTCTAATACTTCATCAAAATCTAAATATTCAGAAGTAATTGGTTCTGTAACATCAAAGACTTTATAATCTCTATGAACATCATCATAACCACCATTTAATCCAGTAAGCAATGCTTTCAATACGTTAATACGAGCTCCGAAGTATTGAATGTTTGCATGGCATTCTTCATTTTCTGGGTCAAGTGGAGATACACAACATGAAATACAACTCATTTCACCATAACCGTCTTTAGCCATAGTAGTAACACCTTCATATTGAATAGAAGAGTGTTTATGACTCATTTCCATACAATAATGTCTAAAGTTGTAAGGTAATTTATCAGTCCAAAGAACAGTTAAGTTTGGTTCTGGTGCATTACCAATATTGTCTAAAGTGTGTAAGAAGCGGTAATCCATTTTAGTTACTCTATGGCGACCGTCATTACCCATACCGCCCATAGAAATTGTAATAAATGTTGGGTCACCTGAATAGATTTCGTCAAATGCTTTTTGTCTAGCAAATTTTACTGTTCTTAATTTAATAACAAAATCATCAACGAACTCTTGGATTTCTTTTTCAGTATAAGTTCCACGTGCTAAATCACGTTCAGCAAATACATCAAGAACAATTGGTAAACGACCGATAGAAGTAGCAGCTCCATTGATTACACGACAAGCAGCCATGAAAGCAATATTAGTCCATTGAATAGCTTCTTTAGTATCGAATGCTGGTCTACGAACATCAACACCATACAAATCTCCTAATCTAATAATTTCATCAAGAGCTTCATATTGTTTAAAGATTTCTTCTTTTAATCTGATTGATTCATCATCAGTAGAAGTGATAGCTTGCCAATCTTTGTTCTTTTCTTCTTTTAAGTATTCTGCTCCATATAGAGCTAATCTTGCATAAACACCAATGATACGGCCACGAGAATAAGCATCAGGCAAACCACTAATTAAGTGAGAATGACGAGCTCTTCTAATATCTTGTGTATATGCTTTAAAGATACCGTCATTAACAGTAGTAACATTTTTAGAATAAAAATCATGAACAATTGGGTCCGGTTCAAAGCCGTGTTCTTTCAATGCGGTTTCTGCTGTTCTTAACCCACCTTTAGGCATAAAATTCAATTTGAATAACTCATCATTTTGAATACCATAGATAAGTTCATTTTCTTTATCAATATAACCTGCTGGAATATCGGCAATAGAAGTTGGACGAGTATCCATCGGGAATCTTGTCTTTTCATATTCGGCTCTAGTAGAGTCCATAATATGTTTAATATGTAAAGTTCGTTCTGTTGCTTCTTCTAGGAAAGTTTTATCACCATCATATGGAGTATAATTATCTTGTACGAATTTAGCAACACTTGTTGCTTCTTTCCAAGAATTTCCTTTGAAGCCTTCCCAAGCTTTACTATAAACTGCTTCATCAATAACTTTTTTCATTAAAAAGCACCTCGTTTTCTTTTTGAGCTACATAAAGTGTAACCCTTTTCGATTATTATATCATATCTAGTTATATTATTCTACTTCCTTGATACTCTAAGAGCGAAACTATTATAAGACAAGTTATGAAAACGTTTTTGTTTTATAATAGTTTTTAATGCTAAAAAATAACTTAGGATTAGTCCTAAGTTATTCTGTATTGCCTGGCTCAGGCATTCTTCAGTAAGGTACGAAGTCTCCAAAATGTAAAACTTCCAGTAAGGCACGGAATCTCCGTATAGTTATATTATTCCTTTTTGCTAATCATATAAGTTATTTTCTTGAAATTTTTTAATTACTTCTAATTTTAAATTAGATAACTCTTCAAAACTTGTTTCAATATCCTTAGTCCATATGAGAGCTTTTAATTCTGCTATTTCTTCAGTTACATGAGATATAGTTACTTTTGAATTTTCTTTATTTAATAGATTTTGATTAGCTTCTATTGCTTCTTCTAATAATTGTTTAGCAAGAGCTATATCTTTATCAATTTTAATTTGAATAGAGATAGGGTAGCTTGTAACAGATTCTTTTATGTCATTATTTACAATAATAGACTCATTCATAATTGAATTAGGAATAATAGCTCTTTCGTTAGTAACAAGTTTTAAAGTTGTATGTCTTAGAGTCATTTCTTCAATAACACCTGTAATGTCTTGAGCAGGCATTCTAATTCTATCTCCAATCTTGAATGTTTCAGCAGAAAGAAGCATTAAGCCTGCTATAATATTTTTGATTGTATTTTGTAAAATAAATCCAAGTACAGCTACAATAAGAGCACTGTTCGTGAATAGAGAATTTAAACTCTTTTCAAAGATTGGATATTGAGAGCAAAAAACAAATATTCCTATAAGTACTACTATAATTTTACAAGTATTTGCTAGGAAAGTATTAGTTATATTATTGTGTTTCTCTATAATCTTTTGAAATATGTTATCTACTAAAAGATAAATAATAATAGTTGTTACAACTATAATTAGGTTGGGTATTGTTAATAAATCATTCATAGGTTTACTCCATAATAAAAGAGCTATCAGAATAGCTCTTTGTTAATCTTTATTTTTTGTTTTCAGTGAGGTGCGCTAGAAGAGTTTTTACATCTTTGTTATGTTGAGTATCATCGGTTAGATTTTCAGCTTTAAGACGATTGATTGCTTCTTGTAATTTTCTAACTTCTGAAGTTGGGGTTTTATTTGCTTCATCTTGGAATGAGTAAAGAGCATCCCATACAGAGCGTTCATCATATTCAGTAGATGTTGTTTCAGCTTTTTCCAAATAAGAATCCCATAAGTTATCATTGAAGCGTGTATCAGAAAATCCTTTATACACTTCAAGAGCTTCATCAAAAGTAAGACCACGTTTAGTATAAACATCAAAAGTAAGACAAGAATGTTTACCTTCAATTTCATAAAAATCTAATTCTGTAATAGGATTTTCAACTTTGAAGTAATCTTCGGGAATGATAAGAGCTGCAGAAGCACCACCTGTACTATATTCGGGCTCATAATATTCTGTATGAGCAACGATAAAACTCTTTGAGTCTTTCATCACTTTATCAAAGTTCTTTGATTTTTGTTTTTCAAAATCCATAATTAACCAACTTTCTTTTTTAAAAATAAAAAAGACCCCAGTGGGATTCGAACCCACGTTCTTGGATTTGCAGTCCAACGCCTTAAACCAACTTGGCTATGGGGCCTTAAAAGGGTTTTTTACAAACCCCTATTAGAAACATTTAGGACAAATACGAGAAATCAGAAACATTAACTTAAAGCTCGAAGCGGTCGTTAGGTGTGGAAAGTGAGTTGAAATATAATTAGATATACCAATTTATATTTCACTATATAAGAAACTTTTATTATATTCACTTTCCTCGGGTGCGTATTCTATCACCAACTTTCCAACAAGAATTATTCTCTCCGAAGAAAGCAATCATTCAAATCACAGAGGTCGATTGTTCACCCATTCTTATTTAACGAGCAAGTGCCACCTACACTTCGCTCAATAGTAATATAAATTACTAAACTTTTTTAATTAGCGTTATTTTCCGTAATAGGCTAGATTCAAAATAGCATTTTCAGTTCTATCTTGAATTGTTCCACAATTGTAACAAACATAAGTATTATGGTCATTACCATATTTATCGCCCCATAGAAACAACTTTTCGTCACCAGTCTTAACATGGCCACATTCAGAACAAGTTTGAGTGCTTGGGAAGTATCTATCAGCTAATATGAACTCTACATTATATTCTTCGGCTTTATCAATCATTTTTTGTTTAAAACGACCAAAAGCGTTTCTATGTAAGGATTTACATAATCTTTTATTCATTTTCATAGAATTAACATTTAAATCTTCAATGACAATCCTATTGTAATTATCAAAGAAATATTTAACTATATTATTCAAATTTGCTTCTTGAATATTATAAGCTTTAGTATAAGCATTATTTAACTTGTTTATCGTTTTGTAATAGCTTTTACTATGAATATAATATGGATTTTTATTCCTTTTCTTAGAGATTAGTCTTGAATAAAATTTAATTTTATCATATTGTCTAAGTAAAGATTTGGGCAATAAATAAATTTTATCGTATTCTTTATTCAAACCATCTTTCTTCAAGTAATCAATAGAACCGACATTTACATCAATACCTGTAGATTGATTATAGAGTGAGGATTTTTCTACAAGAGGTGTTTCAACAGTTATAGTAACATACCATTTATTATTTTTAACAGAAACAGTAAAATCACTTGTTATTGTACCATTAAATCTTAATTCTTGAGCCATTTTGATTTTAGTAAATCTATATTCTGGCTTTGCTTTTTGAGATTTTGGTAATAAAAGCCATTTACCTTTTGTTCTGACATTTCTTAAAGAAAGTATTTTATGAGTTTCAATTTCTTTCTTTTTCTTGTATTTTGGCTTTTTGTGCTTGGGCATATTTGGATTGAAATAATTATCCCAAGCTTGGCACAAATTATCAAATTGAACATCTCTTACTCTGCAATAGAAATTATCTTCCCAATCAAATTTTTTCATTTTTTTCCTTAAATTATTAGTATTTGGAAAGTAATTCTTGCTCAATTCTTTTTGAGTGTATAATCCAGTAGCTTTCATTTCTTTATAGATTTTATATTGAGCTTTTCTTTCATCTATTGCTCTGTTCCATACAGACCGTTGATAGTCATAATATTTTTGAAAAACTTCTTGATTATGCTTATTTGGATATATTCTAATTTTGTGAGTCCTTGTGATAGTTGGAATTGGATTTTCAGTTGTTTTCTTCTTTCTTCTCATTAACTTCTTTCAATCTCTTATGATTTACCTCTTTCTTATTATGGTTCTATTATATCAACTTTTATTTTTAAAGTCAATGACTAAGCGACAACTTCTTGTTTAAATAGCTCATGTTTGAAATCTTCAACATTAGCAAATCCAAGCATTTTAGAAAGCAATTCCATAGTCTTTGGAGTGATTGTAGTAATATAGCGGCCTTGATTGTGACGAGTCATAATGCCTGGCAAGTAGTTCTTAGATTTATTATATTCTTCAGCAAGGTCACCGTATGTTTTACCGGTCAACGAAGCAAGATGAACTAGATTTTCCAAAATCTTATCTTGGTCAAGACTAAGAATGAATTGATAAAATTCAGCAGCCTTAATAACTTCATGATACATTGGTAAAGTCAAATCTTCAATTGATAGATTAGAAGCTTCAACAAGCAATTTGTATTCCTTAGCTGTTACTTGATAACCTGTTAGATTACGACTACGATAGAAGTCACTATGATTTTTAAAGTTAATATGGAATAGTTTAACCATATCTGAGTCAATTTCAATAGTTTCTTCATTGTCAATATTACTCATTGAAGTTAGAATAGACAATTGTTTCAATGTAAGATTTTTAGTAAAATCACGGCCGCTACGGTAATAACTAATTGTTGAGCGGTGGATTCCTAATACATCTGCCAATTCATTTAATGAATGTTTATTTAAGCTTTCTTTTACTCCGTTAATGTTAATTTTCATAATTTGTTTTTCTCTCTTTCGTGTTTTCTTTTTTATTATTTATCTACTACTTTTTTGAATGGTTTAGCTACCATTTCAAGCAAACTTTCATCAGCTTTGTCTGACACAAGATAGCTACCACTTTTATAAACTTCTGCAACCATTAGGTTACCATCAAAGATTAAATAGCCAGGGCTGAATTTGCTTGGTGTTTCTTCAATTGTATAGCCTAAGCTTTCTAATTGTTCAAGTAATTGAGCGATTTTTTCTTCATAGTTTGTCATTTTAAGTTTCCCCTTTTCATTTCTTAATTACATTATATTCTTTTTTTTATGTTTTTGTCAACACATAAATCTTTTTTATTTTATATATTCATTATACAAGAAAATTTTTGGTTTGTCAACACAAAAATAAAAAAAATAAAAAGAATTTTACTTCTTTTTATTTTTTCATTTATTTTAATATTTTTCACGGCTAACTTCTAATCCAACTACAATCTGACGACCATCAGAATTGTTGTAAGATAAACAAGTAGTTAAAACTGCTATTTTAGAATCAACGTGAATATCTTCAATACTTTCTTGAGTAATATCCGTAAATTCTTTAAGATATTTTTGGTATTCTGTCAGATTGTCTAAGCTTAATTTTACATTATCTTCCGTATAAAGAGGGAAAATAGGTGGAATTAAACCTTGACCAATAATTTTATAAGTAATTTTCTCATTCTTATCTGTAAAGATATAGAAAGTTTTATTAGCTTTATTAAATTCTGGGTCAGAGAATTTTCTTAATTGAGTAAATTTGTTATCAATATAAGTATTGTGACCAAAAACAAAATTGAAGTTGTTATCATAATTAGAATTTGCTTTAGCATCTAGGAAGATACTTCCAACATCTAATTCTTCTTTAGTTAATGAATGTTTTAAGTAATATTCATTATCAGTAGATTGTAGGATTGGTTCATCAATATTAGTACCAGGTACTCTAATCCAACCAACTACATCTTCATTTGTTGATTTCTTGATTTCTTTTACATCTGGGTAATCGTGGGTATTCTCTACAACTTTTTTAGCAACTTCTTCAATTTTTGCTTCTTCTTGTTTAGCAGTCATGTAATTCTTAGCGGGGCTAAATCCGAAATAAATTGTACCTACAATTCCTAGTATAATTACAATTTTCAATAGCCAATCCAGCCAATCTCTTTTTTTCTTATTTTCCATTTGATTTCCTCACTTTTTAGATATTCTTTATATCACTTTTATAGGAGAATATATAGAATGAATAGATACTACATAGAGAATCAATCCAATCTCATTAAAATATATAAAGATTCTATTGATGATAGTTTAGTCTTTAATAATATTCTTTTTTCTTCTTATTCCGAAGCAAAATATTATTTGCTACATTTTAAAGATACTATATTTCAACAATTAGGTTATTCTAATTTCCTTGATGAAGATTTAAAAGAATACACTTCACTTAAAAATAGAATAAACAATTTAAAGCAAAATATAAATGCCATTGATACTATTATAAAAAAACATAAAAATTATGTCAAGGGTTATTTTCAATCAGACGAATGGCTTGCTAGACAAAAAGCTGCTCAATTGTATGAAAATGTTCTGAATGAAAAAAGATTGCTTATTATTTCACATAAAGAGAAACTAGCTAGTCATATTAGAGAAATTTCTAATTTGAAAATTACTGCAGGTAGTCTAACAGTTGATAATATATTGAATGGAAGATATAATCAAGTACCTGCTTATTTAAAGTCAAAACATATAGAAAGATTTGCTCATGATTATACTAACGATTTAATAAAATTTTCTAAAAAAGAAAATGAAGCACTTGATAATTATAAAGAAATATTAAGACGATTTGATAGCGAATCAAGAAGTATATACAAAGAGAAAAAGAAGATAGTTAAACTTCATCTAAAAGAAATTGAATTACAAAAAGAATTAAAAAGATTAGAACTCAAAATTATAACTAAAATTCCTAATCAAAATTATTACTATTTTGTTAATATTGATAATCTACCATTTGAAAGATTACAATATAATAAAGAATTAGAATGCTATAACCTTTTTGTAGTATATAAAAATAGAATCACTGAAATTAAGTCATTTTATGAATACAATAATCAATATTATATATTCAGCTCAGAGGGAATGCTTCCTAGTTCTAAATGTTTATTCTTAATGAATGATAATATAGGGGAGCTAATTCAATTAGAAAGAAAAGAAATTATATTAGGAGATAACTTATAAAAAGGTAGCAATTAAATTGCTACCTTTATTTTTTATGGTTCTTGATAATAAGCATTATTGTTGATAAGTGCTGGGTATAAAGGATTGTTAGGATAAGCATTAAATAATCTAAGCATATCTGCATTAGCTTTTGCTTGCCAATCAATAACATCTTTATAATCGCTAGGTACTTTGTATTTTTCTACCCCAGCATCTTCCACTTTCAATAATTTATCTTTCTTGTAATATGAATTGATACTATCTTTAACACTAGTGTCTGCTAATGTGAAGTAAGGTTCTTGATACTTATTCACATAAGAAGCACTTGCATCGACATCAGTTGGTTTCATATTATTTGGGTCAGAGCTTGTTACTGTATCAGGTTTTTCCCAATCACTTACATCTTTACCTTCATTCAATGCTAACATCAATTGTTTAAATACTCTTTGTTGTGAGTGAGCATAAACATCAACACTATGCCCGTATTCATTAGGTGAATCATATCCATTCCAAATAGCAATAGATACATTCTTAGTTGTTCCAACTACCCAAGTGTCAGAAGCATCGTTGCTTGTTGCCCAACCAACTTCTGGGCCATATCCAACAGTACCTGTCTTAACAGAATAACTCTTATAGTGACTGATAATAGCGTCAGTAGCTGTACCATTTGATTTAGGTACTTCAGCCATCATTTTCAATAAGATGTATGCAGTACTTTCTTTCATTGCTCTAGTAGCATTGAATTTAATTTCTTTTTCTGAACCATCATTAAATACTAATTTAGTAATATATTGAGGTTTCTTATACATTCCTTTATTAGCAAGAGTTGCAGAAGCAGCTGCCATTTGTTCAGTAGAAACGTTTAATCCTAAAGCGGTGGAATCTCCATAAGTTTCTTCAGTGTCTAAGTTCATTCCAGCAAGGAATTTCTTAGCATTATTTGAGCCAACAACATTATTCAAGATACGAATAGCTGGAGTATTCAATGACATTCTAAGAGCAAACGCCATAGTTACATTTCCATAAGTTGCTCCACCGAAGTTATGTGCTACTACATTTGTACCAGGGTAAAGGTAATTACTTGAATCTAAAATATAATTTGTTCCTAGTCCATTATATTCAATAGCAGGCCCATAATCTTCAAATGGTTTAATAGATGAACCTGAACTACGTGTTTGTTGTGTTGCTCTATTTAAGCCAAACGCTTCTGTATTTCTTCCCCCATATTGAGCTAAAACATAACCTGTATTTGGGTCGATAATAGTTGCAGCCATTTGTTCTTCGTCATCTTTATATCCAGTAAAGTTATCAAAAGTAGATTTTACTTGTGAGTTAACATTTGGGTCTAAAGCAGTATAGATTTGCATAGGCGTTTTTTCTAAATCATAACCCAATTCTTTAATTTGATTTAGAGCAGAAGTTACATACGCATTATGTTCTTTAGTTCGTTCTAACACTGTTCCATTTCTCCAATAACGCTCTTGTAAGCCATCTTGAATTGGAACTTTTTTAGCTTCTTCGTATTGTTCTTCAGTAATCTTATTATTGTTATAAGCACTTAGTAAAACAATATTTCTACGTTCTTCAACTAACTCAGGATTATCATATAAATTATAAGCAGATGGTGCTTGTCCTAATCCAGCAATTGTAGCCAATTTAGATAATGTGACTGCATCATCACCAGTTAAATCTTTCAAACTTTGTCCGTAATAAGTAATTGCAATAGTATTAGCTCCATAAGAACCTTCACCCATGTTAATCAAGTTAATATACCATTCCAAGATTTGTTTCTTGTCAAAATTTAAATCCATTTGTGAAGCGAGCCAGATTTCTTTAATCTTACGGTCAATCGTTCTGTCTTTAATGTCACTTGAGAAAACAAGATTTTTAATAAGTTGTTGTTCAATAGTTGAGCCGCCACGAGCGCCTTTACTCTTAATTGCAGCTAGGATAGCTTCAAACGACCAACCTTTTTCATTCCAATAATTCTTATTTTCAGTTGCAAGCAATAGCTCAATATATTTAGTTGGGATTTCATCATAACGAATATAATCTCGTCTATGCTCAGTATCAGAATAGATTACTTGACCAGTTGAATCGTACATATTTGTAGTTCCACCTGTTGCTTTAGTAATCATTTCTTCAGTAATTTTAGGAGTTTGTTTGATTACACCTGCACTATAAATTGTTCCAGCTAAGAAACCAACAAGAGCAAGGATAAATCCTAATATTAAACTCCATTTAAAGAGCTTTAAAATAAATTTCATAATCTTTTTTAAAATCTTCATTAGTTATTCTCCTTAGTTGTTGCTTCTGTTGTTTCTTTCTTTTCTTCTTTTTTCTTTGATTCAGAAGTTGTTGCTTTTTCTTTAGCAACATTAACAGTAAATGAACTTCCTTTCATAATCTTAGAATAATCATAAGTAGTTGGTGTTTGTGAAATTACTGTATCTTTCTTAGCAGAATCTTCTATTTTATTGACAATGAGAGTAATTCCATTTTCTTTAGCCCACGCTTTTACTGTTTCAACATCTTTTCCAACAAAATCAGGTAATGTAATCATACTGTTATTGTATTGTGTGTATTTAGAGCTCCAAGAGTCAAAAGCATTTTTATTTCCAGCAGCTTCACTGTATTCTGAATAAAGATTGATAGCTTTGTCATGTTTCTCTAAAATCTTACTTGAATTGTTAATGATTTCTGTCATATAAGTAGAAACAATAGGCCAACTAAAGTTAAGTTTTGCTTTTGTTGTACTCCATTCTGAAATAGCAGATGAAGCCACATCTTTCTTAACAATAATCTTTTTATCAGATACATCAAATGTTGAATTAAACATATTGAATAGAGCAGAAATAGTAGCAGTATCATCTCGTAATTTAAACAATTCATTATAAGTATTGATTAGCCATTCTTTTTGAATAGTATCATCTTCTAAATATGAATCCATGATTTTCCAGTGTTTATCCACATAATCACTTACTGTTTTAGGAGTAGTAGAGTCTAATAATGCAGTATGTTCTTTATTCCACATAGCATCATAATCAGCTTTCATACTCCACATATTACTTACCAATTTATATTTTGCTTCTTCTTTTTCTTTTAGAGATGGTGCTAACTTATCAAATTCTTTTTTCAATTCGTCTAAGTCATTTTGTGTAATTCCATCAGCAAAGACACCTTTATTACTATCATATACAACACTTAATCTTGAAGTATATTCTGAAAGATTATCCATATCTTCTTGGCTTAGATAAAGCATATAAGGTTCTAAAGAAGCAATTGGTGTTTTGGATTGTTTTTGCCAAGCTTTGCTACTATTATAGATTGAAAGAAGATTTATTCCCTCAATAGCAATTCCACCGATAATACCAACTGTCAATAGAGTTAATAGAATATTAGCTCTTTTGCTACGTTTCTTTCGTTTAGTTTCTTGAGTCATTTTAAAAACTTCTCTCCGAGATAGTTGTTCAATTTCTTTTTTATTATCTTCCATATTTATCCCTTACTATTTTATTTTTATTCTAAGTTTTATTTTACAATATCTTGACCGAAAAGTCAAATGTTAAAGAGAGCTACCGTCTGCAGTAACTCTCTAAAACTGTTTCTAAGCTGTTTTTTCGTAAAGTCGATACATTTATCGAAATTACAGTTTTACAGTCTTAGCGTTTAAAATATGACGATATATCTACCCTTAAAATCTATTTAAGCTCGTTACGAACTTGCATAAGTGCCTTTCCTAGCAAATTCAAGCCCTTATAATTTTTTTCATCAAGGATTTTATCATCTTTCCAGTCAATCTTCACGCCCCAAATCTTATCGTAAGGAGAGCCTTCTACTAAAATTCGGTCGCCCGTTTCAAGCAAGATTTGTTTTAAATCTTCATTTTGTGAGAATTTGGCACGAAGCACTTCCACCATTTTATCATAGCGAACTTCATTCCATTTAGTATCGTTGTAATTTCTTACTTTACGACCGAGCATTTTTGCCTTATAAGGATGAGTTTCATGAGCAATTAAACTTGCTTTGCTCTTATCAAATAAGAGAGCTTTTTCAATCATAAAGCCTTGCTCAGAGAATAACAAATTATATCCCTTATAGTAAAAGTGTGTTTTATAGAAATTTGAAAACGGGGCTTCGTCCGTAAAGAAGTACACATGAGTATCAGTATACCTCATATTATTTAAAATTTTATCCATTTAATTCAACTTCCCTTTCTAGTTTTATTTTGTCTTGAACTAATAATGCTAATTTTGGAGCTCCTTGACCTTTTCGTATAGTTCTCCAATCTTCACCATTTCTTATGCTGAAAACACAAGACAAAGCATAAGATGGCATATAATCTTTCCAATTCAAACCTAATTCTTTGTCAGTTAAATCTTTTGTTACTTGATAAAATTTTTGGATTTCATCTTCAAAATATTTAGCATGAGTTAGAACAGTATTAAGCAATCCTAAATCTTTATAATATTCATGTTGTTGTTCAACAGCGATTAAATCATCAATTTCATCATCAAGATAGCTTTCAATGATTGTAACAACTTTAGCATTTGTTAATGGGCCAAAGAAAATTCCATAGTAGTCTTTCAATCGGAACCATTCTTCTGTTTTGAATTTAATAAGATTTCCATAAGTATTTTCAAGTACGAAGCCTTCAATATCTTTTTGATTATCTAATACATCTTGAATTTCTTCAAAAGTATATTTATAGACTTTAGGTTGTGTAAATCCAAAACGTTTAGCAATTTGGTTTAATTTATCTTGTGAATAACGTTTACCTGTTTTGTTGTCATGAGCTCCAATAAGAACATAGTCTGTATGGGAATAGTGAACAACAATTGGGTTATTGATAGAAATATATTCAAATGCAAGAGTAATATTTTTAGCACGTAAATAGTTAAGTAATTCTCTATAATTTTCTTTTTTATAGAAATATTTTAGAGCTGTTTGAGTATATGGATTGTAAGATGATGAAGTAGTTGCAGCTACAAAACGTTTTTTATATTCTGCTAATAGGATTAGAGAACCATCAAGTTTTTCATAAAAGTTATATTTATGATTTGGAATATACTCTACTTCTGAATATTGTTTCTTAAATTCATCTGAATAATTTTCGTATTCTGTTAATTGTTTCCAGTTAAAGAATTTTTCAAATCCTCGTAAGATTACATTTCCTTTTAAATCTAATGTTAGTCCACGAGCATTTCGGTATAAAGGATTTGTAAAATCAACTCCACTATGTAGGTATTTTACTGTAGTTAATCCATTTTCTTTTTTATAAGCAATACCAAGTTGCATATCTTGATTGCTTGATAGGTTTGTTCTTTGTAAAAGTTTATATTTTTCTAGTAAATTCATGTTTTTCAATCCTTTTATCTTTATAGTTATATAATACAATAAAATTACTAGAATGTCAACATGGAATAAGATATTTTTACAATTTATCTAAGATTGGTAGCCATTTCTCAGTTTCTTCCAATTTGATTTTTGTACTAATGTTAGCAAATGTTTTACGAAAAGTACCTGGCTTAACATAAGTAATTCCATCAATAACTTCTTCTTTGTCTTTGTCTGCAATTGATTTTACAATCTTAGTTAATGTAAAATCTTCAGTAAAATGAAGTGTAAGGAATCCACCACTAAATAAAGCAATGTCGCCCATCATAATAATTTCATTGTTTTCTTTTCTACTTGTAATGTTGTTAACTTTACCAATATTACAATTAGATAAAATATTTTTAGCTTCATCTGTGAGCATTTCTTTTTCATGCTCTTTTACACTTTCTGCGGATTCTTTGACTGCAGAGCGGAATCTTGAGTTTTCCCATTTTAGATTGTACAACATAGCTGAAGTGCGTTGCTTGCCCCAATCTTTATTAAATTTAACTGAAAATGCACGTGCTAAATCTTTACCATTATACTTGAGAATCTCTAAAAGATAATCATTTTCATTTTGAGTGATAGTAAAAATAAAATCTTCACCATATGCTTTTTTCAAATATTGAGAAATAAATTTATCTTGTTTAAAGAAGCCGTCACCAACTTCCTCTAAAAGTTTTTTCAAATTCTTATAGTTAGAAGTGATTTTATCCATTTCTTCTTTACCATGCTCTAAAAACAATTCCTTTTCATCCTCATACATTGGCTCATCAAAGAACTCAAATAAGAAAGTTTTATCATTAACTAAATCCATACGTTCTGATTTTTTATGTTGAGCAATAATAATAAAGGTACTATCAAAATATACTTGAGAAGCCGTATAAGCAAAAGTCTTATCTATTTGCATTTCAAACTTTTTAGTCTTTGGATTAAAATGGAAATAGTAATCTTGTGGTTTGTCGGTCAATAAATCGGGCAAATAAACAGCAAATAAAGTCACTTCTTGTTTTCCAATATAAAATTTATTGCGTTTTGTTTTAATCATAAGTAGCTCCTTAATTAGTTTGTTTTCTTAGTGTAAGTAAATAATTCTGTACGTTCTTTTTCTTGTGGTGTTTGTTTTGCGTATCTATTACGAATTGATTGAGCATATACTCCAGAGTAATTATCTCTTACCCAACCACCAATGCGTTCAACAAAGGCTTTATCATTAAATTGAGCAGATTCGTTTTTAGTAGAAATTGCAGCTTCACGAATGATTGAGTACCATGCGTGGCCAGCATTATGAATCATACCTGAAATCATTCCAACAGAACCAATTGAATGTGTTCCGTCAAGGAAATCTACTCCAGTTTCTTTTTTAAGTTTTTCTAGCACTGGCATAATATTAGTTTCAAAAATATATTGTGCTTGAGAAGCTTTGAATTTTTCTGTTTCATTTTCTCCTAATGTTTTCCATGAAGCATTAAATTCATCAGAGTTAATTTCACCTGTTAATTGAGAGCGTAGCTCAGGATAATTTTTACTTAAAAATTCTAAATATGGTTTCATTGTGTATCTTTGAGTCAATGAGTAAGTTCCGTAATTCATTCCAGCACCATCTTCAAGTGTTCCTAAGATAGCTCCAGGGTTTCGATTACCAGATTCGTAGATAGCAGTAATTTCAAACACTTGCATAGGCTTTTTATCATTTTCTGCTTTTGCTTTTTCTTTAGCAATTTTTTCTTTCTCTTGTTTTTCGATAACGTGTTGATTGTTTTTTGAGTTAGCTTTCTTTAGAACTTTTTCAAAATCATTTTTAGATGAAGCTTGATAAAGTTCCTTAAAGAAATCTTCTTTTTCTTTTGTTGTCAGTTCTGATAGTTTAGCAATTTTTTCTTTGTATTCTGTTAATGTTGAAACAGAAGTATCAGATAGCAGTTCTCCTTTAGCAGAATCTTGAATAGTTGGTGAATCTGCATGAACTGTTGTGTGGGTAAAGTTAAATAACATAGCGCCTAAAATAATTATTTTCTTCAAATTAAAAACTCCTTTATTCCTTCATTTCTTATTGTATTATATAACAAGATTTACAAAAAGTCAACCATAATAAAATAAGAGTGGTTTTTAGGCCACTCTTTTTACAGGCAATTTGTTGAATACTTCATAGAAATATGTTCTTGGATATAGCTCATCTAATTCGATTAGAACTTTCCAAAGTATTTCTTCTTCTGTACAGATTTTTTCAATAATTGGTTCTCTGTTAATATATTTATAAATAATTTTAATTTCTAAAGGAATATTTTCAAATTTAATATTATTACCCGTTTCATCAAGCAAAGTTACTTGATAGACTATATTGTCAATATTACCTCTTGTGTAAAGCAAGTATTGACTTATATCAAATTTGAAATCAGATAATGGCCTACCTTTCATAAGAAAATCAAGGGCTTTATAAATGCTATTAAATTCAAAATCTATCACTTTAGTTCCTTTTTCTTTCTCAATCACTTGAAATCTTAAAATCATTCTTATTCTTCTTTCTTGTAAGTAAAATATGAATCATCATCATCAGTATTTACACTTTTAGGTTCATCTAAATCTTTATGACTTGTACTTCCATTTATAACTGCATTTGTCTTTAGTTTAGTTACTGTATCTTCGCCAAGTTCTTCTCTAATTCTGTTTTGAATTTCTAACAAACTATCTGCTTTAGCAATTTGATAACTAATACCAGCAATAGTAGCATCATCACCTTCAAGTTGGAATTGTTCAATATCATTCAAGCTACTCTTATAACCTAATAAATTCATCATATTGCTTGAATTTAATGGAATGTCTGTTTGAATATTCGTGCTCACTGCTTCAAGAATTTCAGAATAATTGCCTAAGCTATCAAATGAAATCATTTTAGAAATAATAGCTTGAATAACTTCACGTTGGCGTTTTTGTCTACCGTAATCGCCCTCTGGGTCATGGTATCTCATTCTTGAATAAACTAATGCTCCCTCGCCATTTAAGTGTTGTTTTCCAGTTCCAATTACAATTTGGTTATCTGGTTCTTGGTCTTGAATAGTAATAGGGAACCCTAATTTATTTTCAACATCAATTCCACCAACAGCATCGACTAATTTAGCTAAGCCATTCATATTGATTAACAAATAATGGTCAAACTTCATATTAAGCATTTTCTCAATAGTAGGAATAGCTAAATCAACTCCGCCCATTTGATAAGCTGCATTTAATTTAGCTTGAATTGTTTCGCCTTGATAATCAATTTCAGTAAGTATATCCCGTTCTAAACTTGTAATAGTTGTTTTCTTTGTTTTTGGATTGATAGTCATAACAAGCATACTATCGCTATTACCAGCCCATGTTTCTGTTCTTTCGTTATTTCCGGTATCTACTCCCATTAAAAGAATAGACATTGGTTTAGTAGCTTCAATAACTTTATTTTCTTCATGATTTTCAATCGGTTTATAAGTTTGTTCTAATTTAGTTTCAGCATTTTTCACTAAATAATAAGAATAAGCTGCTCCACATGATAGAATAACTAAGATTACTATTAGAAATCGCTTCAGAAGCAATTTCTTTCTTGATACATTTTTTGTTGCTCTTGTTTCCAATTTTTAAACCCCTTTTCCATATGGAAAAATAAGCAATTCTAAGCTGTGTTTTTGTAAAGTCGATACATTTATCGAAATTAAGATTTTACAGTCTTAGCGTTGCTTATATGACGATATAACAACCCTTAAAATCAGTTTTATTCTTCTGAGTAAGTGACATCAAGGATAGTTAAATCATAGCTTTCTTGTGGCACTGGAGTATAAACATGAACTGTATCTCCAATTGTGTGGCCGAACAATGCTTTACCGATTGGCGATTCTTGAGTAATCTTCATTTCGAAAGCGTCAGCGTGAGAAATACCTACGATTTTGTAAGTTACTTCTTGTTGTGTATCTGATTCTAATACTCTTACTGTTCGTCCGATACTTACAATATTTTCTTGAGTATCGGTAATGTTAATAATTTGAGCAGAGCGTAATCGTTCTTCTAGTTTAGCAATTTCTGTATCAAGAAAGGCTTGTTCGTCTTTAGCTGCTTCATATTCAGAGTTCTCTGAAAGGTCCCCGTAAGAACGAGCAATTTTGATACGTTCAATAATTTCAGGTCGTTTTACTAATTTAAGTTCTTCTAATTTTTGTTCTAAAGAATGATACTCTGCTTGAGTCATTTGTAAATTTTTTGTCATATTCTATAATCTCCTACCTATTTCATGTGGTACAAGAATTATGTGTATTTCATAATTCAAGATTGTTTTTCGTCCGTGACCACAATGACTATTTCATCTTACAATCAGATGAACATTTTAATTTCATTCTCTTATCTGTTTCACCTCGGAGGAATTGCAACTTCAAAGAAAATGAAAAGTTATTTTAATTTCCACACAGAGCCAGACATCAATCATTTGGTCTTATTCTGGGTAAGTGGAAGTTATAGTTATATTATAATCTATTTTAAGTAAAAATTCAATAATAAAGTATATTTTTCATTTCTTATTGTTCATTCGATTGCTATTGATTCGTTATTTTATCTTTTAATGACATTCCTCTACGAGCAATAACATAAGAAGCTCCAGAGTGTACATTTAATTTCATTTTTGGACAATATTTTTGTTTTGCAATCCAACTCGTCCATGCTGGATTAACTTTATGTAAGAAAATTCTATTTTTAACACATTTAGAAGTTATGATAGAATCAAATTTAGAATAAGCAAGTGTTGATAACATCTCATTATATTTTTTACCTTTCTTACTTATCAAATTATCTCTCTTTTTAGTAAAATCAAGTTTCTCTATAACTAAATCTTTACCTGTATTTAAACAATAATCTTTTAATCTTGTTGCTATACTTTGAAAATCGTTTGTTGTTTGATTACCTTTACTGTATTGATAATCTATGTTAAAAGTGTTTATTAGATTCCCATATTTATCTGTTTCACTTACTGATACAAAACCTTTGTTAAAATCTACTCCTACTACTCCATTACTATTTCTAGTTACACATAAATCTTTGTTATGTTTAAAGTTATATATGATTTGAAGAAATACCCGATTGTTTTTAATCTTAATTCTATAAGTTAAAGCACTTTCTTTAGTTCTAAGGAGTCTTTTTAATAGTTTAGTATAATTTTTATTGTTAAAATTAAATTGACCATAAACAAATTTATCATTGTCTAAATCAATTTCTTTTCTTATTTTAAAATAGAATTGATTTATTTTTGAGTTGTATTCAGCTTGAAAATTGAGATTGCAGGCATTATCGCCAGCTCTACCTAAAAAATAGATTTCACTATCTCTTTTCTTAATGAATTTGCTATAATCTTTTTGGAGTAAATCTTTTGTTCCAAAACAAACTTTATATTTACCTGTTTCAATTTCTTTTTCAAGATTTTTAAGTTTTTGTTTTTTAGTATTTAACTTGTTTTGTTTCCAGTAAATTTTAATTTTTAAATTTTTGTATTTAGTAAAGTTGAAATCTTTAGAATTGGTATTTAAGTTAATTCTTTGTAAAGTTCTTTCATCTTTTAATTTGGTAAGCTCTTTTTCAAGATTAAATATTTTTCTTTCTAAGCTCTTTCTTCTTTCTTCTCATTGATTTCTTTCAATTTCTTTAGTGTTATTCTTAATAATATTTTCTAATTCTTGTTGATTAAGCTCTTTTAATTTTGCTCTTTTTTCTTTGTGTGATTTTAGAACACGATTAGTCATTTCTTTTAAATAATTGAAAAGCTTTTCTCGGATAGATAATCTTCTTTCAAAAATTACTTTTAATTCTTTTTTGTTATCACTAGTAATTAAAACAAGTTGTTTAACTTTTATTTTCTTTCCTTTACCTACATATTCATAAGTCAAATTATCAATAATATATTCTAACTTGCCTAAGCCTCGTTTGATAATTAAAATTAAAGTTTTATCATAATCTTGATGTTTTGCATTTGCTCCTCTAGCCAAGTACTCAAAACTTTCATCAATCCAATTGTTTGTAAGTAAATCAGTATCTTTATCAATTCTTAATGTTAATAAAAACTTTACTTGAGAATTGTTTTCAATTACTGTTTCTTTCACATGAACGCCCCCCATTTTGATTTATTCTTCTTTAAGTTTGTAAAATTTCAGTTCATATTCTTTAGTTTTTTCATTAAAGACATATTGCACTCGATTTACAACTTCTATCACTTTAGGAAAATTAAGTAATTGAAGTACTTTTTCAAATTTAGCTACTTTAAATTTAGTAATACCTTTTAGAGCACCATAATCAAAATCCCCAACTGCCGTGCAATCTGAAAATTGGTTATTTTGTATTTTTGTTAATTCTTGTTTTTCTATTTCAATTTTAAAGTTATCTAATTTATTTAATTCTAAGAGTAATTCTGCAAAATAATCATCTGTTAAATCCTTATGGAAAATTGCTTTACTTTCACCTCTATTACTCCAATTTATTGATTGTACTTTAAGGTCAAAAGTTCCCCAACTCCCTTGTTCAATTGTAACTGGATTATTAAGCAAAGATTTGTAATTACCTAATAAAACTCGCTTCAATTCCTTAAAGTACATTTCACTTTTAAGCAACATAATTATAGGGTCTTTTAATTTGATTAAATCTTTTGCTTCCACATAAACAGGTTTATCGCCTTTTTCAATTAGTTTTTTATATTCTTCTAATTGTGTTACTCTAGCTTTCTTTCTGTTTAATTCTAATTCATAATCTTTAATATTACTTTTCAAATTTTCTAATTCTTGACAAATACTTAAATAATTCATTTTATAAAATCTTTCTATAAGAAAATCTTTCTAATTCTTTTTCAATTTCAGCCCATGTAATTTCATTTCCGTCATAATCTACAACAGTAACTTTGATTGGAGTATTTTCGCTTCTATAAATATTAACTAGATTAAGCAATTCAACTAATGAATATTTTGTAAATGATAATGAGTCTAAAACTCTGTTTGAAATAGCGTGTTTGATTTGAATTTTTGAATAAGTATCAAAGAACGCATTTTCTTCATTACTCAATTTACGTGCTTTACTAAATTCAATAGCTTCTTCTTCAGTAAGGAATACATCAGCAACTTTACTTGAATATTCAACATTAAAACTTGACCCCATACCAGCTCCTGTCCATTGTCCTTTAGCTGACCATAACCACAAGCGACCAAAGTCGTCATAAACAGTTACTGGAGCATATGGTTTGAAAACATAATTATCAAAGAATGAAATAGGCATCTCTGATTGTGGCTTAAGTAAATCTTCTGTTATTTCTAAAGAATAAACTTCACCTTGTTTATCAACGTAATAGAGAGTATCTCCAGCTTCAAACATATAACTTTTAATTTGCTTCATTGATTCTCTCCTTATATGTTTCATTCAATGCGTTTAGAGCTTTACTATATTCAATCGTTTCTTTCCAAACTTTTTCAGATAATTTTCCGTCTTTACTATTGAAGATTCGATAGAATGTTTCCCCTTGCCCACTAATTCGTTCAAAAATATAATATTCATCATCTTCTTGATTAGCGAATAACTCAGTTGTAAACATAAATTCATCAGTAGTGATGTTAGTATTAGGACAGAATGAAATCATAATACCAGATTCTTTGTGTTTGTAATATAGTTGAGCAATCATTGCCTCAATAAAATCGTCTACTGTTTCAAAGATAAAGTAATTCGCTTCATAAGGATTATCAAAACTAAGTGGAACTTCATTCATAAATTGTTCCATGAATTTTAGGATTTCTTTTGATTTAATCATTTCTAGCATTTCTTTAATTGAGAATTTACCAAAAACTTTGTTATAAATTTCTTCCAGTTTTGCTTCTGCACTAGCTGTTGCTTCTAATTGTTTTAGAAATTCTGGGTCAATATGTATTCCCATTTGAATTTTAAACTCACGTCCATTAAATTCTTCATAAACTTCCATATTTTCATTGTTAGTCAATTTGAAATTGAAAGTATTTAGCATGAACTCTTTAAGCTCCTTAAAATTACCATTAAAGATTTCTTTTTCGTTTGTGTCAAATACTGTATTGTTATCATAAATGTTATTATCTAATTTCATTAGAGGCATTCCTTTCACTGTTTAACTTATCAAAGATTCTAAATTCTTTGTAAAGTCACCTTTCTTTTTATACTTTTTAATCCAAGCTTTTTCTTTCTTCGTCTTGAATTTTTCATCTAAAATGATTATAACACTTTTTGAGTTAAAATTCAAATAAATTTCTTTAATTTTCTTAGGATATAATGAATAATATGGAGCACCCTTTTCATCATAAATCTTAACAGTTGAGAAAACAAATTTTTCTTCAATTCCAGACCTATTGAAAAATTTAACTAAAAGTTCATCTTTTTTGAGCTCTTTTATATGTTTGTATCTTTCTTCATTCAAAAACAATTGGCCCCAATGAAGCACTTTCTGAATTGGAGTCAATTGTTCTAAATCTTGTGCTTTCTTAGTTAAGCTAAATAATTTTTTAGCAAATATCCTAATCTCTATTTTCTTGGAATTAGGATAAATCAATTTACAATCATTAGCTAATAAGCTTTCTTTGAAATTTTGAGCAATATTGTTCATCTTTTACTCTTTCTAGTCTTTGAAATCTTCATCAAGATGTTCTTTGAGATGGTTAATGAACTCATCTTTAGTCATATTTGGAAAATCATTTAAGTGAGTGAATAGATAGTTAATAACGGTAGTAATTGATTTAATTTCAGCGTTATTATTGTTTCTATAAATATATGAAGTTGAATTGCTAAAAACAATTTCGATTTCAATTTCAGCGTCTACCCATTCGCCGCCACAAGTTTCACACCAGCTTTCTTCATAGTGTTCATCTTTATAAATTGGTGTAATTTCTAGTACTTCTGTATCTTTTAATTTAAATAGCATATTGTTACTCCTTTATTTTAATAATAAATCAACTTTACTTTCTAAGGTTTCTTTCTTTTTCTTTTGATTTTCTTTTTCTAAATTTTCTTTTTTCTCGTCAGCCCATTGAAAACTTTCATCAATAAGGATTACCAGACTTGACTTGTCTTTATTTAAGTAGATTTCTTTAATTCTCTTTACCCAGCTTAATTTTGGAATTTCTTCACCTTTTTCATCAAGAACCTCTATATGAGTTATCTTCGCTCCAATAGCTTTAGTTCCATTTTTTTCTTCAAAAAATAGAACTAATGGATTTCTATTTCTATAATTATCATTTTCCAGTTTATATATTTCATGATAAATTCTATCTGATAAAAACAATTTATTTCTATTTCTAAACCCCTCAATAATTCTAAAGCCGTCAAAAGCAATTCCTATTTTATAAATAATATTGTTATTAGTTATACGTTCATTTGATTTCATGCTCAAGTTTAGGCCGAAATTGTTAGGATAAATAAGTTTGTATCCATCTTTGAGTAATTGCTCTGTTTTATTTAAAGTTATTTCATTCATATTCAATCCTTTCATTTTAACAAATCTTTTACATCTTTTAATAAATTTTCCTTTTCAGCTTTTTCAACTTCTAACTCGTTTCGTCTTTTAGCTATAGCTTTTAACTCTTGTCTTTCATAAGCTGAACAAAAGTTTTCATCTATAACTATAACAACAGACGCTAAATTCTCATTAAAGTAAATTTCTTTTATTCGTTTAGCATGGGAAATTTTAACTTCTTCAAACTTTGAATTTGTTAATTTCATTTCCTTTAATGAAAAGTATTTTATAAGCTTATTATCCTTTGAATGAAACTCTAAATTTAGATGCCTTGAATCAAGTTCGAGTGACAATGTAAATGATTGGTATATATCTCCAGTAATGAACAGTTTATTAGAATTGAATAATTTCTCCAAAAAATTTAATTCATTACTATCACTACCTGTAATAAGCCTAACAACTGTATAATTATCTGTAAAAATAACTTTCAAATTTTTGTCATTAGGATAAATTAACTTATAATCTTGTAATTCATTTTCTTTTGCTAATGAAACTATTTCATTCATATTTCTAAATGCTCGCTTTCATTTTAAGGGCTGTTATATCGTCATATAAGCAACACTAAAACAGTTAAAACTGATTTTCGATAAATGTATCGACTTTACAGTAAAACAGCTTAGAGTTGCTTATTTTTAATTAAAAGTTAAATCAAGCTCTTCTTCTATTTGCTTTTTATTTTTTATTTTTTCTTCATGTTTTTTAGCAGCTTTTGTTTTAAAATTATTGTCAGTAATGATAACAACTTTTCTTGCTCCTTGATAAAATAAAATATATTTAATTTTCTCTAAAAATAAGGTTCCTGAGCCTACATTTCCCTCTGATGCAATATATACATCTTGTCCCAAATTAAAAGAACCTGAAAAGTTATCTCTACTTATAATCAATTCAGTCTTACTATAATTTTTGCCAAAGTTACATGGCTTTAAAAACAAATCATTTTTATATGTAAAGATACGGTCCCATAAATTCAATTTCCAGCACCACAATCCAGTTCTAATATGGCGACTTGTTGAGCCGTCATATTTTCTTTTTAATTGGATTTTTATATTTTTGTTGGGATAAATTACTTTATAACCCCTTTCAAGGTAATATTCTAATACAGAGTCTTTTTCTTCCTTTAATTCTTCAGTAATGTAGTTCATAATTCATTTCCTTTTCTATATTTAGTAGTTTAAATCTATTCTTTTGAATTTAAATGTATCTGAGTTCCAGTCTAAGCAGTTCTGAGTCAGTTTATATTGTTTTCAATAGCATTTATCATTTATTTTATAAAACAGTTTAGCGCTGTAGTTTTAATCAAATAATGACTGCAAATCTTCTTCTAGCTTGCTTTCAAGATTTTGTTTTTTGTTCTTCTCTACTTCTGCTCTTTTAGCTGCAGATGATTTGAAATTATCATCAACATAGAAAGTCAAACTATTTTTTTGGGGATTGAATAAAATGTAGTTAATCTTTTCATAAAATTCAGCATAAGGATGTGAAGTACGGTTGTCTGAAACGACACTAATCCGTTTTAAGTTAAAATCTTTGCCAACTTCACCTTTATTAAAGTGTAAAGTATATTCCCGGACAGAAGTCATGTCAAAATGATAAGGCATTAGAAATAAAAATCCTCTATATTTAAATAACTTCTCATAAAAATTCAAAGCCTTACATTCCCAATTTGTTTTTATAGGATTTAAAATTGTAGAGCCGGAAAATTGATGTTTTTGCACTATCACAACTTCAAAATCTAAACCATCAATAGAATTAGGATAAATGATTTTATACCCCTCTTGTACTAATTCATCTAATTTACTTTTGTTCTCTATAATAGTATTCATTGTATCAACCTTTCAGTATTGTTTTGTTATATTATATAATAAAGTTATTAAAAAATCAACAAAAAAAAGAAAGTCAAATTATGACTCCCTTTTTTCTTGGTTTTATTTGAATAGACTTTCCATTTTCTTCAAGTATTTAGCATCAATTTCTTGTGGTAATTTTTTTAAAGCAATGTCGGCATAAATGTTTGAAGTTTTATCGCCAATAGCAATTCCATAAACAGCTTCAAATTGAATTGGAGATTTAGCGGTCATTTTTTTGTTAAGTTTTTCAACTTCAGCTTTTAATGTTTTGATTTGTTTAGAGTAATTTTTTTCAATGTATCTTTGACCTAATTCATGATGAGCATGTAATGTGCCATCATATTCTCGGTATAATGCACCACCATATTCTCCCTCTTGTGGCCAACGAATAGGAGTACTTAATTCAACAGAATAATAATCATAACTTACACCCAATTTTTTAGAAATAGATTGGTTGAATTTTTGTTTAATATCTTGGAAAGAATCACGAACAATCTTGCTAGAAACTACCTTTTGTGATTTGATTACTTTCTCACTAAATTTATCAGACAATTCTTTTGCAGTTGGAGCAATCATTTCATTGATTTCAATGACTTGTTTTCTTAATTCTGCCATTTCTAATTCGTATTTTTGACGAATCATTCGTTGTTGGTCAAGTTTTACTAATTTAGATTTTGTTCCAGCGAAAACACTTTCATCAACAGCTATGTTAAATGTTCCATTTGTTTTTTTAGCAAGTCTTAGATATAATGGTAAATCTTTATCTGTAATATGATACATTTTGCTAGGGTCACTTACTAAGATTGCAAAGTGATTTGTGTAAGGGTCAGTTACAGCAACATTATCATCTAATTTAACACCTAATTCGTTATCTAATTCAAAATAATCTGCATTACGATTGAATGAAACTGCATTGAATGTCTTTCCTTTGATTTCAAATGTGCTATTTGAGCTATATTCTTTTCTACCATTGTGCATGAAATAACCTTCATCATCAAATTTAGAAACATCAGGTAAAACCTTTAATCGGTCTAATACATCTAAAATTTGTGCAGTTGTAAATTCTGGGTAAAATGATTTAATTCTTTGAGCAATTGCTTTAACAAAACGTTTATAAACTTTTTTATTTAAAGCTACATTTTTCAAATATGAATCAATAGTAAATTGAACTGCTTCATTGTTTTTAATTCTTTGTTTAGTTTCTCTCATTGTTAATTTCATAATAGTTTGTCCTCTTTTCTTAATTTCTAAAATTATTATACAACAGAAAATGCTCTTTGTCAACAATAAAATCAAAAAATTTTTGATAAAAATAAAAAGACCAGCTTTATTGCTAGTCCTTGTTTTTATATTTATTATTCAAATAATTCAGAAATTGATTTTTTGGCTTCATTTTCTTTTGCTTTTTCTTCTAAAAGTTTTTTCTCTTGTTTACTAATAAAATCATTATCAATAACAATAAGTAAACTAAATGCTTTTATATTGAAATATATTTTATCTATTTTCTTTGCTATTGTTTTATAATCTTTTGAATTTTCTTCAGTTAGGAGAATTGTTTCATCATTTCCATTTGTTGTTATATAAATATTGCTTATTCCATATCTTTGAGTTTGTGAATCTTTAGTAAGATACATATGAATAACAGAATTATCTGTATAATATTCAGCATTTGTTAAAAAGAAACTATCTTTTTCATTGATACTTTCAATAATAGTCAATCTTCTTGTTTGCCACCCTCTAATTATCAATGGTAACGAGTCTCTATAAAGCTCAATCCTTATTTTCACATCTTTGTTATTTGGGTATATTTGTTTAAAGTCTTTTTCTATTTTACTTTCATTTACTATTGCATTTTCCATTAACTTTTCCTTTCTATTGGTGTTTATTTTCATTTTACAATAAAACTTAAAATCAATCAACAAAAAAGAGAATCAATTTCGACTCTCCTTTTCTTTATCTTTAATCACTTTGTCCACTAGCTCTTTAAAGATTGGATTGTTCTTTAACCCATCAGGTGAGTTAGCTACAATTCTATCAAGTTCTTTATTCATTCAATACCTCTATAAAATAAAATAAAGAGAACATTAACTGTTCTCTTACATAATCATGCCTACGGGACTTGAACCCGTACCTTCTCATTCACAGTGAGATATGCTAACCTATTAACACTAAGACAAGATGCACCCGGTGAGATTCGAACTCACACGTCCATAAGGACACCAGATTCTAAGTCTGGCTTGTCTACCAGGTTCCAGCACGGGCGCTAGATGCTTACAAATGTAAGCGCTACAATAAACGATTTTGCGTTTTATGTAGATAAAATGCTCTGTATTGGATTTGAACCAATGACATCTAGTTTGTAAGACTAGCACTCTCCCACTGAGTTAACAGAGCAAAAAATATAGGATTTATCTTCCCCTATAAGAAGTTAACAGCCTGAGATTATAGCGTTAAATAAGAGTCTTTAACAACCTTATTGTTTAGTTGTTTATCCACGGTTATTCCTAACCGTATCTCTTAAGCATTCATCTTTTGCAGTTACAAACCTGCTGGCGATACTTTTACCATTAAGACTTAGCGATACTCAACCCGATTTCGTTAGACCTAAGTTGTACGGCTCAAGTTTGCGGAAATCATTGGATTAAAACAATAGTTGCTTGCGAGCTTCTATTGTTTCCATATTCAGAATAAATCTGTATGGAGTTAATGCTCTTTTTTTCTAAGTCTGACATAGACTTTCGCTTAGTTAGTAATATGGGAATCGAACCCATTACCCTATATTCCTCAAAATATATGCTCTACCAAATGAGCTAATCACCTTTGACATTGACGAGCTATGCCTCGGAGTTCCATAAAATTTTGTTCTAAGGAATGCTCCTCGCCAATTTATTACTTCTCTATCCGCTAAGATTTTGAAATTCAATAATACTTACAATGATTTGCCAACCATATGAATATTATCATGGATTACGCCATTACCCGCTAAGATTCTGACTTTTAATCCTTACATTCTCCTTATATTTCGCACATCTAACTTCCATTAGCTAGCACAAGAAGTTAGCAGTTCCATGCCTGAAACTATCTCAAGGTTTCTCACTGATTATGCTTATATAATGTGCCTTTTGAGCAACTTGAAAATGTATTGCCTAGTCAACCCCTCATAAGACAGGCGAAAGTGTGTCAAACTTCCTTTCATAGTATTACTACTATGTATTCCCCTAGGCAGGGTTACGGCCCCGAGGGGAATTGAACCCCCGACCTCTGGCGTGACAAGCCAGCGCAATAACCACTTTGCTACGAAGCCATATTTTATTAACTGGAGTAGCTGGATTCGAACCAGCAAACCCTGGATTCAAAGTCCAGTGACTTTACCTAAATTTGTCTATACTCCAATATATTGCTCCTAAAGGAATTGAACCTTTATCTCCGGATTCGTAGTCCGGCGTCATATCCATTAAACTAAGAAGCATTTATATTGTATTGTCCGAACAAGAATTGAACTTGTAATTAGCCGTTATCAGCAGCTTGTGATACCTTTTCACTATCGGACACTAATCTTTATCATAATTAAAACTTTTTATAACGAAAGTCATTATAATAAGATAAATAACTGTTGAAATGATTAAAAATACTACAGTATCAAAAACAATAGTAAGAATAATACTAGCAATAGGAATTGTAATAACGAATGCTATAATTAGAGCTAAAATATATTTCTTTAAATTACTCATAATATAACTCCTTTCAATTCAAGCAATTTAATATTGCTTTATCTAGGTGACAGGATTCGAACCTGCGGCCCCGTGCTCCCAAAGCACGTGCGCTACCAAACTGCGCTACACCCAGTAATTTAAAATTGCGAAGGACGGATTCGAACCGACAATTTTGGGTTATGAGCCCAACGTTATACCTTTTCACTACCTCGCCATATATATGGGCAACGAGAGTCGAACTCGCACCAATAGGTTGGAAGCCTATCATACTACCATTATACTATACCCACTTATTATTTAGATAGACGGCCATTGCTTTTAAAACATGACCATGACAATATTTAGCACCCAATTCCAAATTATTAGTGCCGTTACTACAGAAACAAACAAGATTTTTATTAGCTAATTCTTTTACAGATTTTCTAAATTGTTCATCTTCAATAACTTTCTTTGCTAAATATTTTTTATAGAGTAGAATTACTCTAATTCGTTCTTCATCTGATTTATTTTCCATTGGATAAGGATTACCAAATTTTGAACCTCTACCAATATAAATTCCATCAGTTGGAGCGTTCCACTTTCCATATACAGAATTACCATAACGTTCTAAAAAATCATCTAAAATTAAATTTTTCATATATTGTAACTCCTTTATAGAAATGGAGCATAGGAGAATCGAACTCCTAACGTTACCTTGCAAGGGTAGTGTTTTCCCATTAAACTAATGCCCCATATAGCTAGAAAAAGATTGTAAGGAATTTCTTACAATCTTAGTTTGATTTATTAAGCTGAGCTGAATGCTAACTTATAATCCTACTATTAGATTGTAAGGTATTTTTGGCTTGACGAAGCACTACAGTACCGGCTGCCGGCTGCATATCAATAATCATATGAATATCTTGTGCGACTGTAAATGTTGTCATGATTACGTACCTTCCTTTTTTCTTTTAATAATTTTTATTTGTAACAGGCTCTAACAGACTTGCACTGTTTTCTGTGGTTTTGGAGACCTCTATTTTACTCTATAAACTAAGAACCTATAAATCTTTATATTACTATTATATCAAAATTTTAGTTAAAGTCAATATCAAAATTAAATTTTTTTGATTTTTTTAAAAATAATTAAATATTATAAGCCATATCTTATAATATTTAACCGTGACAGGCATTTCATGCGTTAAAATTAAAAAATTTAATCCTCTGGCTACTTTTTTACTTTTAAAATACTTTCTTTTTATTCCCCGTGAAAACATTTCAATAAATATATAATTCATCAACTCGATTTTGTTATTTCATGGATAAAGATTAGAGTCACTAATTCTAATCGAAATAACTTTTTACAGAATTACTTCTGACAAGCTTTGACCTTTACAATAATATGGTAAAGCAAAGACCACGTTAATTTTTCAGATACTCTATATATTGCATCTAGCATAGAGTATGCTGGTGATAGGATTCGAACCTACAACCGCTCGCTTACAAGGCGAGTGCTCTACCAGTTGAGCTACACCAGCAAAAATATAGGGCCAGATTTAGTTTTTACTGACAACCATAATTAAACGTCCATATTCAGTCACGAAGTGAGGATTGATACCCCAAAGGTTCACCACATCTTGGTCAGTAAATTTAATATCTTTATCATCAAAGATACCATATCTTTTACTGCGTGAGGATTTCTTACAGCGTTTGTCTAGCAAATTCTTATAGTCACTTTCATGACATCAACCTCATTCAACACTTGAGCTTGGAATTACACTCATATGCAATTCGTTCTCTGTATTAGAATCCTAGACTTGCACTAATCTCTACCTATATAAGTACTGATAACACTTTGAAGCAATCGCCTCTCAGAACATCTTTTGAATGTCATGCTATCATGCGTTAAGCCGATGAACTTATTCCGCCATAAAGTAGGACACCACCTACAACTTAATATAGTCAAGATTTATTATGCGACAATTCGATTATTGTTGGCCGACAATAACCTTTATGAATTGGTGTGGACTGTTACCACACAACCGTAAGGACTGTTTAGCTTTCCTATTCTAGTCTTTAGCGAACCAGCCATTCATATCCGTTTTATAGCTATATTACTATAGCATCACGACTAAGTTTTCAATTCCCAACGTGATGATTCCGTCCAATAACAAGTTATTTTCTGAATCATTCGTTCATTCTTACACCTGCAAGCGAACTGTATTACGCTAGGCATTAAACCAACGGAAAAATGCACTTTTGGATTTATATTTAATTATAGTACCAAACCTATCGCAATGCTTTTCACATTACTACAAACGCTCCCTTTTGAGTAACGCCGGTTTGTGCTTGATGGTCACAGACAACTACAAGCTTCCTATATAACGGAGCGGGTGGGATTCGAACCCACGCGCCGAATTAACGACCTAACGGTTTTCAAGACCGCCCCCTTTTAGCCACTTGGGTACCGCTCCAAAGTGAGAGGAAACATCTTTTAAGATGTTCTACTCTCTATAATTTTTAAATTAAATTTTTGATTTATCTTTGTCTGTAGATGTTTCAGATGAGTCAGTTGCTTTCTTATTAGTAGCACCTGAACGGTCTATTGTATCATAACCTTCAGTTCTATCTACCAATTCTGATAGCAAAGTCTTATAATCATCTTGAGAAATCACCCAATTGCCATCTTTATCCTTTGTGAGTTTAATCTCAGTGTCAAATTCACCTTTTGTAAATGGAACATGAGATAAGTTAGCATCAACATTAGAGTAAATGGCAAAGTCATGTTTGTATAAGTGACGGAAAATCCAATAAGAAAGTAAGTTTTGATAACGTTTAACGGTTTCAGAAGAACCTGCTTGGTTATATTTACCGAGATTATCAATTCCCCCAATTAGTTCAGTTAGAACTGTTCTTACTGATGAGGCTAAACCAAGAGAATGTAACTTCTTAGATGTAAATGTAACAGTTGCAGTATTTCCCGAATCATCAATTACAACATCTTTAATATTGTAATTTACAATTTTCTGAAAGAGATTTCGTCTTACTTTAAGGAAGTTAGAAATTGTTTCTTCTGGTGTTTCAATTGGAAAATCTTTTACCCATTGTACAGAATATTCAGAAGCTGGAGTAAGACCATCTTCCTTAATTTTTTCACTAGTTTGAACGGCAATAATTGCATCAGTCCATTTGTCATAGGTTTCCCCATAAACTTTCTTAAATTTAGCATTATCTGTAGTTAAGACAGAATCTAAAAGAACTGTAGCGTCCTTTGTGACTTTCTCTTTAACTGTATCTTCTTTACTAGTAGTTGTTACTTGTTCAGTTGATTCAGTTTTATTTTCTGTTGATTTGGGTAATAGAGAACAAGCACCCAAAACTACAGTAGATAAAGTTAAAACACTTAATAATTTAATTTTATTCATAAATAAAATAACTCCTAAATTGTAATGATTTGCAAGCCAATCAAATCGTATTTATTCTTTGTGACTCGTTAAATTTCATATCAAGATTGCCCTACAATAATCATTATACACCGTACGGGATTCGAACCCGTGTTTCTGACGTGAAAAGACAGCGACCTAACCCCTAGTCGAACGATGTTAAATTTTATTAAAAGAAATCATCTTCATCAGTTACTTCTTGTAGCTTGAGTTTTGATGTATCAATTCCATTGTTTTCTAATGCTTCTAACAAATCTTCAAGCAACATTTCGTACATAATATGACTCCTTTTTGGTAATAGGTATCGGAAGATTTAAACTTCCATTTAGCGCAATAACTTCTCTGAAGTTCTATTTGCAACTGGATTTTCAAATCCATTATTTTGCCGAACCTTAAACAACCATTCACGTGTTTAGTTTGGTCCTTTCCTTATCATAAAAGTTAATGCTTAAGCAATAACTCCTACTAGATACCAATACACCGTACGGGACTCGAACCCGTGTTTCCGCCGTGAAAGGGCAGCGTCCTAACCGCTAGACGAACGGTGTTTAATTGGCATGGGATTTGAACCCATGCAAGCTTTTATTATTCATAAGTTTGAGAAAGCTTAATTGCTTTTTTTAATAACAAATTTGTTATTTGTAGGTTTATTATGAATAACATCACCATTGATGTGTAGTTCAGGTGTGGAAAGTATGTTGAAATATAGTTGAATGTATCAATCAATACTTCTATATATAAGAAACTGTTATTATATTCACTTTCCTCGGATGCGTATTCTGTCACCAACATTCCAATCAAGAATTACTCTTCCTAAAGAAAGCAATAACTCTAGTCGCAGTGGTCGATTGTTCACCCATTCTTATTTAACGAGCAAGTGCCACCTACACTTCGCTCAATAGTAAATAGAATTAACATCTAAATCCTATTGTAATTATCAAAGAAATACTTGAATATTATAAGCTTTAGTATAAACATTATTAAGCTTGGTTATCGCTTCTTTATAACTTTTACTATGAATATAATATGGATTTTTATTTCTTTTATAAGAAATGACTTTTAGAAAACCTCTTTCAAGGTTTTCACGCCGTCGTGGCACTAAAAATGGGCCCCGTAGGATTCGAACCTACGAACTCGAATGAGGGCGGATTTACAGTCCGCTGCAGTTGACCAGACTTTGCTAGAGACCCTTATTTAAAATAGTCTTGAGTTAGAAGCTTCTTATATGTAGTCACCCAAGACTAGAAATGATTCGATTGGCGGTCGAATCACCTTATATTAAATTGTATGAAAGGAAGTGCCAGTTCTCAATTCATTTAATGCCTACTTGTATTTTTACCAATTAAAATAACCGACCCGGCGGCCAGTACAGGATTTGAACCTACATCTCAAGGACAACCAATTTAATATAAAATATAAATTTAACGGAACCTATAGGAATCGAACCTATCCGCAACGGGCTTCAACCGAATGCTCTGCCTTATGAGCTAAGGTTCCAAAATAAAAATCTAGTGGCTGTTTTATGCCTGATGCTCTACCAATTGAGCTACGGTTCAATTGAACCGGTGGGGCTCGAACCCACAACCCTCTGGTTTGGACAAAATTGCTGATTGCCACTAACATATTCAATTTAATCTAATATAATCTAGTGGCCTCTTGGGTTACAGATTAAAAGTCCATTCCATAGTAGAGTTGCTGTATGCCACTAATATATTCAAAAAAATTATTTAATCTAGTGACGATTCTTATTTTAGTAATTACAAAATGACGTTTTGTTCCTAAGTTTGAAGAATTGCTGTATGTCACTAACTATATATAAATCTAACGACTTTTTAAAAATGAAAAAATAGATTTGGAGTCTGTTTCGTTATTAAAAAATTATTGCTGTATGTCGTTATGTATAAACTAGGCACCTCATCTTTTTTCTGCCAAATAGAAAGTGTGAGTAATTGCTGTTCGTACCTATATTCACCTAATTTATTTAGGAATGGGCCCAGCAGGAATCGAACCTGCGACCCACGGATTAAAAGTCCGCTGCTCTGCCGTCTGAGCTATGGGCCCTAATTAAAATAACGAGCGATACAAAACAATGAAAGAATATTTTTTACTTTTCTTTACTTTCATTAGAAAAGTAAAAATTTAACGTGTGTTGTATGAAAGGAGGATAAATCCCGAAATTTATTAAGGAGGTCATTCGGAATAAAACGTATCGCTCATTAAGTTAATTTAACTGACCCGGTGGGACTCGAACCCACAACCTTCCGGTTAACAGCCGGATGCTCTACCATTGAGCTACAGGTCAATAGGAGGTGGCAGTCAAGAACAACTACCAATGTTTTCCGTTTCTATTTCAACGAACAAGTCACCGCATTTGTACGGATAAGCTTCGGTCACCGATTTGAGTAATAAGCCTTTTGTTTATTTGTTACGCTTATTTTAACTTAAACCATACCTGTCTTTACGGTAGGAAGCTACCCTAAAATAAATTCCTTAAACATAATGCCTCATTACGCTGAATTTATTTTAGCCTTTCGGTTAACCTAACAATTGAGGACTTAGGGCTGTTAGACACCCAATGCTCAGCGCGGGACTCGAACCCGCAAGACCAAATGGTCGGGGGATTTTAAGTCCCCTGTGTTTGCCAAAATTTCACCAGCCAAGCATATTTAAATTTTCAATGTTCGTAAAACCATTATATCATAAATAAGTATTATGTCAATAGGTTTTTGAAAAATTTTTTATATTTTTTGAAGTGATTCATCTTTTGCAAAGGTATAGATTTATTATTCTACATCTCTCCAAAAGATGAATCAAATCATTTATATTTCTATTATAACCTATTTAAAGTCATGTGTCAATAGGTTTTTTGAAATTTTTTCATCTTTTTCTGAAAACGTTGTTTAAATATCAACAACAGAAATAATTATATCAGGTTTGAGTTATAAGTCAATCCTTTTTATGAAAAAATTTTATGTTTTTGAAAAAAGTACTATTTAATATCAATAACTGAACAAAGGATAGGACTTTTTGATGAATAAAGCCCTATTCTCAGTTATTTTTATCCATTTAGAATTTCAGAAAATACTTTAAAATTAGTATTCTCTTTGTCTGGCATAATAGCAAAAACAACTTTATCAAAATGATAATGTTTCAAAGCTTCTTTAAATAGAGTTGCTACTTCTTCAGGTTTTTGAGCAAATACTCCACAACCAAATGCTCCTAAAATAAGTGTTTTTACTTTTTGTTCTTGAGCAATACTTAGAATAAAATCAATCCGTTTAGCAAGAGCATTGTAATTTTCTTCAGCAGAAGTTTTTGTTTGGCGTCTGCGATTAGGAGCAGCTACAGTAATTACATCACAAGTATTTATTACATTAACATTAGCATTACGAAGATTTGACCAGAAAGGTCGTTCAAAAATCACACTAGGAGAGTAAATTCCTCTGTCAGCAAATTTATAGTCAAAAACTTCCTTACCATTATTTGCATAATAACTTTTAAATTTGTTATTAGATAAAACATTGTATAGAACAGATTCACTACATAAAGCTTCTTCTTGTGCCATTGTTCCCCAAGCAAAACCACCACCTGGGTTATAAAATGAAGCAAAATTAAGTACAGCTGTTTTCCAATTACCATGTTTATAAACAGCACTTACACTATCAATGTTATCCACGATAATATTAGTTGTTGCTTTATTAGCTTTATTATCTAATGGCTTCATATAGATAGTAGAAGCATAAACAATTTCAAGAATATCTTCTGAGTATTTCTTACTCATTTTTTGAATGTGTGCTTGAGCTTTAGCAGCTCGTTCATCATTAAAATATTTTGATTTTGGCATTACTTTCATCTTTCTAATTACTTTTTCTTAAAACCCAAGTGACATAGCCATATCATTCGGAACATCGTCCCATGATTTAAAAAGAATCATCTTATATGGGCGAGTATTTTCAACTTCTTCAATAGTCATTTCTTGGTTTCTAGTAAAATTCGGGACACTTCCATTACTATAAAATAACAATACTGGGTCGAGTGACTCATCTTCTAAATTTCTAATTGAGTAGAGTGTAGCCAAATCTCCATACCATTTATTTGTTACTTTTACTTTTGTTTGCTCATCCATGATTTTGTAGTTCCTTTCTTAATTACCTGTTCTCATAATTTCTTTGAAAGTCTCTGGGTAATCACGAGCAAGAGTACTCATAATTTTAGTACGAGCATTTTCATAGACAATAAAACGTTCACGGTCACGGTCTGTAATGACAGATAATGTACCTTGGTCTAAGTTGTCAGTTAAATCAGAAAGTTTTACTAACATAGCATCAACATTATTACAAATGTTGTCAATGTAATCAGAATAAGTTGTTTTTTCTTTATCATGAGTTAGGAAAGATAGAATATTCAACACATCATCATCAATTCCTTTTTCTCGTAAAAATTCAGCATTGAGTGGAGTATCTTCAATAACATCATGGAGAATACCTGCAGCTTTTTGAGTTTTTGTACGAATGTATTTAGCATTATTAGCTACACGTAGCACATGGAAAATATAAGGGTCAGTATTTCGGCGTGTTACACCTTTATGAGCCATTACTGCAATTTCTAAAGCGGTTTGTAGTTGTTTGTTGTTACTCATGATAATTACCTCATTTCATTTTTGTAATTTCATTATATCAAGCATTTTTTGTTTTGTCAACAAAAAAAGAAAGCCTTTTTAGACTTTCTTTTTAAAACATTTTATCTAATGCGTTTAGCCATTCTTCTGCTGAATGATTTAATTCTAATTTGTTAGAGATAATTCTAGCAATTTCATCAGCTTGTTTTTTATATTGTGGTGAAATAGCTTTATTCTTTTTGTAATCCTTAAAGATTGTTTCTAGTTCTTTAGCTGTAATATTAAGCTTAAACATATCTCTAATAGCGTTATATTTAAAAATTTCTAGCATTTGTTTCTCCTATGCGTTTCCATTCTTTTAGTATTTCATCTTTATTGTCATTTATATCTAAATTAGTGCCTGAGTATTTATCAATTAAAAAATCTAAATATTTCATCAATGAATGATAAAGTAATTGATGAGCAATATTTCCATATAAAGCCATTAAATTATCAGCTGCATAAAGAATAACCGATAATTCTTCTTCAGTTAATTCTGCTTTATAAATATTAACGTAATGTCCTTTTTCGAGCAATCGTCTATAAATCATTGGTAAATCTTGATAAGCATATTTATAAGTTATAGATAATGATTTTTTAAAAGAATTTAAAGTTGCTAATGTTATTGGTTTATTCATTATAAAGAGTTCTCAAAGCTTCATTCCATAATTCTACTTCTCCTAAAGTGTTATTATTGATGAATGAGTATTCCAAAGCTAATTCTAGTTTGTTAATCATAATTTCACGAGCTTTTTCATCATTTTTAGTCAATCTGATAAAATATAAATAATCGCCATGAGATGGTGGGGTCAAACTCATTAAACAATCCATAATTCGTTTATTAAATACTAATTCTAAGTCAGAGTATTTTAAATTAGTATCATCTAACATAGAATTTAAATAAGAGATAGTTTTTGTTTCTAAATCATTTATTCTAGTAGCTAATTCATCAATCATTAAGAATTGTTTCATTGTGTAAACGTTACGAGCTAATTCTCTTGCTACTAAGAAATAGAAATAATTTTCTTTAACTTCAACTAACTTATTATAATCTTCCATATGTTCGATTTTATAACTTACTAATGAAGTATCTTTCCAAAGCAATTGATTAGGTGTAATAATTAGTTCTTTTGATTGAGTATCAGTTTCTTTAATAAATTCTTTTTCAGTTGTTATGTAATATCTAGCCATAATTTTTCTCCTTTTCGTCTTATGTAGTACTTGTTTCGATACCTGTTATATCGTCACTAGTGAAACGCTAAAGCTGTAAAATTGTAATTTCGATAAATGTATCGACTTTACAGTAAAACAGCTTAGAAACAGTTTTAGCGTCTTATAATTATTTTTGTTTTTTCTTGAAAATGTCGGGAAATTCTTTATTGAGCCGAGCATAAGCAGCTTCAATATAATCACCAATTTTCTCTGGGTCAGTGAATTTGCTATTCCAAACAGAAAAGAATGCTACATCTTTATATTTTTTCTTAATAGCTTGTTCAGCCATGGCTGCACTTTTAAGAGAAGCCACTCCATAATTATCAAACGTAACATCAGTAAAGAATGGGTCTGTTTCAAGAATCTTCAAGCAATGTCTGCGTAAGAATGATGGATTTACAATATAATAAGCACAATCAAATGTATTCAATGGGTCAGAAGCTGCTTTTAATTGATAAAGAAATCCCTCTGTATTGAAATCTTCTTCTTTCGTTGGTTGGAAAGTTTCATAATAAGTTTTAACTATATCTTTGTATCTAGCAATCTTCTTATCTGTTAATTTAAACAATCTTCCAATGTCATAAGCACTTGCTTTGACTTGTGTGATAGGAGAGTAATAATGTCGTTCTTTTTTATGTTTTACTTTAATGACTTCTGAGTCAACACCCATATTAAACAATACATAAAGATTAACTTTAATATTTTCATTTTCTAATTTATCAATCAAGCTAATCATTACTGTTCCGAATGTAATAATTTCTTGCGTAGTATATTTCGCACTAAATGTAGGTGAAATTGCAATAGAAATCTCTTTCATAGGAAGTCTACGTTCTTCACGATTAAACATATTTTTAGGAACACCCATAAGTGTTGCTGAAACATTAGGTGAAAATCCTACTACATCTTCTTTATTTTTTGAAATCTTTTTATTATACTTTGTATAAGAGATAAATTTATTAACAAAATATAGGATTTGTTTATAACTATCCATATCCCCATCGCTTCGTAATTTTTCTGCTTCTGCTAAAGATTCAGTACCTGCAAATTCAGGCGAAGCCATTTCAGATTGATTATTACGATTACTTAATCTTGAGCCTTTTGCTATATTTTCAAATTCTTCTTTACTATAAATTTTGATTTTTGTATTTACTGTTTCTATAATGTTATTATCTTTCATAATTCGCTCTTTCATTTAATTAGTTTTTCTTAGTTCTATTATATGATAAAGCTTGGTATAAGTCAATTCCAAAATCACCGGTAGAATACTCAGTTATAAAAATCCAAAATCGGCCCAAAAATACTCATAAAAAATACTCATTAAGTAATTCAAAAAAAGCCCTAAAATACTCATAGAGTAATTTTAAAAAGTATGTAAAATACTCATCTTGATTTGCAGTAAATCGGCCCTAAAATATTCAGTTTAAACATGATTAGAAAAGGAATGTTACTCAAATCGGCCTAAAAATACTCAGTATTTTAAAATAAAAAACGACCAAAAATACTCAGTCAAATCATTCAAAATTAAAACAAAGCCATTTAAAAATCCGGTAAAATACTCAGTTGTGAAATACTAAAATCGGCCTAATAATACTCAAATTATCCGGTAAAATACTCAAAAAAACCGGTAAAATACTCAAAAAAACCGGTAAAATACTGATAATCACCGGTAAAATACTGTTTTTTATCATTACGCTATTTTGCAGATGCTCTGAGCAATTGAGTAACAACAGTTACAGCAGTTACAAAAACAGCGCTTTTTCAGCTAATAACTATAAATAACTAATAAACAACTAAATAAAAAACTTAATAAATAACTCCACCTCGCTTTTTCAAAGCTCGTTGGAATAAAGCCTATAAAAAAAGGAAAATGAGTTATAGTAAAATTTTTGAGTAATAGTTCTTTATTTAAATAATGATTAGCAACTGTAACTCAGCAGCTAAGACAGTTTTAATAGATGAATGATAATTTCTATGTCTTATTAGCAACTCTTCTTAAAGCTGCTTAAACTGAAAAAGAGACTATAAAAATCTCTTTTTAGTTAATCAATATTTTTAAGAGCAATATAGAATGGATTATCTACTGGGCATTTACAACGTGAAAGAATTGTTTTGATGTCTGCTGTTCGCATATTTCTACATACAACATATTTAACAAGTTCTTGAATATCCATTTTACCATACAATTGTGCTAAACTTTTGGTCGCTCGCATAGATACAACATAGCGAAGTCCAGTTTCTTCAATTGCTTTTCGAACTGCGGTAATAAATTTATAAATTTCTTCATTTCCGGCAAGTTCTCGCTCTAATTTTTCATCATATCCAAATGGTACTACAGCAAATCGGTCAATTGTTGAGGCATCTAGTTCTTCACGAGCTGTATAAATACGGTCGCCACCATTTCCTAAAGTATTACCTGCACCTAGAATATAGAAATCTTTATGTTTCTTTTTCAATCCGATAGGAAATTCATAATAACCATTTGCTAGAGCAGAGTTAATATTTAGAATAACAGTAGCATCTGAAGCATCCATTTCATCAAATAGATAAACACCGCCATTCGTCCAAGCTTTGTAGAATGGAGTTTCAACAAAGTTTCCGTTTGCATCAATAAAGCCACTCAATTTATATTCTTGACGAATAGCTGGAGTACAGTAAAATTCCAATCCTAATGCTTCAGCAATTTGATTACCCAACACGTTTTTACCAGTACCTGACGGGCCATTAAGCAAAACATTTTCTCCATTTGCAAGCAAAGTCAAAATGGAGTTGAAAGCAGAATGAGTCAAGCCTTTAATTTCTTTTGGTTTATTATCGCCAATCTGAATTTTAGTAATCTCTGGCAATTTACCATAACGTTCTTCAATCAAATTCATTGCTAATGTTTCTGCTTCTCGAGCAATACTTTTTGTATTGATAGCAGTTTTCAATTGTTCTAGTAAATGTTTAAAGCGTACTTCTTCACCCTCTAAAAGTGTTGAAATTTGATTAAGTAGTTTTACTAATTCTGTTTTGTTTTCCATATTTAACCTTATTCAACATATAAGCGTTGAATCATTTCCTTTCCTCGTTCTGTACTCCAATCAAACAATCTGTCTAATTGTTTAAATCGTTCAGAGTCAAAATCAATATTTACTTCTGAAACTTCTAATTGAATGTTATTTTGTTGATTAAATTCCCGACAAGCATTGTTCAAGGAAATCAAAAAAACACTTAAAGACATATTTAACTCCCCTTTCTATGCAGCTGGCATGACTTTTTCTTTTGATAAGTCATAAAATTCTTTTGGAACAATCACAATATTCTTGTCAAAGAGTTCATAATGTTTTACATCATCTTCAGTTTCTTCAAAATTATGTTTTAGATAAGTTTTAAGATGAGTAAAAGCATCAGTATTGTAACTTGAAAATTCTACAATTTTAAGATAGCGACAAAGTTGCCCATTATGGAATTGTCTTAAATTTGGAAGATTACAGAAGTTATCTTCTCCTAAAATTTGTTTTACAATTGCTTCCAAGTCAGTTTCTTCTTCAATTACAAGATAAGCATTTTTATTAGCAATACGATTGTAAGGTTTAAAAGCAAAAGCTTTTTCGAAGTCATTTGTAACTACAACAATCACACCTTCTTCATCTTCATTATTACTGTCAATATAATTCAAGTTATAATCAGAAAATTTAACTTCATTTAACTTGAATAAATGTTTTTGAAATTCATTCATTTTGCTTCCCCCTTAAAATAGAATTTTCGTATGATAAGTTGCTCCGTTGACTTTTGTTGACAATCCATAAGTTGAACCATCTCTATAAAAATTAGGTTGAGTACGAAGCCATGTGATAATGTCAATCTTTCTAATCTTATCAGCATTTTTTGGATTAAATTTCAAATAAGTGCTATTTTCGTCTTGTTCAAATACGTCCGCTGGAAATAATTCAGCAAGTTCTGCATTTACTAATTTAACGATTTTATCATTACCAACAATCTTTCCTAAGACACTATTTGAAGCCCAACTTTTATCAACATCAGCAATTACACCAGTTTCAAGAATAGTTTTATATTTATCAAGAACACCTAATTTTGCAGCTGCAACATAGTCAAATTCTTCTGTACCTGTAAAGATGTCATTTAGATTTAATAAAGTATATTCTGATTTGACTCTTCTATTTAATCGTCTTGCAGTATCAATGATTTTTACTTCTAATCTTTTTTTCATATTGTCCTACCTTTCTTTCGGTAATTCTATTATATAATATAACACTCAAAAAATCAAGAAAAAAGTTATCCAAAATAGGACAACTTTTTCAAAGTTTAGATTTTAGAAAAGGTTATCAATTGCATCAGATACAAGAGTGACAATTTCATCTTGAATTTCTGTTTCAGTCTTGCTTACATAAGTAGCATTTGAAATAGCTGATTTGTAAATACTTACTAGATTTTCAATCACACTAATTGCATCATTGCCATACATTTCTAGTAAATCAATAATTGCTTTTTCAGAACCTTCTTCAATCTTAGCTGGAGTTGATTTGTATGATGTTACAGTAGAACCATGTTTCGGTGCCCAGTTAGAACGATTAGAATTAGAGTTAGACCAAATTGTGTTAGTATATCCGCCACCATAACTACCATATCCAAATGAACGTACAATAGGTTTAGGTTTGATAACTTGTTTATCCCATTCTTCAAGAATTGTTTCATCAACACCTGAAAGTACAGAAAAATCAAAGTTCAATTTCTTTTCTGCTGTATTTACAGAATAAGTTGGAAATTCTACAAATTTTTCCAATACCTCAGCACTAAAACCTTCTTGAAGTTTTTGACTTACTGTAATCCAGTTATACATTTCAATATGAGCGCTTTTGAATTTCCCAAATACTAATTGAACAGCGTCATTTTGAGAATTTGCATAATCAGTACTTGAGCAAAATGCTGGCATGCTGTTATGTGAATGTGTTTCCAAAAACATTCCATATTGTTGATTTAGAGCTGTATAAATTGGGTCATCTGTACTTGTTTGACCGTGTGAATTTTCTTGTTTTGGAGTGTATGAGAATACATCATCATTCCAAAAGTTAAGCCCCGGAATATCTTCTAATTTAACTGTCTTTTCTGTTTCAATTCCAAATTCATCTTCTTCAGTATAAGTTAATTTGTAAATACCATCTTGTGGAGTTCCGCCCAATTTACGACTTTTAAGATAAAAGTTTACTTGTGCTTCTTCTCCATTCTTATCAGTAATGTCTTTGTACCATTTCATTACTGTTTTAATGGCAATTGCTGGAATTTTTGTAACATTTACATTTTTTACTTTTACAAATTCAGTAACTTCGGGGAATGTAATAACTCCATAATCATGTACTTTTTTCAGAGAAGTACCTAACCAAGAATTTTGTTCTTCATACGTACCGTCTTTTCCGACAATAACTGTTTTAATCATACCACGGTCTGAGTTGTCTTTAAAGTTTTTTGATGAGTAAAGTTCTACTAATTCTGTCATTTTAATTCTCTCTTTCTTTTATTTGAACCATTTTGTATTTTTAGTCCATTCCATGAACTCTTCATAAGTGTTTACATTTTCTTGTTCTTTTGTAATTGTGCCAAGAAATACTGCACATTTTTTAATATTATGTCTCGGTACTTTGCTTCGCAATGCACTACCAACAAAATCTAAGTCAGAATTTCCTCGAGCACTTACAAATTTATTTACAAATTGACTAGCACGAGTGACAGCATTATTTCTCCATTCATCATAATCGCTCGAACTAACGTCTGACATCATGCTACCCTTACAAAGTCTTTTAAGAGTTAATCGGTCACCATTAGGGAAATAATCCTCTGCATAGCTCGAGCCGTCAGGCCAAATATTTGTCAAGCAAATAAATTCTTCATCTTTGCTACGGTATGCAATATATAAATCTTCATTTGGATTAAAACTGTAAAATGAAACAAAATATAAATCAGGTACCCAAAATGAATAATGCTTCATTTCTAAGTCCTTATTTAAACCGCTAATTTCCAATCCATTTGTGATTGCTGTTTGAATAATTTTCTTAGCACCAAATTTATAAATCATTTTGCCATTTCGGTCGGCATAAACGATACCATCAGAAATTTGGTCATCTAATTCTGCTAAGTTAATATTATAGTTATTTTGTCTACCGTCCATATATGAATCAAGCAAATTAGAGTCAAATTTCTTAAAGATTCGACCTTGTTTCACATATTGACTAGCGTCTAACTGTAAAATACTCATTGTATTTTCCCCTTTCTCATTATATTATATATTCTATCAAACAATTATGCATTTGTCAACAATAAAATATTATAAAACTCAAAAAAATCACACCGAAGTGTGATTTTCTTTTTTGTTAAATAGTGTGTTGTTTTTAGCGAATAGCATCAAGAGCTTTTTGCAAACAGACTAATTGGTCATAAGTGAAGTCAAGACCTGAGCTTTCAAGAGCTTCTGTTACTAGAGCTTGTTTTTCTGCCACACGTTGTGCTTCAATTTCAGCATCACGTTGTTCAAGAGCTTGACGAGCAATTTCAACTTGTTCATCAGTCATTTCTTCTGAAAGTTCTACATCTTTTTCAAGCAAATAAGCAACTTCATCAAGAGTGAAACCAGGGATTTTTGGAACCCATTTACCATTTGAAGCACGGTGAAGTTTTACACTAGCACCTTTGATTGCTTCGCCACCAAAAGTAGCAGCCAACTTAGCAATCAATTCTGGGTCAGGGTCAGCACCCTTTGTACCAGATTTTTCTGTAATTAGAAGAGCAGTACCTTCTACTGCCAATTCTGCATTGTCTGGGACGTTTAGCAATGCAAGTACATCATCAACAGAAGCACCATTCAGTGGGAAGCGATTGTTTTGGAAAACAATCTCCGTAACGTTTTCATAAATATTTGTAGCCATTTTAAATAGCTCCTTTCAAAATTTTATTTTTTATTTTATATTTACATTATAACAAGCAATTTTGTGTTTGTCAACTATTTTTATTATCTTTTTCGAGTGGTAACAATAATTGTGTTACCTACAATTGTCACTGTTGCTGATTTTGGAATTTTCAGCAAATCAAGAACTTTATTATAATCTGCTCCATTCAAGGGGAATTTTTCTCCTTTGTACTGAACAAATTCAATCTGATTAGGATTAAAAGTCATGATGATGAGCTCCTTTCATTTTTGTAATTTTATTTTATCAGGTTAATCAAACTTTGTCAAACAATTTCTGCAGCCGTCATACTACAAAGCTTTGTATGGAACATAAATTTATTTCCAAGCAACATAGCATTTTCTTCAATCAAGTTAATTAGATTAAACAATAGAGTCGCACTAGTAACGTTTGCCGTTACGTTTTGTGGAGCAGATTCAGATTGTTCAGCACATGAAATCTGGTCTGGCCTACGTTCATCACCTTCAAAGTTTTGGAATGCTGGGTCAAGAGCAATAGGACTTTCATAATGAACTTCATTATCATATTTAGCCGCAACATAAGCTTGACCATGTCGCTCAGCATTTCCACCATCTAACCATAAAATGTCTTTATAATTAGGATTGTAGAATACATCTTGAGCAATTTTACGAGTAGCATTATTATCCAAGCAACCAACAAGTACAGGTGTGCCTTCTTCTTGAGCAATAATTTCATCAATAATAGAAGTATCACTCAAAAATTCAGGCACATAAGCGAAATCCCATTTTTTAGCAATTTCTGCTTTGCTCATATTTACTTCTTCATTGACAAAGTTTTGACGGAGAACATTTTTAGGTTCCACCACATCACCATCAATAAGGTATACTGGAACTTCAATTTTAGATAGGAATTGTGCAAGCCAAGACCCAGTTCCACCAGCACCTAGTACAATATAATATTTTCGGCCTTCTTTAATTTTCAGCATTATTTAATTACCTCCAATTGTTCAGTAATTGTTGCATAAGAACCATCTTTCAATTTTACAACAGCTCCAGTCATATCCCCTTGTTGTTCTAAAGTTAGATTAGGGAAAAATCCTTTATGAGAAGTAAATTGTTTTACTGTATTTTTTGTTTCTTTTGTGAGCAATCGTACGGATGCAGTTTCTTTAATCTTAGATAAAGTAAAACGATTTTGTTCCATATCTGGTATTAGTAAAAATGCAGCTTTCATTCCGTTATTTAAGTCAAGTAGCAATACTCGTCTACCATTTTTATTTAGATTTTCTTTATCCATTTTATCAAATAACACATAATCAGAATTATAGTCAACATTTAATTCTTCATTTGGTTTTTCCAATTGAGCAAAATATTCTCTAGCTTCTGTTAGTAATTCTTCAGTAGTAGCCATTTTAATCCTCGCTTTCTTTTGATAATTCTATTATATTATATAATATTGAGTTTGTCAAATATTTTTATTGTTATTTTTGTAGTTTTTATATTGCTTAGACTGATTTTGAATGTCGTTATATCGTCATATAATCAACAGTAAAACAGTTAAAACTGATTTTCGATAAATGTATCGACTTTATGAAAAAACAGCTTAGAGTCGCTTATTTTAACGCTAAAAAAGAATTGCTATTTTATAAGCAATTCTTTTCTTTTTACCAACGGTAATCATATTTTCTATAATCATAATCTTTTGGGTTAGCTAATAAAGTATTTTCAGCGAGCTCTTTTTCAACCAAATCAGAATTGGCTTCTCTAAGGATTTTTCTTAATTCATCTCTAACATGAGCTCTACCTTCTGTTTCTTTATCCATTCCGCCATACAAATTGTAATCTTTAGAAACGATTTCTTGTAGCTCAGCAAAAGGAACTTTATTTTTTACTCTTTTTCTAATTTTATTCATTTTAGTTGGTAATGGAGTTAAGAAGTATTTAGAATATTTCTCAATGTTTTCTTCATCAAGAATAAGTGTATCAAAATCTAAATCTTTTGTAGCATAATAGTTTCGACCGTTACATCTATAAATATATAATACTTGAAAAACTTGATGGCGTTCATCTTTATATGCTGGAACATAATGCTCTCCATTCCAAAGCCAATTATAATTATTAGCTTCCCAATTATAACGTTCAGCGGTGTAAACACCTTTACCAAAGATTTCTTCTAATTCTTTTTTAGAAGCAAAGCTATCAACATAACCTAATAAGCGTTTTTCTTTTTCATGGTAATTATATAGGATTGGATAAGTTTTACCGATTACTTGGCGAACTTTATCTCTTTGCCACAATTTCCCATTAGCTAAAGCTTTCTTTACATCTCTAATCTTACCTTTCTTTTTACGTTCATAACGATTGACACGATTTTTAGTAGCGGAAGTTAAAGATAATTCTTTTAGTTGTTCTTTTGCTTTTTTAGTAAATGGCATATATTACACCTCTATTCTTAGTTTTGTTAATCTGAGCTATCAATCATAATTTTACTGAAATGAACTGGTTCATCTGTTAATGTTCCTTTATTATCATCAACAGTATAAATGTGTGGTAATGAATTGTAAGCATCATGAGTACTTCTCATACGCCAATTCCATGTAGTAGTCATGCTTAATTCTTTTTTATCTCCATTAAGTGTTTCTACTTCCAAGTAACTTCTTCCAATTCCACCATATGCACCTTCTTCATTGCCAGTTTTTAATACTTTGTAAACTTCACCATCAGATTTTGCATAAACATTAGTAAAATGTCCTTTTTCATCAATTCTAACTTTATCAGAAGTTTCAGTACGAGGAATAGCGTTTAATTCTGAAAGTTTATGACCAGTACGTTCTTCAAATAATTGCTCTTTATGAAGCTGTTCGTATTTTTTAATTTCAGCACTTACTTTTTCATATTCTTCTCTATCTTTAGTAGTATCAAAACGCTCTGGTTGTTGTTTAAGCTTCTCTAAATCTTCTTGCATTTCTTTGATTTCATTATCAGTAAATGGTCTGTCTTTTGGAGCATAAGCATAACTAGCGTCAATATATTTTTGTTCTTCTTCTTTAATCTCTTTTAGTTTGTCTTTAATCTTATTATAAGCTGGCCATTCGTCTTTTTGAATGTCTTTAACAAATAGCTTACCTGCTGGAGAAATAGTTAATCTTTCACCAAAAGGATTGTTTTGTTGAATTTCTGCTAATGCTTTTTCTTTGTAAGCATCTCTATCAGCTAAAACCATTTCTCTATTAGCTAGATAAGCTTTTTCATTAGCGATTCTTTCGGGATTACTTGCAATAGCAGCTTCAATTTGTTCAGCAGTTCCATAAGAAGAATAGAAAATACTTCTATTTCGTTCTTCTATACCATTGATTTTTTGAACTAGATATTCTTGTCTTTCTTTATATGCTTTTAATCTTCCAGCGGTTTCAAAAGCATTTGTTGATTCTGGTAATTCTTGATGTCGGTTAAGAGCTGCTTCTGTTTCGTAGTAGCTATCTATGATAGTTTGAACTTCTTCTCTTGTTTTTCCATGAGATTCGTCACCACCAAGAGGGCATTTTCCTTTAGCGTGGCAAGCAGCCGTGTTACCCCTTTTTCCAATATGAAATTTTGGCATTCGGAAAACTCCTTTTTATTTTTCTATATCGTTTTATTTCTTTACTAGTCTTTTTAACTATTATAACAAAAATAAGTGAGAAGTCAAATTAAAGCTAAGAAAAAATAACTTATTTAAAAGTTCTTTTTATCGTGTGACTGACACCCAGAAACCTGAGCCGTAATAACCATTACCCACGCCTTCATCACCGTCAATTTCGATTACTTCTTTGTTTACCAAGTAAATAAAGATTTTAAATTCATCTTGACTATAATTCTTATTCTTTTCTTTGTCAGTGTAATAGCTTTCATAAACTACATTCATGACGGCAGCTTCGCTATATTTCTTATCGAAATTTACAACATCAAGTTCCGACCAACCTGAAGAACAGCCACCACAACCTTCATTAAGTTGAATGTTGAGAGTAACACCATTATCTAGTTTAATAACTTCTTCAGTCATAGCAACAATTCTATGCCCTACTAATTCCTTTTGCATTAGATTTGCTAATTCCCAGCTGTCATAATTTTCACCAATATAACTCATTTTAATTCTCCTTTTTAATCAGTATATTTATAATCGTAATAAATACCAACTACTTCTTGTTCTGAAATGTCAATCCATAATCGGTCTTTTCGTTCTTTGTTTTCATAAATCCAATTTGTACAAAGATAAGTTGCTTCAATTTTAGATGATTCAGTATCTTTCACTTTTGTTCCAACTCTTAAATCTTTGAGTTGGAAGCCATTTCTTGAAGTAAAGATTTCCAAAGTAACTAAAGCTTTGAAACATTCTATTTGTGAAATATTGTCAACCATAGAAATTACAAAGTCTTGAACTTCATCATCAGCATAATCAATACTAGAATAAAGCTCTTGAAGTTTTTCTCGTTGTGCTCTTACTTGTTGTTCTAATTCATTTAATTCACTTAAAGTTGTCATTGTTAATTCTCCTATTCTTTTAAATTAAGCCATTTTCAATTAAAGCAAAAAATACAAAAATTGATAAAGTAATCCAAGCAATGGCTGCAATAGTAATAGCTGTAATTTTAACAAATTTTTTCATAAGTTTTCCTCTTTCATTTCTATATTCATATAATACAACAAGTTTTTTGTTTTGTCAACAATAAAATGCAAAAAAAAAAGAGTTTTTGAAATTCTTTTTATTTTAATAAATATTTGTTGTTAATAGCTTTGAAATTAGGACGGAAGTCTAATTCTTCAAAAAGCTCACGTTCTACATTCCACCAAACAATACCTTCTGCTTGAACATTAGGATTAAGTAATGATTTCAAACCATATGCTTGAACAATAGCTTCTTCAACTGTTTTAGGGAATGGTAAATCATATTCTTTAACTTTAAGATTTTCTAACTCTTCTGGCAATTCCCGATTAGGACTTTCCCATTCAAATACAATCAAAGTTTTACCTTTAATTTTCAATCGGTTCTTGTTAATTCCCTCTCCAGCAATCTCGCCTTTGATAACTTCATAAGGCTTTAAGATTTCATCTAGTTTGTATTTCTTCATAATTTCATAATGAGCAGAGCCTTCTTTTAGTTCTAACTCATAATTTCGTCCAGCCACATGAAGTTTGTTATTTTCGTCTTTCCACCATGTTGATGAAGTACCATCAACTTTTTCTGTTGGAATCCAAGTAGCTTTCTTTTTCAAATTCTTCATTACATCATCTGAAAGATTTTGAACACGTTCTGAATCTGTCTTGATTGTGAAGTTAGGATAGAAGCCAATAACTTCATCTTCAATTGGTAATGGACGGTCATACTTAAATACTCCTAATTCATTATAGAAGTAATTTTCTAAATCATCTTGAGTATTTAATTTTTTATCGAAGTCTTTTGGATTCAAAACTAATCCTTGTGATAGAGCTCCACGGAGTCGAAGTGTCCTCAACATATGGCCCTCAATCATTTCTCCATTTGGGCCCTCAACTGTACGTGGTTCTTTTTCTACTAGGAAAGCAAATTGTTTTACTCCTTTAGGCAAGAATGAGTCAATTTCAAAATAAATAACTTTATCTCCTACTTTAAATTCATCTTTCTTAACTACAACTTGCCAGCCACCAAAACAAACTAATTCAATAAGGTCAGCATTTTCAATTGATTTAATTTTTTCTACAGTTTTAAAACTTACAATTTTGCGAATATCTTCATTATTCATTTTAATATACCTTTCTACATTCTAAGTATTTTTTAATCTTATTAGTTAAAATTTCTAAGTCCTTGTCTGTCAACCCGTATGTAGGATTTGGCTGTAAATGAAAATCAGAACTTACTTCTGTTTTCATTAAATCATCATCAATAGAAACAATCTTAGCTAATGGATATAAACTTCTCAACTTATTAAGTTGTTTCTTTTTGATAGTTAATGAGTCCATTTCTTTAGGGTTAATATATTCATTTGAAATTGGAAAATCGTAAATATTCAAAGCCTTGTTAATTTCATTACACTCATTTTGCCAAGTTGATAGCCAAATAAATTGTACATTGATAAAATGGCTCATTTCTTTAATCCAAGCTAAAACTTCATTTCTAATCTTCCATACAGTAGATGAAGTTATATAAGTAAATTTATCATCAGTTTGGTTAATATTTAATACTCCGTCCACATCAAGAAAAACGAAAACTCTACCTAAACCTTTTTCATATAATTCTTTTCTTTGCTGTATTCGGGCATATTCTTTTTTATCAATAGGCCTCAACCAACAATCAAAATATTTCATTCTGTTCTCCGTAATATTTTATTCAATCTTATTGTAACAAGTTAATCTTATAAAGTCAATAAAAAAGGAGCAAATTATTGCCCCCTTTTAATTTTATATTTTATTTTATAGTGCCCATGGTTGAAGTCCATTTCCATAAGCAGATTTAGCTGCATTATAAGCTTTTAATGCTGTTTGGATTTGTGCTTCTACAGTTGAAGTATCACCCCAAAATGGCATTGTTTGGAATAGCCCAGAAGCACCACTTGGATTATAAGCATTTGGATTCCCATTGCTTTCTCTAGCAATAATATGCTCCCATGTAGATTGAGATTCGCCTGTTGCTTCTGCCATTCTCTTAGCTGCATATGTTCCAATTTCACCTGGTGTATTTCCATTTGATAATACAACATTAGATGGCTCAGTTGGTGTATAAGAAGTTGGTTCTGCTTTTGCAGTTGAATTTGTTTGAGCTTGTGTTGTAGTTTCAGATTCTGTAATTTGGTTTTCTAATACTCGTAAACGAGCATATAGAGTTTCTTTTTCAGAATCAGATAAATCAGAACTAGCAATTTCTGTAGCGGCTTTATTGAAGCTATCTACTGATTTGTCTTGTTCTGCCTTATCTACTAAATCAGAGTATTTTTTGATTTTAGCAGCTTTTTCTTCTTCAGCTTTCTTGGCTTCTGCTTCTTTTTTCTTATTATCAGATTTCAGAACAGCTTCATCTAGGATTTGTTTAATTCTATCTTTAGAATTTGCTTCTTTTAATGATTGAATAATGTCTGTCTTTTCTGTTTCTGTTAAGTCAAGCTCTTTTAGCTTTTCAATAGCTTCATCTGCTTCTTTTTTAACTTCTTCTTGTGTTTTTGCTACAGCGTCCAAATCAAATTTTTCTGTTTCAGGTTCTTTAGTAGTTTCAGTCTGCGTGTGAGTAAAATGATTTGCATTTGAAGCAAGCATTGATAGGATTGGTGTTCCAACCATAAGGATTAGAGCACCACCCGCAATAATTCGATTTTTATTTTTCTTAAGTAATTCTTTGTTAATCATATTTTAAATTCCTTTTTGTTTTAGTATCCGCCATAATGGTAAGTTCCCCATTTTTTAAGTAATAAATGAATAGAACCACCAAATCGACTATTTACTTGCCTTTCAATAAAAGCTCTATGGGTGCCAGGTGTATCTGCACCAGCTAAACCATCTCCAGTCTGACCAAATCCAGCACCTTCAATTCTATGGATTACATGAATAGCTTCAGCCGCAGATAATTGGTCAATAATTGGGTCAATTTCAGCATGATAAGCAGAGCCATTCTTATGGTCTGGAATTGCAAGCAATAGTGTAATAACTCTTTCTACATTAGCACTTGTATGTTCCACAAGTAATCCATTAGAGTCAAATTGAATAGTATTACGTTTAGCTTGTTCAGCTTTTTCTTTAGCAATTCTTTCATCTTCAATTCTCTTTTGTTCTTCTTTATAAGATTTATCTAATTTTTCTAAAAGAGTTTTTTGTTCAGATGAGTCAAAAATAGTAGCAATATAATCTTTAGCAGTTTTGTAATTATCTTCTGTTTTATTAGAATTATATTTATCTACCAATTCAGAAGCTTTATTGTTTTCTGCTTTTGAATTATTTTCTGATTCTGTTTTAGCAGTTTTTACTATATTATAAACTTCATCTTCAGGCATTTTAACTTTAATAGAGTCCTTTGTAGACTCTTTGTATTCCTTAGTTAGATTAAGCTCATTGATAGTATCTTTTGCTTTAATTACATCTTCTTCTGTTGCAACTTTTGTATTAGTAACAAAATTCAAAGTATCAACAGTAACTGTTTGGATTTCTTCACTGTATGCAACACTACCGAATAAGGCAGTACTTGCTAACAATCCAATAATTATTTTCTTAGTATGTTTCTTCAAATAAAAATTCTCCTTTTTGAAAGTATTTATTTTATATCACTATTTTATCAGAAAAACTGACTTTTTTCAAACGATTCTCTTTTTGAGTAAATCCAAGTTAATAGTTCCATTCTAAAACGTTATGAGAGGCTGTAACTCAGCTGCTAAGACAGTTTCATATTACTCTTGATAGAATATGTACATTATACTGGCAATCGCTTAGCGTTGCTTAAAATAAGAAAAAGAGCCATATAAAAATACAGCTCTTTTGTTACATTTTTATTTCAGTTCTTTTACCAAAGTTACAATTTGATAACAAATTAAAAAATGACTTATATAAAGTCAAAATCTTCACACCAATTACTTCTGCAATTGTTGATGAAGATTCTATCTCAACGGAAATGGAAATAATTTCCTTGAAATAGGTGAGCTCGTTTTCAAAGACGATTCAGGTTAATCAAATGTGAATGTATGTGATTTGATTTTTATAAAATCGTTAAATCGAAATTTAACTCCTTGTAACGGCACACCTGTAAGTGCCTCTACACTCTCATTTTTCAAATTGAGTGCTACTTTTATAATGTTACCAGAATTGGTCTTTTCATCATTTCTTTGGTTTTTCTTATGCCTTTATAAGCTTTGTCTGAACATTTTCTCATGATATTAGCAGCTCCATTTAAATCAGCATTCCATATATTACCTTTACCATCTTTGTATAAACCACGTTTAATTCTTCTGCCAGAAAATTTGTGATTATCAGACTCACCATATTTTGGTAAATAATCCTTATCAAAGAAACTTGCTTTTGAAGTATAACTTTCTTCTGTAAAGATAACTTCAATACCATTTAATAAGCCTTTATATAACAATTGATTGAATAGTTTTGTATGTGGAATATTAACAAAGTTTTGGTTGTTTCTTCTGCCAATATTGATTTCATCTTTCCACCCAATGTTATTACCAATAAAGATTTTGGAAATGTTATTTTTTACCGCTTCATTGATAATGTGAGTTGAAATTTTGTGCATTTCATAATCAATTTTATTGTTGCGTTTAAAAGATAATTGTTTTAATCTTTTTGAGCTTTTTACATTAACAGGTAATTCTGATTTCAATTTAGCATTTGTTTTGTTATAATATTGGTTGATACTTTTGATTGGTCTGCCATTGTATAATAACGGTCGGATTCCAATATTATTGTATATAGACACAATATTATTTAAACCTGGGTCGATTGAGAAATACCTTGAATTATCCTTTTTTAATTTAGGTTGTTCAACTTCATAAATCTTGAAACATTTGATTAAATCATTCACTTCATCATAAACAAATTTCACCTGTTTAACATTAGGCTTAGATGATTGAATTTTAAGATTGTAACTTCTTTTACATAGAGTGTAAGTATAAAGTTGTTTATCTTCATCAAACTCAACTTTCCTAGAGATTGTTATTTTAGGAAAAGCAACAATATTGTATCCATTTTTATCTTTATATCTTGGAATACGTTTCTTTTTATTTGATTTATTATTAAAGAAACTGATAAATTGTTCCCCGACTTGTTTAAATATTTCTCCAGCCAAATGTGATTGAAGAGCATAATAATCGGGATTATTACTCTTTGTAAAGATAGGCCTTTGTGATTTCCAACTTCTATACAATTTAGTTTCAAAGTAATATTGTCTAACATCATAAAGAGCCGCATTATACAAATTTTTACTCAAATGGCACAATTCTTTAATTAAATCAAATCTTTCATCAGTTGGATAGATAATTTCTTTTTCAGTTAAGTTCATTCTCTCACCTCCTTTTTATTGATAATTGCAATTTTTTATTACAGTTTGCTTAAATAAACTATCTAGCAATATTTCAATTTCTTTACTAATTTCACAAATTCATGATAACTTTGAGCATCCTCTTTGAAAATAAGTTCTCCTACTTCAAGGAAACTATTACCGCTTCCGTCAAATGAGATAGAATCTTCATCAACGGTTGCAGAAGTAATAGGAGTAAAGATTTTAATTTTATCTAAATCCTTTTTTAATTCGTTATCATCTTTATATAGTTTATCTTTGTATTTTTTAGCAATTTCAATTAAGTTCATTCTCTATATCCTTTCTTAAATTCATTAAAATCAATTTTCTTAGCAATATCCGTATTGTCGTAAACAATTGGAGTTGGGAAACCTTCTGCTTCTAATTTACTTCCCATTGTAACTAATGTTTCTGCATTAGCAGTGTTAAATCTATTTGTCTTAGCTTTTTGTTTGTCTGCTACAAATGATGGCACCCATCTTCCACCCAAATCAAAATTATTTAATCCAACCATGTATCTTGTTTTTGCTCTACCTTTAGAAACAGATAATGGCACATCTACAAAGACTATTCTTATATCTTCATTTTGATAACCAAAGTTATTCAATGTTCCAATCCTAGTCATAGTAGTTGATTCAGATTTCATAGTAAAGTCATAAATCAAATTCTTTCTTTGATTAGCTAAATTAAGTAACAATCTGTCTGCCAAATGAGAAGATTCTTCATGTACAAGACTTGATGCTTCCATAGGAGTTAAGCCTTCAACATGAGGTATTGCACCTTCTCTAGCAAGTAATTCTTTGAAATCATCTGATGAAACAGTAGCATAGTTTTGAAAATCTATTCCCATTTTTGATAGAATAGTTGTTTTTCCAGCGCCCGAAATTCCACCTGACATAAAAACTTTTGCTTCACATGGTACATCTTTGTATTTATCTAATACTTCTCTTAGCAATCTATTGTGAAGTGCTTTTCTTTCTGGCGAATAATCTTCAATCGTTTCATCATAGTATAAGCTTTTAGAGTCTAATTTCTCAACTGTTCTAGCGTATTCTACTCTTTTCTCTACATATTCACCTCTTTTTAAAGCTTCTTGCATAGAATAATCTTCATCATGAATATATTTGTACTTATGAATATCTGACTCGATATATTCCATTCTAGCTAAATCTTCAGGCAATTTACTATTGATAACAGCTTCATTCATTCTATCAGCATATTCTATTGCTTCTGTTTGATGGTCAAAATGAGCTCCACCTAAAGGGCAATGTTCCATTGCTCTACAAATAGCAACTTCTCCCTTTAAATTTATATGATACTTACCCATTTTGGATTTACTCCTTTTAGGTGTTATATCTTTTTACTTAAATAATTTTTCTAGTAACATTTCATATTCTTTTAAATGTTCTTTATCAATCAATTCATTGTAGCAAAAAATCTTATAAAATTCTAAGTAATACCAATATTGTTTTTCTTTTCCACGATTGAAGCGTTTCCATAGTTCATCTTTGATAATTTTGTAATCATCAAACATTTCAGTCATGTTAGCTATTTTATCTGCATAAGCAATAAGAGCAACTTCAAAATTATTTCGTCTTAATTCTTCGATTTGTTTTAATTTTCTATCTTTCCAAGGCAAAGACTTATCTTCTGTTTCTAAGTCTACATAATAACAAATCTTAGAATTAAATTCTTTTTTAAGTTCATCTAATGTGATTGGAGTATCTTCAATAACATCATGAAGCCATCCAGCAGCTAATATTTCATCATCTGTTGTTAAAGTTTTTAAAATTTTATTAACTAATTCCAAGTGATAAGTAAAAGGTAATTCCTTTCCTTTTCGTTTCATTCCTTTATGAGCTTTATAAGCAAATTGTTTAGCTTGTTCTTCTTGTTTAGGCATAAAGCCTCCTTTAGATTTAATAATGTTATTTTTTAAACTACGGATAAAATAGTAGTTCGTTCAATCTTAACTAATCCTTGTGTATTTTCTTGCTTTGTGATTTTGACAAAATCAATATATCCTGAGCCTGGTTTGCCCATGCTATTTTGAAAATTTTTCATATTGTTTACAGCTTCAGCTAAGGTAGTAAATCTACCCACACAATGACGGTGCTCATGCTCTCCACCTTGATAAACATAATGCTCATAATAAGAAGTAGAATGAAATTCACTATCTTTATAGATTGGATTCTCTAGCAAAACAAGTTTCTTTTGTTCTTCTAAGTAGCGTTCTGCTTCCTCTTGAGTATCAAACGATTCATTTCCTACTCGATACAATTTAATAACTTCAATTTCTGACATAATATAAAACTCCTTTATTTCTTTAATTTATTTTATTGTATCATAAACATTTGATTTTGTCAACAAAAAAAGCAAATCTTTATAAACTGAAAAATGAGCTGTTCTCAGCTGTTCTTTTCTAAGTTTCGATACATTTATCGAAGTTGGAAAACAATAGCATTTTGAACAACTCATTGGCGATATAACAACCCTCAAAATCAGTTTGACGGCTATTAAGCACGAGTAAATTTACCTGTTTTAAGGTTTTTGAAGATTACTACATTGCCACGTTTTTTAGAATATGGGCAATTTTCCTTTGCATCTTTTTTATCTTTATAAGTGCTATACCAAGGACTCATATATTGAGCAATATTTTCTTCTGAAGTAGTAGTCAAGCCATTTTTGATTAGGTCAGCAATTTCATATTCTGAAAGTTTATTTGGATAAGTTTTATCAGCTTGTTTATTTCTATCATAGTACCATACTTCAATCATTATTATTTTTCCTCATTTCTTATTTCTAATATCATTATACAACAAGATTTTTATTTTGTCAACAGAAAAATAAAACTTTTTTAAAATTTTTTATAAAAAGAAAAAACTGCCTTAATGAGCAGTTTATTTTTCTTTTTGAGTTTTGTTATTCATCTTTGATAGAGTAGGAAACCCACCTAGAATATATTCTTTTGCTTTCTTTTCAACTGAAGCAATATATTCTTGTTTTAAATGTCCGATTAGAGCTTCTTCTAATCGTGGATTTGTTTCTACTAGGAGAAGCAAAACTTTTGCTTTTTTAGCTACAATTTCTTTTTGTTCTTCTTGGGAATATTCATTCCAATCTTTTTCTAATTCAAAAATGCCTTTGAGCATTTCATATCCTTTTCTTTCCACTTAATTCTCCTTGCCCGTCCAATTGACACATAGCATTTCATCTTTTTTAAGTTCAACAGTAGAGCTCCATTTTTTCATAAGTTCTCTAGTGTCAAAACCTCGACTGACGATAACTGCATGCCCATTTGGAGTTTTATGAACTTCTATTTCTAGTGGAACAGAAGCTTTATCACAATCCTTAATATCATTGATGAACTCTTCAAGTTTATCTTCAGTATCATCAAAATCAAATAGCCATTTACGTTCAGCTGCACATTCTTTTTTATTAGCAATACCAGCAATTTTTGCTTCAGCAGATACTAAATTAAAGTTATCATTAAAGATTAGTTCTTGAATAAGTTTCTTTTTAGCCATTTCTCGGTCACGAGCATTGATTTTCATATAGAAGCGACAGAACTCTCCCTCTCGGCCTTGTTTACTCCAATTATCAAAATCTTTTTTAAGTTCTTCTGCTGTTTTAGTAGTCAGACGAACATATCTACGTTCTTTAAAATCTGGTAAATGTTTATTATCTTTATTTCGACTAACAAACAAGATAGATTTTAGTGGTTTGTTTTCTTTAGCCATTTTTGTTACTCCTTTAATATTCACGATTTTTATGTTTAGGGCGGCGTTTAAATCCTTTTCCATTTTTAGTTACAGAAGCTCCACGGCGCATTTCATTCAAGTGAGCTTGTAAATCTTCTGGTGATTTCTTTGTGTTACGTTTTGGTGTAAATGTGATTGTGATTACTTTTTTATTCTTTGCCATTGTTAATTTCCTCTTTCGTTTTTCTATATTTATATAATACAACAAGTTTTTTAGTTTGTCAACACATCTATATAAAAAATTTAAAATTTTTTAAAAAAAAGAAAAAGATGGCTATCGCACCACCTTTATTTTATATGTCTATAAGTTCCTTATTTTAAATTTTCAAGAATATAGTTCAATATATAATCATCTGAATCAGATTTCAAGTTCCAAAAAGCCCAGTTAAACATACCCAAAATATCAAAGTTAGTAGTTACTACTTGTTCAAACCTTTTTCTAATATATTTATTTTCATAAGAAGTCTTTTTAAACTTATTTTCTGTAAAATATTTTACTTGATTTTCATAATCAGTAATATAAGTATCTTCATTCAATTTCATATATATAGTTTCATTTTGTGGAATGAAAAAATCTGATAACAATAGCCATTTATTCTTTGCTAAATTTTTATGATTAAATATGTTTTTTATTTCTTCTAATGAAGTTTCTTTTATTGTATGTAGAGGAGCAATTGCTTCAGTAGGAATTTCTATTTTTGGGTGTTTTATTTTTACAAGATAAGCATTTGCAAGTGGTTCTTCTATGAAATGCTCAAAATAATATTTATCATCTTTTGTTTTTAGAATGTTCAACAAAGGGCCTTCCATTCCAGCAATCGCACCTAAATAAAAAATGTTCACAACATGAGTAATGTTTTTAAAGTCAATCATTTTCTGTTTCCTTATTTATATTTCAATAATCGTTTCATAGCACGTTCAAAATCTCTATCAATTTCAGCGTCAATCTCCCAAACTTCGTCCGGATAGCAAATACAAAATCCACCACTAATATAGTTACTATCAAAGTGTAATTCACTCTTATTTGGCCCTTGCATTGAAAAGTTTAACCAATTAAAAGTCTTATCCAAATAATCTGCACCTTTATCTTTATATTGGTTAATATATTTAAAGCCTTTGATAATATTGTCTAATCTAGTTACTGCTTTCAGAATCTTTGCTCTATTAGGATTTCCAAAGGTTTTAAATTCTCCAGTTTGTACATTAAATAAAAATAAAAAATTATCATTTTTAAAGTCTGTTTCATTGTGTGTGGAAATATATTCATTATCTCCAAGCAAAATAATGTGTTCACACTCTGGAAAGAATGTTCTGTTAAATTCATTATTTGCTCTAAATTCAAAATCTCTATCTATAGTTGAAATCATATAAGTTTCAGTGTTAATAGTTTTACAATCTAATCCAATATCAGGCATTAAACCATAACTAATATAAAGTTTGAAGTCTTTATGAGCTTTAGCAAATTTATCAATAATGTCTTTCATTTTTACTCTCTTTTCTTTCTTAACTTTCAATAGACAAAACCATATCAACAGCATCTTTCCAGCCTTCTTGAATAGATTTCTCATGAAGATAATCAAGTACAGCTTCATCATCTTCAATTTGATTGAGCAATCGCCCATAGAATCCTTGTGATTTAGCAAGCATAGCAATATTATTTTTAATATCTTGTTTAGTCATAGTCATAGTAAAAACTCCATTTCTTTTTATTGTTTCATCTTTCTTTTTCTATATTTATATAATACAACAAAGCTTTTAATTTGTCAACAATAAAAATATAAAAAATAAAAATAGTTTCAACTGTTTGAAATGCTTATTTTTAGAATTGCTTAGACTGAATTTGAATATCGTTATATCGTCACTAACTGAACGACCAAACTGTAAAAACTGTTTTTCGATAAATGTATCGGATTTACAGTTGAACAGCTTAGAATTGCTCATTTCATCAATCTAACAAGTAAAAACTAAAGGACTTATCACTTTTTATATTCAATTACTTGATAGGTGTCATTTTTAAATATTTCTCTTGCTCTCATAATTTCTCTAGCATCAAAATAGTCATAATTCCAATCTTTGATTTTGTAGCCAATCATAAGTAAATGATTAGCGCTTGGAATATTAGAGATTTGTGAGTCACTCAAAGAAGAAACAAGATTAGGGTATTTAAAGACTAATTCTAACGGGTATTTTATTTGAAATTCTTGTGGAATGTCATAATCAGCTAATAAAGCATATTGAATAAGTACTCTTTTATAGCCTTTATCTTTTGTAGAATTAAGTATTGTTTCAAATTGATTTTGAGTTACTTTTCTTAACCGTACTAATGTAAAACAGGTTCCAATTATCTCTTTGTCTAAAAGTTCATTTAGGTACTCCTCAGAAGTGTTTTCAAATTGTTTTGACCCAAACAAAAATTCTCTTTCTATCCAATGCTTTAGGCCCATGTCATTCTTATCAATTTCATGCTCTCTATCATAGAATGAAAACAATTTAGCTAAAGGTGTGTGTTGAGTATTTGCTTTTAGAGATGGTAATTCATAAATTTTCTGGCTTAATATTGCATGAAGTTTTAAGCTCTCAATAATATTCAATCTCCAGTAATCTTTAGTGATAATTTTGTTGTAAATATTCATAACTTTTTCTTCTGACATTACACCATTAAAAATAGATAATAATTCATTCTTAAATTTTTTAGAAAATGGAGATTCTTTGACAAACTCCATCATTGGAACTTCTTCTACAATTTTGTATTTACCAGCTTTTACTTTATTTTTATCTATATAATAGATTTCATTTGTATTTACTGTAACTTTGTATATGAAAGTATTTAGTTCCATACCATCATTAGGATAATCTTTTAAATTTAAGTATAAATTTCTATTTACTAAATCCTCAAAGACACTGTAATAAGTTTGATTAAGTTTTCGGGGTATATGAGAAAAAATATAAGCTTCTAATTTCATTTCCAACCTCTATTTCATATTCATAAATATAGTTATATTATATAACAAAAATGCTAATTTATCAATCATAAAAATTTTCAATTGATAAAATTTTAAAAATATTATATAATAGAATTACTCGAAAAAGAAAGGATAAATAAAAATGGAAGGTAATAAAATCATACTTCGTTCTATGATTGCAGCTCCTAAATCTGAAACTCTATATGACTTGGAAAATAATCTCAAAAAATTATCTTATATAACTAAAGAATCTTATAGTTTCATTGATGAATTTCGAGATAAATACTATAAGGAAATAGTTAAAATTGCTTTAGAACATAGTTTAAGTAATGTTTTTGAGCAAGGTTTTTCAATCAATGAAGTAGATAGAGCAATTTGGTATTTTCAAAAGAACAATATAGAAATCACAAAAGCTGAACAAGAAAAATTGCTGAATGATTGTGATGAAGTTGCTAATTGGGTTAGAACTAACATTCCAACAAATTATGAAATAGAAAGTTTAACTCATGATACCTATCACAAATTAAGCTATCTTTATTTATCTATTAAGAGAATAAAAACTAAAGATTGAGGTTGTAAATGAAATTTAGTGAAATAAAAAACAGAACCTGTCTATATCTATTAGGTGGTATTGCTGGAATGGAAGGCTCAATACTTAATATTATTACAACAAAAGATGATAAAATATTTTTTGAGTTTTGTAATGATGATGATTGTTTATCTAGCGAAGAGCTAGAAGAAGCTAAAACTGAGAATGGTTATCTAATAGAAACTTATTTACCAATCTATATCTTACAAGAAACCACCATGAAAGAAATAGAAAATATCCTAAGTGAAGATTCATTAAACAAGAATGACCACGAGGGACCTTTCTTAAATGAAATTATGCAATTAGAAGGCAATCCTATATACTTAGAAAAAGAAATTGGTGATGATGCAGAATATTTTGAAACAAGTTGGACTAATAAATATATTCAATCACGAATGGAAGATTGGGTCTATGCTTGGAAAAGAACCAGATTACTTGACGTTCTTAATTGGAATTTCGACCATGTGCCAGAAGATGAAACAATTTTAGAGTTTGTTTTAAAAGATATGGCTCGTAAGGAGAATTAAGCAATGGAAAACTTATATGAAATTGTAGAGAAAAAGAACAAAGAAATTGAAGCTCTGAAAAAAGAAATAACAAAACTTGAAGAGAGCAAAGCTTATTTTGAGAATCGAATACGAGAGGAAGAAGAAAGTAATAGCGCTAACAATTTAAACAAAGAATTTATTATAAGCAAAGTTCAAGACTTGCAAAATAAGATTGATAATTTTCATTTCAAACACAAACTTAAAATCGAAAGTGATTATACAATCAATAAGTTAACATTGATTTATTATTGTGAAGATTTTTCGCCAGTAGAGATTTCAACTTCAGGTTCTACAATGCTTCATGAACTTGAAAAATGGATTGAGTTCAAAACAGAATTATTCCAATTTATAAATATTTAGAAGATTTAGGCGAGAATTTAATATATACCAGAGTAAAAAGCCAATATAACAACAATTACAAAGATTCCATAGTATCTTTTAAATGTAATTATGACAACCACGATTATGAAGAAGTTCTATATTTATTAAAGTTCAACACCCTTGATTATTCTACTTTTGATTTAATGGCTTATAAGAAAATTTTAAGCAATGTAGTCAAGTGTAATCTTTCCTTAGATAATAATGGTTTGGACGCTCATATTGTAACACCAGAAGCAGAAGAAAGTTTTGATGATAGAGATTTTGAACCTAATGAAGAATTTAATGTTTACTTAGTAGCTAGAAGATATAGCATTGATGAAACTTCTCTAAATGATTTAATTAAAGAAACTGCAGAACAAATCTTAAATTACACAGATTTTGAAGAAGAACACTATTGATTAAGAAGAAAGGATTTACTAAATATGACTATTACTAAAACAAAAATTGAATTGAAATTTAAACAAGAATGGGGCAAAAATGAATACTATCATGGGAAAGATTTTCAAAATCCTAATCTCAAATATTTAACTCCAAAGAAACTATCAGAAATCATTAAAAATATTGCAGTGTTCAATAGCGAGTCGAGAAATGTTCCGATTGAAAATTTTTCTGATTCAGTTGATTTAGACTATGAAATTACTAAAGAGGAAATTGAAAATCCTACTCAAGAATTAGTACCACTTTATCTTAAATTTATTTCTGGTGTATTAGCTTATGATACTTACCCAAGTGCTGGATTAACAATAAGCTCTCTTCCAAAAGCAGCTTCAATGCTTACTAGAAATGAATTGATTGAACTGCTTAATCATTTAGCTTATCCTTATTTTGAATATGGAGATTATTGGATTGGAATTACTTATTTAAACGTAGTAGAAACAGATTTTGGTAACTATTTTGAATGGAAAGTCACATATGGTGATGATGATTTTTCTGATACAGGTGTTACTCCATTTACAACTACTGATAAAACTATTGATTTTACAAAATTTAACACTGTTAAGGAATTGAAAGAATTACTTGATACTCTTCCCGAAGATTCTGCTCTTCCTAAACTTAGCTATAAGTATAACAGATACTAAACGAAAAGTCAGTACAAATCCTTACTTTGAAGATATTTCTACAATATGTTGAGTTATGAATAAACCTTGATATTTTAACAGAATATTAAAATTATCGAGGTAAATTTTTATGCTATCAAGAATTGAAATCAAAGAACAAGCAAGAGCTTTGATTAAAAGAAATCAGGTTTGGAAAGCAATAGGAATACCATATCTTATATTATCAGTTATAGTTTTTCTAACAGTATTTCTAATGCCTGAAAATTATCATTTTCCAGTATATTTATTTGGATTTATAATGGCTTTTTATGCTTTGGCTGCTCAAATATACTTATATAAAGTTGTAAAAAATGAAATAGAAATTGCTGAAGGCTTTACAAATCAAGTTAAAGACATTTTTAACTGTCTAACTAGAGAAAACATATATACATTCCTTGTATCAGATGTTCTAGTATTTTGTTGGGCATTGATTCCACTTGCTGGGCCATTTATTGCTACAGTTAAAGGCTTTTCTTATGCTTTAGCTATATACCATTCTGATGATTATAAAGAAAATAGTCCTATGGAAAATATTACAAAGAGTAGAATTGATATGGACGGCAATAAAATGACATTGTTCATTCAACATTTAAGCTTCTTTGGTTGGGAATTTTTATCAGTTTTCACTATGGGAATTTTATCAATATGGTTACAACCTTACATTATAGCTTCAGAAGTTATATTTATGAATGAAATTACTAAAAATAAAAAATAAAAGAAAGAGCTTCTAAATGAAGTTCTTTTTTATTTTTAATTATATATTGCTTTTTTTCTTAAATTATTATATAATTAAATTAGAAAAAGAAAGCGGTAATAGAATGAAAATTACAGTTAAAACGGATTTATATATTGTAAAAGGAGTTATCAAATAATGAGTAATGTATTTACGGTAACAACTGAATTAAAATTGAATAAAGAATATAATCAGTTGGTTGGTAAATACATTTCTGATTATATTGAACTATTTAATAAAATTCAGAGATTAACATTTCATAGAATTAAAAATTATTACATAAAAAATGGTAAAATCACTTTAGAAGATAGAAATATAATTTATGCTCAACTAAAAGAAGAATTTAATCTAACCAGTCGAGCTATTGATGCAATATTAAGTAATATGTTAGGCCGTTATGAATCTATCAAAGAATTAAAAGAATTTGAAAGAAAAAGCTTAGAAAGAAAAATTTCTACTCTTGAAAAAGATTTAACTAAATTAAAAGATGAAAGAACTTTACAAAGAATCTCCTTAAATAACAATTTAAAAGATTTCAACTTTGTTAAATACAAAAATCTAAAAATAAAAATCTATTGGAAGCAAAACAGATTAAATACTAAGAAACAAAAATTAAAGAATCTTGAAAAAGAAATTGAAACTGGAAAATATAAAGTTTGTTTTGGCACTAAGAATTTACTTAAAAAAGATTATAAAGAATTTATTAAGAAAAGAGATAGTGAAATCTATTTCTTAGGTAGAGCTGGTGATAAAACTTGTAATAATAATTTTCAAGTTGAATACAACTCTAAAATAAATCAATTTTATTTTAAAATTAGAAAAGAAATTGATTTAGACAATGATAAATTTGTTTATGGCCAATTTAATTTCAATAATAAAAATTATACTAATTTATTAAAGAATCTACTTAGAACTA